TGAAGCGGCTTCTGAAGTTCCTGTTGAAGGGGTTACCCAGAAATCCAAAAAATCTACCGCCAACAAACCATTATCTAATCCCGACGATATTATTCATATCCTTCTTTCTCACGCAGCATCATCCGAACCAGTTGAAGCGCAAAATGAAAAACCTGCGGTTGAAATTCAAAATAATAATGATAATGATGATAGCGAAGATGAAGATGTTTCAGTGTCTACTATTATCATTAACAATGAAGAATATTTAATTGATGACCATTTTAATCTATATCATACAATAACACACGACAACATTGGAACATTTATAAACGAACAATTAGAACTAAGAACATCGTATAAATCAACTCGTGCTACGTAAATATATTTATTATAAATTGAACAAAAATAAAAAATAAAAAGGCGCTTCGGCGTTTTTTTACGTAAATAAAATTATTTTTGTGAATTATATCTCATTTTTTTTAAAAATAAAAAAGGTAATGATTTCATTTTTTGAATAATAATGCGAACAGTAATTATTGATGATTTTACATTTCCTCCTTGATACAATTGGGTATTCATAGTAGAGGGAGGTTGTTGTTGGGATTGAGCATCCATCACAGGAGGTTGTTGTTGGGCTTGAGCATCCATCATAGGAGGTTGTTGTTGGGCTTGAGTATCCATGATAGAAGGTTCTGGTAGGGGTTGGGCTTGAGTATCCATGATAGAAGGTTCTGGTAGGGGTTGGACTTGAGCATCCATGATAGAAGGTTCTGGTAGTGGTTGAGCATCCATGATAGAAGGTTCTGGTAGTGGTTGAGTATCCATGATAGAAGATTCTGGTAGGGGTTGGACTTGAGCATCCATGATAGAAGGTTCTGGTAGGGGTTGGACTTGAGCATCCATGATAGAAGGTTCTGGTACTGGTTGAGTGTCTACGATAGGATAAGGTTCTAGTAATTGTTCATGATTCGTAGGTTCAGATATTTCAGTTGTATCGTTTTCTACCACTTCTTCTATTGGTTTTGTTGGTTTAAATAAAGAATCTAAAAAACTGTTTCGTTTCTCTTCTACTTCACGTTTTCTATGTGTTAAATAATCAGCAACTTCTTCAAAATAACGATACGGAATTGTATTGGTAGGTTCTCCTCCTTTAAAAATAATTTGTTGTGTTTCATTATCTAAAATTTCAAAATGATAATCTAATGATTCATCACTAATATTATTACTATCAATAATGTTTTTTAAAATATCTACCACGTTTTCATTATCAATACTTTGTAAATCAAAATAATAATCTATAGTATAATTCATATTATATATAATAATTATATCTTTATTTCACGATATAAACTTGTAAAAAATTGAAATTAATATATCTAAATAGATTATAACAACAACAACAACATAATATACAATGGTAAGAAACGAAAAAGGAGGTAAAGGTGCGAAATCACTAGCAAGAAAAGTACAATCAAGTAGTACTCAGAAGGGATTATTACAATTATCAACATGCGACGAAGAACAATATGCGTGTGTAACAAACATGTATGGAAATGGTATGTGTGAAGTCTATACAAATAACAATGTAAAATTAATTTGTCATATACGAAATAAGTTCAGAGGACGTCAAAAAAGAAATAATCTGGTCACTAAATTTTCATTAGTATTGGTTGGGCTACGTGATTATGAAAATCCGCCTAAAAACTGCGACTTATTATGTATTTATGATGATTCTGATATAGAACAATTAAAAAACAATCCCAAAATAAACATTGTAAATATATTACAAACACGATTAAATAATTTATTCAGCACGTCAGCAGAAGCAAATGATGATACTGAAATACAATTTACAAATGATGTAGAAGAAGAAATCGAAATATCTCAACAAAATAATAAAATGACTGAATTTAAATTAGATATTCAAACAGAAATAAATATAGAAGATATATAATAATACTACTAATAGATGAGATTAAAAACAATAAAATATGAAAGTGAAGAAGTCGCGAATGAATATAAAGAAAAAAAACATTACAAAATCATCATATTAATCATAGCATCAGACGCACCACATTATGAAGTATTTAAAAAATGTTGGATGGAATATATGAATAAAAATGAAAATATAAAATCCTTTTTTTTATATTCAAATGAAAATATGGATACGGATATTTACGTTACAAAGGATTCCATTACTTATAATTGTAAAGAAAGTTTAATACCAGGTATTTTATATAAAACAATCGCGGGATATTATTTCAGTCAAAAGAAACTATCATACGATTTCATGTTAAGAACAAATTTATCATCATTCATAAATTTTCCACAATTATTAACATATTTGGATAACATAGAGAAAAATAATGTCTGGGTGAGCAACTTAGAATTAATGCCGTTCATAAGTGATACCAATATGAAAGCATATGATGAAATATTAGAAAACCTGCGAAAGAAAGATAAACACGCGGTAATTCCTGAAAAAACAGTAGAAAATTGGAAATATTTTACTTCTGTATTGGGCAAATTTTATAACAATGATAATATTTTTTTAAACAAAATTTTTTATTTTATGGCTGGTTCATATTTCATTCTTAGCAACAATATAATAAAACAATTATTATATGAAGTATGTGTAAATAATATATTAGAAAAAGACAATATTGCGAATATTCCGGATGATGTAGCGATAAGTGCCGTATTACAATGGCCAACGTTTACAAAACCTACCGTATTTGATTCACAAAAAAATTCATTACTTTGTAATAAAATAGAAGAAAACTATAGAGAAGATTTAGTTCATATTCGTAATAGAACTGATATATATTATGGTAACCGTGATATAGATATGAAAAATATGATAAATCAAGTAAAAAAATTTTATAATCCAAATTTTGAAGCATAAAATGAGACAAATAAATTATTATTAGGGAACATTTTTTAATTCTTCGATTGCTATTATTTCACATTTATTTGAACATACTAAAATCCTTTTCATAATATATACAACATCCTCTATTGGTTTATCATATATATATGCATCACATATATAACATTTTAAATCCAGCGAACGAATAATTTGAAACACTGGTTCCATCTTGGGTCTATGTTCAACATTAAACTCGCTAATAATGTTTTGTATTTCTTTTGGTAATAATATTATTTTAGATGATATATTTTCCATCTTAGATTGATTCAATTGATTTGTATTTTACGTATAAAAATCAATTTTTTATTATATAAATAGAAACGCGATGTTAGGACCATCTAACATAGGATTCTTTTCATGAGGTAGTACTTTTTTAATCGTCGTATCATTTAATTCCCAAGGTATTTCACCATCTTCCCATGTTTCAACATCATCAACTGGTATTTCTAAAATAGCAGGAAGGCGAACTGTATTTGATTTACGACTACTATGTAAATCCTCGATAAATTGTAATATATTTTTTATTTTAGTAACATTAATAAAACTATTTTTTTGATTTTGAAAAGTAAATTTAATATAAGAGTGAATATTCATTGTATTCACTAAAAGTAAACATAACAATGTATAAATTATATTCATTTTATGTGTTTTCGTTTATAATTACTATATACAGAGATATTTAAATCAATTTTATATGAATTATAATACTGGATAACTTGGTTCCAATAATACACCGCATTGGCCATCTCCATTGTTGTATTTTGAGCCACGACCAATATAAATATATCCTTCATCACCCCAAGTAGTTCCCCAAGAGTTTTTGATTAAATAATAATCTTCCCCATCCATAGTTCCATAACCAACCACCAATACGCCGTGGTCAAGCTTGGTTCCACAATCATCAGTAAATACACCTGATTTGTATAATTGGAATGAACGTTGGTCTGCTTCAATCGCAACTGAAACTGGTTGTTGAGCAATCGCAAGCATCATTTGTTCATCTGAACTAGGGTCTACATCAACATAACTTTTAACTTGACTGGTTGAAATAACAGAACAAGTTTTAGCGCATGTTCCGGTTTCAGTGGTTTCACCAGAAACATATGGATAAGCACTTTCAGAACAAAGACCCCCATTTTTGTTAATCCATTTGAAAGCATTATCCATTTGACCACCATTACAACCAAGGTCGCGACCACCGTTTTTGAAGTTATCACAATCAACCAATTGTTGTTCAGAGAAACTCAATAAGTTTCCATACTTGTTGTAATAAGCACCTTCTAATGCGCCAGTTGTTGAAAAACTCCAACAAGAACCACATTGGCCTTGGTCTTTCACACCAGTCACAGCGCCTTTTGTAACCCAGTTAACAGAACTAGGAACATCAGCTAAGGTTAACCCACGAAGATTATTAAATTGTTCAGAAGATTCGATTGACTCAGATTCTTCAAAATTTTCATATTGTTGATTAAAATTGATAAAACCAATATATTCACGGAATTCAGCACTATCCATTCCTGAGAATTGATTGTGTCCAAGAGTAAATGTTAAATTTTTATTGTTGATTTCTTCAATATATTTATCATTGGATAACCATTTATTATAAATGGCTAAATAATGTTGGTCGTTTAAAATTTTTATATGGAATTTATTAACCCAATTTTCGAAACGATCCAAAAATCGTTCAGAACCAACAACAGCGGTTGCGCAAAATAGAACGGAAACAAGAATGTTTGTAAACATTATATAATAATATAATAAATTGTTTCCATATTTTTTACAAAAATATTTATTCAATTTTTTGATGTTGAAGTTGTAATCTTATTTTTTTTCTACTTTGGTCTTCATTTTCAAATAAATATATGTTGAAGTTTCGGTCTGTATAATTTTCCAAGTTCTCATCACTCGTATAAGAAGTTAATAATTTAATATCTTTCAAATATACCATATACTTGAACTTATCTCCTTTTATCGTCTTATCAAACAATACACCTTCATATTCCGAATTCATAATATCAGGATTGTGAAAACATCTATGTAATATATCACTCGCTACTTGTATTTTGCGTATATCTTTCATACTTTTATTTATAAAATCCATTTGTGCTAACCATTTCGTCATGAACGTATCCGCCGAACTAGATAAATCAGCTAAACCCATATGTTTGATAAATAACAACATATTCAATAAATCAATCAATCTACGTATCGGACTCGTAATTTGAACATAATATTTGCGTTCCAACATATCGTGGTGTATATCCGCATCTTCGGCATAACAAATATATTTTCCAATTACATTATTCCACGAACGGATAACTTGTTGGGTATGATGGTCAAGTTTGGTAATATGTAAAGGAGAATGACTATATTGAACCGAGCGGAAAATACCCATTTTATGGTTCGCCATATGTTCTCCTGTTTTCGAATTCATATAAATCATCCAATATTCAACCAAATCGTGGCTATCTTTCATATTCTTATCAAGATCGGCAGTGAATTCAAATAACTGTTTATAATTATGATTTTTTAACAATTTTGGTTCTTCGTATACAAAGTTTTTTTTAACGCGAATGACTGCGTTTTTATATTGAATATCTTTTAATTGACCGTTCTCATCAATTATCGCGTCCATCACAAATGCGAGGCGGTCATTATTTTCCAATAAACTACATACAACATCAGATAAAGCGGCAGGCAACATCGTGCGTTTTTTATCTGGTAAATAAATGGTTGAAACGCGGGTAGAGAAAGAATTCCACAATTCCATTTCTTCTAACCAAAGGCATACGTTCGCAATATAGATACTTATTTTCGTTTCATTATTATCCAAAGTCTGTATACTGAAAGCGTCATCAAAATCGCGACTGTTCTCAGGGTCAATTGAAAAGATATATTCGGCGCGTCTATCTTCTAATTGATATTTAGGTAGGGTCAACATGCGAGAGATAATCGTTTCGACCGTATTTTCTTGTAAAACAACGCGCGATTTATTGGTAAAATCATTGATGGAAATATGTAAATGTTTACAATATAGTTGATATTCATAATAACAATTTAAATCGTCCACATCGCCAATGGTTTCTTTTAATAAACCGTGTGGATGTGTTTCATTCCAATGGTCAATTGTGAATAAAACATATTTATTTTTGAATACTTTGGAAAAATCCATTTTCATTTCATACGGAATAAGAAAGACGGGCAATTCTTTATCATCGGGTATACATTTATATAATAGCCGTTTTTTATTAGCGGTTCTACCAAAAGAACGATTGCCGTGTAATTGTAAAACGCCAGCCAAATAACCGGTATTCAATAATTTAGATTGTATGATTTCGGAATTCATTTGTATAGATATTTGTAATTAGCAATTAAATTTTCTTTTAAAATCAATTTTTTATATTTAGATACATATATAATGTTAAAAAAGCCAGACTTCTTATTTCAATTAGATTTTTGGTTCAAATTTGTATTACTTATTTCAGTAATGATTAGTTTTTACGTCTTTATACAAATATTAGTGGTAAAAGATTTAACTTATAAATCAATGTTTTCAACATGGCAATTTCCAATGTTATTAGCTATTTTCATTGAAGTACTCTATGGAATGTAAAATAATTACAAAATATAATTTGTAATTATAAATTATAATGAAAGTAAATATAAATTATATTTTTATATTTTTAATATTTGTTGAATTACTGTTTTTATTTTTTAATAGTAATGAAATATTTAAAGAAAAAATCGATTATATAATTTCACCAGAAGGAGATGTTGGTATCAAAATGCTGTCTATAATATTGTTGATTTTATTTATATTAGCCATATATTATTTAACAAAATATATCAATAAACGGTTTTTCATTGATAAAATCATATTAGTTATTTTCATAATATTAACATTTACAATTCTTATAGAATATAAATTATCAACAAATCCAAACTTCTCTACCATTGAAAATAATACAACTGAGGCATTATCAAAATCTACAACTGGCGATTTTGTTCTATTTCGTTCATACCATAGTTATGATATTCCAGAACTATTTTTTTATAGATATTTACATTCATTATTTTGTAATGTATATTTTGGACATATAGGAATTATAGTAAAACAAAATGGTATTCCATATATATTAGAATGTACGGAAGATTATTTTAAAAGCGAATTAAATAATGATCATAAAAATGGAGTAATATATCATAAAGCGTATGATAGAATACAAAAATATAATGGAACTATACATTTAACTCGTAATAACATAGACAAATTCATAGATAATGATAAAATAAAAGAATTTATGGATAAATACAAAAATTATACATTTTTAGAAAAGAATGTAGGGTGTGTAGGATTTGTAATAAAATTTTTAGAATATTGTAAATTATTGAAAAACAAAATAATGTTTATGCTTCCGTATGAATTTACAAATAAAGAGATATACAAGATTGATTATAAACCTATAGAAAATATTAAAATAATAAATAAATTTCAAAAAAATCAAGGATAACACATCAATTTATCATCATTAGGAGAACTTCTTAAAAAATACAAATTACTACTCACTAATAGGAATAACACATGACTATAATATTTTTCAACATGTTTATTAAAATGTCTATAGTTAATTAAAATTACACTTAATAAAAGTAATCCGAATAAAAATATAAAACAATTACTAAAACTATTATAATTATTTAATGTAGATTTATCTTTCACCGACCTATGTAAAACTCTCATATTGATAGTAAATAATCCAATTAGTACAGAGAACAATATATTTTTTGTAAAAAGAAAAGATAAGATGAAAAAACAAATAAATATCGAGAAATAACCATTGATAATTACTAACGGCGTATATTCTAACACTATATATCGTAAAATAAACATCAAAATAATGATAAATATTAAACGTGTTATAGTTGGCTCCATTATATTATATAATTACATAATAATTATACAATAATTATTTACATATTTTTTCATTTGTATGTGTTTTACAATATTCGGTATTATCAATCTTTGTATTATAATAGCCAAACCATTCATCCGCACCTAATACAATTACATTATAATTCCCTTTTTTATCACCTTTTTGTAAATGATGGTTCTCATGATTTTGTAATAATATATCCTTAATTTTATCAAGATTAAATAATTTTTCATCATATGGTCCCTCCTTTATAGAATAATCTATTTCTGTTTTATGCATTGTAATATGTATCTTATTCCATAAATATTCCCATATAAACGTTATTATGGCGCAAATAATAATCAAATATTTATAAGATATATCATAATTAGATGTTAGTTTTGATAATAATCCACATAACAAAAACGCAAAAAATAACGTAAGATATATATTCCAACCCATAAATAATGATTCTTTATGTTCAATATAATTTAACCTCATATCAGGTTCTACTTCCAAATGGTGTTGAATATGTTTTTCGCAAGTTGAAAAATATTGACTATTTACAAAAGGTATATATTCTATTATTTTACTTAAAAAATTATTTTTATCGCAATGCATTACAAATTTATGTCCTAGAAATTCTAAAATACTAACAAATACATAAAACAATAGAATAAAATTAATTAACGTAACATATTTTTTAAAATTAAATTTAACTATAATGGATATAGCAAGTAATATTACAGGTATAACTAAATAATAATAGCTATATTTAAAAATAGTAAATAATAAAAAGATAGTTAAACTACTAAACAATGATACGTTATAATTTTTATTAAATAACACAAAATAAAATAATATGAAAGAGATTATTAATAAGGTAAAATACATAATATACATTATCAATATATATTTGTAATTACAATTGTAAATATTATGAATACAATTGTAATACTTTTGGATTATAAAATTGAACCTACGAACCAATTGTATATTCAATAAAACAAACACACAATATGGAAACCCAAACAGAACCCGCAGAAACAGTAATAGACAAACCAAATATAATGATAGATATTTTTAATAACCCGCAAGAATACGTATGTAGTATATGTATTGGCCCTATGGTCATTGAAGACCAAGAAAGCACTCGATTTATGAAAAGTTGGTTAAATTATAAAGACAAAATGTTCCATAAACCTATATATCAAACCCAATGTAATCACGCTTTTCACGGAGACTGTTTACTTGAATATAAATATCAAAAACGTATATCAAAACCAGGAGGATATGACGCGAGTATGAACCCTATTGAACCAGTTGTATGTTGTCCCAAAATAGATTGTCCATATTGTAGAACGAATGTAGACTATGTATACACGTATACGCATTTCAATATAGATGAACCGTGTAAATATTATTTATAGACGATTTATAAACAAACATATAAATGAAAATGAAATAAAACTATTTTTTTATCTACTATAAAGTTCTCTATGCCTCCTAAAAAATTTTTCAAAAAGAAATCTACCACAACATACGCAAAAAAAGAACCGAATGTAAATCTAAACGCCAAATACTTAATCATTGTCGAATCACCATCCAAATGTGGTAAAATAGAAAGTTTTTTAGGTGAAGAATATTGTTGTATAGCATCCAAAGGTCATATTCGCACGATAGAAGGATTAAAATCAATCGATACAAAATCTACATTTGAACCAACATTCACCATCATTGATGAAAAAAGTTCTCATATTGAACAAATGCGTTCGGTAATCAATAGGTTCTCTAAACAAAATATTATATTAGCATCTGATGATGACCGAGAAGGAGAAGCAATCGCATGGCATATATGTAAAGTATTTGATTTACCTATTGAAACAACCAAACGAATATTATTTCACGAAATAACAAAAAAAGCCATTGTTGATGCGGTAAATAACCCAACAAGGATAAATATGAATTTAGTTCACGCCCAACACGCCCGGCAAGTATTAGATATGGTGGTTGGATATAAAATTTCGCCACATTTATGGAAATATTTATATCACAATAAATCAAACTCTTTATCCGCAGGGCGATGTCAAACCCCCGCATTACGTTTAGTCTATGATAATGAAAAAGAAAAATCGGAAATCGAAACCAAATATAAAACCACTGGTAGTTTTACTTCAAAAAATATATTATTTACATTAAACCACGAATATGATACCAATCAAGAAATACAACAATTTTTAGAAAAAACAAAAACATTCCAACACAAATTATCCGTAGGTTCTCCAAAAAAATCCACCAAAACTCCACCGAAACCATTCAATACATCGAAATTATTACAAACAGCTAGTAATTTATTACATATGTCTCCCAAAGAAACAATGAGTTTATGTCAACAATTATATCAAAACGGTTATATTACATATATGCGAACCGATAGTATGAAATATTCTAAAGATTTTATTGATAAAGCGAGTGGTTATATCATAAAAGAATGGAATAAACCAGAATATATTGGAAAACTAGAAACAATTGAACAGAAGGACCTTCAAAATCCGCACGAAGCCATTCGTATTACCCATATTGAAACCCGCACGATAGCAGATAGTGATAACTCTCGAATGAATACACTCTATAAATTAATATGGCGAAATTCAATTGAAAGTTGTATGTCGGATGCTTTATATAACAATTCAAATATAAAATTAACAGCGCCTGATGAAAAATATTACACGTACACAGTAGAAATACCTATCTTTTTAGGTTGGAAAATACTCACTGAAAAAGAAGAGAAAACAACTGAAAATCAAAATCAACCAAACGCCCTATTATTATTTTTTCAATCCATCGAAAAATCAGGTAAAGAAGTCGCCTATAATTTTATTGAAAGCACTATCGCAGTCAGGAATAAACATCAACATTATACCGAAGCAACCCTGATAAATACATTAGAAGAATTAGGAATTGGACGCCCCTCAACATTTGCGACGATTGTAGAAACAATCCAAGAGAGGGGATATGTAAAACGCAAAGATTTAGAAGGAGAAAAAATAAAATTCATAGAATACAAATTGCGAGGAAAGGTTCTCGATAGTATAGAAAAAGAAAAGGTATTCGGAAATGAAAAAAGCAAATTGGTATTGGAACCATTAGGATTAATTACCGTAGAATTTTTAATAAAACATTTTCAATCAATGTTCTCCTATGATTATACCAAATCAATGGAAGATAAATTAGACCAAGTATCCTCTGGAGCAGAATCTGATTGGGCCAAATTATGTAAAGAATGTTATCAAGAAATCAAAGAATTGTCCAAACCCATCGCAAAATTGGAGAAACAAATCTATCCGATAGATGATGAACACGATTTCATATTTGAAAAATTTGGTCCAGTCGTACGAAGTAAAGCGGAAGACGGAACATTTGAATATAAACCAGTGAAAAAGGATATGAAAATCGATTTAGAAAAATTAAAAAATCGCGAATATACGTTGGATGAATTATATGAAATAAAGAATAATCATTTAGGTGAATACGAAGGCGAACCACTGTATATAAAAAATGGTAAATTCGGTCCGTATGTGGAATGGGGAGAAAAACGAGAAAGTATTAAAAAAATAGAAAAGCCTTTAGACCAAATAACGTTGGAGGATGTTATAAAATATTTAGGAAGTGATATTACTTCAAAAAACAAGGCCATATTGAGAGTATTAACGAAAGACTTAAGTATTCGCAAAGGGAAATTCGGTGCATATGCTTATTATAAAACAGATGCCATGACTAAACCCGAATTTTACAATATAAAAAAATTCCCCGAAGGTTTTGGAACATGTGAATCGAATGTTCTCATTGAATGGTTAGAAAAAACCTATAAAATACAGATTGAATAACGCTATGAATAAAATATGATAAATATGTATAAATGAATTTAAATATTATATCCAACCCTCAAAAAATAATAGACGGAAATAAATATATTAACGTAGTAAAAATAGTAGGATACTTAGCGATATACATTATATGTTTTGTATTTATATTTAAACGTGAACAAGAAATTTCCAGTTTCATTTTGTTAAGCATATATCACATGTTTTTCTTAATATTTATACTGCAATCAATGATAGAAAAATCTAAATTTGATATTCGTAGTATTACCGGATTTATAGAAGGTGGAACATTGATATGGGGTGGAATGTTAGTAGGAGCAATACTAAATTTTGTATCATTAGTATTATTTTTGATATCATATAATCATGTATATAAGCAGCATAAAATAGAAGGAGATGGTGTTGTTCCATTGTCTAAGAATAATATGAAGAAAACCAAAGAGTTCAAAATCTTTTTTGTGGTAAGTACATGTTTAACCTTATTATTATTAATGTTAATGAATATGAGCCAACATATTATTTATAAAATATTTTTAACACTCATTTCGGGAGCGGTGGTCGGATTAACCTCATATGAAGTATTTTTATGTAATAGTTTATTAGAATTAAATAAAATAACAGTGATTTCCCGATAATTCATTTTATATTCGTAAAAATATAAAATGAATGTTCTCTATAGTATATAAAATGAAATATTACGAAACTCATTACGATGATTATATAAACGCGGTTGAAAAATCGAATATCCACCCCGAATTAATAGAAGTATTCAACCGATTTCCCAAAAATAACAATGACTTGAATAATTGTATTATATATGGTCCCACAGGTTCAGGAAAATATTCACAGGTTCTCTCTTTATTAAAAAAATATAGTCCCAGCGAATTAAAATACGATAAAAAAATTACATTACAAACCGATAAACAGACCTATATGTATAGAATTAGTGATATTCATTATGAAATTGATATGTCGTTATTAGGGTGTAATTCTAAGTTGGTATGGCATGAAGCATTTTTCCAAATAATAGATATTATATCGGTAAAAGTCGATAAGTTTGGAATAATAGTATGTAAAAATTTCCATTTAATACATAATGAATTATTAGAGATATTTTATAGTTATATGCAGCAATATAATAGTCAATCAAATATCAAAGTTAAATTCTTTATTATAACTGAACATATTAGTTTTATGCCGACAACCATTATAAATTCTTGTCTCGTAATAAATGTGAAAAGACCAAATAAAAATGAATATAATAAACTGATCACTACTCATCAACCACAGGCGATCGCAAATTCAAATCCATTCTTCAAACAAATAACGGTAAAAAATGACGAAAATACAAAAATTAAAAAGACATTGGAGATAGTAGATTCCATCGAATTGGATGGAATATTGAATTTAAAAGAAGTTCGTTATTTTCCATTGGTAGACGATACGGAAAAAATGCCCAAAGACGTATTCAATATCATATGTGATAATATTATTGCCGAAATTATGAAATCCGACAAATTAGTATTTACAGATTTCCGAGATACATTATATGATATACTTACCTATAATTTAGATGTAACGGAATGTTTATGGTATATATTGCGCTATTTTATACAGAACAACTATTTAAAAGCAGAAGATATCACAGACATATTAGAAAAAACGTTTTCCTTTTTGAAATATTACAATAATAATTATAGACCTATATACCACTTAGAGAGTATTATGTTTTATATAATAAACAAGATACATAAATACGATGAATTATAAAAAAGCATGTAAACATCTTGGAATTGAAGAAACTGGTCCATTGACGAAAGAAATATTAAAAAAACATTATAGAATGAATGCCTTACGATATCATCCAGATAAAAATAATACGCCTGAAGCATGCAGTAAATTTCAAGAAATACACGCGTCTTATGACTTTTTATTAAAAACGATTGATGGAGAAAATGTATTCAACATGAATTTTGAAACCGAATTTGAAGAAGAAGACAATAATGATAGTTATGCTGGGATACTCATGTCGTTTATAAAGAATATTATGAAAAATGATGGAATACAAAATAGTTTATATTATATCATCATAGAAAAGATTTCAACTATGTGTGAGAAGAAAGCATTGGAAATGATAGAAAAAGTAGATAAAACGGTTTTAATAAAAATATTTGAAATCATTGGTAAATATAGAGAAGTATTACATTTTTCGAATGATTTTATAGAAAAAATACGAATGGTATTGAATAAAAAAATAGAAAATGATGAATGTATTATTTTGAACCCATCCATCGACGATTTATTCGAAAATAACTTGTATAAACTCATTGTAAACAATACGACGTATATTGTTCCTTTATGGCACGATGAACTAGTATATGATAATAATGGTAATGATTTGTATGTGAAATGTTTTCCAATATTACCTGAAAATATAACCATCGATAATAAAAATAATATCCATGTGAATATAACTTATGATGTAAAGGAAATACTAGATAAAGACACAATCATCGTGGATATTGGAAAAAAAAATTGCGAAATAAATCCCAAAGAATTATTAGTAACGAAAAATCAAACAGTAGTGTTAAAAAATGAAGGAATTTCTAAAATAAACACAGTAGATATATACGACATTAGTAAAAAAAGTAATATAATGGTGTATATCACATTGAAATAATGATTATTGAAAATATATAATCATTATTGAATAATCGTAATATTACCGGTATCTGTAGTATGATTGGTAAAGACCCGATTGAACATATTTGTTTTGATGGACAATGAAACAGGGTTTTTCATAATATCTTTGAAATATAAATTGAAAAGCCATAAAGAAGCAAAATTGTAATAATCTACGGTTGAATTTGGTTTCAGAACCACTTCCATATTATAAACAAATTTGAATTCTTTTTCGTGTTTACAAAGATATTTTACAACAATATTATTCTGTAAGACTTTCGACAATACATCCGCCAATTCAATATTATAAAGTGCTTTACATTGGTCTGAATTGATAATTTGTTTTAAATCATCATATACAATCGTCGCTTCAAAATAGTCTTTGTAGATTTGTGTTTTCAATTCTTGAGGTAATCTTTCAATAATGGTTGTTATATCATTCATTTTACTATAGTGTGAAATTAAAATATACCGATAAATTCTTCTCAATTTTATCTAATATCTCAAAGAATATAAAATGTTCTCTGCATTTATATGTAGATGATACAATTGATTGGAATATTCGGTATAATATTATTCATAAACTTAACAAATAGTTGTACTGGTTTTCTAAATACTGCGCAATTACAAAGTATACGATATATATTAACACATCCGAATACCCCTGTTGATATACGAAGAAAAACGCAACAAATATTATTTTCAGAATATATGCCGTGGTTAAAAAAACAAGTGAGGATGTTCAAGCAATCCAATGAAAAATCGTTGAAATTTATTTTGGAATATGACTTACAACAATATGCGATTATTGGGTTTTTAGATGCTATTCAAAATTTTGATGGAAATTCCTCACTAACTCATTTTGCTGCGAAACACGTACAAGGTAAAATGCGATTAGGATTATTAGAGTTGATGCCGTTAAAGCCATTGAACCATTATCAAAAATATATTAAGAAGCGTAAATTTATGATGCCGAGTATTTTATCTTACGATAAATATTGGTTATTTGATAAATGTAAACGCTCAGTCGAAGATGAAACAAATATCGTGTTATATGGTCCTCATGCGAATAATACGGTAGTCGTGAAAGAAACGGATATCATTACCAATATAAAAATGGCTGTGATGGAAATGCCGGACCAATATAAATCGCTTTTTTTCGCCCGATACGATTTTGGAAGCTTGAGAAAGATAAGGAGTGTATATAAAATATGTAAAATGTTCCGTTATAGCGATGAAACCTATAGAAAACGGATGAACGTAATACATACGTATTTGCGATGGAGACTGAGAAAATTAGTATTTTGAATAAAAACGAAAATAAAAACTTAAAATGTTCTCAATATATATATTCACTGAGAACATTAGAATGTGTGGAATTATAGGATATCTAGGAAATGACGAACATAAAGAATATATATTATCCGGATTAAGATTATTACAAAATCGGGGTTATGATTCCGTCGGTATATCTTGTATTTCCAATGGAGAACTTCATACTACAAAATTCGCATCCAAAACAACTTGCGACGCATTAGACCAATTGGAAGAGTCGGTATATAACCAAAATATCAGTTCAAATTGTGCTATCGGTCATACAAGGTGGGCGACACACGGAGGTAAAACCGATAATAATGCTCATCCACATCACGATAATTCGAATAAAATTGTCTTAGTTCATAATGGTATTATAGAGAACTTTCAAGAAATCAAAACAAAATTATTAGAGAAAGGTTATATATTTAAATCACAAACCGATACTGAAATTATCGCGGTTCTCATTGGTTATTATATAGATAATGGAGAACCTATACAACAAGCCATTCAAAAAACAATTGAAGAATTAATCGGCACATGGGCTTTAGCTATTATACACGCAGATTTTCCCAATAAAATATGGATTACTCGCAACGGTTCTCCTTTATTGTTAGGAATGGAAGAAGAATTTATAATGATTGCTTCCGAACAAATCGCCTTTGGTAATTATATTAAGAAATATATTGTACTAGATAATAATGATTTAATAGAAATTACCAAAGAAGAGAGAACCATTAAATATAATAAAAACATTCATAGATATGCTATAAAAGACAAAGCAAACCAACATATAGAATTAAAACCAGCCAATTATAAGCACTGGATGTTGAAAGAAATTATGGAACAACCCGATTGTGTTATTCGCGCCATGAATAATGGAGGCAGAATAGAGAACAATGTATCTGTAAAATTAGGCGGATTAGATACTAATAAATCCCGATTGTTAGAAATAAATCATTTAATCTTATTAGGTTGCGGAACATCATTACACGCAGGGTTGTGGTCATTGGATATTTTTAAAACATTAGATATTTTTGATACGGTTGTCGCATATGATGGTGCGGAATTTCAAATCAAAGACATTCCCAAAAAAGGAACTGTCGGTGTAATTTTATTATCCCAATCGGGTGAAACGAAAGATTTACATCGCTGTATTCAAATCGCCAAAGAATACGATTTAATCAGTATTGGAGTTGTAAATGTAGTAGATTCGATGATTGCTCGTGAAACCAATTGCGGAGTCTATTTGAACGCAGGTCGTGAGGTAGGAGTCGCATCTACCAAATCGTTTACGAATCAATGTGTTATACTCGCCATGATTGCTATTTGGTTTTCACAAAACAGAGGAACTTGTATAGAAAGAAGAAAACAAATCATAAATGATTTAAGAAATTTACCATTCCATATACAAAATGTTTTGAACAAAGAAGAGAACCTAACTATATTTATTGATTTTTTTATAAACAAACATACGTGTTTTATATTAGGAAAAGGAAAAAATGAAGCGGTAGCCAAAGAAGGTGCATTGAAAATAAAAGAAATATCATATATACACGCCGAAGGTTTTAGTTCAAGTTCTCTCAAGCACGGTCCATTTGCGTTGATTGAAGAAGATTTACCTATTATCATTTTAGATGTAGATGAAGAGAACCGAGAAAAAAATAAGAATGCTTTTCAAGAAGTATCCGCTAGAGATGCGGTAGTAGTCCGGATTTCCGATACTGAATGCGAACTAAAAGTAGATAAAAATACGACATTCGGAGGTATAGTAGCCAATGTATATATTCAATTACTTAGTTATTTAATATCTATCCAAAAAGGGTATAATCCGGATTTTCCAAAAAATTTGGCGAAAGTAGTCACGGTAGAATAATTTGTATTTACAATTGTAATTAGTTGTATTGCGATTATGCTAACAAATAGTTTATTTAGTATTATTTTATATATTTCGGATATATATATAATATGTCGGGGTGTACTTGTCTAGGTATATGTGCGTGTTCCGCAGTAGCACTAACCGCTATATTTTTCGGCGTGAAACAAACCAATCAACCAAAATGTAATAATAATTGTAATGATAAAGAAACCAAAATAATAGGGGATGAATTAGTGTAAAAAATTGAATTACTTTTATAAAGATATTCTATAAATAACCCCACCCCCTTCAACAATCAATACCAAAAAACTTTGCCTGTAACCCCAGAATGACTGTAATCCAATTACATATAAACCGCATAAATTTACCGCACGAACTACTTGATATAATAAAATCTTATTTATTTTATGATATCAAAACATATAATATTATACAAAATGCTAAAACCCAAAAACAAATAATGAATAATCTAATAAATAGCGCCGAAATGAGCCGATCAAATAATTTTGGTAATGACCCTAATTACACAGATGATAAAGAAGTTTGGGCGTTTGGTTTCGATTCTGAACATCTTACCGAATATATACAGCTACAAGCTATTAATTGCTATTATTGTGGTAATTATATACAACACACCCATTATTATGAATTGAATTATCCAAAACGTATTTATTGTATATGTCCAGAGAACCAAGAAGAATATAATGATGGATGGAACACCGATGATTTATATTCGGACGATGATGATACAGACGGATATGATAGTAATTGATATTCAAACACACAACAAAATAAAAAATAAGGCAGAAACGCCCTATTTTTTATTTCTATTTTTATTTATTTGTAATTGTAATGACTGATACATCATCATACGAATTTGAATGATACGATGATGGTGTAGGGTAAATATCTTCTGGTGTTTGTGGCGATTTTGCGACTAACCATTCTTGTTTCCATCGTTTTTCAGCTAAATCCGCAAGTTCTTCACCATTCAATGTTTTCATATTATGTAAATCATCTGGATGTTCAGGTGTAAATACATCCCATAATCCATCTGATGCTAAGATAATTTTTATTTTATCAATTTCATCATCATAATAAATAGTTTGTCGTTCAGGCGCAAATTCAGTAATACCCTCATGTCCTAATGCTTGAGTAGGAACAAATGAATGAGTCTTATTATAATCAATCATATACGATGGTTTACTCGCAATAGTTGTCGGATTGATAGCAAAAGAACCATAACTTAATCGTGGAAATATATTAATATCTCTTCGTTGAAATAAACGAATTTGTTCCGATGTATTACTCCAATCGTGTATTGGGTTATGATAAACAATTTCATCGTTTTTAATAACATAAATTTCTGAATCTCCTATGGAAAATGTTTCTACTCGATTATTATAAAATTTAGTCATCAAGAATGTAGAACCTGAACGAGCTAATTGGTTTAATAAACGAGATTGACCGACTGAATAGAATACAGATGGTTGACTTTGTTGAATATGTTGTTTTTTTAATATTTCTAATTGTTCTTGTATTAAAATGTGTGGATGTTCCGCTTCAAGAATTTCCATCAAGTGTGTTTGTATAACGATTCGTATATCATTCACACCAATATCATTTCCGTGTCCATCGATGATGATTCCATAGATATATGGTTCGTTAGTGGTTAAATTAACGGCATTACCTTGGTATATTTCATCTTGTTTTTTACAAAGTTGTATTACTTTTGAGTGTATCATTTGTTTGTTGGTTTTATTACCGGATATCAATAAAAAAAGAATTCAATTTTGTAAAATTAATTTATATCATTTGATAATTGTAAGGCAAATTGAATATCAAGATTTCATTTATAACAAATTCTATGATATCATAGATTATAATAGTATACAAGATATATTTTATATATTTCACATATTTTTGTAGTTTTTTTTCAGTTATATACAAATAAGCAATTTTCAGAAGAGACACCCCCATATAGGAGATACATTGAAACCCTTTCCCTACGATAGCACAGACAATACCCAATAAATAAAAACCCATCATTTGTCCAATAAATATAGACAATTGAGAAATACAATACGGTATATATGGTATAAGTATCATTTTTGAATCGATATAATGAATAGAAACTATATAAATTACATAATTCAATTTTGTAAATTTCTATAGTTATTTTAATGAAAAGTCTTTTATTTTTATCACTACTCCCATATTCATTCGCAAATATATATGTGCTTGCGTATTCATGGACCCCCGGATTTTGTTTTACTACCAATCCTGATTATCCTGGTTGTTTAGAACCAAAATCATATTGGAAAAATAATTTCACGATTCACGGATTATGGCCACAATATGAAACAACTGGTTATCCTTCATATTGTTCTACGGAAGAATTTGACCCCGACGTTCCTATTGAAATTGGGTGGGATATAATGACGACTTATTATCCAGATGTAAAATATGATGAAACTAGTCCAGATTATGATTCTTTTTGGGAACACGAATGGGATAAACATGGAACTTGTTCTGGGTTATCACAAACCAATTATTTTCAACAAGCCATTACATTAGCCGAAACATTTACTACCCCTGAAATATTACATAAATATATTAATACCACGAATTCTTTATCTGCGAATGAATTACGTAATTCTTATGGAGGTTCTCAATATTGTGTTTTACAATGTAGTAATAAAAATCTATTGACTGGTTTATATACATGTTGGTCTCAATCACCTGTTATACAAATAGAATGTCCTTCTTCTGTTCAATCTGAAGATACATGTAGTTCTCAATATTTAACGATTGTTTCATTACCATAAATCATATAAATATTTAATTATTGTATTCACTATATAATTATGAGTATATTACCTTACGCTATATTTGCTGGTTATTTTTATCAAACGAATAGTGGCGGGTTTGATAATATATGTGATTTTGCGGAAACACTCGAAAAAGCCATACACATATATGAAACAATATTATATACGAAGAATCATAAAATTACAAAATATGATTGGGTGCATATAGTAGAATTAAGAACCAAATCTATTGTGATAGATAGCAGAAAAACACATAAAATTATTTCGAAAAGCAAACTATAATAAGTAAATCAAAATCATTTTACTTATTATATTTTATCATCACAATGATTCCATTCAAAATTATCAAAAATATAATCTAAACCATCTTCATTATTCGGATTAATCGCCAAATAATATTCCCAATTTGTAATAATACCATCTTCATCTGTGTCTGCTATTTCTTCAAAACCATCTAACCATGGTAATGATGCGGGTAATGCGGGGTCAGAAGCATCATGCCCTGTACACGTATATGCGTCAGGCAAATATTGATTTTCATTCGCTTCTAATGAAAAATATGAAAAAGAATACCAAGTTTCTTCTGAACCATCTACCACTGGCCATCTATAAATCGGCGTTCCACCATAATCTACATATGCGTTCAATCGTTTCGCAGACAATAAGCGTTCAATGGTTGGATGTATCACCCAAAACAATATATCAATAGGAGAAGACGATTCTAACATTTCACCTTCAATGGAAGACATACTGCTTAACATATACACCATATCAATAATAAATTCTTCTGGAAATATTTTATTAAATACCATTTGACTATGACCAGATAAAATACAATCATACACATTTTCCCAGTCGGTTGTTCCATTCATTAATGCTTCTACTTGACAACTACAATCTTTGGTAGGTGTATTTTCATCACAATTATCCGGACAAACTAATAAATTAGGAGTTCCATCTCTAGCACACATATGTGAACGCCATAATGATTTATACACATGAAAATATTCACCCATCACCATATTTTCCAACATTGTTCGTCTAGGACCTTGTGTACCCCATTCCCATTCATCCATGCTATAACCATGCGACATAATTTCATCAGGAGTCATATCCGCATCCAATAATTCTGCCCACGTATCAGTAAAATTTTTATATGTTTCTATACAATCTCCTCCCATACCACCTAATTGAACGTGAACTGTGCCGTGACCATCGTTTGGAGATAATATTTGAAAGTCTGATAACGTAGATGAGTTAATAATATCAAAATGAGTTTGACAATTTGGTATTCTTTTATTTTTTGCTTCAACACCGCATATATCAAATAAATGTCTAACCGCATATTCGTCATTATTGTTATTCCAATATGAACGAATATAACCATATGAATTCGGTTCTACGATCGATTCGTTCGTTATTTTGGGCATTTTAACATACGCAAATTTAGAATCTTGAACGTGGTCATTTTCATCCGTACTACCAAACCATTTATCATTTAAAAATGGGGTTATTTCTAAAAAATAGGAAGGTATTTCATCTACGTCTGTTATTTCTTGTCCTTCAATTGTAAAATCCCAATAAGGTAATGTTACAGAAGGGTCGACCGAACGTAGTGCGGCTTCAAATGTTTGTGTAATTGCGAAATGATGAGTGAAAAATCCACTGCCTTCGTGAAATTGGTCGCACATAATATCATTCGAAGCCAGTGCGTGTTCTTCTACTAATTGATTAATCCCTGTAAATTTCTCACCATATTTTGCCTGTCCTTCACTGGTTGTATATTTCCATATTTTAGAAGCCGCATGTAAAAATTTATGTCTATCTTCCGAACTTAACGCACGTAATTCACGTTTTACATATTTTACGATAACTGAAATGGTTTGGTTTATCACCACTTCATTATTATTGTCTATCCCCTGTAAATATAAATCATATTTTCCAGGAGCGGTAAAGACTTTTTCGATTGAATTTCCCCATAGTATATCTTCATCCGGATGAACCCATTTCCATGATAAAGTATTGTCGATGATATTATCCGCATTGATAGAAAAAGAGGTTGTTTTATATGGTTCTGCTAAATATTTATCAGTTAACCATTCATACTTGGCTCCTGAGTATTCACCATATTCATTCGATACCGTAATATTTATTTTATCATAAGTATACATTGTTGATTTCATAGTATCATCAGTTGATACGGTAGTATTGGTTGTATCAAAAAATATGAACAAACCCGCGGTTATGGTCAATGTAAAAAAAGTTAGCATTAAACCAATAAATAAACGGAGTTTGAAAACACTTGGGGCTTCATAATCATCCGCATCTTTTTCATTCAATAATGTTGCTATTGCTATATCGTTCTCTTCTATTGAATTATTATAGATTCTATTGACTTCCGTATTTACATCATTCTCATCTATTGCTTGATATTTTCGGAATAAAGACATTTATATAGTACTGTAAAATATTTTTATATGATTTACATAAATATTTTACTTCAATTGCCGTTGAAATTCAGAAAGCTGCTAACTAAATTAATAAAATCCAAATAATAATCGAGAGATGCGGTTACAAAATCACCATCGTACTTGCGCGATAAAATTTGATGTGTATCATGTAATATGAATAATGAGAACAATCCTATTCCGAAAACAGCAAACATCTTCGAATATAAGCTGTATGTTCCCGCAAACCAAAATACAATTCTACTTATGATTAACAGTAATAATGCGAATAATAAAACGATTCCAAATGTACTTCCTAGTTTTATACCAAAAGACAATAATCCTAACGCTAAACCTATGATAGATATAAAAACCCCGACAACTGAGAATATAACTGCTTTCAACATTTCTAAACCATATAATTTTTCCCAAAAATTAAGTATCAATCCCATATATGCGGAAAATATAGAAAATACGATGAACCGCGCCCACGAAGGCATCGGCATATTCATAATGAATATCAATACAAACAAGGGTAAAAATCCAATAAAACTATATCTATAAAAGAAACTATTTTTTCGCTGTTTTATAACCTGTGTATCTGTATTTACTAAAATATAATAGGTAATCCCTAATTGGACAATTAAATTAGCAAAAATCATGATTAGAAATGTTTTTTTCTCTTGTATAAGTTTGATTGTATTTACTGGGTTAAACGCACCGCCTTTCATTAGTTTTGACCCGCCATTGAATAAATGATTATATAAACTGGTATTCGCCATTTTTTATATAATCCGTAGAAATTTTTTAGCAAATAGTATGAATCAAATAATATCCACAATAATTTGCTACCAAAATCAAACCATTCATAATTATAAATATCTTACATTTATTTACAAATGGTTCGTCATCTGATAATATGGAATATATTGGGTCTTTTGTGTAATATCGCCAAGGAATATATATTAAAAATATCCAAGTATATGCCCATAAAAACGAATAATACAAATCATTCGTACTAAAATATTGATAACATACATCCTGTATATATATTTCTCGCAAAAACAATAAAATAGGAAGAATATGAATCGCATATGCCCATAGATTATTAAACCATACAATATATTCGGGATGTATAATTTGACTAGTATCCTTCATATTTACCATGATGATACCATACCAATATCCTAATGTAATTATAAAATGAATATTGAAAGCTACTGGAAAAATACGAGGATAGAAATAATATATAAACGATAGCATATGTCCGGTATCTGTAAAACGAACAAATTGTTTCACTTGATTGTATCGTTTATAAGGTTCTGGAAAATAATCAAATGAATTATAAAACCAATAAAAATAATTGGCTGGAAATAGTTTGAGACCTATAATGCTTGATAAAAATAAATCTTCTGTATTTTTATATACAATATAGGATACGATAGGTATATAAAAACCATTTTTTATAAATAAATTAAAATAATTATATGATGTTGTTAACGCAGTAATCATTATTATAAGAATATAATTATGATTTTATATTGCTTTCAAATATTCAATTTGGTTTCTAGAAAATCTTTATGTTTCTCTGCGTCTTCATAACCGCTCAAAAAAAGTTGAGAGAAATTATATTTGTTTTTAGAGAACAAAGTAGTAAATTCATTGATATCACCTATCGTGCTTCTTTTCGTTTCTTGTTTCCACATACTGGGTGTAATATGAAGTACATTTTGTTTTATATTTAAATAAGGTACTCTGCTAAATCCTCCATCAAACGTAAATTTATTGTGATATCTATTTATAATTCCACCAGTAATAAGCGGTATATGAGAACTTGCGATACAACAATTGATAGCGTCTTCTAAATTGTTAAAATCCGAATATATGGTGGTTTCTGGGTATAAACCATTCAACGTGGTTACGCCGATAAATAATCTTCTCAAATCAAAATCATCTGTAGTATAATATTGTAAAATTTTAGTTTTCATCAGGTTCTCCAATTCAATAATCGTTTTGGAATTTTTTATACTATAATCGACAATTTCTTCTTTCAAATATTTCACATCTCTCTTACAACATAATACGAGTGAATTCCACGCTCCAGCGGACGCACCTGAAAAAATATAATTATCCAGGTCGAAATGGTCTTTTATATACATACATACCCCTAGCATATATACACCTTTGAAGCCACCTGGCGATATAGAAATGATTTTTTTATCTTCAATAAATTTGTTTTCATTCATATATGTTTCTTTTTCATTGATACCAAAAGTTCTCTTATTCGTATTGGTAATTATATATTGCGAGTTCATATTCATATATTTCATTTGGTATGAACGCATCATTTTTAAAAAAGTCATATTAAACAAATAAAAAAGAAATACTTTATATATATATTTCATGATACATATAATATATTGAAAAAATAAAAAATAAGAATATTTTTACTCAAATATTCTTATTCGATTATTTATTTAAATTACAAACGATAAATGCTACTAGCTACTATATTTTTTATATTTTTCTGGTATTTATACTGCCTTCTTCTTGACTACCTTCTTCTTGGCTGGTTCTGCTTCGGCCGCTGCTACTGGTGCGACTGCTACTGGTTCTGCCGCTTTTTTGATTACTTTTTTCACTGGTGCTACTGCGACTGGTTCAGGTTCTTCTTCCTGTTCTTCATCACTGTCTTCCACTGCTACTGCGTTTTTACTGGAAACAGTTGGTTCAATGACTTCTTCATCATCATCAACAGCTTCAGCCGCAACTGGTTTATTCATAGATGATAAATCATCACTAGATAATTCGATATGGCATTTACCATATACACTGACCACTTCTTGTGGTTTTACAACACATTGGTTTAATTTCCAAGTAACTCCCCAACCCTTTCCACCGAACCATAATCCACCACATTGAATTACACATGCGACTTTACTCATCTTGGTAATGAAATCTTGTGGGGTCATTCGATCATTATCGCAAGGGAAGATTAATTTTTGATTTGTATCATAAATTTCAATTGCCCAACGACCATCATAATTTGGAACTTTGGCGCGAATAGAAGGAGGCTTAGCATAATCGAATTTTTTTGTATTTTTGTCTTTTGAGTATTTGAGGAATGGGAAGAAGTTATGCTTTACTACATCACGAGATAATTCTTCTCCGAACCATATTTCACTGTTCTTAACAGCATCGTCTAATATTTGGTTTTCGAATTCTTTTAATTTTTTTAAAAATACGTCGGTTGCTTCTGATTTATATTGGTCATTTGGGAAATTTAATGAAATTGTGAACTTTCCATCGGATTCACCGGTTTTTTCATCAGTGTAATCGGAAATTCCCCAAGTCATCATAAGTGGGGTCGATAAATGTAATGCGCGATTTGATTGAGTACTAATAATATTTATAGATTTTCCGCCGCGGTCATTGACTTTTGGCTGCATATAACGAATACTTGAAGTATTCCATTGGTCTACTGAAACTACGATTGGCGATGATTGTTTTGACATTGTAATTAGTTTGAGTGTGCGAGTATAAGTAAGTAATAAGAGAGCTGTCTGAGACTGGTATAGTATATATATTGGCTTTTCTTTAATTCAATTTTTTAAAGAATTTATTGAAAATAACATAAAAAAGAGAACATGATGTTCTCTTTTTGTTTACATGAATTATTATAAAGAAAATCTGTAAACCTATATAAATATTATCTCATACTAGTATATAATATTATGTTATCTACATTACGAAAAAATACCGAAATGGATTGTAATATGAATAAACTACAGACAACCGACTCATCCATAATAACCTACAAAGAATTTTATGAAAAAAACATTATATTGAAAAAATATAAATTACCCGAAATTAAAAAAATAGTGAAACACTATAAATTGCGTCTAACTGGAAATAAAGATGTTCTCATTCAACGTATTGAAAAATATTTTAAAGATATGGTTTCAGCAACTAAAATACAAAAAATATACAGAGGATGGATTGTTAAAAATTCATTCAAATTAAGAGGCAAAGCATTTTTAGAGAGGTCTATTTGTGTAAATGATACAGATTTCGTTACATTAGAACCTTTACCCGAAATACCATATGAATTATTTTTTAGTTATCAAGATGAAAATAATTTTAATTATGGATTTAATATCACATCTTTGATACAATTAATGAGAACAAAGTCTTCAGTTACAAATCCATACAATAGAGAAAAATTAAATTATCAAACGGTATTTAATATCATTTCTCTTTACAATATTATCCAAATTATTTATCCAGAATATAAAGATGAAATAAGTGTAAAATTGGTAGTGAATAAAAACAATGGAGTTTCGCGAACAAATACGCTAACAAGTGGTATGAATCGTACACACGCATTCTCACGGCTTGAATTTTTAGCAAACCAACAAGGAAGATATAATACAGGAAATTATACCACGACTATGCCCGAAAATACATTACATAGTCATAATTTACGCAATACTACGAATGATTTTACTGGTCAAATATCTAATAATTATTTTAATCCACGCGTGAACCATGCATCAATGACCCCTGAAGTTCGCAATAATTACAATAAAATAATAGAAATCAGAAAAAAACCGACCAATATACGCATACAAGAATTATTTATTGAAATCGACCATTTGGGCAACTATACACAAAGTAGTTGGTTCACCACTTTAGAAAAACGCGATTTATTGAGATTATATAGAGTATTATACGATATTTGGAATTTTCGTGCGCAACTTAGTATTGATATAAAATTAAAAATTTGCCCATTATTTGACCCGTTTAGTAGTATTTTTGTTCAACCTATTTATCAAAACAATATTACCGAAGAACAAATCAAATTTGTTTGTTTAACAATTATAGAAAATATGGTATATAGTGGAATAGATGAAGAATTTCGTAAATTAGGAACTTTACACGCTCTTTCTGCATTAACTATAGTGTCTATCCAGGCTAGAAATTCAATGCCTTGGTTATATGAATCTATTTCTTTTTTATAAAAATCCGCGTTTTTTATTTATTTTTATAAATCCTTAGGAATATTCAAGCGAATAAAATATAATTATTCATAAATAAATATATTTAACGTGAAAACAACTTAAAAACGAAACACATTATATGTATATAGTGAGAATGGTTAGAGCAACTAAGACTTCCGCAGAAAAACAAACCGCCGCCCCTGTTTCAACCCCTGTTGTTGCTGAAGCAACAAAGGCACCTCGTGCTAAGAAGACCAAGGCTGTTGAGCCAGTCGCAACCCAAGTTGCTGCCCCAGCAACATCTGCCCCAGTTGAGTCAACTGAAGCATCATCTGTTTCAGTAAAGATGACTGAGTTCAGTGCTAAATTACAACAATTGGTTGGATTATTCTCAACTGTTAAGAACGATTTCAAGACCCTTGAGAAGACTGTCTCCCGCGACTTAAAGGCAGCACTAAAGGCTTCCTCAAAGAGAAAGCGTGCTACCGGCAACAGACAACCTTCTGGTTTCGTCAAGCCAACCTTAATCAGTAACGAGCTTGCTGAGTTCTTAGGCAAGACTGTTGGAACCGAGATGGCCAGAACTGAGGTCAGTAAGGAAATCAACAAGTACATCCAATCCAACAACTTGAAGGACCCAGCCAATGGTCGCAAAATCAACCCTGATGCTAAGCTTTCAAAGTTATTGAAGTTAAACAAGAACGATGAGCTTACCTACTTCAACTTACAAAGATACATGAAGCATCACTTCATCAAGGCAACCGCCACCGCTTAAATCTAAACTAAAAATAAAATACATAAAAATATGAACAACATTATAAGTACTAAAATATGAAAAAACTATAAAAAACTGTAAAAATATGTAAAACAAAATAAAAATTATAAACTAGAGAATGATACTATAACATAAAATACCATAAAAATTTTATGTTATAGATGTGAAAAATTGAATTACTTATTTGCGAAAATTTTATATTCATCAAAACAGCAACAACAATACAAACGCAAAAAATGGAAGCTCGTCAATTATTAGCAGATTTTAACAAAATTCAAAAACCAATTCAAACCGCAATGGATTCAAATCATTATATTGAATTAGGTTTAGTTGAATTTGTAGAACAAGATACAATGGAATCATTAAAAATCAAAGTCATTCCACAATATGGATTTCATAAAAATCAGGAATACTTTATTACCTTACAACTTCGTACCAATGACTGGCCATTCGTCTTCATCGATTCGGTATTATTTGATACCATAAAAACAAATCAATATTTGAAAAATAGAGGTAAAGTCGGTTCTCATAAAGGTATTTGTATAAAAAACTTATGCTACGCCTATAATTTTACTAAAAATTTCAAGGAAATTTGTAATAATCAATGGGAAAATTATTTATTCCAAATCATTACATTATTCAATAATTTCCAAAATGATTTCGAAAAAGGCAACGGTATCAAATCAAATTTCAAAGAATTACTAACAACTGAATGGATGGATTTATAAATGTACATATTTTATGTTATGTAAAATAAAAAATGAAAAAGTGAGGACCATTTGGACCAATATCTTTTTTTATGGTAAATATTTAAATTCTACTGTAAACGATATAAATATGATTATATAATACAATTTATATCCCATGTCTCAACCCACCGAAACAATCGATAACAATGACGATATTTTTATGAATGATTTTCATACCGAAGAACAAAAACAACAACCACCTGTATCTGAACCAAATGGGACAACAAAACCATTATCTGTAAAAGCAAGCCAAGAATTAAATTTCATAGATAAAGTTAAAAAATACGTAGCAGAAAATAGAACAAGGGTTTATATTTTAACACCTTGTTATGGTAGTTTATGTTATGTAAATTATGTGCTATGTTTACAATCCACATTCGATTTATTTCGTAGTGTAGGTATTGAACATAAAGTTGAATTTTGTAGAAATGATAGTTTAGTATCCCGTGCTCGTAATAATTTAGTAGCCAAAGCAATGAATGACCCTCTTATGACTCATATTTTATTCATTGACGCAGATATTACTTGGGAACCAGCTGATGTTTTAAAATTAATTGTATGTAATAAATCACTATGTGGTGGCGTATATCCTATCAAACATTACTATTGGGATAAAATAGTAAAAGATTCGAAAGACCGAAATGTTATAAAAGAAATGATTGATAAGAAAAATAATTCGCAATTTGCCGGTCGTATTTCTGATGAAGATATGATAGAACATAATTTATTACGATATAATATCAATTATATTAATAATATGCTATCCATTGAAAATAATTTGGCGAAAATCAAACATTTAGCAACTGGATTTATGATGATAAAACGATCAACTATTGAAAAAATGTCTAAAGCATACCCAACCACTAAATATGTAGATGATGTTGGTTTTTTAAAAGGGTCTGAAAATGACCATGCTTACGCATTATTTGATTGTGGAGTAGAAGATAATCATTATTATTCAGAAGATTGGTTATTTTGTCACCGTTGGTCAAAAATGGGTGGAAGTATTTATTTAGATGTTACTATCAATTTAATGCATACAGGTAATGTAGATTTCAAAGGTTCATACTTATCTACTATTATTTAATAAAACATAAAAAAATAACGTCATTATGATAATATTGACGTTATTTACCGCTTTACAAATACAAACCCTTCTGGCTCCATGATTTTATACAATCTTGGTAAATTTAGTCTCGTTTCGCGATTTATATTATTGACTTCCCATTTTATCAGTTCATCATTTAAGGATATTTGGAATAACTGATATGTCCGTAATAACAATTCATAATTTTTTATATATTTTGTGTTTTTAACTAACCAAACATAAAAGTTTTTAGGCTGTTTATTTTCATGTTTCATTTTTTCAAGATATACTACATATTCATAATACCATTGTATCGTTTCGTACAAAGATGTTTCATTATTCATATTATAATCTGTACCCGATAATACGATAATTTCCTTAAATATTTTTGGAGTCATTTTTAACTCTGATATAATTCTGCTCGTATCATATAATATTACAGTATGGTTTAATAAACTAATATTTCGGATTACATAATTACACCCATATAGAAACATATCCATATCATCGCTTATGCATCCCCACGCTTTTTCTGTAAATAATAAATACGCACATAGATTATCGGCTTCGCCTGGAGCTTCATAATATAATACACCATACGCATCTAGTAATTCTTTTACTTTACGTAAATCTTCTTCTTTAATTCGTATAAATTGTTTTTTTAACATTTCCATTTCCCATTTTTTTTCTTCTTTTTTTGTTTCATCTGTTTCTGTTTCTAATGATTTTTGTATTTGTAAATATTGTTGTTCTGCTTCTAATTTATCTAATCTCCGTTTGATTAATAATTCCTTTTTTTCAGGAGGAGGTTTCCCATCAAATACAAATATAGGCGTTATTTTATAATGTTTCAATATAGATACAAACAAATACATACTTTCTAACAACGTATTTTCAATGAGGAATTTATACATATAAATACTCGCATCTATTACCAAAGTTTTCCCTGATAATTCTTTTAAATGTATTTTTTTAATAGATTTTTTACTACAATTATCTAATAGAAATTTATTTAAATTTTTTATACCCATTTTGTAGTTGTTGTATTATTTACACTTCATAACGGCATGGCCGGCAGATTCAATTTTTCACAATCGTATATGTTGAAGTAATTCTTTTCTATCTATAGTGTAATGGAATCATTTATTAACGGTTTAAAAGAAAAATTTAACGAACATTTTAAAAATCCTCTTAGGTTCTCTTCTACTTCTAAAAAATTAATAAATGAAATTGTAAATTTAATTATCGAAAGTAATGATTATTATGAAAGCCATAAATCAAAATTTCATATAGAAAAAAATACTACAATGCCCAAATGTAATATGATAGATATTATTCCAGCCAATATCATAAAACATATAGAGAACATGAAAGCAACAAATTATGTTTACAAATTTAATATACATTCAAAACAATATACTGTTTCGTTTTATACAAATTTGACGGATGAAATCATACAAGAATACATTAAAAAAGTCTATATGTTGTTGTATATTGTCTATACTTATGCGAATAAAGATTGTTCAAAAAATTTAAATATTTATTTATATTTAACAGATTTGAAAAAGGTTCTCCCTATTCATACAAAAGTTTTAAAAGAGGAAAATGTAAATACTGCTTTTACTACTTCTTGTAAACCACACGCAGAGATTGTTTTATTTCGTCATGAAGAATGGTTCAAAGTTCTCGCTCATGAATGTTTTCATTGTAATGGATTAGATTTTTCAAATGCTGATACGAGTGATTGTGATAAAACTATCTTGGATATTTTTCCTGTATCTGCTGATGTTCGTTTATATGAAACTTACTGTGAAATGTGGGGCGAAATGATAAATGTTTTATTTATTTCATATTTTTCTATTACAAATTCAATGAAAAGAAAAGAGAACCTTGAGATATATATTCATAAAATTGTTTCCAAAGGAGAACTTTTATTACAGAATGAACGTATGTTCTCTATGTTTCAAAGTTCAAAAATTCTTCATTTCTTCGGAATAGATTATAAACAATTATATGATAAACAAGATATGAATTCTCATAGAGTGAGACAAATCAAATATAAAGAAGAAACCAGTGTATTATCATATTATATACTCAAAAACATTTACATATTTTTTATGAATGAATTTGTCGAATGGTGTGTTGAGAACAATAAAGATAGCCGAGGAAATGAAAGCTTAGTTTTTACCAAAACGAAAGAAAATATGAATAGTTATTGTGATTTTATTAAATGCCGTTATACGAACTATAAATTCGTGAATTGTGTATTCGATTTTGAAAAATGGTTGGATTGTTCTAGAGATATTCATCCCAGTATTTATAACAGTATGCGAATGACTGTCTATGGGGATAAGTGAAAAAAGGCTTTCGCCCTTTTTCTTTTTTATTTTTTTAATTTTTATTTTTCTAATTCATTAAAGATGTTTCGCGTAAGAAGATATTTGTAATTCCACTGGTAATTTTATGAAGACCATTATCGCAATGAGTAGTGTCTAATTCATCTATCGACATAGGAGCACACTCATCGAATGTTGACTTATAGTTTGATAATTCGGCTTCTAATTCAGCAATGCGAACTTTTTGTTGTTCTATTAATTTTTCCATAAATTCATTGCTAGCAATCAATTGATGAATATTTAAATCAGGAACTTTGACTTCTTTAATTGGTGTCTTGTTAATACGGACCGCGAAATAACGTTTTAATCGAGGATTGTTCGCAGAATAAATGAAATGACGATTGCGTGAATCGTTATATCCATCTATTTTTACTTCTTGAAGTTCTCCATCGGCTAAACTACTCATATGAAGTTTACCAGTACTGTATAATTCTTGAAAATGAATGAATATTGATACCCTTGTATTATTATTTGCGATTGGTTTAGAAACATAATCAACTCGTGATACTTTTCCCCAATTCATTTTTTCAAATAATTCTTTCATACTTTCTTCATCAAATAATTGTTTTCCTTCTAATACCATATCGGTTGGTAATACTGGAATGTATAAACTGTTTAATGATGCGGTATTGGTATTGAATTCCATTTCTTGTTTGTTGTTTGTTGTTGTTTGAGCGCTTGTTGTTGTTTTGATTGCTCTTTATTATTCGGTAAAAAAGGAATTCAATTTTTCAATAAATTTAGGATAAAATCACCAAAATATAATCTATTGTTTAGTTATATAATGTCCGGAAGTTTAAACTCTAGCAACTATGAAATGATTAACAATGAAATATGTGATTTATTAAATACTGGAATGTATTCATCAGTTGCTATTAATATTTATTCGAATGCTATATGCACCACAATAGCACAAGACGAAGAAGGCAATGATTTATCAAATAAAGTTATATTAAATGTCTCCAAAATCTCAGCACATAAAGATGAAAATGGAAATGATATAAATGATAAAATTACTTTTACATTTAATGATAATTCAACATTAATTTTAGATGATGAACTTGATAATTATTGGTATATATTAACTGGTATTCAAATGAAATTTACCAAATTTTAATTGTAAAATCATATATTCATACGAATAATATATGATTATGCTTTTTGTAATTGACGACGAACCTTTATTAATAATTCATCTACCTCCGCCGGATTTCCTGGTTTAAACCGCATTAATTTAGCATTTTTCGTTTCCATTAATACTTTCTTCAAATCCAAATTTTGTGAAAATTTAGCCATCAAAGCATTTAATCGTGCTTCTTCATGCCTTGGATTTTGTTTCACTTCATAAAAATCTTCGTCTACTACAATATTATCGGGTATACTCTGCTTTAATTTATATTTTTTATTTGGTTTACTTCCTACTTTCTTAGCCAAAGCGACATCATTACTTAATTCACTTTCACTATCTAATGAAAATTGCGCGTAAAAATCAGGGAAACCCTTCTTATATTGTGAACCTTGGAAATAATGTTCTACTGATGCCCATCGTTTTCCATCTACTGTAAATGGCGAAACCCAAGAATCATCTATCTTTTTTCGCCAATCTACACACATCTTGTCTTTATTCAATATATTGAAGTCAGTCATCTTTTCTTTCTTGATTGTTTCGCCTGAACCGTTTCCGGCTTTGGTATGGGCTGATTTAGAATAAAATACAAACACTGTCTCTGGGTCATATTTATCATAATCAATATCTTCTACATCATCTACTGGGGCGCCTTCATCCGCAGGCAATCCTAGTTTTGTTTTGAAATTACGAAAATCCCTTATTAAATAATAAGGACCGGAATTCTTCTCCATACATTTATTTATGATTAATACTTTTATATCATAAGGAACTTCTGAAAATTTAAAAATCTTCTTTTTTTTATAGGTAATTAGTTCATAATGGTTCACATCATAATCCGCCATAATATAATAATCGGGTGAGAATTTACCCTGCTTTTCTAAATCCGTATCATTCAATTGTCCACATTGTAATACCGAATGAATATCACCATTCTCATATGAATTTTGCGACATTATAATGATTTTAACATTCAATAATCGTTCCAATGTTGAAATTGCCCATGTATCCGCCCAATAATTTGATGTCTGTATATATGTTTTTAATCTTTCCAAACTATCTATTCCCTCCATAAATTTAAATTCTTCTAGCAAGTCTTTCACATCTTCTTTTTCTACTTTTATTTTATTATATTTTTCAATAACTTCTTCTGCTTGATTCAATAACTCCTTGCTTTCCTCCTTTGATTGTGTGCGTTGATTTCTTTTTTTTAATTCACTTCCTATTTTTTTTAAACCACCCATTTGTTTATCTTTATCTTGTAATTCACTCAAAAAACTAACATATAATGTTCGATATTGTTCATATAATTCTTCGGTCGCTTCATTCGCTAATAACGCTCTCAATTTATCTATTGTTGTATGATAACCTATTTGTTCATATGCTTTACATATCGTTTCAAAAAAACAATTACCATCCTTATTTTTTTCTTCTACATCATAATTGTTATTTTTCATAAATGTTTCTATCCATTTATTTTTTGATTTTTCTATATATTCATCTTTCAACTTTTCACTATCTTCTTTGGTTTCTTCTGGTAATTTCATAACATGTTCTGAATTATCTATTTCGAAAATTCCTTCCTTCAACTTTTCATCGGTTTTTTCTTGTTGTTTTGATTTTTTTTCTTCGGTTATATTTAATTTAAATACATCTTCATTCTCATCTTCTGAATTATCTTTGTCTAGTACTTCTTCCTCATTGTCTACTTTTGTTTTGTCTTCAGTATCTTTTTCTGGTTCTTCTTTTACTATTTTAACCGGCGCTTCTTTATTATTTTCATTATATTCATTGATTAATTCTCGCACATAATGTTCATTATTGAAATACAAAATATTTCCCTTTTTTAAATCTATATCATTATCCGTATCTAAAATATTGTTGAATTTATCACTTTCGATTTCAAATATACCTATCTTACATGCGACAATACTTCCCAACAATAAATAAATGGAATAAAATATGATACCTTTTTCTTGTTTGGTAAATATCTCCTTCCCTAATGCGATTTCTAAATCATTATCGTATAAATGAATATCATAAACAGTCGATTCGTAATCAATATCGCTTTTATCTATACTATTTATTTCTGAATATTCAATGTCTGGATTTATAATAGATTTTACCATGTATCTATATATTATATTTATTTTTTATTTCCATTTATCTATATATTCATTAGGACTTCAAATTATCTAAAACATCCATATATTTAAATATAGCTCTACTTGAAATACTTGGTTTATCCTTCGCTTTCAATTGAGAACATTTCGTCAAATTACTAACAATTCTTTCCCATTTTGTTTCACTTGCTATTTCTGTCTTACTATTTGTTATTAAAATAAACAAATTTTCCGTTATTTCTTCCACTTCATTCAATTTATTTGGCGTATCTATGTATGAAAATACTAAATCTTGTAAATATAAAATGATATCTATAAATTCCACGGTATTTACCAATTTCTTTTTCATCAAATTAACTATAAATAAGGAGAGCGCTTTTCGTTTATCATTTACTTTATTATAATTACAATACTTATCATAATCAACTGAGGAATCAACATATATGATTTCTCGAATACCATCTTTATATTCGGTTATATACACCTCTATGACTGATTTAAAATCTGGATATTTATCACATAATTCTTTATATAAATTCGCATATAATTCAGAAAAATATTTATTCGTACTGGCTATATCAAATATGGATTTTACTACTTTACTCATATCATCCAACAAATTTTCGTCATTCTCTGCTACCATATTATGAATATATTCTATGATTTGGTCTTTTTGTGTATTATAATTTTTAGTAGTTATTTTATTCAAACAAATACGTATATCATTCATCAATTTATCTATACCCTCTTTTTTATCTATTTTAGTCGCTTTAAATGAATTCGTCGCACGTACGTTCTCCCAATCTTCGTTCTCTACTTTTTTCGAATGATGTGTCTTAAACTTTTTATTTACACTGCTATATTGATTTCCTTTTTTATATGGTCGCTCAGTGTATTCATTTGTGGTCACTGGAGATTGAGAACTTATAATCGCATCGATTTCACTCGATAATCCAACTATAATTCTTTCTATATTTGACGGTAAGGTATAATCGAATCCATCAAATAAAATTTGTTTAATATCTTCATTTGTATATCTGTATAATGTAGTCATTATATTATTTACATATAGCTAAAATTTTATATCTATTCAAACAAATATTATATTTACCATAAGGAGAACCTGCGTTTGTTAATTACAATTTTATTATGTAAATAATATAATGTTTACTGGTTTCTGTGATATTTTACAAAACCCCATTACAAATGATTCTATCAATATTGAAAAAAATATTCGTAATAAAGAGAACATGGTTTATAATTTCAAACTACCCATACAATATTTAGATAAATCACAATTATATTCATTGTCTGATACTGTATCAAATGATTTAGAACTTATTTCGGTAGAAAACGAAAAACAAAAATCTATATATCACTATCTCTTCAAGCCTACCCACGAATTCGCTGAAAAATTAATACCCGAATGGAAAAAATACTATACTACCAATACCGATTATTTAAAGGATACGAAATCCGTTATCGAAAATATGGAAATTTTACACAGTAAAACTGAGGCATATACACTTGATTGTAGCAAAATAAAAGAAATATGGTTGGAAACCAAATGTAATGCCGAATTTTTACCCAAATACAACTATATTGAATGGGATATCATTAAACATTTCAATCAATCACCTAAATTATTACAATTATTATCCTATGTCCAATTATCTTCTCCAGTAATCAGTTTTATTTTACCATTTATGTTATTGTTTTTTCCATTTATTATTTTGAAATTTCAAGGAATTCCTATTACTTTCAATGGTTATGTGGAAGTTTTAAAATCAATCGCCAAACATCATTTTATCGGCAAGGCGTTGTCTACCGGAATGGGACAAATGTCTTTTGATAAAATGGTGTATCTTGTAGTCATGGGTGGGTTTTATATTTTACAAATTTATCAGAATATTACCATGTGCTCAAAAATGTATCATAATATGAAAAATATTAATGAACATCTATGTTTGATTCGTAATTATATGAAACATTCTATTCATACAATGGAGAACTTTGTATCTATCAATAAAGATTATACGTGTTATTCCGTTTTTTGTAAAGATATATCTCAACACGCAAACACATTACAACATTTTTATACGTTGATTGAGAACATTGAACCATTCGAATTGACTTTTCGAAAAGTCAATGAAATGGGTTATTTATTGAAATGTTATTATGAATTATATTCGAACCAGGATTATGAAGAAGCTTTGTTATTTTCTTTTGGGTTTGAAGGATATATGAATAATTTATCGGGAGTAGCAGAGAACCTGCGAGATAATATTATCTCTTATGCTACATTTGATGTTTCTGGAAACTGTAAATTAGGAAAACAATATTATCCTCCATTGATGAATGAGAACCCAGTGAAAAATGATTGTTCATTTTATAAAAATATGATTATTTCTTCTCCGAATGCCGGCGGAAAAACCACGATGATTAAAACAACGACTATCAATATTATTTTTACACAACAATTAGGATGTGGGTTCTATCAATCTTGTGTGCTCAATCCATATACCCATATTCATTCCTATTTAAATATACCAGATACATCGGGTCGCGATTCGCTGTTTCAAGCCGAATCTAGACGATGTAAAGAAATTATTGATATTATTCAAGAAAGTAAACCAGATTCGCGTCATTTTTGTATTTTTGATGAATTGTATTCGGGCACAAATCCAAAAGAAGCAACCAAATCTGCTTATGCGTTTTTATTATATTTAGCAAAATTTTCTCATGTGAATTTTATGTTAACTACTCATTATGTTGAAATTTGTAAAAAATTCAAGAAATCAAATTGTATTGAAAATTATAAAATGAATGTAGAAAGTTTAGAAAATGGTGCATTAAAATACACTTATAAACTGAAACGTGGTGTATCCAAAATTCAGGGGGCAATTAAAATTTTAGAACAAATGAATTATCCTACTGAAATTATTAATAGCGTTAAAAATTATTCGCAGAATAAAATGTAATGATATTATAAGATTCAAAATATAGAATGGATATGTTAGCAGCAGCAGCACCTGGAGGGCTACCTGGAGGATTACCTGATGCCGGTGGACTACCTGGAGGATTACCCGGAGCACCACCTGGAGGATTACCTGATGCCGGTGGACTACCTGGAGGATTACCCGGAGCACCACCTGGAGGATTACCCGGAGCACCACCTGGAGGATTACCCGGAGCACCACCTGGAGGACTACCTGGAGCGCCAGCATCCGCAGCTCCAGCGAAACCAAGCGAAGAAGCTTGTGTAACAAAAGACCTGAAAGACATATTTGATACTTTATACGGTAAATCAAAATATTTTGCGTTTAGGATGCCGTTAAATTTCAAAAAAGAATTTAAAACAAGTAATCGTATTTGTTATAATTCAGCAGGCATTGCTAGAGATAAACCCCATCATGAAATATCTGATATTCAACGTTCATGGTGGTTAGTTGAAAAAACAGATGAACCAGAACAATATAAAATATTATATAGTTATACCCCTTGTAATTATTATCATACAGTTGATTACAAAAGTTCTTATTTCAAACCTCCTTGGATGACTGTTTCAAATGGTGTATCTTATAATGATAGTGAAGACCCCGAACACCTTAAATTAGACACTAAACCTAAACCTGGAAGCAAAGCAACAGAACCACCAAAAATAAAAATCCCATGGTCTACCGCTTTACATTGTTTACAACCAATGAATGACGATATAATAGATATATTTAAACATAAATCATCAGCGCTAGCTGGAGGTGGTAAACGCAAATCCAAACGCCGTCATTTTAATCCTAGGCGAAGTAAAACATACAAGAGAAACAACATAAAAAAATAATTGTAAAAAATATAATCATGTTTTTACAATTATTACAATCCGGATTGATTATTATCGGTTTATTTGCCGGGTCTATTTCAACCGCATATTACATATGTGAAATAAAGAAACTGCCTTTTATAAATCCACTCTACCATAAAGACCAAAATGTTAGAAATAAATACTACTCACAAATAACACAAACATTGCCTCCTGTTTTTATAGCAACTACCTTATTATTCAATCATTCTAGTCAATATTTTACTCAAAATAAAATGAATGCTATGCAAACTGGAATATATATTATATTATATTGCGTAATCATAGAATTTGCCTATTATATTTATCATCGTATTATACATCATAAATCTTTGTATAAATCTATACATTCAAAACATCACGAAAATACGATTATATATCCTATGGATTCTATTTATGTAGGCAGCGTTGATATTTTTTTATATATAACCTGTCTACATATACCTATTTATATCTTACGAGTCGATTTATTCATATACTGTATATGTGTCTATATTTATGTTTTATTAGGGTTCATATCGCATTCAAGTATATTATATAATCATCATGTAATACATCATAAACTGTTTCGCTATAATTATTGTCTAGTCATCCCTATGTTTGATTTATTATTTGATACATATCGCGAACATTTGTAAATTTATTTACGTTTGTTTGCGTAATATGCTTCCCTGCATTCACCATGTGATGCCGCTTGTTTTGTTGTTATTCCATATTTTTTAGCACAAGCCTTCAAATGTTCATTCCATTCTTGATTATTTTTAACAGTTTTCTTTGGTTTCACTGTTAATGGTTTTGTTTTTCTTCTTTTTGTTTTTGATTTATTATTAGGACTTCTTGAACTAGAACGCGAAGTTGAACGGGACTTTGACGAAGAAAATGGCGAAATACGGTTAATGAGTGGAGAAATACGATTGATAATATCCATTTCTATATATTATATCTAGAATTTTTCTAAATATAATATGTTATTTTTCATATATCATGATTCGTTCATCCGTCTCTTTATGTTTTGTAACATGAACATCTTTATTAAACATATGTTGTTGCGATTTCAACGTAAAATATTTATCCGTTATTTTATTCATATCGCCTAATAAATCATAGGATTCATTCGTATTTTTAGAACCATAACCCGATAAAATATAACACATTTTTCCGCCGGGAATCAATACGTGATTACATAATTGTATCGTTTGCTCCCAATAACCAGCCAACCATTCTTCATATGTTTTATATACATCCGTGCTTTGGTTTTCACTCTCATATAATTCTAATTTATAATACGGTGGACTGAAAAATACTACATCAAAATGTTCTCTATATTTGGTTAAAAAATCTTCATTTTTATATAAGTTCTCTGATGGTTCGCAAAAAATAACAGTCTCTTTTTCTGGATAAAACTCTTTGGCGAATTCTTTGGTTTTCTTACATACATCCGGTATAACATCTGTTCCAACATATTCTTTTACCAATGGAGATTCTAAAAACCCATAACAATACGATGTCCATCCCAAGGTAGGTGTAAATATTTTGCTTCCTTTCAATTCCATTTCATTTAAAGAATATACTAAATAGGGATTCATAATGGACGCTCTGAAAAAATAAGAGGAAAATACGCTTCCTATACGGCCTTTTTCAATATAATGTGATGCGCTGGGTGTTAATAATTTATAATCGATGACTGAATGTATATATAAATCGTTCAACACATCTATAAATGAATGAATGTTCTCTATTCCCGATTTGGTATTTTGTAAAATATCTTTATAATGAATATTTCGAACAATATTTTTATATTTCAACTTGATGTTGTTATTCATTTCGTTATGTATCATCGGTTTATCTGTAATGTGTAATTTATTTTTATCGATGGATAATGATAATTTGTAAAAACGGGTTAAATAATTATTGCGTTTTTCAATGTTCTCTAATAACAATTTTATTTTTGATATATCAATTGTTTTTCGTTTCATATAATCGCTCAAATGTTCTTTTTTATTGCCGATTTTAACTTGTGCTATTCGTATAAATTCTTCCAATGTTTGTGGTTCTCGTATAAAAAGATTTAAAAATTCGGATAATTCTAAAAATTTCATTATTGTAAAATGATATTTTTATTTTGTTGCGATAACATATTTATCGACTAAATAAATAATAGGAGTTGATATTGTATTGTTTTTGATTGAATCATATGCGGTTTTATGTAAATGAACAATGTTCTCGTTATTCAACCATAACCATAGATTGTATACTATAAATAAACCAATCATAGCATATATATCTCTAGTTGAAGTAGCAATATTTCGTAAATTCCATAATGGATACACTTTAATACAGAGTTGAATGAGTATAAACAAAAAGATATAAATAATTGAATTATTGAAATAAATCATAGTTAACAACCTTAAAAGGTTATGCAATAATGCTAAAAATAACGCGATTTTTGGATTGTAACTGACTATTTTATATTCATACAACACATACCAAACAAAAATCCAATAGGAGAATACAAAATCGAACCTGGGTATCATATAAGATAATCGTAGATTTAAATTTACCGAGTTAGTTATTATTTTTAGACCCCCTAAAAAATCAAAAAATAAAGTGGTAGAGGTTTTCGAAAAATGGACATTTTAAAAATGTCCAATTTTGAAAAAGGGCCGATCACTTTTTTTTGGAAAAATGTGAATTTTAGATTTTGCAGTAAAATGCTGTAAATTACGTTTTTTTATTTTTCAATTGTTTGCATAAAATTTTTATTATTTTCTTTAAGAAAAGGTTTAGAGGCATGAAATTATTTCCACTAATAATATAAAATGGAAACAATTTCATGCCGAAAAATTAGAGTAAAAAAACCTTCTAAAAATATGGCTAATATACAATGTGAAATTGTAGAAAATGAACAAATACAAATTACAGCATATCAAGAATCGGCATTTTTGGAAATGTATTGGAAAGAAAAAAATGCCGCATATGTTTGCGAGCAGTGTAATTTTACGTGTACCAAAAAATCAAACTTTCAGGTTCATTTAAATACCAATAAACATAAAAATAAAAATACGCGTGAAAATAATTGTAATATTTGCAATAAAGTATTCGCAACCAACAGCGGGTTATGGAAACATCGACAAAAATGTGTTAGGCAACCGAGTGATGAACCACTAACTGAACCGAATAGTTCATCTATAAAAGAAACCGCTGTATGTGAAACGCAGGGAACAATGAATATAACGAATAATATTCCTATGAATTTGATATTGGAAGTTATCAAACAAAGTAAAGAAATTCAAAATGTTCTCATTGAACAAAATAAAGAATTACAAACCAAATTATTAGAAAAAGAAAATAAATTATTGGAACAAAATGAAGAGCATCATAAACAATTGGTTGAATTGGCCAAGAAACCCAGTATGGTGAACTCCAATAATCAGTTCAACTTGAATTTTTTCTTGAATGAAACTTGTAAGAATGCGATGAATATTCAAGATTTTATTAACTCTATTAAATTGACTACTCAAGATTTTGAAACCACCGGCCGCATTGGTTTTGTGGATGGTATTTCACGTATTTTTATCAATGAATTAAAACGTTTAGAAGTGGAACGACGTCCGGTTCATTGTACAGATATGAAAAGAGAAACCGTATATGTAAAAGACAATGATACATGGGAAAAAGAGAACCAAGAAAAGAAAAAACTTAAATGGGCAATTAATAGTATTGCTCAATTGAACTTGAACCAAGTTCAACAGTGGCAACAAGAGTATCCGGAATGTATAGAGAACAATACGAAAGCAAATACTAAATTCACTGAAATGGCGATGATAGCATTAGGCGGAGTGGGAGATGAACAAGAGGCAAAATTCCGAGACAAAATAATGAAAAATGTGCTCCGAGAAATCGTTATTACGAAAGATGTATAATATTAAAAAGCATATATAATAATAATTTTATTTATTCAAGTAAAATTATTATTTTCCAGTGTCACTATAAAAACAATAAAAAAATCAAAAAATAAAGTAGTAGAGGTTTTCGAAAAATGGACATTTTAAAAATGTCCAATTTTGAAAAAGGGCCGATCATTTTTTTTGGAAAAATGTGAAATTTTGATTTTGCAGGGATTTGCAGTAAAATTCGTTTTTTTGGAAAAATGTTGTTTGCATAATTTTTTTATTGAAAAATGATTTAGCGATAAAATTTAGGAATAAAATGTTTCCTCATTTTATAAACTGGAAACGAAAATTACAGAACAAAATATGAAAAAATATAGTTGTGAAATTTGTGATTATAACACGAGCAGACTGACTGATTATAATAAGCATATGTCTACTAATAAACATAAAAATGTCGTTTTAGGACAAAACGTTTCCAAATTGGAAACCGAAAAAGCCAATGAATATGTTTGTGAAAAATGTAATTATTCTACCACAGTATGTAGAGACTATAATAAACATTTATCTACTAAAAAACATTTAGATAACGAGGCAGGTAAAATGAAAGATGAAAATAAATGTAATTGTGGTAAAGTATTTGTAAATCGTAGTGGTTTATGGAAACATCGCCAAAAATGTTTAAACGACAATGTATTATCTGTAGTGAAAGACGTATCAAAAGAAAGTATTACCAATAATATTCCTATGAATTTGATATTAGAAGTTATCAAACAAAGTAAAGAAATACAAAATGTTCTCGTTGAGCAAAATAAAGAATTACAAAATAAATTATTAGAACAAAGTCAACAATTATTAGAAAAAGAAAATAAACTATTAGAAAAAGAAAACAAATTATGGGAACAAAATGAAGAGCATCATAAACAATTGGTTGAATTAGCGAAGAAGCCTAGTATAGTGAACTCGAATAATCAATTTAATTTAAATTTTTTCCTCAATGAAACCTGTAAGAATGCTATGAATATTCAAGATTTTATCAATTCAATAAAACTAACCACTCAAGATTTTGAAACCACCGGCCGAATTGGTTTTGTAGATGGTATTTCTCGTATTTTCATCAATGAATTAAAACGATTAGAAGTAGAACGTCGTCCGGTTCATTGTACAGATGTAAAACGTGAAACTGTGTATGTAAAAGATAATGATACGTGGGAGAAAGAGAACCAAGAAAAGAAAAAATTAAAATGGGCCATTAATAGTATTGCCCAATTAAATTTAAATCAAGTTCAAGAGTGGCAACAAGAATATCCAGAATGTAGAGAGAACAATACAACAGCGAATACCAAATTTACCGAGATGGCGATGGTAGCATTAGGTGGGTTTGGAGATGAACAAGAAGAAAAATTCCGAGACAAAATCATGAAAAATGTGATGCGGGAAATTATATTAGATAAAAAATAAAATTATATTCCAAGATATTTTGGAATATAATTTATGCGTTAGGTAAAAAATGTTTATTCATAAACTTTTGTATAGTGAAATGAGTTAATTCCACATTTTTAGATTCTTCTCCTAATAATTTTTGAAGACGTTCATCTGGTATTAAAATCTTTTTATTTTCTGGATTTTTTAAATTATTTTCAGAAATATAACTCATCAAAAATTGAGTTACTTGGGTTCTAGCCCGCTTGCTACCTTTTTCACAACCCATGAAATCACATAATTCATCACTAATTGTTACTGGTAAAGCAAACCCGGACTTTTTACGAGGTTTTTTTTGTTTGGTTTCTTTTTTCAAATAACTTTTCACAAATTTATTGATTAGTTTCTCAAATGTTCTAATCTCTTTGTTAATATCATCTAGCGAATTTTTCTGTTCTGAAATTTTATCGCGGATAAGGTCAAATTTTGCGATTAATTTGGTTAAATTAGCTGGTAAAATATCGGTTGTTTCGTCATTTTCAGGTTCAGTTGTATCCTCTATACGCTGAATGTTTTCCATTACAAATATATACTACATAATTAGTATATATTTATATTGTTTTTTATATTATATTGAAATCATTTCTACTATATGAGATTTATGCTTGAGATTCAGGTCTTGGACCACGGCCTCCTCTTCCGCGGCCTCCTCTTCCTCCACGACCATCAGATGGACGTCTGCGATGAACAGTTGTAAAACCGTCTTCGCTAGTTTGGGTGACTGGTTGGTCCGGTTGAATACGGTATTTGCGGAATGGCTTTGCTTCACCCTCAATTACTGGGCGGTTGGAAACGCGGGTTTCACACATTAGTTTACCTCCCTTAATACCAGTAATATTGGTTGCTTGGAATTCGTGTTTCTCACTGGTAGTTTTTTCTAGGTTGAATTCAACATATTCACCTTGAACTAAATATTTATATTGAGAGTTAGCTACACGAATGGCTGAATAATGAATAAAAATATCTTTATTTGATTGTTCGCCTTCAGTTACAGTAATAAAACCATAACCAGATTTGTTATTAAACCATTTTACTTGACCTACAAGTCGTGGAGATGTTTCAGAGGATAAATCTTGTGTATTACTCATTGTATTACGCAATATACATATACATACACCAATTTTTTATATGGTTTTTACAAATAATTGTTTTATTCGTTCATATAACGGTTCTTCCTCAAACTTGATAGAATAGCAATAGCGTATATAATTCATAAAAACCGGGTGTATTTCGGAATATAATTTATCCAAGTTCTCTAATGATTTTAAATTTTTGCGTAATATATTGGTAGGATGTTGTATATGAGTTTCAGTATAACCCATTGTATGATTAGGTTCTCTTTGTTTTTCCCAAGGAAGTGTTTCATATAATAAATATAAATAAATATAACCGATAGATATCAAATCGTCGCGGCGTGATGGTTCGCATCCATTATGAACATGATAACTAACAAATTTAGGTGTTCCAATAATATTGTCGTAATTACAGAATGGAATATGTTGTTTTTCATCTTGAATATAAAAGGAAGAGAACCCAAAATCAATGAGGAAAATTTCTCCTTCCTTGACCATAAAATTATCGGGTTTAATATCACGATGTAAAACATATTTTTCGTGGATACTTTCTATGATTTGTAAACATTGAAGCATGATTCGAGAAATCTTTTCAGTGGTCAATACATTTTTTTTACAATATTCTTGTAGTGAACATTCATATAAAGGCATAACAATAGATAAATATTTATCATATGCACCATACCAATATATACAAGGAATACTGCGGCAACCCTGATTATATAAGTAATTCAATATATTTGTTTCCGATTTTAATAATTTGATAGGAGAACTTAATGATTCTAATTTAATCGCGACAGGTTCTCTTGTTTTTTTATTATATCCTTTCATTACACTTCCGAACTGTCCTTTGCCTATTATTTTTTCTACAATATATTTGTTATGAATTACGATTTCCATGTATTCAATTTGTGGTATAGTTGTATATTAGTAGAACGATTTTTTTATTTTCTTTCGTGAATATCTATAGATATTATAATGAAACAATATTTATTTCATATAGAAAACGCGATGGACCATATAAAAAAACCAGTGTATATTACTGGTTTAGTAATAATATATATCATTTATATTCTCGCATATTTAGGATTGGTCAATTATAATACAAGTATAGTTGATTATTTGAATATAGGGATTCAATTATTTGTCGCGTTATTTTTGATGATAAAATTCCATCCATACAGAAAACATGAATTAAGAGAATTCGACGCACAAATTATATTTGGGTGTGCTATGTTTTTATTAGTCAATTTGGGTTTGACCGAATATTTTGAACGTTTTACGAAAAATATTGTTAACAAAATAGAATTAAAATTTAATCAATAATATTATAAAATGACTACTGATAAAATAAATGTTCAAGAAATATTTGATAATGCGATGAGAGATCCAACCCTCTTTTCAACCATTGATATAGAGAACCTATTGAGCTCAATCGAAAATGAAAAAAACGATTATTTAGAAAATAAAACGATGAATGATATAACCAACGATATATATGAAACGATTTGCGAATTGAATATAAGAACAGATATAGTGAAATCTATGTGTGAAAAACTGATAGGATATAGGCACGTGGATGAAATACATGAATTACATAAAGGGAAACATATACGGTGGATAAGAATGACGAATAAAACGAATTTAACCAATGGAGGTATCGTAGTCAATATCAAATTTTTAGATAATGGGACGCACGTAGTATGTAAAAATTCGCAACATTTTTTCAACCAAATAAAGTTTGATGAATGTATTATTTTCCAAAAAATGACTGTAGAAGAACAATTAATATTAATGGCGTATGAGAACCTGAAATAATCATATATTTTTACGTGTATTCTTTCCTACTACACGCAAACATCTTTTCCGTGTTTTATTTGAACGTTGAGTCAAATAAAAGAACTCTTTCACATGATACATCATTTTCTGGGCAACGAAAATATCGACCTCATTATTTTTATTTGATGGGATACGAGAACCATTATTTAATTCAAACCAATCCATCATAAATTCACGAAAATGATTGGTATTATCGAAATGTTTAGATAATTCCTCTCCAGTATTCGATATAAGAAACCGTTGAATGATAGTATCTGCGGAGAGTGAGTGATAATAACTACGCGGTTTTATATAATATACTTTTTCGTGTATCATATCTTTAAAAGTATTATTATCAATAAAACATAATTCGGTTGTTTTGGGTAATAATGTGCAGTTAATAAAATCATTGTGTGTTTTTTCGTGGGTCGTTCGATTCACTTCAATGACCTTATTATTAATTTTAAATGCTTGGATAATATTATCAAATAAATCATCTTTTAAATTCAATTTATATTTAAAATAATTCGTGATATATTGAACCCAAGGTGGATTACACGTATTGTTCGTATAGACATAAATTTTATCACATAATCCTTTTTTCTTTTTGATGTATAAGTAATCTAATATATTGAAGATACCGAAACGTATGAATTCAGGGTATAAATCAAGTAATTTATTAAATTCGGATTGTTGTTCTTCCATCGTATATAAAGGTTCTTTACGCACTTTATTTATGCCGTTCCATAATACGTATAAATCAGCGAAAGAACCGAGTGTTTCATCTAAATCAAATACAAATGCCTTGATATATTTTTTTATATATTGTTTTTGAAAACATTTTCCTTTGTAAATTTGTAATTGTTTGTAATCATTTTTGGAGGAAAACATACATAAATTGTGATATAATATATATATATTATATCAAACAACAAATTTTTTATCGTCCAGTTGTGCCGCCGGTAGAACCAAATCCGCCTGAACCGCGCGACGTATTCGATAATTCTTCTTCAAATACTAAACCTACAAACACTCTACAAAGCGTAGGATGGCATATTTGTAATAAACGGGTATTTTTTTCTAATACATATTCACTTTCGTTATTGATGTTTAACCATCTGAGCGCACCAATAAGTGAACCGCGATATCCACAATCAATAATGCCTGTATGATTCGCTAACATAAGAGGCGTTTTCGACATACTTGAACGTGGATGAACATTAAAAGCAGAGGGAGTGTAAGTATTATTTTCAAAATAAACCATTTCGGTTTTAATTTGTAAGTCTACGAATTTCGTTTCATATTTTTTATCAAATGTTATATTTTTTGGAATGAATAAATCAAAACCAGAATTAGGATAAGGGTCATATTTCATAGTATTATTATGGGTTGTTATAATGTCTTTATACATATTGATTAATTCTTCGTTGTCTTGATTTACGTATAATTTTAAAAAAGCGAATTTCTGTAAACCATCGTGTAATAGATTTTCATTTTCAGATAAAAAATCGTTTATAGCTCGTTCGCCAATCGTCATTCTATGTATTATATACAGCGCAACCTTTATACCTTTTATTCTATTTAGCGTAAAAATAGAAAAATATATGTATAAATATATAGAAATGGATACTGTTAAGATATCTCACGAAAAGCCAGTAGAAGTCAAGGAGGTAGCCCCTGTTGTTGAAACGATGGAGAGAGAACCAGTGAAAAAGTGTTGCGTATTAAGTCCAAAAGTTAGAACTGGATGTCATTATTGTGTTCGTTGTTGGTCATTATCATTAAACGGTGTAGAAGGATGCTGTTCTATTCTATCTGCTAGTTGTATCGTGCTAAGTAATTTAGCTATCGGATGCAATAAATGTTTAGAACAATTGGATTGCGATGGTCATTAAGCTTCAAAAAATTACATGTATCAATATCTACATGTAATTACATATTCATTTGTTTGAATTTTTTCCAGGATACTTCCTTACCATTATTTATTTGGAGACGTTCGTGTTCGTGTTCTTTATCAATATTGTCTGCGCGTTTTATCGCCGAATCAATATATAATTCTTTTAAAAATTTGCCGACTAGCACCGAACCTTCGTGTTGGTCAACTTGTTCATCTTCAATCATTTTCAAAATCATCAAGATTTTGGTCATAATACGTAAATCCAACTCGTCTTTCAATAATTTGTTGAAAATATCAGTGTAGTTATTGAATAAGAAAGAACATTCTTGTTGACTAACCGTAGTAAATTCGTCGAAATTGCTTTTATATAAGGCGGCATTCGATTTTTTTAGTTCATTCATTTTGCGAATATCATTGCGGATGAGTACGGAATGCTTTAATTTACGAATATTTTCGGTGTTATTTTCACATTGACTTTCGTCAATTAGGCGTTTCAAGTCAAGACTTTCTTTACCGTTCATGAGGAATATATATTATAAAGATATTCTTTTATGTATTTTATCATTAAAAAATATATTCATTCTATTTATTTAGAACATTATGGAAAATTCAGAAATAGCACGCAAAATACCAACATTATCAGAAAGAATGAAAAATGGATTATTACTTATATTATCGTTCTCCTTCGTATTTTATATGTATGGAAAATATGATTTATCATTTGCTGAATACTTGAAAAACGCGTTTTCAAAAGCGGAAGAATATGTGAAAACGACATTCTATAAATTATGGTTAAATATGAAGATGCGAGGAAATGCGATAAAAGTGAATTACAATGATTATGATAATATTTTCGATAATTCTTTGGATATAGATTTCGAAACGGCATAAGAGAACTTTTAGGCAAAAAACAATCATTTTGTGAAGAAAAATATCTAACAAATAAATATATTGATATATGAAATTCAATACCAATTTAGTAATAGCCGCCGTAGTTTTTGTATTTGTAGTATTATTTTCAATTGGGTGCTCTTGCACAAAAGTAAGCCCATACTACAAGGATAATTTATTCCCAAAATATTTTAAGTATGAAGCATTCGAACCAATGAAGGATGAAAAAAAATCATTCGCATCATGGGTTTCTGGAAATGCCGAAGTAAAACCTGCGGAACCAGTGAAAGTAGAAGGTTTCCAAGGTCTTCAAAGTGCTCCTTTTGAAGTTCAAGGAGTGATTGATGTTTTTTCACAAGCACAAGGAAGTTCTACCTGCCCATCATCTCAATATACAAATTCAATGGGATTTTTATGTTTAGATGAAAAACAAAAAGCACTTTTAACCACTCGTGGAGGAAATGCTAGTGGAAAGGAAATGGAATTAGGACCACAATAAATATTTCAAAATCATAACTATTTGAAATATTTTCTATCATAATGTATAATGGAACACGAATATATATCATATATAATAAAATTAAATGGTATATATGATATAATGTGTGCTATTTCAATATTGAAATGGGTCTCTATTCCATATATCAAAGATTTACATTTGTCGATGATAAAAGAAAAGCAGAATATATTATTAGAACGTTTTTTCGCTTATTGGATATTCACGTATGGAATAATACGATTATCCAATAATTATTTGTTAATTACATATTCATATCTAATCGAAGCATTTGTTTTCGCATATGAATATTATCAAGGAACAGTGTATCAAGAAAAAACGATATTTGTAATTATAACTTCAATAATATTCGCATATTTAACATATCAATCTATTCAATAGATTATTTGGTACTATATGGACATTCTTCCAAACCGATAGCTATATTGGCTAATTTATCGGCATTCGCATTTCCAATTGAATGAATATCGGTATTATCGGTATGCGCACGTATATGGTGAAAACGAATATTTGTTTTGTTTTTATATAATTCATATACGGTTTTCACCAAATCTTTATTAGGTATCTCCATCGTCCATTTTTTTCGTTCACATTTCTCGCCATACGTAGACACGCATTTAATTGCGTATTCTGAATCGGAAAAGATTACAATTTTTTTTCCAATGATTACATCGGTTGCTATGAGAGGATAAGTTTCTATAATAGCGGTTAATTCAGCTACATTATTTGTTTGTTTTCCTGTAATTTTTTTAGATAAATTGCGCGGGTCATTTTCACCAAAATAAATACCTATGCCTGCGTTGGCGGTTTTTCTACCATTATTTGAACACGCACCATCGGTATATACGCAATAATCGGGTGTAAAATCAAATTGTGGGGTTTCGACCACTGGTTCACCAATAACTCCCGGCGTATTTATACTAATAAAGAATTCGGCTTCGGGACGTGTCGCAAATTTTTTATATATCGGTTTTTTATAACCTTTCACTGAATCATAACATTCTGCCCAAGTGAGAAAAATACCTGGAGTTCTTCCATTTGCTACTGCGTAAAACATTTTATATACTATACTACTATTTTTATGTATTTACATGATACATAAAAATTTATTTCTTCAATTTTACATGTGTTTACCTGGTATGCCTGGTAAATTTGACGGGTTTTTATCATTGGGAAGGTCATTGGGCCCTTCATTCGTATTCGTAGATGTAAAAGGAAATCCTTGTTCCGCGCAATAGTCAAAATCCCACGTATCATAGGTATAAGGCAAATCATCACTCCAAGGATGAATAAAATCATAGAAATCTTTGTTGGTATATTCTTCGTTTGTATTCAAAAAATTGGAGAATTCTAAAACATCATCTTCATTATGACCATCACAAATAACATCTAGAGTACATGTGGGCAATGTTAAATCTCCCGCACCCGCAACATTCGACCAATCGCAAATTCCGTTTAAATAAGCCGCGCCTGAAGCTTTATTATATTCGGTAAACGCCCACGTTTCGTCAAAATTTGTAATCGTTCCTTGTGAAATCATGATTCGTTTTGCGCCGAATAAACGTTCTAATTGTCCGTGAAGTGGCCAAAAAGTAGGGTCAAATGCGGCGGCAGAAGAAAACATTTCACCAGCGATACCAGGGTCTTCTACTGCGCGCAATACTTTTAAAAATAATTCGTCATCCGCATTCTTCAATTGATTTTCCAACGCATAATATACATTGGTGGATTTTAAAATAGTTTCAGCTCCATATTCATCAATATACTGTTGTGGAATGGAACATTTACAAGGACTTCCATAAGAACAAATATCTGGGCAACGGGTATAACCCATACGCCATAACACTTTGAAAAACAATAATTTATCGGGTTTTTGAACCATTGTAATGTCTTCATCGTTGAATAACCCTCCATCGCCCCAAGCACCGCCTATTAAAATATGAACTGGACCATGGGTTTCACCGTTTGAACAATCATTTAAATCAGCCAAGGTGTCGCTTTTAAAACAAGATTGTAAAATAGAACAATCGGGCATAGTTTCATATTGGGTCATAGAATAAGTTTTATTATGACGACCGAGTTCTTGGAATGGATTATTGTTCCAAGGACTACGCATATGGCCAAAACCGTTTATATATGGATTCAATGAACCGGTCTCTTGAATACTCCATTCAGAGTAATCGTCGCCATCTGGAACGATTAAACCATCCCAACGACCACCATCATCTATTTTATGTTCCGCATTGGTAGGACTAGACATTCCAAACCAATCCGCGTCGAAAATAGGAGAATCGGCCCAATGGTCATACAAATAAGTATCCATACCATATTCCCAATAAGGGTTTGCGATTGCGGGGTTGATTGATTGAAGACTTTGTTCAAATTCTAATGTGAAGGCCATATGATGGGTTATAATACCAGCGCCGTCGTGCCAGTGGTCGCAATCCGTAGTTCCCGCACCAGTTAAATGTTTATAAGAAAAATATTCCGCAGTGTGAAATTTAGAGCCATATAATTTTTGTCCTTCTGTTTCACTAAGAGAATATAATAATTCTAATGCGTCGAAAAAAGTTTCGCGGTCTTCATCCGAAAGACTGCGAATTTCGCGACGAACATACTTGACCGCTAATTTAAATTCATATGTGTATATGGTATTGACCGCTAATTTGGATGATATATATACGGTAGCATCATAAACGCCCGTGTTATTCAACATAATCTGTTGTTGGTCCCCATAATAATATTGGTTGGCGATATTCCAAGAAACAATATAATCGGTTAAATCAATTGTTTTATCGGAAATAGAAAAAGAATCAATAGAAAACAACTGTTTTTTATATGGTTCGGCAACGGCGTCCCATGGTAAATCAGCCAAAGTTTGAATTGTTCCATAGGTAGGGTCTTCAACAAGTATACTGATTGAATAATCTGTGGAGGAAACACCGTTTAAATCATTTATAATATTCGTAGAAGTAGATGCGAATAATGTGTTCGCAATGTTTGTTTTGCTATAATTGCGAGTACAAATGGTAATGAAAGAAGTCATAACAAATACTGAACAACATATTTTCATCATGGTAGAAAACATATTGAACGAATTTGTTTTTTCTTGGGTTTTATTGATGTTTATTTCATTTTCTATGGAGTGATACATTCTATATAATAGACGGAGAAATCTTTATATTTTATTGTAATTTAGTAAATAATTATATACATATATTATAAGTTTACTTATTCAAGATATAAATTGATGAATTGGCCATATGATGACGATGAATACAGCAGTTCTGATGATTACCATGATTGCGATGGCGACGATGATTGTTTGTATATGGAACCAAGATATAATTCGATGAAATCATATCACGATGATGATGACGATGGAGAGAGAAGTTCTGAGGATGATACAATGAATGGTACAACTAAGTTCGATAAACGTTTATCAAATGACACTCGTACGTTAAGGCGCACTATAATAGAAAGACCAGCGAGGATAAATACTCGTTCTGTAACTCGTCCTCGTAGGTCAACCCGGGATATTAAAGAAAGAGAATTCTTAACGGTAGCAGAAACACCAAAAAAACCCAGTAAACCGAAACATAAGGATTCCTCAAAATTATCACAAAGAACTGGTATAATGTTAATATTAAAACAAATGGCTGCTATGTTAAAAGCTGGTGATAGCATATACCTTATTGCGGAATATCTTAATAGTTCAGTTGATGAGTATCGTGAAAAATTCACAGGTAAAACCGCAGACAAAGAATGTTCAGAGGCATCAAAAAATTCAATAGAAAAAGATAGTCCTGCAAAAAATTATAAAGATAAACATAAACGTAAAGAATTGAGAAATAATAATAATATAGCGTTTGATGATAGTGAACTTATACGTGAATCTGATATTAAAATATTAGAATTGAAACCACCAGTAAAAACATTCAATTATGCGAAACCTGAAGGAATTAGCGGCAATAAAAAAGTTAAAATACCGTTCAATGCTACGCGTAAAGGATATTGCGGAGATTGTTGGTTATGTGGTTTAAAAGTATATTTTTATTCTAATAGAGAATTTATTACTAGTTGTGGTCAATGTGAACATATTGGTGGTATTGTTGCTTCAATATTAACTGGTATGTTAACATCTTCAATGAAAGATGAAAGTGTATATAATTATGGTAGTTCTCATGTACATTGTAATCAAAAAAAATCAGATACAATATCTATGAAATTTGATATAAGAACGAACACTTGGATAACAGATGATTGTGGTATTAACAATATAGTAGACGATATATTAGGTAGCGATATACACGCAACAGAATATGACCCAGAATTTATAAAATCATTCACAACATTAAGTGAATCTAATATGAAAACTAGAATAAAACGTTATACAAAAATTTGGTGTCAACACGCAAATAATATTATTATAAAAGCAGGACCTAGCAAAACTGATTTTTCAAAAAAAATATTAAATATAATAAAGTATACATATGATAAAGTACAACATAAATTTGATGTTATTCATGGCGGAGGTCCTGATTCTGAAGATTCAGAAGTATTCAAATTGATTGATTTAAAAGGATTTGAGATAGATAGTAATATAAATGATGAAAATGTTGAAGATATACTAAATGAATTGCGTGAAAATCCATTATTCTATGAATTATTAAATAATTTAATTAAAGCAATTAATGAAACACTAATAGAACACTATGATTTTACACCTGAAATGATAGATGAATTAAGTTATAGTAATGAAACTGAATACCCAATAGCTCAATACCCAATAGCTCAATACCCAACGACTCAATACCCAATAGCTCAATACCCAACGACTCAATACCCAATAGCTCAATACCCAACGAATGATTTTTATAAAAAATATGAGCCAATAAACAATATTTTTGATTTTCCACGAGAAGATTTTAATTCAAATAATTTAATATCAGTTTATGGTGGAAAACAAAATAATAAAAGACGAACAAAAAGACGAACAAAAAAACAAAATAATAAAAGACGAACAAAAAGACAAAGGAAAACGAAAGTATAGTGTGCACAAATCTTTATATTTTATGTAAAAATAAAGATTTATTTTATTTGTTTAATGATTAGATGACATGATAATGGTTCGGTTAGAGCACCAGTCGCAGCATCTACTTTTAATCCACCTGAGGTTGCGGATGAAGGATTGTTTATAGACAACACGGATGAAACTCCATCAGGTGTGGAAACAATAGACATACCAACAACTTGCCCACCTCCTGATTTACCTACAATCGTCATTAATTGTTCAATACCATTCAATACAACGACCAATTCGCCTGTATTTTGAATAGTCACTTGGAAAGTTATTTCAAATACACTATTTGCGGGTAATAAAAATTCGGTTGGACTTGTTCCAGATAATCGTTGTATAGTACCATATGGATTTATAGCAGGACTAGGAAAATGAATAGAATCGCCAGGTTCAATATCAAGCGGATTATCATTCACTTCCCCTGGTTTGCCGCTCATTAATCCATAGAAATCAGCGAAATTTGGAGTAAACGAAGAGCCTGTTGGTCCAGCAGCACCTGTATCGCCCTTATCTCCTTTCGGACCAATATCGCCAGCGTCACCTTTATCTCCTTTCGGACCAGTATCGCCTTTCGGACCAGTATAACCCACATCTCCTTTATTACCAGTAGCACCCGTATCTCCTTTTGGGCCAGTTGCACCTGTATCGCCCTTATCTCCTTTATGACCAGTAGCTCCAGTATCACCCTTTGGGCCAGGACAACCGTCAGGACCAGTATCACCTTTATGACCAGGGCAACCAGTATCACCCTTTGGACCAGGGCAACCGTGAGGACCTGTATCGCCTTTAGGACCAGGACATCCAGGTTCACCAGGGGAACCACGCGGACCTGTATGCCCACGAGGACCAGGACAACCATCTTTACCATCACGCCCATCACATCCGTCTTTACCATCGCAACCATCTTCACCGTCTTTACCATCACGTCCATCTTCGCCATCACAACCATCTTGACCATCTTCTCCGTCTTTTCCATCGCGACCATCTTGACCATCTTCTCCGTCTTTTCCATCACGACCATCTTTACCATTGCGGCCATCACGACCATCTTCACCATTACACCCGTCTTCACCGTCTTTTCCATCTTTACCGTCCTTACCATCGCGACCATCACGGCCATCTTCGCCGTCCTTGCCGTTTTCGCCGTCTTTACCATCACGACCATCTTTACCGTCGCGACCACATTTACCGTCTTTTCCATTTTCGCCATCTTTTCCATCTTTACCATCTAACCCGTTCTTACCATCTTTACCATCACGACATTTTTTCACTTGTTTATCATCGCGAGATTTTTTTTCATATTTACAAGAAGTGGTTTTACATGAATCATTCTTTTTTTTATTCTCACAACTGCGAGAACTTTCGTCATCTGAATAATAACAATCGTTTTTAGGCATATAATACAAGTATTATATATTTTGTATCCATATATAAAAAAATGCGAATAAAATAATTGCTACACCATAAATGGAGCGATACAAAACTACAATTTGTAATTATAACTCTACAAATTTGAGTATGTAATAACCAATAAGCCTGCTGTCGTAGAAGCAAGTATAAAAAATAAAATAAGAAGGAAACATTTAGAATCGTTATAGAACTGACGACTACATAAGTATGTTTCACTTAGACAAGTATCTTTTGTATTACTCTGATTATCAAGTACTAAATTTATTTTAGTGGAATCTGCGTATATCAAATCATAAGGAATACTGTCGCAATCTTCTTCTTCAATGTTTGGAATAAGTAAATCTTGTATCATATATCTATAATGATATTATTCCACCAATGAAAAAAGTCTTTATTTATACTTTTTCTTTACAAAATAAATCTATAATCTAACAATACATAGCCAACATGCTTTGACTTTGATATTCTTCATTCTTTATTAATATATCTACTACTTTTCTAGTTACAATCATTGGGAATTTCACTTCCAAATCCATTTCTTTATCGAATATTTTGGCGTCAGGTTTTACTAATCTGAATAAATTCAACTTCGTATGAATAATTTCCAAACATCTTTTTAAATTACGAACACCTGATTCATTTTGAGTTAATGATTGACTAGAAGCAATATAGGTAATCGTATCATCAGGAATAATAACATCTTCACTACCGAAATTGACCTGTTCGCGTATTTTAGTCAATAAATAATCACGTGCGATAATAAGCTTTTCCTTTGAGTCATAACCTTTGGTTTGAATACGATACATTCTGTCTCTTAAAATAGGATTTACGCGGCTCTCATCATTATAACTGAATATGAATAAACATTTGCTCAAATCGAAATCAATGTCGGAGAAATATTTATCGTGGAATTGTGTGTTTTGCGAACTATCTATTAAGTGAGTTAAAATGCCGACAATTTCTTCGCCTCTTGGAGTATCACTGATTTTATCTAACTCATCAAAGTAAATGACTGGATTCATACATTTACTATCAATTAAGATTTGGACAATTTTACCCCAAGAACTACCTTCATAAGTATAACCATGACCTTCTAAGAAACTACTATCGCCAGTTCCACCGAGCGCAATAAACGCGAATTCTCTACCTAATATTTTACTGATGCCTTCTTTCACAAGTGAAGTCTTACCTGTTCCTGGAGGGCCTTTTATAGCAATGGCTGAACCTAATGAGCCAGGGTTCGCAACCCATTGGCCAACTAGCTGCATAATTTGTAATTTTGCGTCATTTAAACCATAGACACAATTATCTAATGTCTTTTTCGCATTGGTCATAAATTCATTACACGCATCTAATCCGTCATTCATCGTAATCGATAAATTTTTATTGATTCCGAATGGTATTTTCATAAATGTATCGACCCAATTTTTGATTTTATAGTATTCAGATTCACCTGGTTCCATAGATTTCAATACGTTTAATTTTTGTAATGCGATGGCTTTGAATTTCGCAGGCATTTTACTTTCTAATAAAGATAATCGGTAAGGCTTTTCAATATTCACATGTTTGTTGATTTCTTTTAAATCCTTCATAATTTTCAATTGTTCTTTATTCGATAATTTTTTCTTGAAATAATCAACTTCATTGGTATTTTTATTGTCGTCGTGAATTAATTTATGATAATGTTTGGCGTTCTTAATACGAGCTTTCTTTACCATTTTTTTGATTGATTTATCACAATCGTTAATCGCATTAATTAAAATTTTACTCTTAGGTTTCTTTTTCAATTGAGCGGTTAATGATTTTTTGGTTTCAACCAAATCCAAGTATTCTTGTTCGATATCAGTCATCTCCTGTTCCTTTTTATCTTCAGAACTACTTTCGGATTTGTTATGTTTTTTAGATTTTTTCTTATCTGTTTTCTTATCTTTTTTAGTTGGATTTTCAACGACTTCGTAATTTTCCTTCATAAACGTTTTTTCATCATCACTATCACAATCGACGTCATCACCATCGTCATTGTATTCATCTTCAAACGCTTCATAATATTCATCATTATTGCCGCCGCCAATTGTAAAGACAATATCTATTTTTTTATCGTCTTCTTCTGCGTCTTCCGAATCATATTCACTATCGTCTTCGTCATCACTATAATATTCTTCTTCATCGTCAGAATCTTCACTTTCGCTTTCTTCTTTGCGAGACTTTTTCGATTTCTTGGAAGATTTTTTGGATTTGTCTGCTTTTTTAGACTTTTTCGATTTTTCTTCTTTTTCTTTTTGTTTTTGTAATTTTAATTTTTCTTTGGAATATTTTGATGGAAACATATTTGATACGACTTCTAATAATTTAGATTTGCTTAATACGACTTCTTCTTCGTCATCGTCTTCTTCATCTTCTTCATAATCGTCTTCGTCGTCTTCCGTTTCAGTATCTTCACTTCCTAAGGTTTCTTCATCATCATCTTCACTGTCTGATTCGATAATTTTTTTATTTTTTTTGTTTTTATTTGATTTTTGTGGTGGTTGATAACTAGAATCACTGGTATCGGAATCCTCTTCGGAAAGGGTCTCTTCCTCATAATCCATTTCGTTATCACTATCATCACTGTCTTTATTTTTTTTTAAATTTTTCTTTTTGTCTGCGTTTTTCTTATCGTTCTTGCTGGTGAATTTGATAGGCATCTTTCAAGTTGTGTGTTATAAAGTAAGTTTACTAGAATATGTTTAAGTTGGTTAACTTTGATTATTCATAAAAAAAGAAATCAATTTTTTACGAAAATACATTTAGTAAAAATAATATTTTAATATTTTATAATATGAAAAATAAAAGAAAAACATCAATCAAGAAACAAATGGGTGGAGAAATAAAGAGATACGATAATGGAAATTATTATGAGGGTGATTTAGATGATACTGGTGAAAGGCACGGACAAGGAAAAATGGTATATGTAAATGGTGATGTATATGACGGTAATTGGTTCTATAATGAAAGGCGGGGACAAGGAAAAATGAAATATAAAAATGGTGATGTATATGACGGTCAATGGTCGAAAAATAGCAAGCACGGAGAAGGAAAAATGGAATATAAAAAAGATGATGTATATCACGTATATCACGGTCAATGGTCGAATGATAACAGGCACGGACAAGGAAAGATGGAATATAAAAATGGTGATGTATATGACGGTGAATGGTATATGGATTCTATAATAGAAGGAAAGATGGTATATGCGAATGGTGATGTATATGACGGTGAATGGCGGTCAAATAAGAAGAACGGAAAAGGAAAAATGGTATATGCAAATGGTGATGTATATGACGGTGTATGGGTGTATGGTAGACCTGAAACAGAAGAAGAAAAAGCTAAAAGACAAGCACGAGAAAAAGAAGAAGAAGAAAGAGAAAAAAAACGACAAGAAAGACAAAAAGAACGAGAAGAAAGAGAAAAACGAGAAAAAAAACAAGAACAAGAAAAAAAACCAGAACAAGAAAAAAAACCAGAAGAACCAGAAAAAAAACGAGCAGAACGAGAAGAACCAAAAATACCAGACGGTGAGAAATGCCCTGCGAAATATTACACTGATGCCTATATAGAGAGTTGCGACCGTGTTAAAGAAGATGAACGAAAAAAAGAATACCGAAAACTTGCGCTCGTTCTTCATCCAGATAAAAATAAATGCGAAGACGGTAATAAAATTCCTGATGAAAAAATGAAGATACTTAATAAAAATAAATGTGGCACAGAAAAGAAAGGTGGTAAAACATACAAGAAGAATTCACAGAAGAATAAAACTAAAAAAAGGAAGTCTCATAATTAGATCGAGTAAAAATAAAAATGAGAAAAATATATAAATACCGAATATGTGTATTCGTTATTTATACCAAGTTGGCTTTTCGCGTTTTTTCCACGAAGCAATTTTTTGTTTATCGGGTGTTTGATAATATTTGCGATAAGATTCAATCGCATCCAGGGATTTACATTCAACAGGCATAGCCAATGCGAATGGTGTTAACCCTTTTTGTGGAAATTTATCTGCGGTTGGTGCATATTTGCGTAAATAAGTAGCGACAATATATGATTTATGTTGTTTATCCGAAGGATGATCATATCGATATTTCCATTCATTATGCATGGCTTCCACTAAATCCAATGTCCACATATAATTTTCTAAGGATGTTCGCATCCAAATAGTAACCGGGTGATTTTTATGTGCGATTTTATATAATTTAATTTCATTTTGTATTTCGTTGTCGGGGTCGATAACTTGTATTGTGGTACATAACATTTGAACAGCTTCTAATAAAATTTTGGAAACGTGTTTATCAAACATGCATTCGGCACATTCTTGAAAATTTAAAGATAAGATGAATAAGTTCATTGTTGGAGGTTTTTGATATTATTTTGGTTGTTTATTTTGTAAAATGGTGAAATAGACAATTCAATTTTTAGGGGAAACGTAGTTTCCCCTATGACCCCTTCCGTTTCTCTTGTGAAAAGTTGTGAAATGGTTTGTGTAATTGTGATGATTATGATTTTGTTTTTATTGGTAAAAAAATCGTTAAAAAAGATATTGGTATCCAAAATATGGTAGCCTCACTTTTTTATTTGTTGTTTACAATAATAAATTATATCTTGGTGTATTTTATTTTTATATTATTAAATCGCGTATTCCAATTGTTCTTCGCGTACAAACAGTGTATCGTGTACAAATGCTGTATTCAAATCATAAGTTATACATTCCGTTCTATCATTTATCATACTCATTAAATTATTAACTCTAGGAAGTCCTTCTCCAGGATTAAAATTGCTAATAATAGCGCGCATTTTTTCAAAAACACTTCTTTCTATAAGAGATAACTCTTCTTGAGAATCATCATACTCTTCGTGTTCCAATAGAAGAACTTTTACCAAATCCTCCACTGTAATATCGTCTAACAGTTTATCGACAATAAATTCGGCAGATGGTCTGGGTGGTGCGTCGCGTATGCGCTCTCTAATGTCTTCATCCTCTTCTTCTAGGTCTTCTTGTTCATGGGTGTCTCCATGAATATTATTCATAAAGAAACGGAAACCACGTAGAGAGTAGTCATCAAACATATCATCTTCGTCTTCATCTTCGTAATCGCTATCAGTTTCGTCATCATCATCCTCTTCTTCCTCTTCATCCTTTATTTGTTCAGCCATAGCCGTTCGGCAATAAGGGCATCCAAACCCATTATGGGATACAGAAGTCATCAAACAATTCGTATGGAAACAATGTCCACATTCAGTAGTAACACAGTTTTTATTGAAGTCAATGATTTCCATACAAATAGGGCATTCTTTTTGGGTACTCATTTTCGTAAGTTTTAGTTCTAGTTCTTGGTAGTTTTTGGTGTATACATTTACATTATCATAAAAAGTAATTCAATTTTTTAGTAGGTAGGGAAACTACGTTTCCCCTACGACCCCTTCCATTTCTCTTGTGAGATTATGATTTTGTTTTTAATGGTGTAAATTTATAATGGACATTTGAAATATGTAAATGTGAGAAGGTTCAATAATATCGTGTTTGGCGTATAGGCGCAATAATATCTGATTTGTCTAATCTATATAGCTGATTTGTTTCTAGACATTTTGGTAATAATTCTATCACTGCAAGATAATCTATTTTATACACTTCATCATTTTGGGGGATTAGATATTCAGTAGACATTTTTTGAATATCCATATAATGAACCAAATTATGTAAGTATACATTACATTCTATTAAATGTGTTTGTTCTTTCGCAGTTAATTTGTAGAATAACGATATTAATTTATGTTTTGTTTTTAAAAACCAACTTATTGTTATTCGAATACATCGTTCCCATTGACTATAGGTATTGAAAATATATCCAAATCGTTTTAAATTTTTTATATCTTTATGGTATTTTCGTAATAATAATAAATATAAATTGTATTCATTCATACTCCTTGCTAATCGCGAAGTTATATTTCCATAATGTTTCAAATCAATACATAACGTTTTGGGGAAAAGCAACAAATAGGTATAATTATTCAATAAGTTGGATAAATAATGTTTATCGTGGTTAAATTGGTCGGTTGAGCGCATTTTTGTGTAATTTATATAATTTATTAATAAAATTGTAGAACTCACTTCAATTTTATTAGCAAAATGATTTAGTAATATAACGCGTCAGAAAAATTGAATTTAATATATTATAAATAAAATAACATAAATAATTCTCTTATTATATATATTAGGCTATAGTAATATGTCGTCGAAAAGAAATAAAATGGTCGACTTTAAGCCCCCATCGAAAATTATTGGTGTTCAGTTTAGTATGTTATCTCCTGAAGAAATTCGTAAAAATTCAGTCGTAGAAATTACTTCACGTGATACTTATATTGGTAATAAACCGGTTGTGGGTGGTTTGTTTGACCCTCGTATGGGAGTATTAGAACCAGGTTTGATTTGTCCAACGGATGGATTAACCTATATTGATACACCAGGGTATTTTGGTCATATTGAACTGGCTAGGCCAGTATTCTTTATACAACATATAAAAGAAATAATGAAAATATGCAGATGTGTTTGTTTCAAGTGCAGTAAATTATTAATCAATAAAAATCTTCATAAACATATTTTAACAATGAATTCAGAAGACCGTTGGGATTATGTCTGTAAATTATCAAGCAAAGTCAAACGTTGTGGTGAAAGTATTGATGATGGTTGTGGATGTAAACAGCCTGATAAAATAAAATTGGAAGGAATGGCGACATTGTATGCTATTTGGGAAAATATAACATCGACGGATGAAGACCCTGAAAGTAAACGAATTAATATGCGTTTAACTCCTGAATTGGTATTAAAAATATTCAAGCGAATATCAGATGACGACATTTCATTTATGGGATTTAGTCCAACATGGTCTCGCCCAGAATGGATGGTATGCCAAGTTTTACCAGTTCCACCACCAGCGGTTCGTCCATCGGTAAAACATGATGCGCAACAACGTAGTGAAGATGATTTAACACATATTTACAGCAATATAATAAAAACAAATCGCGATTTGATGGAAAAATTAAATAATCCAAACACATCCCCGAATGTTATTGAAGGAATGACTACCTTTTTACAATATTTCATAGCGATGATTGTGAATAATAAAGTGAAAGGAGCGAATCCAATGGCGCAACGTTCAGGAAGACCATTACAATGTATTATGGGTCGTTTGAATTCAAAAAATGGTCGTATCAGAGGCAATTTAATGGGTAAACGTGTAGATTTTAGTGCTCGTTCAGTCATTACAGGAGACCCTAATTTGTCTATTCGTCAATTAGGTGTTCCTATGAAAATAGCCAAAAATATTACGAAACCCATTGTTGTGAATGACCGAAATCGCGATTTCTTAACAAAATTAATACAAAATGGTCCGGATGTATATCCAGGCGCGAAAATATTAGAAAAAAAGAATGGCGAAAATATTTCATTAAGATATGTGGACCGTGGTTCTATGCGATTAGAAAATGGCGATATCGTTCATCGACATATGATGGATGGTGATGCCGTTTTATTTAATCGTCAACCGTCTTTACATAGAATGAGTATGATGTGCCATATCGTGAAAGTAATGAAAAAAGGCGATACATTTAGAATGAATGTCGCGTGCACAAAACCGTACAATGCGGATTTTGATGGGGATAGACATCTTGTCCCAAACAGGGAGCGTTAAAAGCGTGATACTCTCTAGTTAATTGATTTATAAATAATATAAAGAATATCGTATAAATAATATAATGGAACTATCAAACCGAATTAAACTATCAAACGAAATCATAGATGACCCAACAATTAGATATTGCGAAATTTATAAAATTACCAATCTATCTACTGGAAAAATATATATAGGCCAAGCGGTTTCTCATATATTAAACCATAAACGTTATAGACCTTATGGTCTTGATGGTAGATTTAGGTGTCACATATCAGAAGCATTTTCAACTAAAAAAAATCAATCACATTATTTAAATAACGCGATTAGAAAATATGGTGTTCCAGATTTTACTTGTGAATTATTAGAATATTGTGAAGTAGATGATGCAAATGATAGAGAAATACATTACATCAAAACATTTGAAAGTTTATATCCAAATGGTTATAATTTGAAAAATGGAGGTAGTGTATTTACTCATAGTGAAGAAAGTAAAAAACGCGTATCAGTTGGAGTCATAAATTATTTTAAAGACAAAAAATTTGAAAGGTTTAAAGATATTAAACATATTGACGATGATATTGAAAAGTATATTAAACCGTTAAAACGTGAAGATACACAATATGGTTGGTATGTTTATATTAATAGAATAAAAGCGGATTTTGGTGGAGTTCATATACCATTAGATGAAAGTAAAAAAAATGCGATAGAATTTATAAATATTTTAAAAAATCAATTAGCGAAACACCTTGATGCGGGGAGTCCTTTAGAGCCTTCACTACCACTCACTCATGGAAACATATGTGAGGAACTCGGTTAATAGCCGAACCCAATGGTAATAATGTGAAGGATTAGGTAATCCGCAGTGCTACTGTCTAAGTCCGCTTGGTAGGATATGATAGGCACTCAGAGACTGCTGAGGTGTTGGTAAACGATGAAGGATTAGCCATCCGGAGTTTGCTTAAGGTACAGCCCGGCCCCTTGGGAAACCTTGGGGATATATTCGGAGATGAATATGCATATGCCGCAGAATGTCTTAGCAGAAACAGAATTAAGACATTTGGCGGCAACACCATACCAAATGATTAGTCCAGCAGCAAATGCTCCAATCATAGGTATATATCAGGATTCATTATTAGGTTCATATAGATTTTCAAGGCCAAACATAAATTTTACGCCAAGAGAAGCAATGAACTTATTAATGATGTATAATAGTGTAAATACAGAAGCATTACGTGAAAAAGGAAATAAAATAACAAATTTTGATATATTATCCCAAATATTATCACCACTAACAATGAAATATAAAACAAAATTATTTGAAGAAAATGAAGAATATGAAACATCCAACAATGTATTAGAAATAAGAAATGGTAAGTATATCCGTGGTCAATTAGAAAAATCAGTATTAGCATCGACCACCAAAGGAATTATTCATCGTGTTTGTAATGATTATGGAAATATGGCGGCAGCGAATTTCATAGATGATTTACAAAATATAGTCACTGAATATATGAAATCCAGTTCATTCAGTGTAGGTATTAGTGATTTAATTGCGAATAAGAAAACACAAGACAGTATTATTCAAGTCATAACATCACAAAAACAAGAAGTCCAATCATTAATTGAAAAAGTTCATTTGGGTATTTTCGAAAATCCTACTGCGAATACAAACTTAGCGGAATTTGAACAAAGCGTGAATAACATATTAAATAAAGCTACTGAACAATCAGGTAAAATCGGTCGTAAATCGTTAAGTAAAGACAACCGTTTCTTGATGATTGTTGAATCGGGTTCTAAAGGTAGTTTGATTAATATTTCACAAATGATTTCTTGTTTAGGTCAACAAAACGTAGATGGAAAGCGAATTCAGTATGGGTTTGATAGTCGCACATTACCACATTTCAGTAAATTCGATGATTCACCAAACGCGCGTGGTTTCATAGAAAATTCATATATTTCCGGTTTAACCGCCCCTGAATTATTCTTTCACGCTATGGGTGGTCGTATCGGTTTAATTGATACTGCGGTAAAGACATCACAAACTGGTTATATCCAAAGAAGATTAATTAAAGGTCTAGAAGATTTGAAAGTAGAATACGATATGACCGTTAGAAACAATAAAGGTAAGATTATACAATTTGCCTATGGCGATGATGGGTTTGATTCAACACGTGTAGAAAATCAAATCATGCCGCTAGTGGGTATGAGTATAGAAGATGTATATATGCATTACGATATTATTGGAGTAAATGATGAACATACCGAAACAATTCATGTATATTCCAAAGGAACAGCAACCCGCTTAGGTAAGCAACGTAAAGAAACAAAAGCAAAAATTCAAATGTATATTGATAAAATGGTTCAAGCACGTAATGATATAGTAAAAGGCGTATTTAAATACAAAAATGAAAATTCGATTAAAATACCAGTTGCTTTTCAAAATTTGATTGCGAATATTCAAGGACAATTGGGATTAAATTCCAATTCAATTGTGGATATTACTCCATTCGAAGCATTTGAATTGATTGAAGAATATTATGAAAAATTAAATATGTTAAGATTTGTTCAACCTACCTCATTGTTCCACGTATTATATTATTACTATTTAACTCCAAAAGATTTATTATGTAATAAGCGTTTCCATCGCAAAGGTTTGGTTTTACTATTAGAAAATGTATTATTAAAATACAAGCAAGCCATCGTTCATCCAGGTGAAATGGTAGGTGTTATTGCGGGTCAATCCATTGGTGAACCAACTACGCAATTAACTCTTAACACTTTCCATTTATCAGGTGTAGCGTCCAAATCAAATGTTACTCGTGGTGTGCCTAGAATTGAGGAAATCTTGCGTTTAACAGAAAATCCAAAAAATCCTTCCTTAACTGTTCATTTGAAACCATTAGAAGAAGAAGAACAGGAAAAAGCGACCAAATACGCAAATATATTGGAACATACAAAATTAATAGATGTAATCAAATCAATTCAAATATGTTTTGACCCAAATGATAACGCAACCAATATTATTGACGACCGTATATTAATGGAACAATATTATGAATTTGAAAAAATGGTAGAAGAATGTATGGAAGTAAATGTAGAAAACGATACACAAAAATCAAAATGGGTTGTTCGTATGGAAATCGATGCGGAAGCATTATTGGATAAAAATATTACAATGGATGATATTCACTTTGCGATAACGAATAGTTATGACGGAGAGATATCGTGTGTATATTCTGATTACAATTCATCCAATTTGGTCTTTAGAATTCGTTTGAACGGAAACGCATTGAATAAAAATAAAAAGAAATCCACCGCACCTGATACATTAGACCAATCTGATGAAATATATTTATTACGTAATTTCCAAGAATCTGTGGTAAATAATATTGTATTACGTGGTTTGAAAGGAATTGATAATGTTATCCCTCGCAAATTACAAAACTATATTGTGAAAGATGAAGGAAAATATAGTCGTAAAGATGTATGGATATTAGATACAACTGGAACAAATTTATTGGAAGTATTATCTTTAGATTTCATTGATTATACACGAACATATGGAAATGATATTAAAGAAATATTCAATGTATTAGGCATTGAAGCAGCACGTCAAATCGTATTCAATGAATTTACAGAAGTCATGGAATTTAGTGATGTAAATATCAACTATCATCATTTAAGTTTATTATGCGACCGTATGACCTCGAATAAAGACATGGTTTCTATTTTCCGTTCAGGTATCTTGAATGATGATATTGGTCCAATTTCAAAATCCACATTTGAAGTTCATACAGAAGTATTATTAAAAGCATCCAGACACGCAGATTTTGACCATATGCGCGGTGTTTCCGCGAGTGTTATGATGGGTCAACACGGTTATTTTGGAACTGGTTGTTTCAATCTAGTATTAGATATGAAAGAAATGGAAAATATTGAAGATGTAGAAGTCAATACGACAGATGAAAAACAAGAAATAGAAAAGTTGTTTGGAAATCTAGAAGACAAGGGAGATTCGTGTGCTAAAAACAAAATAGAAATCAAAAATAATTTATCGGCAATCAAATCCGAAGATATTGGTGATTGTAATAACGATGATGGTTATGATATGGGATTTTAAATGACCAATAAATAATTTATTATGAGAATACAAATAATAAATTATTCAAGCATGTAAATAAGTTAAATAATATATAAGTTGTTTATTATTATTATGTCGGAGAATACGCCTATAAGTATTACCGAGTATAAAATACCAGCACAAACATTTTATCGGCGGGCTTGTTTAGCCGATTTTTTTGATGAAGGGGATGAAAAAACCAGTGAAAATACAAATAACAAATACAATAAAAATTATTCACATAACAATGATAATATATCAAAAAATCAGCAAGAATTTGGTCATAGAAAAAGAATAAAACCATGACGCACGGGAACAAAAAGTCAACAACAAATAGTTCCCAAAGGTTTTAAGAAAGGGTTCAGAGGATAATCAATGAAATGAATATGTGAATGACGTTACTCTATTCAATAAAATGGCTGACTACATATAACTTACTTTGATAATTTTTTAACAGTTTTATTCTTCACACAACGGAATTTTTCATTACGAACCTTACCATCTTTACATTTTTTAATACAACGGCGTTCAAGAGGATGTTGTTCTTCGCCACTACGACAAATCATTGGAGGTCTATCGGCTAATTTTTCGATTTCATCAGGTGATAAAATCAAATTTGTAGGATCTACTTTTGAAACCAATTTAGCAATACCATCTGGTTTCGCTTTACCCTCTTTAATAATATGATTATCATAATATTTATTGTGTTTTTCTAACAAACCAGACGTATGCATAAGTTCTTCATATTTATGTAATACTTCGGCAGGTTCATAACGACTGGGTAAATGAGCGCACATCATAAACGCGCAAATCTCACTTAGGCTAGTTAGTAAATTAGGTTCAATAAATTTGGCGCAATTAGATAATACTGTAGTAAAAGCAATACCAACACCATATGTATCAATAGTATTGATGGATTTATTCAAAAAATCGTCATAATTATTTTCTTTCAATTCTAACAAAAAGTCCATAAAATCATTCAGCATAATATTCATATTTTTAGTGAACAAATCTTCGGAAGAATTCGGCATAATGCTGTTAAAAAAAGTTCTATAAGGGCTACTAATATATCCTCTATCCATATCATCTAATATATTTTTGACTATGTTTATTTTATAGCGTTGTTGTAATGAACATAATCGTTCAAAAAGCCTTTTATTCAAATATTGTAGTTCAAATGGATAAGACCAATGTGGTAGAGCGTTTCTATTGTTAGAATTACGACTGGATTCTATCAATTCTTTTCTAGAAGTCATTAATCCAAAATCAATAAAATTAATGCGGTTCGTTTCTTCATTATACACAATATTTTGGGCTTTTAAGTCATGATGTACAATGTCTTTTTCTAAAAACACGGTTAAACCGTATAAAATGCGTTGTGCTTCAATCAAAAATAATTCTATTTTATTTTTATTTTCGGGAGTAACTGGATTTTTTGAAAATCGTCTGGCAAAGTCCGCTAGGTTCAAACCCCCGTCATTCATTATTAATATGAAGTAATTCTCTATGAATGGTGCACCAGTTAAATCACATTTTTTAATCGCAACTCGATTATCACTATCAATACTTGGAGAACATTTTTCTGGCTTTCCTAAATATAAATATTTTTTGGGGTCGGCTTTATGGATTGAGCCATATTCTTTCATTTCCGTTTTTGCGTGTTCCTTCAACATATATTTGGAAATCTTATTTTTATAATTAATCGTTTTTGCGGTTTGTTTACAACGAAGACTTGGTTTATGAACGCATCCATAAGTTCCTTTACCAATGACTTGTGGGTGTATTTTTAATTCAGGAGAACTGCTCACTAAATCAAGAGCTAATGTTTTGGGATGTTTCTTTATGCTACTATTCTGTTTACTTTTTTTACTATATACTGAAACAGTTTTTTGAGACATCTATAATATATATAAATGGATATATATTATATTGCTAAAAAATTAGGATTGTTCCAAAAAATCGGGCAAACTAATAATATTACGTTTGTATTCACCACCGGAAATAGCGGCATTCAACATAGTTTCAAATCCTTTTAATTCGGATATACTTACACTTGGAGTAATTAAATGATACATTGGAATTGTGTTTGGTTCATTTTCCGACGGACATCTTATACAATATATTTTTTTCGATAATATAGTTTCTACATTTGATAAAACTAACCAATCAATACCTGCGTTCATATGTTTGAACGGTTTTGAGGAAAATAATAGAATTGGTAAATTGTATTTATGAGCAATCATCCATATATCTAAATTGGTTAAAAAATATTCTTCGCTCATAATTACACTTTCAAGCGAAACAGTTTTCTTACGCACACTCGTCATTAACGATTGTTTTCCTTGTTTAAATAATATATCTACAATTTGTGTTTGATAATTTGGAATATACTCTTTATAAGCATTCCATAATGATATTTTCAATAGTTCAATTGATAAAAATTGGTTCGTTGTTTTTTGTAAAATTAATAGCAATACATAAAAACTACATCGGACTGAATTATTAAATATCATTTCGCGACAAGTTTTGGGGAAAACTTTTTTCCAATAACTGGTGGATACATTTCCAATTACATCAACAGTTTCTTTAATACATTGAATACCTAGTTCATCAACTAATTGGTCAATATTTTTCTTTTCAAAATCTTGTTTATCCAATGAAACTACATTATCATATTTTTTTGTAGAAACCGAAGGAACTGCTTGTTCAAATGTGATATTATTTACATAATCACTTTGTGGAAATTGAATTAATCCATCGAAATATTCATTCGTCAATAATGATTGTAGCATGATAACTTCATTATTTCTTATTTTATATTCGTTGTTTGTAACGTTTAAATAATATTTTGGTTCAAACATAAATAGCTTGATACGTTTATACCGCAACAATTCATCAGAAATTCTACCGAAATAAACAGTTTCATTGTCTACATTACTGATTAAATGATATTGTGGTAAAATAAGACGACAATTTTCATCGTCTTCTACTAGACAATAACTCTTCTTTTCGCATTTTGTTTTACAGGTTGAAATTTCATAGACATCGTCAATGATTTCTTGGTTGATATTTGTAAAACGGAATGATTTCGCCGACATTTTTCTCAAGAAAAACTCGATTTTCTTCAATTTGTCTTTATAATATTCAGTCGAATGATCAATAATATCCAATAATTTCGCGCGAATCTCGGCATTATCATTTTGGTTAATTAATCCACGAATAGTAGTGCGGAAAGCCAAATAAAACTGACTTTCTAACAATATTTTTTTAGTAGTATCTACCCGTTGAGTATCGGGTTCTTTGGTGCTAGTTAATACTTTATCTGCTAATAAATAATTTGAACTTTCCAATGTATCTATTCCGTCATCTTCAAAATTTTCTTGAGGAGGGACGATTTGAACAAATTGATTTGTTTCAGTTAATATCCCTACAATGAGATTATCTTCAATGACTTTTAACATTGGTTTACTATAGATAGGTTCCGAATGGTTTTTAGTTTGTTCATATAAAGCGGTCAATTCATCACGAGTATTTCGGTAATCTGTCCATATATCATCGTCAATAAAAACTATGTTTACATCTTCAATTGGAGCAGAAGGGAAACAAGGGACGAAAAAAGTAGTTTCACTATCACTTTGTCTTGTTAATAACCCAATAATTTTGCCTTGATAATTCATAACTTGAGATTCCACAACATAATTAAATGCTTTCAATATACTATATATTTTAAAAACCAACATATTATGTTTGAATTTATAGACATTCGGCATACTGAATTTGGGATAACATTGATTTCCAATCGTATTTTGAATAACATTCAATATTCGTTTGACGTTAGTCATGACTGTAGACTTGTGTTTGTTTGCTTGATGAAAGAGTTTAATGACCGTTTTCATTTTGTCTTTGGTATCATATAAATAAATAGGTTCATACAAATCATTTCGCTTTAATATAAAGACATTGTATTTACGAGGGTCATATAATTTCGAATTATATGAATTACTAGGACAAATGATTTCCATATTATCGGTAATATCATTATTCAATATATTTATAATAATCAGATTGATCCCGCCATCGAATAATTTGGTATTATTATTTGAAATAAAATCCCATAAATAAGTATAATCCACTAATGCGTGTTCATCATTTAAATAATTCAGAAATTGTTGGAAAGATAAGATAGTATCTTCTAAAAAGTCGAGTTGTGATTCATTGGATTGGTCAATACTTTTATAGAATTCAGTATGTTGATATTTTTCAATTTCGGTGATACTTAATTCGGTTTTTTGTTTCATTTTAAAAATGGAAGGAAGAGAACCATTGTTGTATTTTAAAAACATATCTAATGTAATCGAATTCGCAATAATACCAATCATATCTTTGATAGTAGGAATTTCGACGGTTTCTTTTCCAATTATTTTTTTATGTTCGGCATAAATATCTGCGATACAAGCAATAAATGATTTATTTTTACTATATTCAACACCATAACGCAATAATATACTAGAATCCGCTTTAATCAATGCCGAGTTTTGTTTCGATATAACATCATTATGGTCAATATTAAAAAATAATTCGATTGCGGGAGGTAAAAATCCATAGCGGTCTTTTAATAAAGGAAAACGTTCAACACCAATAATATAGGATGTATTTTGTATCTCATTCGTATCAGCTACATATGTTTCTGGATTTAAACATTGATTTCTTCGCTTTACGCGAGAAGGCGCATCCCAATTATTATAGCAACAGGGTAAACACAAATTATCAGGGTGTGTTCCGGATTCTTTAAATCCAGGATAATGGTCTCTGTATTTTCCAGTATTGGAATCAATATGGTATTTTTTATCGGTGAATTCATATACATAATGACCAGGTGGAATCGGTTTACCTTCACTATCAGGCGGTAAAATTTTACCGCATTTTCCGGCTTTTACATCTTCTTCTGTAATACTGGTATTCGTTGCTAAGCACCAAAAGCGAGGACATATAAAATAATGTTGTTTATTTGGGTCGCTTCCATATTTAATGGCTCTTGTATATGAGCCAGGGTTCTCTTTATCTATTTTGGCTTTTTCTTCTTCTGTTAAAATCACCGGTTGTAAATTCGCATTGGATGGGCATATACGCGGATAACTCGTATAACCGTCTTTCTCTTCAATGGTAAATAGTTTTTTATCTTTTTCAACCATTTTATTGAATAGCAAATCTTTTTTCTTGAAAATCTTACCATCTAATTCTTCCCCCAATCCACCCTTATACTTTTTTCCTCCTTTCATTTCTGATTCTTCTTCGTCATCAAAAATAATGGCTTCATCTTCTTCCTCTACGTTTTCGGTAGGATTTTCAATGATATTATCTCCTACATCATTTTCCGCTTCCTCGTCATCATCAAATATAATAGCTTCATCATCTTCTTCCTCTTCTACAATATCTGGTTCAGGTTGTTTGGCGAATTGAATGGGTTTAATCTTGATTTCTTTTGGAATAATAACTGTGTTTAATTGTGGTTCAATCTTTTCAACGGTAGTCGAGCAAGTAGATTTAATATATTTCATATCGACTGTAATGGATTTTGGGTCTAATGATAAACGTAAGATGGTATCAATATATATGTCGAGTGGATGAATATAAGAAAACGATGAAATATTACTAATTTCAACGCGTAATTTATTTTCAAAAGGTTGATAATGAAAATTGGTGATAAATCCAGGAGTTTCTGCGATATCAACTTCTTTATTTATAAATTTACCATGTATTCTAGTATATTGACTTAAAAATTTGGCCATTTGAGCATATGCTTCATCTTCCGATAATTTGAAATTATCAATTAATTGAACAATAACTTCACGTTCACTTTCGGTTTTATCATAGACATCACGTATCATCATAGACATCGCGTCCATTTCTTGAAAATTCTCAACACGTTTATAAATAAAAACCGCACCTTTTGAAATATTATCTTCACCGGTAGTGTTGAAAATACTTGTTATACACCCTTTATGATTAGTCAATTTCAATTTATTATCGTTATTCATTGGAATATTATATACATATTTCATATCTTCAATTTCAATATTTGAATCATAAATATCTTCAAATTGGCGAATAACATAACCATTTTGTTCTAATAAATCGTTTATATTATCCACAATAGGTGTAATTAAGGTTTTTAGCATAGTATTTAATTCATTTGCCGAAACGATGGTTTGTAAATCGCATTTCACACGTATATTTCCATTGTGTTCAAAATCAATAATAAATTCATTCTCGGCTTCTTTAATATAAAATGAAATTTGTTTTGATTTGCCGGTTTGTTTTGATAAATTCATAATGGTCGATTTTGGTAAATATGGTATTTTCTTTCCGGTTTTGGATATTTTTTCACTATATAAACGATAAATGTTCTCATGACGAAGTCCAGGATTATATTTTATGTAAGGCATGTTTTGAGATACATGAATATTTTTAAAGATAGCTTCTAATGGAAAATTGGTTTTGATATGTGGATGTATAATAATCCGGAATGATTGAATACCTTTACTAATATATGGTAATTCATTGGTTTTACTATAATATATTTTATAGAATAAATCAATAATCTCATAGCGTTTCGCCTGCTGATTGATTTTTAAACTATCATTGATGCGTAATACTTCAGAATGGTTTTCAATGAGTTGTTGTTTATTCATAATAGACATATTCGCCAATAATGGAAAATATAATTTGGCCAGGTTCTCTTCTTGAAAATTGTTATTGATAGCATAATCAAAAATATCTTCGGCTAAACACATATAAATCATATTGTTAATAGGATTTCCATAATTCAATAATAATGAATATTCGAGAGAGACTAATGGGTTCTCAAAATTATTTTCAAAAGTATAATCTTTATTATGTAAAATATCAAATGGATTGGCGGAGAACATTAAGTTCAAATCGCGCGTAAATTTTTGTCCCAATGATACTTTCATCGGTTGTTTCGTTTTATGAATATCTAATTTAACTAAATCCGCATATTGATATGTTTCTTTAGGCGTAATTACAGTATCAATGAGTGTATTCGAAATATTTAAATTCATAATCAATTGACCAAACATATTTTTATCAAAAGGGATTTGTTCATTTTTGGTATTTTGGAGATATACATTCATTAATTTAATTTTTTCATAAATACTCATAAACAAATAGATTTCGTTGTAAGATATTTGACCGCCCAATTCGTGTAATAATTTTATTTTGATGGCTTCAACAGTATCGTCTTTATGGATTATTTGGTCGGAAAAAACGATTTCGGGATTATCCGTTTCAATGTCTAACAATTCAGTTTCGCTAAATAAATCGCTTAATTTCACATTTGTATCTTTATTTCCGTTAAATATGAAAACCCTTTTAAATTTGGAATCACTTCCTAAGAGACATACTTTATATATTTCATCAGAAGGTATACTTATTTTAGGAGTTTCCATTCGTATATACAATATATTATAAATTTTGTATTATATTTTTTGTTCATATATATAAAAATGAAAAAGGCGTTATTAATTGGTATAAATTATACAAGCACACCTGATGTCCAATTGAATGGTTGTATTGACGATGTGGTAAATATGCGTAATACATTAATTGATGCGTATGATTATGAATCCGCAAATATTACTTTATTACGAGATGATGAATTAAGGTCAGTTTATCAACCCAGCCGTGATAATATTATTAACAATTTAAAATCGTTAGTCGCACAAAGTGGAAGTTTGAGTGAAATATGGGTTCATTATAGTGGTCATGGTTCTCAAATACGCGATACAAATCGTGATGAAACTAGTGGATACGATAGTATGATAATTCCATCCGATTTCCAAGTAAAAGGCTTTATATTAGACGATGAATTATTAAATATCATAAAAATGTTTAAATGTAAAACGTTTTTGATATTTGATAGTTGCAATAGTGGAACTGTATGTGATTTACCTTGGTCATTTGAATACAAAAATCAAGCGAGTTATTTAAAAACAAAAAATAATAATGTAGTCATCCAAAATCCGAATATATATATGTTGAGTGGTTGTAAAGATAATCAAACCAGCGCGGATGCATATAATAATGACTCACAACGATATGTAGGAGCTTTTACCAATGCTTTAATTACCTCGTTGCGTATGAATCGTCATAATGTTCCTTTTTTAACTCTATATCGTGATGTTTGTAATTATTTGAAGACAAATGGATTCTCCCAAATTCCCATCATGTCGTCTTCTACCCAAACCCCTAATCATACATTTACTCGCGCGACACAATTATCGGTTGCGAACGATATAAATAAAATGGTTATGATGTCTGCGAATAAATCAATACGCGCAACTATGAAAATGGTTTTGTAAATACAATTTTACACTTGTAAATTGCTAAGAACATATTAATTCTTTTAGAAATTAATATATTCATATACTATATTTTATGACGAATAGATACCTACCGATATCAACCGTATTTAATCCATATACGAATGTGAAACAGATTACCTTCTCTTTGCGAAAACCACGTGAATTACACACAACAGACCCTAGTTTGAGTGAAACGATTACTACTAACGATGTTAGCTTGAATATGTATGAGAATGGACAATTTGAAAGTGTAATCGCAGATATGAATGCTAGATTACATACATTAGGTTATTGTGATATAAATATATATACCGATGCTTCAGGTACGATTTTTGCGGTCGATAATGAAGGAAAAAATATTGAAAAACGATTTATTAAATCGATGGCGTATACATATCCGTATATAGATGGTAGTGGGGATTTCGTGTTTGGTAATATTGTATTAACATTTGACGATGATAGCATATTTTCATTGAGTGATGAATATCATACTGTATTTTGGTATTCTTTTTACGGAATGGACCCGATGGTTATTAAACAATTCTCTTAAACCCGATACAAATTAAGCATCATAATATGGATTATCGTGTATTTTCATTCCGCAATATTCTTGTGGAGATTTTTTATAATCAACTGGTGTGTGGATTCCGGCTTCTTTGGCGTTTTCCAATAAAAACTTGAAATTCGCCCAGAATTCACTTTTATGGCCAATTGATTTCGTCATAATATGCGATAATTCGTGTATGGCGACAAACAATAAAGTAGATTCATCAATCAATCGATTATTATCTTCTTTTTTCTTATTTAAACAAAACGCCAACTTTTCACCCTTATTCTCACTATATGCGGTATAAGAACTAGTAGGCAATGTCTCCATAATTTTTTTTGGGTTAAAACCCGCAACTAGTCGCTTCACATTTTCTTGTTCAGGGTATTTTTTACCAACAAATGCTACTAATTCTTTACATTTTTCAGTCATCCTAGCCAATAAATCCGCGGCTTGTTTTACTTTTTCACGTTCTCTAACACAATATTTATTTCCATCTACAGTGGAGACAATACATTTTAATTGAAAACTATCCGCGTTGTCTATATATACATAAACACATACAACAATAACAACGCCGACGATAAAATATCCTAAAATATCACTTTGATTCATATATTACTTATATAATATATGAAACGATTATAAAAAATAAAAAGATTATATATGATTACATAATTTTTCTACCATAGTTTGTGAAGGTAATGTTTCACCCACTATACAAATGCTCATACATTCGGGTTTAAAATATTTACATGCGACTTCAAAAATCTCTTTTTTCGTAATATTTTTATAGCAAGTCTCGTAAATTTTATCATAAGGAATAATCTGTGTACTATCTCCATAAATCAAATAATCTTTACCATTATGTTCGGCCGCGTTATAACAATCTTCTAATTTTAAATTCATAGTTTCTCTCTTCGAATTCTTTGCGACGGATAATTCTTCATCAGAAACACCATTCTTTTTTAGATTACATATTAAATCTATAAGTAGAGGGAGAACCCCCTTTCCGCTTCCATTTTTTATCAGTTTTTTGTAGTCAGTTTCGGCGGATAAAATGAAATCCCCTAAATGTTCATAATAATCAGTATTCGCGTAGGATGAATAGGTTAACCCATTATCTTCGCGTAATATCATTGATAAACGGCCACTTAATCCATTCAACATTTTTTTCAATAAATTCAATGCGTATTTATCTTTGGATGAATGAGGGCACGTGCGAAAACCAATCGATACTAAATTTGTAATAATGCCTGTTTTTTTATGTAAATAATATTGAGGTTTCAACTGAGGTGAAATGGTAAAGGATATAGTTCTCTTGATCAATTCATCATTGAATATAGGTTTCTTTTTCATAAATTGTGATTTTAAAACGATTTGTTGAATTGTATCAAAAGAAATATTGGTATTGATACTGAGAACAAAACGGCTGGGAATATAAAAGGAGTGATAATATTCTAACACCGCATTATAATCCAATCGTTTTTTATGATATCGTAAATTATCAATTTCAAATTCATAAGAAGAACCTTTGTATAATAATTTATCTAGGTTCTCTTCCAAAATAACATCGGGGTCATTTTCATTCTTAATGTTCTCTTCCACTACCACTTTATATTCCTTATTATATTCGTTTTTCACAAAGGTAGAGTTCATAAGCATATCTGATATTAAATGAATACTATTCTTTACATAATCATCACCACATTTCACGTGATAGCAAGTTAATCGTTTATCCGTATATGCGTTGAAATCCGCACCGATGCGGTCGAATTGTATTAAAATATCTTTTGATTTGGGGAATTTTTTGGTTCCTTTAAAACACATATGTTCAATAAAGTGGGATGCTCCGCGAACAGAATCGTCTTCATGTACCGACCCGACATTACAGAATAATTGAACAGAACTAATGGGTAAATTATTTTTAGGTGTTTCATATATAATTCTAAATCCATTAGGAAAAATATACGTTTGTATAGTCATAATATTATAGTATTATAATATTGTGATATATGGTTTTCTACCATTAAATTATTTATTGTGGACCTTGGCCGATTTCTAATGGAACACGGGCTAAATCAGGTTCCATGGTAGATTGGTTCCATGGGCCGACGGCTTGAACTGGGATGATTGGGTCAGAACGTAATTGAAGATTGGCGTTTCTTAGGGTTTGTCCGATGGTATCAATACCGATGTGATATCCGGCTTGTAATAAATCAGGCATCAAAACATCGCCCTTCTTCATGGCGTTAGGGTTTAATGCGGACCATTGGTTGTTTTGGTCAGCAGGTAGTAAATCACTTGGGTTAGCGACTGGTTGAATAGCATATCCAGGGGCGGATGCTTGAGGCTTTGGTACGACGGTTGGGTCAACTGGTGGTTGAGCGGCTACCGCAGGTGCGCCTGTTCCCATACCATCTAAATTAAAAGACTTTAATCCAGAATAACTTAATAATCCCCATGCTAAAATAAGAAAAATGACTAAAAATAAAACTCTTTCTTTTGTGAAAAACTTGGCCAAAGCACTTTGAATATTATTAAACATTCCTTTTATATAAACGGCTGATAAAATATTTATGAATTTTCATATATATTTTCGCTAAATATATGAAAAATGTTCGGTTATTCACTTTCATTTTTATTATTTTCATCATTTTCATTTTCTAAATCTTCTAGGTCTAAATCACTTTCTTCGCTATCGTCAATATCTTCCAACATATATGTATTTTTTATACGTTTGGCCTCTAAATAAGAAGAAAGTGCTAAATTTCTGGCTATTTTGGCCTTTCGTCGAGCCTCTCTATACATTTCATAATAAACTTCATTAGATGTTTTAATATGTATAACATCATTATCGGGTAAACTTTCAAGGGGGAAATTTACTTCTTCTAAACCATTGGATATAACTTTATTTATTACTAAATTTGTCGGTTGAATAACAGGCGTTTCGTCCTTCTGAATTTCCTTAATTTCTTCTTTTGCTGGTTCTTCTATTTCCTTATCTACCGTTTCTTTTACATGTTCTTGTAGTGCTATATCTTCTTGTACTTCTTCATCTATAGCATCTTCTGTTTCAGTGTGTTTATCGAATGTTTCTTCAACAGTTTCTGCTTGTACTTCTTCTTCTTCTGTAATAACAGGTATGAGTCGTTCTTCTTTTGCGATGTATTCGTCTTCTTCGATTTTCATCGTAATATTTTCTCTCATGATTGGTTTATTTTCTGGAATTTCACCATTACTAATTTGGTTTGTGTTTTTAGGTTTTAACAGACATTTTTCAAAAATATTAGTAGGTTTCATCACTAACATTTGCTTCATTTCAATTTCAATTTGAAAATTACGAGAAGAACATTTTATACCTTGAAATTCTAATATAGTCATTACATTCATAGAATTATTTAATGATTCCATCTCAACCTCGCATTCATTTTCGTCATAAATTTTCAACTTCACTACATTTGTTCTAACTGTATAATATTTACCTGATTTATATATTTTCAAAGGAGATGTGAAATAGTTTTCAATATCATGTTTTTCCAATCCTCCGTCAAACCACGCTTCACGGTTCTTATAAATAATTTCTTGACTATAATTTTCTAAATTTTCAATCCAGCGAATAAATTGTTCATTTTCATTATTGAACACTAAATCGGCAAACAATTTTTTACCCGCTTTTGTAATACCGTCTTTTAATTTACATTTAGGAGGTTGAATATATAACGACATATCTCCAACTAAAAATTTAATAAAATAATTACCTCCACTGATAGGTGTAGGTTTAGTTAAATGTAATTTATCAAATCGGAATGAATCGTTTGCTTCATGTATATAATCCATTTTTATATAATAGTTGATATTATCTTTAATAGTATTTTTACGCATATATTTATCCTATTCGTTCAAGATATTTTTATAAAATAGGCGGATTAAATAGATGAAATGAAAAATATACGAAATACATGTATGGAATTTTTTCAAAATGAAGATATGCGCAAACATATAAAAGATATAGTCAAACCCATTGTCGATTTGATGTATAATGAAATGTATTATTACGTTTGGTTTGTTTGTCTGTATCACGTATTTTTAATATTTATTATATTGGTCAACTTATTTTTATTGATTAAATTATTGAATACGAAATCAATCGTAAGTTCTCCAAGTATTTAGCCAAAAATATTTTTATAATTTATAATCTTTAGATATAATATATCAATGAACAAGTGGGCCGAACTCGTTTCAAAAACATTTCAAGAAAACAAGCATAAAGTTGGTTATAAATTAAAGAACGCGATGAAGGACGCCAAGAAGGTATGGAAAACGTTGAAGAAGCGTATATTCAAGGGCGGCAAAAAGGAACTTATCGAACAAGAACCAGTAGTTGGCGGAAAATCCCGAAGAAAGACAGCCAAGAACTCGCGTTCTAGAAAAAGTAGAAAATAAATCATATAATAGTATACAAATGGATACTATTATAAAAACGCCCAAGAATCAATTTATTGAAAACGTTCAACGGTGGGCGACCATTGATAGTCAATTAAAAATAATAAATGAAAAAACGAAAAAATTGCGGGAAATGAAGAATGCCGCTGAAAATGATATTTGTAAATATATGAATGAAAATAATTTGGCGAATAAGAAAATTAATATTTCCAATGGAGAACTTAAGATGGTGGAAAAAAAAGAATATTCGTCTTTAAATTATGGTTATATTGAAAAATGTTTGAGTGAAATTATACCGGATAAAAGCCATGTTGATTATATTATACAATATTTGAAAGAAAAGCGTGAAATCACAGTGGTTCAAGAATTGAAACGAGTGTAGGAGTAGGGAAACCGTAGGTTTCCCCTACGACCCCTTCCCTTTTGTATTTTACTTTTTGGTAGCGTCTTAGTCAAAAATATGAAAATATTGTATCATTATATTATAAATGATAGAATACGCAAAATCACACGGCGAAAATATAATATTCAACAATACTGAAAATGAAATGAAGGGTGGATATCCAATTACAAAAATATTACAAGAGAACCTACCAAATATAGAAATGCTAGGAGGTTCAAAAACAAAAGAAGAATTAGGATTATCACGTTTTGAACATTTATCCATTCCTTTAGGATTATATGTAAATAAAGAATTCAATACATTATTTAAAGGTGGTTCTCGCAAAACAAATGAAAAAGAGGCCGAATTACTTGAACATGACCATTTTGATAATTTATTGAATTTAGTTTCCGTTATGCGTGGCGGTAGCGAAAAAACAAATAATACTCGTAAGCGAACTACCGTGATAAATAAAACCAAAAAGAATCTAGAATAATATTTATCTATATGTACATAAATATTATTATTTAGCCAAGGTATTACCCGATATAACAGTATTACCACTAACACTGCCTGTCCAACTTTCAAACCATCTATTCGTATTGAATGCGTTTATTTTTAATAAGTTATCTGCATTGTCTTTCCAATATTTTATTTTGTTTTCTAATTCAATATCCGATTTACTTTTTGGATATACATAACCTTTTTGAGCATTCATACGTGCGATATCCGCATCGGATGCCTTTGGTTTCTTTCCATAACAGTTTACACCGAATTTTAAATATGGATTACCAATATATCCACCATTCACACCAGGTCGACCGCAATTATTTTTATGGTCTTTTGTTTTTTGTAATTTATCCCAAGTAGCTTTTTGAGTAGGGAAAAATATCATTTGACCATCTGACCAACCATAATTACACCATTCTGCACCATCATTGTATGCGGCTTCTACTTGGTCATATGTCGCCAATTTAGCATCATATGCTCCACAAATCGCTTGTGCGTCATCATAGGTGTATAAATTATTAGAAATATTGAAGACTTCATCTTTTTGAACATTATCATCTTCTTGTTTTTTAGGCTCTTCAGTAACATCCCCGAAAATAGATTTTAATAAATCTATAATAGGAATAGTTAATACGTATTTGAAAAAATCAATAATCGCAATAATTATGAAGAGAATCCACGCAATACCTTCTACAAACATAACCGACATTGGTTTTGTTTCAGCAGTCATAGGAAAACGGAATAAATAAACAATGGTGTAAAAAATCACGATGAAAGACGTAACTTCTACGATGGAGATAGGAGCATTCAAGAATTTTACAAACCTGTCCCATAGAATTGTTAAATAATTCTCTTTTTGATAATCAGACATAGAATAATAGGTAGCCATCACTACAATTACAAAACAAGACAACATCAAGATATCGATAGTTCTTGATAAATTACTATCTGTTCCTGGAGTATTACTTTTAAAGAAAAAACCTAAAAGAAAATAAGATACAAAATATACGCCTAAAAACCATGCTACTAAAATTAAATTCGATGTGCTAAAGATACTATTTATTAATTTGGTATCATTGGAAGTCTCGGTATTTTCTTCTGTTTTTGTGGTTGCGGTAGCAGAAGTATTTCCTAGTGTATCTTCCAAATTTTCCAATACTTTATTTATATTTTCCATTAATGTATAATATATTATAATAAGTTATTTTTTTTACGATAAAATAAACAATACGCCAAAGGGGTTATTATTTTCTTTGGGTCATCTACGATTTCTACACTATTATCATTGAAATGTATCCACGTATTTTCAGCGTGTTTGGCGAATGCGGTATAATGACCACCCATCACACCACCCATATGATTACATACTCCATATAAATCATATTTAAATGATGACGCGTTATAACCTTTCACATATGACGATAAATCTAAATTTTCAATAGGGAAATCAATTAAACTATTTAATTTTTGTGTACCGTCGGGGGAAAATCGTTTTAAGGATATGACCAGCACTTTTGGAAAATTCCAAAATGCGAATTGTTTCTTAATATCTTCTTTATTGCCGGTCTTTTCATTAAACCACGCATTTTCCCCTTCTAATATTTCGGTTTTACAAAACATGTTGAAACAATCGTAGATATTACCGGCTAAAATATTATTATCTAATACAGGCAAATCCAAAATAAAATAATGCTCTGGTTTCACTGCTAATTTACGTTGGCCATCTTTTGAAATAATTTCAGACATATATATTCCATAAAATAAATCCATAACTTCCGAATATTCCTTACCATAGATGGTTTTTAACATTCCATAACATTGTAACGCAGTTTCGTCTATCGCATTTTCGGTTTTACCATTGATTCGCATATTAATACTTCGTGCATAGCTATTGTGAAAACAATCAATCATAAATAATAAAAATTCAGGCATATCATTTTGTGTCCATCCGGTGAAGATTTCTTTGCCTTTTATTTTAGCAATTTCGTGAACATTATGAACGAATTTATTTGGTGATACAATCCCGTTTCCGCTCCACATTACACCACGTAAATCATTCCATTCGTTTAAAATATTTCTATCGGGTATATTTGATTTCAAATGGTTGGATGAATTCAATATTTCGTTTAATTCATAGGTATGGTTTAATACTTGTAGACAAGAATTTAGAAAACAGGTATTACCTAGATTATCTATTCCAGTGTATCCTTTTTTGTAATATTTCGACAAATCCATTATTTATTTAGTATAAATAATATATAAATATATATCTTTATACTATTTATAATTTTTAATGAGTAATCAATATTATAATGTATATGAATTTGACCAAGAAATGATGAATTTTGCCGATGAATTATTGAGACAATACCCAAATATCAATGATATACGTTCAACCCATAGAGGTGGTCAAGTCCCACGTCAACCTGTTCGAGAACAATCCCGCAATATAGACCGTTCGGACCACTCTATATATGATGTGATGAGCGAATATAATAATAATATACATGAATATAATGTAAATATGCGTATATTTTTAGATATAATGATGAATAATAGTCGTTCAACTATGCGCGATAGAGTGCCCGGCGTATCTCCACAAATGAACTATGCTCAACATATACCACAACAAATACCACAACGAATTCCACAACGTGAATTCACGCGCCCTGCTCAAAGGTACAGATATACTCCTTCCACTTTATTATCGTATGTATTATCGCCAAACAGACATCGTCTATTTGAAGATGTAATTGTTCATCCTACTGAACAACAAATTATCAATGCTACGCAAATCATTTCTTATTCTTCTGAAAATGAATATAACAATATGAATTGTCCCATTACACTCGATGAATTTACCGATGGCGAACAAATTTGTAGAATAAGACATTGTGGGCATATTTTCAAAGAACCGGCGTTGCGCAATTGGTTTCAGCGTAATGTGCGTTGTCCAGTATGTAGATATGATATTCGTAGTTATATTCCGAGAAATTCAACCGATAGTTCGAATAATGTAGTAGAAGAATCTGAATCTGATTCTGAATCAGAAGACACATTAGAAGCTATAACCCAACGTCCAAATGATATTTCTAGCAATAGTAATAATATTCCAACAACAAATACTGGATACAATCAATTTACAAATACATTATCAAATAATTTAATGAATATTATAACGGATTATGTAAACAATCATATAGAACCCTCTATTTTTGACGCATCTTATAATTTTACACATACTTTTGAATTACCGATTATATATTATAGTGATAATTCGGGGTATTATTTCACGCCTGAATCCAATGTATAAATGTGAAAAATATTCGTATATTTGTATACGAATATTTATACTAGTGAAGATTTATTTTTTTTTTGGGCATTCTGGACCTTCACATGGAGGTTGTTGTTCATTCTCCACCGCTTGTTTGCCTTCCATACCTTCAACGCCAAATCTGCGTGATAAATTCCATACGAATTTACATGTGAAGAATGCGACGACACCGAAAACTAATGCGTGAACACCAGCAACTGTGAATTTAGAACCGTTCTTTGGTAGTCTTAAAAGGACACCAGGTGAAAGAACAAAGAAAAGAATAGCTAAGTAAAGTGCGATAAACCAATTCATATTATGAATATATACTATATAAACAAAAAAAATGTTCTAAATAAAATACTTCGCGGTTTTATTCTAAATGCTTTTTTACGCGGGTCAATTCAATTTCGTAAAGAAGGAAGATAATGTTTGGATTTTATTTTTTTCATTGTAAATACGGGTTAATATTTTATCGAATAATAATACCTTGACTTTTGCCGAACAATATTTTTCTTTTTTCTTCGTAAATTCCTCATAGTTCGGATAATCCTGTTGTATTTTTGAAATATCTTTTTTGTATGCTTTGATTTGCGACATTTTACCGTCGATTTCCCACATCTGTTCTACCGCCAAACCGAACAATTGTTGTAATGGTTTCATCAATTGATTGGTAATATAATGTGTATAATCGATTTGTAATTTATTTTCAATAATGAATTCGGGCGTTTCTATTTTATCACCCATTAATGCTTTGGGATTGTTATTGATAATAAATACGAATTTCATACGATCTCCTGGTTTTGGTTTATTTCCTGGGTCGCGTTTGCCTATACGGTCCGCCAATACTTTATGGCCGATTTGATTCGGATTTTTATAATCACTTCGCAAAGCCTTGGTAATCGCTAACTTATCCATCGATACATTGCCGTTTACTAATTCTAATAAGGAATGGTTCAAAAATTCCATCGCTTTTTTTATATTATTCTCTTTCATCAATATGTTCAATATACCTCCATATACATCTTTTAAATAATCACACGAATCACGGCGTTTTAATGATAAACCCATATATTTCAATTTACCTTTATTCGGGTCTTCTTCATACAACATACCGACATAACGCTTTTTTGATAATATGATAAACGGCATCAACGTTTTTTCATAAGATAATTCCATCGGGGATTTTAACCATTGACTACATAATTTCGCTGCATCTTGTGCTATCTCTATCGTCATTTCTAGTGCGGGTTTTCCTCTTATTTTTTCTCCAGTTTGCGGATTTTCTAGATTGAATGTGAAGAATACCGAATCCGTATTATGAACAATCATATTGCCTATACCAGCTGCAAAATGATGATTTTCAGTAGTTAAGTCATATACATATCCTTCATATGGTATTTCATGTAATCGTTTGATTGCGTTTGGATTTTTTCGTTGCGTTTTTTTAGTCATTGTTATTCTATAAATGTTTGCTTTATCTTTGCGAGTATTTATAGATGTTTTCCATCCTAGACTTGACGCTAGCCAAGCAATATTCGCCGCACTAATTTGATTTTTTTGGTCAATTCTAACATATCCTTTTGCGTCTTTATCTCCATCAGCATCATATAATCCGTCCCAAAATGCTTGTCTTATTAATTCATTTCCATTCAATATCTCGTTTGGAATAACTTTAGAATCGTTTGAATACATTTTACCACGGTATTCTTTCACAAAATTTGATATTGAACTATAAACATTAGATCTTGGTGCTATTTTACATACGCCTGAACTTTCCATTGTATCCATGATAACCCAATCAAACTTAGGATATGCCTTTTTACATAGTTCTAAATAACGTTCCAATATAAATGGACATGAATTATTTAATGCCCAAGAACTTTTTTTTCCTGATTTACAATTATAATTTCCACAGCTTCCATCTCCGAAGAAGAAACCCATTACCCGTGCTTCTTCTACTGTTATTTCTGAATTATTTATAGTTTCTATCATAGGTAAATGATGATGTAATAGTTCTGTTCCAATATCCACATTTTTTGGTGAAATTTCTTCGCCATTCAACTGAATTAACGAATGGTCATCTGTTACATCTACTAATCCAGTATGAGTAAGAATTCTAATCATTTTTTTATGCGATGCTAATTTATGGCGAATAATTCTATATAATTTGGTCCAACCTTTTTCGGTCCAGGTTTCTACATCCGTTAGTTCGCAATATTCTTTTTCTTGTTTTCCTTCTTCTATACAAGTTTTCCATAGTCCATTTCCATATTTTTCAGATAGATTTTCAATCGTGCATATATCAAATACATTTTTTACCTTTACATAAATCGGAGTGTAATTCGCTACGCTATCTCCATATATGTATTCCGCATTACATTTTACCGCTCCATGAACAGCAGTTTCATACACCCTATCGCCATACACTTCTTCTATAATTTTCTTAGCATAGATAATCATCATACGACCCGTTGCGGTAGTCGACGCCGCAATATCTTTTTCGTAAAATGTGGAAGTTCTTGACCCACATTGACCATATAAAGAATTCGCAGTCACTTTATATCCGAGTTGTCTTTTGTCCAATATATTTTGCATAAAGGGGTCTTTTTCAGTCTTTATCATTTTACGTGTATCCGAACGTGCTTTTAATAATTCCTCTAAAATCGAAGGCATAATTCCTTTTTTACCATCGGGAAATTGGGCCCAACGACAAATCATTTTTCCCGAAATGGTTTTCTCCGCACGTGAGGTAGGCGTTTTACGAATATACCGATATGTATCAAATTCCAAATCAATATATTCATATCCTGGTAAGTTATCATAAATGAAATTGCCTTTTTTATCTCGTTCACCTGTAATTCTAACCAACTCGCCTTTTAAATCATATTCTTTTGTCCATACTTTACTATCGTGTGATAAATTTTGACTAATCATCGAGGAAGGATATAGCGACGAATAATCTACACAGGCGACTGGATTGTCCATATACATCGAACATTTGGGCGGTAATACAATCGCGCCTTCATATCCATCTCCACCTTCTGTTTTTTCTAAGTCAGGCATCAGCGTATTTTTTTCACGACATTTTTTCGCGACATAACTCGTCAATTTAATACCTTGACCACGGAATACTAAGAAACTAATGGGGACACTACAAATACGCGACATTTCCACATAACCCGTAATTACATCGATTTTATTCATCAAGTGATGAACGAGATTACAATCCTGAATACAGTATTTCGCAACTACCGCGCGGTCTGCGGAAGTGCCTTTTGATAATCGGAAAATATCTTGTGGAGTTACATCATCTTTAGCAGTTCCCCATTTAATCGATTTTGTTTTATCGAATTGTTCGTGTCCTTCAATTGTAATTACATTATATTTATTCACAACTTCTTTTCCTTTTATCGTTTCGGTTACTTCACGATTTTTATCAATATGTAATACCTTGAATTTTTTACCATTTTTATAATAATCCGCAGTAAATCCAGTCAATTCAATATGAATATAATCACCTACGCGCAAACCAGTTAAGTTTTGACTGAATAATTCGGTTACTTCACCGTAGGTTGTATCATATACGTGTTCAATCCGTTTCACATCATCACTAATGAATTGCGCGGCGACATCATCTAATTTATAAGACGACAAATTGAAATCGCGACGGAAATAGGCATACATATCTATTTGTAAACGTCCCGACATTTTGAAAAATCGCAAGTCATACTCACCACTCGCTATGGCTAATTTCGTATTTTCAATTTCAATAACGCCATCTTTGGATATTTTCGCACATAATTCTTGATTTTTACGCGATAATAATAAGAATTCTCTTTCACAATGATTTTCTTGCGCGCGACGAAACATAAATTCATAATCAAAACCAAATATATTGTATCCAATAATGATATCAGGATTTTCTTTTTGTATGACTTCCGTCCATTTCAATAACAAATCACATTCATCTTCAACCGTTTCTATTTCCGCACCAGGAACCTCATCACAAGAACCTAACACTAAACAATGATTTAAATATGGTTCTGCTTCACCATATCGTAGAAAGGTTGAACCGATAAACGTCACTTTATCTCCTTCTAATCGCGGAAATAATCGAGTTAATATTTCATTCGCTATTTGTATTTTTTCATCTCGGTCATAATTTTCACTTAGTAAAACGTCGATGATCGATGAACCCTTTTCTATTTTTGTTTGTTTCTGTTTTTTATTTCCATACGAATATGCGGGTGCTACTTCCGGTTGAACCTCATCATCGTCATCGTCATTCTCGCAAGTTCCTCCTTGTGCTTCTAATTCTTTCAATTGCTCAAACATCGTATCGATCGTCAATAAATGTGAATTATCTTCATCCATATTCGCTTGTTTCGCTTTCTCAATACTTTCATTTATGAATATTTTTATTAATTTATGTAATATTTCTTCAGAAGGTTTACTTTTAGGATATACAATATCTACGTCGTCAAAACGAGCATATTCAAATGCCGACAGTATAATTTTTTCCAACAATGTTTTTGACTTGTTTTTATCTAAAAATTGGGATTGTTTGATAAAGATATCTACAATATTCATAGCCAATCGTTTGTATGTTTTTATAGGCATCGGAAAATCACCATGACTACTACTAGCTTCAATATCAAAACTACATATTTTATAAGGAACTCTATCTTCCTTTTCAGCTAATGGTTTCACATGATTAATATTACATATATATTCATAGGTACAAGTCGTTGTATTTACTGTCGGTTTTTTACAGCGATTGGTTTGTATGGAAACCCATCCAGATGGACTGATATTGTGAATATGAAAATATCGCAATAATGGCGGGATATTACTTTCATATAATTCCAATTTTACACCTTTATACGTATAAGGATTGGGGCGTCGTTCCGTGTTACCGGTTTTTGCGTTAGTAATATATTGATACCAAAACCCTTTGACTTTATTCATCACGCACGTATTTTTGAAAGTGAATTTCACGAATTTATCCATTTTTCCAGCGGAGAAACCATATAATTTATTGTATTCTACTAATTCGGCGGATAAAACGGATGGACGGTATTGTTCTTCTAATTTATCGCGTATATCTTTCAAAAATAACGATACGGTAGAATCTTCCCAATTTTCACCTACTTTCACGAAGAAGAATGGTTTGAAATCTTGAATATAAATACAACATGTTTCGCCGGTTTCATTTACACCAAACATTTGAATGATAAATTGTAAATCGTCGGTTTTCTTTTTATATTTTACTTGTTCATCAGCAATTTCATTCACTAATTTTTCATCATAAATGTGAAAATCAATGAGACGAAATGATTTGGTGATGATTTTCGGTTTGATACTTTTTTTAACCGGTTCATTCAATGTAGTCATTGTACTATATGTAAAATAGCGTTTAGATTTTTTTGGGTTATTATATTTACTCCATGGAAATATAATATTATTATTTTCAATTTTTTTTGTAAATTTTTCGCGATTTATTTGCGGTTTTGTTTTTGCGTTTACCACCTGTATATAGCGATGATTGTTTTGCCCATTCTAATAATGTTGCCGCATTACGTAGACCACCTTGGAAATATTGTACTTCACCGCCGGATATTTTAAATAATGTAGGAAACCCATCGACTCGTATTTCACCACCTTTTATTCTTTTATTCATTTTTGCTAATTTGGCGGATTTCATACTATCACTATCTTCTACTTCAAATACACCACATTTCTCAGATAATTTGCGGTCTTTTTTTACAGCGTTTTTGAAAGCGTCCCATTCAGGTTTCAATGCTTTACAGTATCCACACCATTCCGCGTATACTAATCCAATAATTACTGGCTTGTGCTTATGTTGTTTTCTAGTATGCGACATATATATACTAAATATAGATAATTATAATTCAAAATAAATTATCACAGTTTTTTCTCGGCATTTAATATACGAATTGGTCTAAATGAAAAGTATAAGAATTTTATTTCAATTATTTTTATTAGTCGCCTTTTTAGCGGGTATCTATTTTATAATGTACAATAAACAAGATATGGAATCATTAAAGAATAAACGAGGTGCTACCCCTGAACAAGACGAAACCAGTGGATGCCCTAATTTATTAGTTCGTAAAGGAAACGTTATTTTATTATATAATACCAACTTACCAATTATAGAAAATAAAAATCCTTTACCCTTTTATAATTTAGATGAATATATCAACTATTTAGAAATACAAAAAAGAAATGGAATAAGTTGTCCCGTTTTATTTTTACAACAAGAGAACAACGCACAAGGTCAATTTATTTATAGAGTGAGACCTAATCCATTCGATTTACAAGGTGGATTACCTACGACTACAAATTTATATAAAGAAGATACCAATGGTATGCCTATTCCCGTTCCAGTAATTGACGCAAACCGCGCAAACAAACCATACAATCAAAACAATTATGCTGGTTTTGACCCATTAGGTTTACATATTGGAACATATACTGATTTGGATAAAATCCATGATTCCACCAAATTACAAGGGGAAAGTGATAATCCAATGGATACCAATTGGGGCGGCGTTTCCTTCACACAACATATGATTGATATTGGTAAATATGAAGAGAACAATATTACCAAACCAGTATTATTCCAACCACGTGGTTATTATGACCCTAGTATTCCTACTGGTTATTCTCAACCAAAGGATATTATATAAAACGTCGCTATTCTATTGGAATAAGGGAGTAGAAATATACAACCTAAATCAATTCAAACTGTAAATCTACTTAAACCGTAAATTATACTTATAATTAGAAAATTCGAATTTATAATTATATATTGAAAATATAACATATGAAATATTTATTTATATACTTGTTTATTTATTCTAATATCGATACTATTATAAATAAATATTATTTACCGCATTTTCATATCGATTTCCATACCGAAGTGATAAGTACGAATGAAACATTTTATTTTTCCATTACCAAATATAGTGAAGTAATGTTTTTTATATATGCCTCTTTTATTTTATCACAATACCTTTATTGTAAATCAACCAATATTTATTCATTAGCAACCGCATTTATTTTTTTAAAATATTTATCAAGTTCAATTCTGAATTCAGATATTAAATTATATGAATATGAATTCAGCCGTAATGTAATGTGGTTATTTACTACACCATTGTTATTGAAAATGTATTGCGATACCAATTATATGAAATTAACAGATATTAATATTCAATATCATATGGTTCCTATAACAATAAATGTTTTTTCATATCCATTCAAATATACGAATATATATTATGTTTCTCTACTTATATCTTATATATTTTATGGGTTATTTATCAGAACATTATATATGAAAAGAGACGTTGCGTTTACGAATATTTATATATTGATATGGATTTTATTTGCGGGGGTGAATTGTATGGATCTATTTGAATTAAGAAATATTTACGACATTAATTTATTTTATGTCTGTATTGATGTTTTGGGGAAAATGCTAACCAATATTCTAATTAATGATTATAATGAAAAAGAACAACATATCAAAGATAATATGGATTTACAAAGTATTCAATTCAATAGTCATTTATTAGAAACGATTCACGAATACTCTAATCATAATTCTAATATTACTGAGAAATGTAAACATTATATTTCATTCATTAAACAAAAATTTTCTGCACGTATACCGAATAATATAGATGAACTGAAAAAAGAATTATTAACAAAATTATTACCATTTAATTTTGATAAGGAATATATTGAACAATCTGCTGTATTTAATAAACGATCCACCATCAAATTAGATATGGTTTGTATTTTATTTACCGATATTGTGAATTATACTGAAATCGCGAAAAAATACGACGATAAGATTATTTTTCAATTATTAAACAGTATATACAATAATTTTGATAATATTCGGAAAAAATTCCCGCATTTACAAAAAATAGAGACGATTGGCGACGCATACATGGTTGTTGGTGATATTTATAGAAATTCCAATAATCATAAAGTAGTGATTAAAGAAATTATATTATTAGCATTTGAACTTGTAAATTCTATTAAAACTGTGAAAACCCCCGACGACATACCATTATCTATACGAATAGGTATTACTATGGGCAATGTTAGCATTGGTATATTAGGAAATGAAATCCCTCGTTTATGTGTGGTTGGAAATGCGGTAAATGTCGCGTCAAGACTACAATCTACCGCGGATATAGATTCTATACAAATCAGTCGTCATATTTATGAAAAGATAGGAGAAATAGATTTTAATATTGTATTTGATTGTATATTGAAAGAAAATGTATTTTTGAAAAATCTGGGAACTATCAATACATATAACATTTACCCTTTACAAAATGAGGGGGGGGGAATTATTGAATAAAACGTAAATTATTTCGTTTTTCTTTTTCTTGTTCTTGTTCTTTTTCCTTTTCTTTTGTTTTGCGAATGATTTCTAACAACATAGAGGTGCTTTGTTCAATACCGTCTTCCATAATATAGTATAGAAAGACTATATTATGTTATATTTTACGAAAATAACGTTGTCTTTTCCAATAAATCCTAAACTACTACGAAACGTTATAATCACTTGAAAATATGGTGTATACCTAATAAAATATTTCTATAATTATATAAATATATATTTTATTTATCTATATATGAAAAGTATTTTTACCCATCGAGACAATATAGATGGAAATGTAGGTATTGGAAAATTGCCCTATTATTTAGATAAAGTATTAAGCGATATCGGAAAAGAATATATAAATAAAGTTGCGAACAAAGCGACCACTACCCATCATACATATTATAATGATTTAACCGATGTTTTAAAAAAGAATTTTGACGCTGTTCAATATGACGATTTATGGAAAAATATTTGCGATAGTCAAACTAATTGTATATTGAAACATGTATTCGAAATGAATGAAATATATTATTCAAACCCAAAACCGAATTTCAATAAAATGAATTTATATGGGGCGGCGGCGAATTTGATTCCTCACCGCGATTGTATTTTGTATAATTTTGACGGCATTCAGTTTTATAGGGTCATTATTGGCGCAACAAATAATAACAATGATACGATTACCGAATTTATAAATTTTAATTTAGAACAGAAATTGAATAGAGGCGATTATATGATTTTTGATTTTGATAAAACATTACATCAAGTTAAAAAAACAAGTCAAGCTGAAACCCCGCGCATTTTATTGAAAATGCATTTTATAGTATGTGAAAATTGTAAATACAATACATTCTATGTGGATTTTGTTGCCTTCTTCTATAAATTTTATTATGTGGTTGCTCGATATACCGAACAAATTGGAACTGACCCTACTACTTTTATGGGGTTCTTTTTTGGATTATTATGGGAATATCCTTTTCATGCAGCATTCAAATATATTGTAATGCTATTGTTTATAAACAATATAATTGTATTGAATAAATTATGCGATATAAAATTAAATTATAAAAATACAAAGAAATTAGTCGCCTATTCAATTATGAATGTTATATATATTTATCTATGTATCGTATCCTTTTACTATGGTAGATATATATTATTCGGTATCAAATAAATTTTGTCGATTATACCAAATATTTTTTGATATTTTCCACACAATTTTTGCCTATTTTTCGCAGCTTACCTTTTGTATCACATTGTATATCATCTAAACATTGTGGATTACTTTGTAATTCTTTTGTTAAATTTGGAAAGGTACCAAATTTTTTCATAACCGCCATAGCAGTCACTGCGCTGATTCCGGGGATTTGACACAATATAATTTCTCCTATATTTTCTGGAGTCACATTGTCCTTTTTCACTTTTTTAACGACTGTGCAATAGTTCGCACTGGTAATTTCAGTAGGTGACGGAAGGCTTTCAGGTGGAACAGTAAACATTTCACCTACTCTAGCCGTTGGGTTCATTATATTTTCTAAAACAGATACTCGAGGTCTTTCTTCGCCGTCCTCTTCTATTTTATCTACAGGAGCATTTGCGGATGGTTCGGGCATCTGCATGTATTTACAATATTGTGGTTGTAAATAATAAGGAAACACACAACGAAGAAAATTGCGCTCTATTTTTTCAGCCATCCATACGATTTGTTCTGCGGTCTCTACTAAATTATTCGTGCGTATTACGCTAAACCCTTTGAAAAAATTCAGTGAAGTTATCGCCGAATAAACAATCTTCTTCTCCATACTCGTGCGTAATTGCGATAATTGTCCTTCAATAATATATAATATAGAATGCGGTGGCATATTACTCGAATGTGTTAAACGGTAGGATTGTTCTTCATATCGCCCGTCTTTAATACTCGCCAATAAATCAGATAAAGATTTTCGTTCAATAATGAGAACATGTTTACCCTCATCGGTGGTTATAAAAATATCACCCAACGCTAATACCTCTTTGGATAAAACGACATAGGTTCCATTCGAATGAACAATTCCAAAACATTTTTCATAAAGTTCTCGCTCTCGCTCATCAATAATGACTTTCATAACGCAACAAATAATATAATGATTATATGAAAACCATTATATTGTTTCAATTAAATATAATATTTATAGAAACTTAGCACGGTTTGCACCAGGCATTGTTCCAATTGGTCTAGAAAAGCGGGCTAATGGGAAAAGATTGGTACTGAATGATGATAATTTACAGCAGTGTCCACAAGCAGGGTTGGTCATGTGGAATGCTACACTTACAGCACTTGTTCTACCAACTTGTTGTGGGAAACCTGCTTTCTTTGATCCTCCACCTTGATTTTGATTACTAATACTTGTAGCATTTCTTGCTCTCTTTGCGGCGTTGTATAAAGGCATATCTATGATATATATTTACTAAATATATTTTTCTATAAAAATATAATTATGGATAAATATATTTTCAAAAGTACATAAAAAATTGATTGTATTATATAATAGTTAATTCATATTATTTGACGAATAACATGAATATGGACGACGACATTCGCGTAGAAAAAAACCAAAACGGCGTCGAAACTTACATTTTTGACCCTTATAATCCGCTAAATAAAATGATTTCTCAAAATGAAGTCGAAATTTTATTACGCAATTATGGAATTCATACTCCCATTCATAATTGGACTTTATATAAACGAGCATTCATTCATCGGTCATATATCAAGCGTCCAAATTTAGAAAATGAATTGAATAATATTATCATTACTCCTAAACCCGATGATTGTTTGCCCTTATTTACTAAATCAAATGAAAGATTAGAATTTGTAGGCGACGGTGTTTTAGAATGTATTACTAAATATTATCTATATCGCCGTTTTCCCAAAGAAAATGAAGGATTTATGACTGAAAAAAAAATCGCATTAGTAAAAAATGAATCTATTGGTAAAATTGCTTACGATATGGGCCTACATAATTGGTTTGTATTATCGAAACACGCCGAATCAAAACAAACACGCACCAATTTAAAAAAATTGGGATGTTTGTTTGAAGCCTTCATAGGTGCGATGTTTTTAGATTTCAATAAAATTTCAGTTGAAGATGAAGGCGGCTGGTTCAAAAATATATTTGTAACTGGACCGGGATTTCAAATGGTTCAAATCTTTGTAGAAAATGTCTTTGAAAAACACGTAGACTGGATTAATTTAATAAAAAATGACGATAATTTTAAAAATATATTACAAGTGAAAATACAAAAAGAATTCAAAGTAACACCACATTATATGGAACGCGAAGAACATAACCAAGAAACAGGTTATCATATGGGTGTTTATTTATGTCTAGGACAGCCAGTTCATGGAGTAGCACATGTTCGTTCTATACCAATCACCAAATTCAAATCATATGGAGATATACATCAATATATGTCTGTCCACGGTAAAGTGTTCATTTATTTGGGAGGCGGTGTTCATAAAATAAAAAAGAAGGCGGAGCAAATTGCTTGCGATGAAGCCATACGATATCTCAACACATTTTGAAAAATAAAATAATATTTATAAAATACATAAATATTATTTATAAATAACTATTAATGATTGACCCGCTTCAAATAATACAAGTATCTTTATATACAAAAATATTGAATGAATTCTCTACAAAATTAAATTTAAATCATTCTACCATAATGTGGTTGATTTTTTTTTATTTTTTATATCAATTATATTCGATGCCGATGATTCAAGAAAAAATCAAGCAATATATCAATCATTATTTTATATATAATATCAGTTCTTTGACTGTCCAAGGGCACCGAAAAGTATATAATACAGGTTTTGCGGGAAACAAACAAATTATTCATATTTTATATAGTGAAAAATTCCAGGCAATCACTCATTATTTACTAACTCATAATATAAAAGAAATTTATAATTTCAAAGAATCATTGAAACTACAATTCGATATATACGGCCAAGAAGGAAGCACTGATTACATATTGATGCCCGAATATAATCAAAAAATATTACTTTGTCCTATCCATAATATTTATATTGAAATCAGTATTCACGAAGAAAATTCAACGGACGAAAAAGAAAAATCCAAAAATAACTATATCATTCATAGTTATAAATTATTCATTCCCGAGAAAAATAAATATCAGGTTTTGAATGATTTTGTATCGAATTGCGTAAATACATACAATACAGATGTAGTAGATAAAAAAACGCAAATGATTTTCGAATATACTGGAACATACAAAGACGATTATGATAAAATTAAATTACAATATCACGAATATCCGTTCAATAGTAATAAATTACTAGACAAAAATATTTATTTTGAAGGGAAAGAGAAATTGATTGAATACGTCGATAAATTCAAAGTGAATAAAACCGAAGAAAAATCTTGTTTTGAAAAAGAATACGAAGAAGCGGGGGTTACATTCAAGGCTTCCATGTTATTGCGCGGACCACCTGGTTGCGGTAAATCCTGTACCATTCGCGGAATATTGAATCGTACTGGTCGACACGGGGTAGTTGTATCATGGTCCAAATTAAAAACGTGTAAAGACTTTTGTAGTCTCTTTCGAAATACGAAAATAAATGATAAAAAATATTCAATCAGCGAATTGTGTTTTATTTTCGAAGATTTTGACGCAAACAATAGTGAAATATTGAAAAGTAGAATATCCAAACCGTGCGGAAGATGTGATGATAATCGATTACATTCGTTGATTAATAAATATGAAAAACAAGAATCGAGTGAAGAACAAATCAAAATATTAAAAGAAATCGATACAATAACTATGTTTGATAAAAAACTAGAAGACGAATTAACATTGGAATGTGTCTTGAATGTATTAGACGGTATCATTGAATTACACAACGCAATGGTTATATTCACCACCAATCATTTGGAAAATATTGACCCCGCATTCACTCGTTCTGGTCGTATCGATTTTCATCAAGAATTCAAATTGGCTTCTATAGGTATTATCAAAGAAATGTTGTTGAAAATACGTTGTATTGACTGTGAACGTGAAGACTATCAAATATATATCGAGAAAATGGTGGATTATGTTATTTCACCTGCAGATGTTCAGAATATTTGTTTCAAATATACCAATGCCGATGCGATTCCTATATTGAATGATATTGTTGAATTGTGTATTGAAAAGCAAAATGTATAATAATTACAATGATGAAACTTGTAATTACTATTGTGGGGATTATGTTACGGGATATACTTTATATTTCCATTTAGTATATGATTACCAAGCGAAATTTAATAATACTATTATCTATTCTTCTGATATTTCTAATCATCTATCTCTTTTTTTATAAAGATGTTATTGAAGAAAATGCGGATAATTATACACTACAGCATGAGGGGGTTCAAATCTTTAAAAATATCATAAAACCAGAAGAAATCGCCGAATATATGGATGATTCTACGAGCGAAAAATATGAACATATAAAACGAAAATTATTGAAACATCCTGGATTGCTGATGACCATCCAAAAAAACCTAGGTTCTCAATATATTTTTCAAGATTACATTTGGATAATAAAAAAATCAGTGGTTCATACTTGTCACCGAGACAATAATGGCGACTTTTTTAATGAAAAACAATGCTATCCGTCATATACAATGTTGATATATTTAGAAGATATGGAAAAATGTTTAGGTGTAATACCCGAAAGTCATAAAAACAAGAACGAGAACAATATAAATTTTGTAGATAAAGTAGTGAATTTACCATGTAATAAGGGAGATGTAATTATTTTTAACGCCAATTTAATACATGTCGGTTGTATTAATCAAAAAGATGATAATTTAAGAATACAAATGAAAATAACACATTCCGAAGATATACCACATTTACAATATTATCAAAATTTCAATAAAATATTAAACAAAGACAATTCTTTACCTCTTTTTTTACGAAGAGGACAAAAAAGGTTCTCTTGTATGTTTCCTATTTTATCTGATTTAACACAAAAAGAAAATATAAGAACGGCGAGAGGGTCAGACAATGGAGTTCAAGTAGGGGCGCCGCAAAGAATGTTCTCCTATTTATTTTATGGAAATCCCGATTTTTATGATTTACCGAATGCTTTTTAGTTTTTTATCCCAATATAATATAATAGAAATTATTATATAATATGTATAAACAGTTAGAACATTTACAAAAAAAACCAAAAGCCAAGTCGTTTCAACACATACATATTAAAATAACAAGTAATATTCCTGCTGAAAAATTAGAATTAGTGGAAAAAGTCGAAAAAGAAGTCGAAGGTGAAGAAGATCTCATTGATGAAGATAAAGAAAAAGAGAAAAAGCAAGTGGAACAAAAAATAAAACAGAAAATTATAGACAAACGCAACCTTCATTTTAACCGTGATATTGTATTTGATAAATTATTAGATAAATTACCATTCAGGGTTCTCGTCCAAAAAGACAAAGAAACTGCTCCAGAAGTAGTAGAGGAAATTACTCCTATCGGAGAACCTTTAAAAAAGAATAAAAGAGTCGTTATTAAAGAGACTGAGAATGAGACTGTAGAAATACCTTTAGAAAAAGAAGAGGATGCTGAGGAGGTTCAACCCACTGACGAAGATATTGAGAAAGAAATGAAAGAATTATCTAAAATCATTTCTGAAGACGAAGTGAGAGAACCTGAAGAAATGGTTGAAAAAATCGCCATTGCGGAGATTGATGCCGATGTTGCCGATGAACCTACCATGAAAGTGAAACCTATTGCCGCCGAAAAACCTGCGCCAAAAACCGCGGAAGCGAAAAAACCACGTAAATTGAAATTAAAAATAAAAGAAAACGGCCCTACACCTGTTCATATTGATTTGACCACGGCCAAAATACAAGAACAATTAATTAGCGAACGATTACCCCAAAAAATGGGCAAAACGACGATTCGCGCTCCTACATATTATATGAACAACCGCAAAATATATGTTCAAAAAATGATGGAGTTGTTAAAACCTTACAAAAAAGATTTGGAAGATGCTACCAAAGATATTTCTTGTGATAAACGTTCCGATGATGAATTTACTCTATTAACTCACCAACGTGTAATCTTGGATTATTTAAATTTATATACTCCTTATCGCGGGTTATTGTTATATCACGGTTTAGGTAGTGGTAAATCGTGTAGTTCTATTGCGATTGCCGAAGGAATGAAAACAGACAAACGGGTATTTATCCTGACCCCCGCATCATTGAAAATGAATTTTTTCAGTGAATTGAAAAAATGCGGCGACCAGTTATATAAGAAAAATCAATATTGGGAATTTGTATCGATTGAAGGAAAACCAGAATATATTGGTATTTTATCCAAAGCCCTTTCTTTATCAAGTGAATATATTCGCACCCACGGCGGAGCTTGGTTAGTCGATGTAAAAAAACCTTCCAATTTTTCCGATAAAACCGCGAGTGAACAGAAACTCATTGATGAACAATTAAACGAAATGATACGCACCAAATATACCGACATTAACTATAATGGTATTAACATGAAAGGTTTGGCTACATTAACCGGCGATTTTTCTCGTAACCCATTTGATAATTCTGTAGTCGTTATCGATGAAGCCCACAATTTCGTGAGTCGCATTGTGAATAAAATAAAAAAACCCAAAACGTTGCCTTATTTGATGTATCAATACTTGATGGATGCTAAAAACGCACGTATTGTATTATTAACCGGCACACCTATTATCAACTATCCAAATGAAATCGGTATTTTATTTAATATCTTACGTGGTTATATTAAAACATGGACATTTTCATTGAAAGTAGAAACAACGGATGAAGTAAATACCGATTCCATATTGAATATGTTTGAGAAAGCAAATTTCCGCACTTATGATTATGTTCAATATAGTGGTAATAAATTAACCATTACACGCAATCCATTTGGATTTGTGAACGCCAAAAAATCTGGTGTAGCGGTTGGAACAAAACGCCCTAAAAATGTAGTAGAAAAAGTAGGCGAGAAAGTAAATGAAATGTTAGGCGGTGTTCGTCGGTTTTTGAATGGTGGTAAAACAGCCAAATCGAAAGAAACAAAAGAAAAACGCACTACGAAAAAGAAGAAATTGACCGTCTATGATGAAGTAGCAAAAAAAATAACATTTGAAGAATTACCCATTGAACCAGAGGCAAGTGCTCAACGCGCCTACGAAATCGGCTATAATGGTGAAAGTAACCCACACAAAGGCGGCGGCGAGGTATTTGATAAATATAATGGTGTGCGTTTGGATGATACAGGCAATATATCTGACGAAGCATTTGAAGATATTGTTCGCGGAATTTTAGAAAAGAATGGCTTGAAAATAGTAGGTGAAGTCGATGTTAAAAAATACAAAGCACTACCTGATGATGCCGATACATTTTTGAAGACATTTGTAAATTTTGATGATAATGGTATTACCAATATGGATTTATTCCAAAAACGTATATTGGGTTTAACCTCTTATTTCCGCAGTGCGCAAGAAAAATTATTACCATCCTTTGTAAAATCAGAAGACGGCGATATTTTCCATATTGTGAAATGTGAAATGACCCCTTACCAATTTGGAGTCTATGAAAAAATACGTGATGAAGAAGCCGAAACCGAAAAACGCAACCGAAAAAATCAGGTGAAAGCGAAAAACAACCCCGGAAATGAAGATGTCTATTCTATTTCTTCAACTTATCGTATTTTCTCTCGTTCGGCTTGTAATTTTGCTTTCCCAGCCGCTATTCCAAGACCTATGCCTGAGAAAAAAGGCAAAGAAATGAACGAAAACGCATTTAATGGTATTTCTAAAAAAGAATTGAAATTGATGGAACAAGCAGATGACGAAGAAGAAGACGTGGAAGAAGAAACAGAAGATATGGAAAGACTCGATAAAAGTGTGAAACAAGCCGATTATTTAAAACGTATCGCAAAAGCAATGGAAGATTTAAAACATAATCCAGAAGCGCCTGCGGATGAACAATACTTGAGTAAATCGCAATTACAAACATATAGTCCTAAATTCGTAGAATTATTGAATCATTTACAAGATGAGGCAAATGGCGGTTTACATTTAGTCTACAGTCAATTTCGCACGATTGAAGGTATCGGTATCATCAAATTAATCTTAGAGGCCAATGGATTTGCCGAATTCAAATTGGAAAATAAAGGTGGTAAATGGGATATCGTGGAAAATGAAAAAGACACAGACAAACCACGTTTTGTTTTGTATACCGGAACAGAAACCCCTGAAGAAAAAGAAATCATTCGTAATATTTACAATAGTTCTTGGGAATTCGTTCCTTCGGATATTTCGGCGAAATTACAAAAGAAACATAAAAACAATCATATGGGCGAAGTCATTAAAGTATTTATGATTACATCTTCGGGTGCGGAAGGTATCAATTTGAAAAATACTCGTTTTGTTCATATTGTAGAACCTTACTGGCATATGGTGCGTATTGAACAAGTCATTGGTCGTGCACGTCGTATTTGTAGTCATCAAGATTTACCGGAAGACTTGAGAACCGTGAAAGTTTTCCTTTATTTATCCGTATTAAGTGCGGAACAGAAAAAGAGTGAGAAAAATGTGGAGTTGCGTATTCGTGATGTTAGTCGATTAGACGGAAAAACCCCAGTCACTACAGATGAAACGTTGTTTGAGATTGCGAGTATTAAGAATAATATTAATAAACAAATTTTGAAGGGAGTGAAAGAGACATCGGTGGATTGTTCTCTCTATGCCGCGAAAAATAAAAATGAACCTTTAGTTTGTTATGGAATAGGTAAAATAACATCGAATCAATTTGGTTCTTATCCTAGTTATGAAGAAGATAGTAAGAGTGAGAAATCTGACCTGAATGTTCATAAAATTACTTGGAAAGCACAAAAAATAAAGTTTGAAGGCGTGGAGTATGCGTTGAAAGTAGATACCAATGAAGTCTTTGATTTAAATAGTTATGAAGAAGCGAAAATTACTGGTTCGGAAATGATATTAGTAGGTCATTTAGTAAAAAAAGAGGGGAAATTCACTTTAGAAAAAATCTAAAAAATTTATTATATCTGAATATTATATAATAAATTATGGCTCAACAAGGATCTCAAATAGGGGATACAGGATTAAATAATGCGACCAATCAAACAAAAGGTTTTGATGGTAAATTTGATAGTAATATTCAACCGAAAACAGTTAATTTAACATTGTCTACATATGAAGACCCTTTATATGGACAAACTACTCGTTTAAAAGTAGATAACGAGGTAAAAACAGGCAATTATACAATGATTAAAAGTATAACAGATGATACTTTAGGCCCAAAAATTCATCCAGCAAACATACAAGAAGTTTCAAATGATATCAAAACTAAATTATCGGGAATTGATACTACATTCGTAGAAGGATTCAATAATCCTGAACATGCGAACTCATGTTCAAAAGGTCTATTAAACACTGGTAAACAAAGTGATATTAATACGATCATTTGTCAACTACGTCAAACATATGAGAAGGAAAATGATGTTAATAATAAAAAAGAATTATTCAATTTCATAACATTTTTAAAAGGAAAAGTAGGGGATACAAATTGGCGCGTTGCTACTTATGAAACAACCGCAGGAATTAAAGAATCAGCCGAAGCTTTTTACAAAAAATTATTAGGCAAAGCAACCCCTGAAATTGATCATACGGTGTTAGTTGAACAAATAAAGAATAAAAGTAAAGAATTATTCGATAAATTAGCAACTGCTAACAATGTAGTTGCTGATATACTAAGTTACTCAAAACCAGCCAACGATAATACTCCTGCCGCTAACCAGTTAGAAGGTATTAAACAATCAATTATAGTAATTACAAATATAGCTAACAATACTAAATTTAATACATATTTATATAATTTGAATGAATTAGAAAAACGATTCAATGGACAATTATTCATGAAATATACTGTAGTATCTACACCTAAACCATTTTCAAAAGACGAAATATATAATTATATAACAAACGCAAATGCTTCAAATGTTGCGTCTAGATTTGCAAGTTCTGCCTCAGCCAACATTTCAAGTATAGGTTCAAATGTAAAGAATATGGTGAATACACAAATGGCTCAACCAACCGCACAACCAGCACAACCAGTCGATCAATCCACAGCACCAGCACCAGAAACAACACAAGCACTAGCAACACCCCCAGCAGCACAAGCCGCATCACAATCAGCACCAGCCCCAAAATCCTCATGGTGGCCATTCGGTAAAGGTGGTAAATCCAAAAAAAATAAGAAATCCCACAGTAAAAAACAGAAAAAAAACTCTAGAAAACAACAAAAAAGAAGAAAATCTTCTAAAAAATAAAATATAACACATTCATATTCATGTTATATTTTATACTAATCCAATCGTATTCTCACCTCCGCTAGTATCATTCGCAAAATATTTTCCCTCACTTCCACATTCAAATTCATTACACCGCGCTTTTGCGGCAAACCGATATACAACTGATTGTGAACTTTTATCTACTTCTGTAAATTTGGAGCATCTACCCAAATAACTTCCTATATCATATTTTTCATTATATATAGCAGGAACATAGAATTTACATTTGGAACATACACGATTATTTGCTGCGAATGTTCTGATCAATAGTGAAAAATAGAATATCCAACGCATAATATATTCTTTCTACGCCATAATTTTTATATTTTTTACCGAGAAAACATAAAATTTTTTATCAACATAGATAAATGGAAAACATTATAGAAAGATATATCCCACAAATATTGAGTAAAAAAGATTTACAAAAACAAAAGAAAAATATCATCAAATCGCGCAAATTATACAAAAAAGGAATATATTATCAACGGCCCAAAGTGAAATCATTCAAATCCCGCAAATCCAATCATTTAGCCCGAGCACGTAAATTATACGGTATTGATAAAATTGTGCCTTCCAAAGAATTAGCCGAAAAAACGCAATGTTCTCAAGAAGCCTTAGAAAAAATAGTGAATAAAGGCCGCGGTGCGTATTATTCCAGTGGTTCACGTCCAAATCAAACCGCCGAAAGTTGGGGATTAGCCCGTTTAGCAAGTGTGGTATCTGGCGGGAATGCGAGTATTGTCGATTATCATATATTGAAATCGGGTTGTAAAAAAACCAGTAAAGCATTACGTTTAGCCAATAAAACCTGTAAAAAACAGGGCAAATGTAATTTGGAGTGAGAGCGCCCCAAATAAAAAACCCGTTTTCACGGATTTTTTATTATTTTTATGTTGTTTTTTATTTTTTGTTATTTATACTACATATCTTTCTGTTGCATCATCATCTCTAGTCATTTCTACCACTTCGCCGTCTTCTAATGCTAGTTCTGGAGATAAACTCCGGGGATAATAACTATCCGAACCGCGAGTTAAAGTTACATTTTGTATGTTATAACTCAATGTACTGCTTATACGACTTTGTTGAAATCCTACGCGACTGTAATGATTGATGACTTCATACATGCGTTGACGAATATTATCCGAGTTGGTATCACTCAACATGACTGTTTCATTTTGGTCGTATGGATTCATTATAGATAATTCAAATGGGTCGACATCCATTACCATATCGAAATTAGTTGGAGTTCGGTCAATGGTAATTTCTACGACGTGTCCTTCTTCCTCATTATCTGTAACTGCTGCCGCAGAATCGATTTCTTCCTCATCGTCGGAATCAGGAGAAGATTCATCTTGTTCTTGCTCCTCTACTCTCGAAGTTCTTCTTGTATGACGATATTCCTTTTCTTCTTCATATTCAATCGCATATTGTAAAATATGATATTCATTATTATTAATCAAGTTTGATTCATTGTAATACATATTCATGATTTCTTCTTTACGACAAATAGGACAGTTGTATTGTTCGTTTAAAAGACATTGTTCTCTACATTGTAAACAAATATGATGTTTACAAACGGTAATATCGGTCGTATTATCACTACATACGCAACATACTTGTTCTTGTGTATATGGAACAATTATTTCTTCCATTTTCAATGTATCATAATTCTCTTGACTCACTAAATCTCCATTATAGATTTTGTAGGAAGATACAACTGTTTCAATTAAATTCAACGCATCCAATACAGTTTTATATTTTTGAAATAATAATGAATATTTTTGTTTTTGTTTTGTATCTCCTTTTTTTACAAAGCAATTGATATGTATACTTTCAAAATTTACAATTTTATATCTACCGCCATAAATGACTGGATAGCATAATACACCATCAATTGCTACTGGACGAAAGAAATATGTTTTTTGTTTTTTTAATTTATCGGTAATATGTTTGGCTAATTCCGCCTTTTTTTCATCTTTTACATTTGTGGAAGCTAATTTTGAGAACATCTTTGATTGTTGTTTTGGTTTTGTTGTTGTTGTTTGTTTTGGTTATATCTGTAATATACAATCAAAAGTAATTCAATTTTATTGTAGGGAAACTACGTTTCTCCTACGACCCCTTCCTTTTTTGACTAGGATTTGTTGTATGAATATTTTATATCAACCAGCAGTCATACATTAACAAATTTATAAAAAATAATATAGAATTATTTCTATACGACTATAAATAATGCTATATCGTCGCGTCTTTAATGTGGTTAAAAGCATCATTCCTAAGATTTCGGAAACTGAAATTATAGCTCTCAAATCAGGAGGGGTCTCTATTGATAGAGAATTATTCAACGGCAAAGTAAATTATGAAAAACTATATAAACCAATACCCAAAACCTCTCCAGAAAATATGGAAGACAAAACAAATGATTTATTGAAAACAATCGGAACCGAACATATTTATCCAAATAAAAATATTCACGAAATAATGAAACGACTTGGAAAAAACGGATTTTTAAGTATGATTATCGACAAAAAATACAATGGAAACCGTCTACCTATCTCAGCTCAATCATCCATTCTCTCTAAAATGTCTTCGTATAACCCATCCCTTGCGGTAACTGCGATGGTTCCCAATTCTCTTGGCCCTGCGGAATTGCTTCAACATTACGGAACCGAGGAACAAAAGAATTATTTTTTACCCAAATTGGCGGACGGTTCGATGATACCTTGTTTTGGTCTCACCGGTCCAAATAACGGAAGTGATGCCGTAGGTCAAATAGACAAAGGTATTGTTGAATGTGTCGATGGAAAAATAAAAATAAAAATAACACTCAATAAAAGATATATTACATTGGCGCCTATCGCAAATCTCATTGGTATTGCTTTCAAAGTGGAAGACCCCAACGGTCTATTAAAAAATAATAAAACAGGTATTTCAGTCGCTCTAGTTGAAAGCTCACAACCAGGTTTATTACAACTTACCCATCATAATCCAAATAACGCGGGATTTCCAAACGGAACGATTAAAGGTACAATATATATTGATTGTGAACAAATCATTGGTGGAAAAGACAGTATTGGAGAAGGATGGAAAATGCTTATGGAATGCCTTGCGGTAGGTCGAGGTGTAAGTTTACCCGCAACCGCAAATGGTTCCTCTAAATTCATCACTCATTCTATTATGAATTATATCAATATACGAAAACAATTCAATATGAACATAGGTAATATGGAAGCAGTAAAAGAAAAATTCATCGATATGTATTTGAATACTTGGATTATACATAGTGCGGTAAATTTCACCAATCATATATTAGATACTGGAGCAACTCCTTCTGTGATTACTGCTATTATGAAACAACAAACTACAGAACGTGCCCGAACTATATTAAATAATGGTATGGATATTTACTCTGGAAGTGGTATTTGTACCGGTGAAAATAACTTTTTTACTAAATTTTATAATTCTTCGCCCGTGGGAATCACCGTAGAAGGGTCGAATACTTTAACGAGAGGACTCATTATTTTTGGACAAGGTCTCAACAAAAGCCACCCCTATATTTTTCCTATTTTTCAAAGCATTCAAGATAATAATTTAAATGATTTCAAACACAATTTTAACCAGATGATTTCAAGTATTTTTGTAAATTATTGTAAAGTCATTTCACTCACCCCATTCCAATTTTGTTCTTCTATCATGAATAAGACCACCGCACAAGAGCGTTTGGACATTGCTACGCTGAAGTTCAGTTTATTGGCCAATTTTGTAGCACTTATGGGTGGTAAAATTAAATCAAAACAAATGATATCTGGTAATATGTCGGATATTTTATCTAATTTATATTTGTCTTATAGTCTATTATGGTATTATACTCATTATCAGCAAATAAACAATACAAATATATTTTTAAGAGATGAATGTATACACTATTTAATGAATGAACTCGATTATAAAATGAATTTGGTAATCGCAAATTATCCTTTTCCAATAATGCGACCATTACTCTATCCTCTTACAAATAGAATAACTTATCATAATTTGGAAAATAAAAATAAATTATACAAATTGATTGTAGAAAATGAAGAATTACACAATCTTTTCAAAAATGATATATATTATCAAGGGACGGTATTGGAAAAAATGGAAAAATTACGTAAAATGAAATCGGATACGCAGGAATATAATGACCTATATCAAGATATTATAAAAGTTGGCGAATATCCAATATAGGATATTGTTCCTTATTTTATATTTTCGAAAAAACCAAATAAATATTACTCGTCATGCTAATGAAATGAACCTGTGGATATATTTACCATTCTTTCTCTATTTTACCAATGTGGTATCAGTTCCTCATAAAAAACCAACTAAAAAATATTTGACGAATCACTCCATATACGAGATATCTACATTAAAATCAAATATGATTACTCATATTCAAAAAAAAGCACCAGGATTCCTAAATATTATTCGCTATAAAAACATTCTACCCACTACATTCTTATCTTTTACCGGCGGATGGATCATTAACCCTTCCCTAGGTTCTCTCATTCATTCTCCAATATTTATCGTGGGAATTCTCAATACGATTGGTATAATGTCCAGTAGTATGATTATCAACGATATTTTTGATAGAAAACTCGATAAAATAAATAATCCGACGAGGCCGCTTATTACTGGCGAAGTTTCGCTAAAAGAAGCCATTTTATATAATATCGGAATTGTCGGTTTCACTGAGTTGCTTTCTATGAAATATTTACCGTCCCATTTACAGATGGTCATTCATCTGGCGTTGTTAAATATTACCCTCTATACACCATTTCTAAAACGCATTTTGTTGGTAAAAAATATTTCGTGTGCTTCCTTGGTCGCTTTCGGTATGTATTTCTCGGGGTTAACTATTCAAACCGCTGGTTCTCTTTCTATCTATAAAAATACCGAATTATTACAAATTGCTACGAGAAGTGTTTTCTTTGGTTCTCTCTTAAATGAATTATTATTGGATATACGAGATTATCAAGGAGACCGCGAAAACCATATCTATACCTTTCCTGTCGTATTTGGTTTTGACCGTGCTTGGCGTCTGGCTTCCCTCATATTACACGTGAATATTCTATGGAACGCCCTCCATATTATGAAATTATATGGAAATATTTATTTCGCTGCGATGTATTTCGTCATATTTTTGCCGATTTTACAGAATTTATTTAAATTAAAAAATACGCGGTACTCTAGAGAACCGATTATAAAAATGGTAAATGAAACAAATATGCCCCTCTTTTCATTGTTATTCTTTTTATCAATAATAGCAAAATATATGAAAAAATGATATAAATAAAATATAATATAAATAGTATTCACTATATTTTATTACCAGAGAATGAACGAACAGAATAATGTATTAACCATAAAAACCGTTCAAATTCAACCTATACGTAATATGATTACGGCGATTAAAGATATCTTAACCGATGCGACCATTACGTTTACCAAAGAGGGAATGAAAATTATCAACTTCGATAAAACACATACCATATTAGTGAATGTTAGTTTAAAATCTCATAAATTCGAGCAATATGTATGTAATCCAGATAAAATCATCGTTTGCGCAAATACACTTCATTTGTTCAAAGTCATTTCCACCATGTCGAATGACGATACTTTATCTATGTACATTGATAAAGCCGATTATCATGATGGTATTGTATCTCATTTGGGACTTCAATATGATAATGGGGATATCAAACAATGTTATAGTCAAAAACTTAGATTGATTGAGCCCGATACGGAGGAACTCGTAGTTCCCGATGTGGAATATTCAACAGTCATTAATTTACCTACCGCCGATTTCCAAAAAATCATTCGTGATTTGAATGGTATTTCGGACCGTATTGAAATCAAATCCGTAGGTAATGATTTGATATTTTCTTGTGAAGGCAACTTCGCTAGTTCGCGAATTTTCCGTTCCGAATCCGATGGATATATGGAATTTATACAGAAACCTGATGCTTCCGTTATCATTCAAGGCGAATTTTCATTGAAGAGTTTGAGTCATTTTATTAAATGTACTCCTTTATGTAGTCATTTAGAAATGTACTTGGGAAATGATTTGCCGTTGATTGTAAAATATGATGTAGCCTCCTTGGGTGAAATTAAATTGTGTTTGGCTCCATTACCTCCGGCGTAGGATAATACAACCATTCATAATACATAATAATTTTATTTATTTAAGTAAAATTATTATTTTTCGGTGTTCTTATAAAATCATTAAAAAAGTCCAAAAATAAAGTGGTAGAGGTTTTCCGAAAATGGACATTTTTAAAATGTCCAATTTTGAAAAAGGGCCGATGACTTTTTTCGGAAAAATGTGGATTTTTTATTTTAAAGCATTTTGCAGTAAAATGTGTTTTTTATAAAAAATGTTGTTTGCATAAATTTTTTAATCAAATTTTTAAAATGGGGAAGAATTTAGGGAAAAATATAGCACAATACACTATAAAATGACGAATAATCCCACAATAAATCCCAAATATATTTGTGAAAAATGTGAATACAAAACTGCTAACAAAAAAGATTATTCAAAACATTTATTAACAAATAAGCATTTACAGCAAATGCTTGAAAATCCTATTAAACTTCCCAAATATATATGTGAAAAATGTGAATACAATACTGATAACAAAAAAGATTATTCTAAACATTTATTAACAGCAAAACATATAAAAAATATGAATGATCCACAAATTAATCCCATTACAAATCCCATTACGAATAATGATGATAAATTATCTTGTGAATGTGGAAAAAAATACAATCATTATTCTAGTTTATGGAATCACAAACAACGATGTGAAAATAAAGAAAAAACAAACAATATCCCTATGAATTTGATATTAGAAGTTATCAAACAAAGTAAAGAAATTCAAAATGTTCTCGTTGAACAAAATAAAGAATTACAAGCCAAATTATTAGAACAAAGTCAACAATTATTAGAACAGAATAAACAAATCATAGAGAGAAGCGACGAACATCATAAACAAATTATAGAATTAGCCAAGAAACCAAGTATGGTGAATTCTAACAATCAATTCAATCTCAATTTCTTTTTGAATGAAACCTGTAAAAACGCCATGAATATTCAAGATTTCATTCAATCGATTAAACTAACTACCCAAGATTTTGAAAATACAGGGCGTTTAGGTTTTGTAGATGGTATTTCTCGTATTTTTATCAATGAATTGAAACGATTAGAAGTGGAACGTCGACCACTTCATTGTACAGATATGAAAAGAGAAACTGTTTATGTGAAAGATAATGATACCTGGGAGAAAGAGAACCAAGAAAAGAAAAAACTCAAATGGGCGATTAATAGTATTGCTCAATTGAATTTAAATCAACTTCAACAGTGGCAACAAGAATATCCAGAATGTAGAGAGAACAATACAGTGGCGAACACTAAATTTACCGAGATGGCTATGATAGCATTAGGTGGGTTTGGAGATGAACAAGAGACGAAATACCGAGAAAAAATAATGAAAAATGTGATGAGAGAAATAGTAGTTTCGAAGGATATATAATGTCCAATCGCTTGTAAATCCTAATAATTTTATAATAAAACATAAAATTATTAATTTCCAATGTCTTTGTAAAAATAATAAAAATCTAGAAAAAAAGTAGTAGAGGTTTTCCGAAAATGGACATTTTTAAAATGTCCAAAATTGAAAAAGGGCTGATCATTTTTTTTGGAAAAATGTGAAAAAACGATTTTAAAGCATTTTGCAGTATATTTCATTTTTTTTGGAAAATGTTGTTTGCATAATTTTTTATGCAAAATTATTTAGGAGAGTTTTTGTAGAGATTTTTTTAAAAGATATATTATAATATTATTTTAAAATATTTTTAAAATAATTATATAAATATTATATATTATAAATAATATTATGCCCAAAAATGATATTGATTATTCTAATACTATCATTTATAAAATCACATGTAAAGACACAAATATAAAAGATGTATATGTTGGCCATACGACAAATTTTGTGCAGCGAAAACACGCACATAAACAGATTTGTACAAATATGAAATCTATTAACTATAGTTGTAAATTATATCAGGCAATACGTAATAATGGTGGATGGAATAATTGGACGATGGAAATAGTTGGTTTCTTTAATTGTAAAGACCATTATGAAGCAAGGATAAAAGAACAAGAATATTTTGAGCTATTACACGCAACCTTAAATAGTATAGAACCAATGCCGAAACCGAAACAGAAATTTAAAATAGAAAAAAGTGAACCAGCTGAAAAAATTATATATAATTGCGAAATATGTAAAGTAAAATTACAAAATTTAAAATGTATGGAAATACATAATCAAACTAGTAAACATATTAAAAAACAAAAATTATTTGTAGAAAATAATACAATGGTAGAGCAAAAAATTTATGATAATACTGAGACTAATACACATGCGTATCATTGTAATTTATGTGATTATCATACGAGCAAAAAAAGTGATTTAAAAAAACATTTAATCACACCAAAACATATAAAAAATAAAAATAATAGAGAGAGAGATTTGGAAATCGATGGAAATGAAAAACCCGCTACTAATATATGTGATATATGTTCAAAACAATTTTTAACAAATAGTGGGTTATGGAAACATAAAAAGAAATGTTTATTTATCAACAACGAAGAACCAAATAACTCACAAAATACATTGTTGAGTAATGTATTAACACCGAAAATGTTCTTAGATATACTTAATCAAAGTAAAGAATTACAAAATGTCCTCGTTGAACAAACGAAAGAATTACAAGCCAAAATATTAGAACAAAGTCAACAATTATTAGAACAGAATAAACAAATCATAGAATTAGCCAAGAAGCCTAGCATGGTGAATTCCAACAATCAATTCAACTTGAATTTCTTTCTCAATGAAACATGTAAGAACGCTATGAATATTCAAGATTTCATTCAATCTATAAAATTAACCACACAAGATTTTGAAACGACCGGGCGTTTAGGTTTTGTAGATGGTATTTCACGTATTTTCATCAATGAATTGAAAAGATTAGAAGTAGAACGTCGTCCTCTTCATTGCACAGATATGAAAAGAGAAACTGTGTATGTGAAAGACAATGATACATGGGAGAAAGAGAACCAAGAAAAGAAAAAATTAAAATGGGCCATTAACAGTATCGCCCAATTGAATTTAAACCAAGTTCAACAATGGCAACAAGAATATCCGGAATGTATAGAGAACAATACAACCGCAAATACCCGTTTCAATGAGATGGCGATGATAGCATTAGGTGGTTTTGGAGATGAACAAGTAAAGAAATTTGATGATAAAATAATGAAAAATGTGATGAGAGAAATCGTAGTTTCAAAAGATATCTAATTATTTTCGTTCGATATATATATGAATCAATTACATAAAAGATTCTTACTATTTTTAATAGGATGTATTGGAACACGTTCATTATTCGTGTATCTTGCGAAAATCGCTAATATCACATGGTTAAATTACATGGGTTATTTAGCACTATTACCAGCCATAGGTTTTATATATATTTATCTAACCGGCTCACGAGAAACCGGTCCAGAAGTATTTGGCGAAAAGATTTGGTGGAATAATTTAAGACCCGTCCACAGTTTATTATACTTCTTATTTGCTTATAATGCGATTATAGGAAATCGAGGTGCTTGGATATATTTATTGATTGATGTAATCATAGGATTAACCAGTTTTTTAGTATATCATATATTATTACGTAAGTAAAAAATATGAAAACAGAATTTTCATATTTTTATAGGGAACGCACAACAATTATAAAATTCTACTTTTTACTTCTTTGGAATATACTCTACCTACAATGTCGGTTTTTTTTATATTTTTAATTTTTGTATAAATAACAACTAAATTCACCATATATGAATATCTAGAATACTGTTTTGCTAACATACAACCTTGAGTTACAACTTGGTGTATTTGTTTTTTAGTTAATTCCATCCCATGTATTTTAGCAATTACATGGCAAGATGAAAATCCTTGAACGTGAAACCATAAATCATCTGGCGTAAATACAGAATGGTCTATTATTTGAAAATTTTCTTCCGCGTTTTCTCCTACTTCAAAAATAACATCGCTTTTTAAACTTTCAATATATCTCGGTATTTTCTTCATGATTGGTTGATATATAATAACTTATATTATTTATATTTGTTTCTATAATATTTTATTTATTCATTTTCAATTTTACAGCGAATACAAGATAAAACAATCTATCTATATAACATATGGGGGAAGAAATTATAAAAGATTTATTAAATGAAATGATAGATATAATAGATTTTGATTATCATATTCCAAAAGATTGGAAACCAATATTCAAACCAGTCAAAAATATCAGATTCAATGATAATAAAAATATAGAATATCCAATCAATAATCGTCAATATTTAATAGACAATGATTTGAAACGGAAAATATGGTATAATAGAGAGGATATGATGCGTTTCGCAAATGAAAGTATTATAATAATGAGATTATTAAAAAGTGGGTATAATATTGATGAAGATATTTTATCAAATACATTATTTCCAAAACCGACGGAAATAATAGATGAAACGGTTTATCCAGACGAAGACGTTTGAACCAAAGAACATTGTGAATCATCAGGTGCGGATTCACAATCTTCAGCGGTTTAGAATTCAGGTTCATGTTTTTTAAACAAACAACCCTGTTTTAATAAATTGGGTATAGAAGCAATCATATTGGCGTCTTGATATTGAGCGGTATCTAACCATATTTTTATAATACAGAAATTTTTCTTAGGAGAAATGGTGATGCCGTTAATATGTTTGCTTAGTGTGGGGTCAACTGTTAATGACTCGCCACATAACGCATAGAATAATTGTGTCCACACTTCATAGACTTGTTTATTCGCGACCTTGTATGAAAAACAACCACCGACACGATTTTTAGGGTCTTCCCACATAGGCGTAATGCCCTCACGCATAACAAATAACATACAATTTTTTACGATATTTTCGTTTATTTTATCATTTAATACTAACACTTTTTCAACAGTATCGATACTGTTCATAATAATTGTATAACTGGATAAATCCCATTTATTAACGTTTGGTAAATGATAATATAAATCCCATTTACCATTCAAAATATGGTGTGGGGTAGGAATACTCATCGCATCCGCCATCATTACGCCCGTATATTATAGTTAGATATCTTTTTATATACTTTTCTATTTTAGCATATTTATACCCTTGAATAAAATATTTATATAATATAATGGGAAGACAATATACTAGAAAACATAAAGGCGGTGAAAGTCAACAAGAGTTATTACTTAGATTAACAGAAGATGCGGTTAAAATAACAAAGGATATAGAAGCATTGCGTGATAGTTTGAAATTACAAGAAGTTTCTAAAAAAGAAGATAAGGTGGAACCTGTGCTTGATGGTTTAAGTGATATGTTTAGCACTGAAACGTTTGATGAACAATCAGAAGCAGCAAAAAAATCAAAGAAAGAATTAGATGTTGCCGTATTTAAATTATTCAACAGTGATTTGAGAAAACTAATAGGAAATTATAAACAAAGCGAAAAAGAAAAACAAGAAAGAGAAGGGCGTATTTGGGTAGGAAACCGAGAAAAATTAATTCAAGACTTAAGAAATAAAATTGGACGATTGATAAATGAAAAGCGCGGAGACCATACATCCGAAATTGAATCATACAAAAGAGCGATTGAAGGTATAGAAAAAGCAACCACCGTCGACGAAATAAAAAACGCATTTTATCAAAATAAATCATTGATAACGATCGGTACCAAAGGACAAATCAAATTAGGAGGAAAAACCAAGAAATTACAAAAGAAATCCAAAAAAACCCAACGAAAAAGCCATAAAAATTAAAATTATATTATATAACGTTATAATATAATGGAACAACGACCAGAATATAAAACTTTAGTAAATGATGTAATAAAATTGCGTGGAGATGTAGATTCGGCGGAAAAATCATTTACCAATAAAAAAGACCAATTCAATATGTTAAATGAACACGTGAAAACATTGGAAGAACATCTGGGATTGAATAAGAAAATACAGGAAGAAGATGAACAACGTAAAAAAGAGCAAGAAGCAGAAGAACGTCAAATAGTTCAAGAACGTGAAAGAGATGAACAACGTCAACGAGATGAACAAGAAAAACGTGAAAAAGATGAGAAAGCTCGTGAAAAAATGTTAGTTGAAATAGCAAAAACAGAACAAAAGAAGTTTGATGAAGATAAAAAAAAAATAAAAATATTATTAAAAAACGTAATTGAAAGTCATAATAATTATGTAGAAAACAAACAACAGTATAATCCGAAGAGAACTTGGGGACAATGGGGTTTTCAAGTATTAAACGGAATTGAAGAATTATTTAACCAATATATTGAAGATGTTATAGCATTAATGAATGAAGGTAAAAATAATATTTATATAAAAAAGTTAAACAACGACGAAAAAGACTATCAACTATATATGTATTTTGAAGAAAAATATAATATATATATTCGTGTACAAATGTTATTAATTGAAATAGTAGAAGAGGCCTTTAAAAATAAAAAAGCAGAAATTCCTATCGCAATTAAAATATTATCAAGTATAAGATATGAAATGTTAAAAGATAACGTTGAATATTTTAAAAGTATAATATTATCTATATCAAAAGCAAATCTGAATGATTGTAAAGATATTGATAGAATCAGTCAAGAATTAGCTGTTCAACAAGCAAATATACGTAGTAGTCATACAAAATCAGAAAATTTGAAAAATAAAGATCAGCTTATAACATACATATTAAATCTTGTTCATTATTATCAACGCAGATGTGGTAACCGTGTTCGCGGAGGAAGCCGTAAAACAAAAAAAACAAAACGTAATGGTAGAAAGCGAACCACCCGCCGCGCATAAAAAAATTATATTTATTGTTCGCACAAATAAATATAATTTATATTTCTGTTTCTATTTCTTCTACTGTTTCGTCCTTTTCTATTAGTAATTCAGTATTTTCTTCACTTGGTTGGTTATCAATAATTGTTTCATTTTTTATTTCGTCTGTTTCTATTGCTTCATTTGTCTCGATAGGTTCTTCGGTTCCATCCTGACTACTAAGTTCGACCCAATCATCCAATTTATTTTTATTCATCACTTTATATTCCATTTTATCTAATACAATATATTCATCACTTTTCAATTCAAAATTGTTTAAATTATTATCCATTATTTTTAATACATAAGTCATATCAAAATTTTTAGAAGAATTCATATATTCCAACTGACGTTTTACAAATGCCGAAGACAAAATTTCATTTCCCACCAAATAAGCATTGCGGTCTAATTGTATTGTTATAGAACTGTTATTTTCAGGATGACTGTATTCAATATTTAAAAATTTGATTTTAGATAATTCGTTAGGCAAATCAGTAAAGCATTCATTCTCGCGATTACATATTTTATATATATATTTATTATCCGATTTCATAGTCAGTAAACATTCTTCCAACATTTTTTCCTGTTTCATAACGTGTTGAGTAGTATAAAACCATTGGGTAAAAATTTTCAAGCGCGAATCGGTTTTTATGCTGGATGCTTTTTCATTCGTATCAAATACTGGGAATTCTTCATAATTTTCATTATAACTATAATTCAAAGTAGCTTTATCTAATTCGGTTTGATAAATACATGATACAGAAATCCACTCCGGTTCTAATGGTTCGATGCGATATGATAAAATACTAGCATGAAGACATTTCATAAAATAACTTAAATTTTCTCCGGCGATATCAACGAATCCGCCTTTTTTACAATGAGTATTATAAGTATCAATCGATAACTGTTTCACCATACCATAGTAAAACGCGATTTTTAATCCTAATCCCTCATAATCGTAATTTTTAATAAATTCATACGCCATCAATGCCCATCGTTGAATATAACCGACGGCAGCAAACAATGCGATATTTATCACCGCTAATGTATCGTAAAATATAGTTTCGTAATTCATAATATAATAAATATAGTATGAATAAATAAGTTATTTTTAACTCAATTTTATATATATATTATGTAAATATGACGCATAAAAATTATTCAAAAGGATTATTTATATTTCATCGTGATTTACGTATCGTAGATAATATAGGTCTTTTACAAGCGAGTAAAGAATGTAAAGAATTATATGTATGTTTTATATTTACACCAGAACAAGTGGGAAAAGTAAATGTTTATCGTTCAACAAATGCTATACAATTTATGATTGAAAGTTTAGAAGATTTATCCAACGAAATTAAAAAGAAAGGAGGAGAACTTTATACATTTTATGGAAAACAAAACAAGGTCATTGACCAATTTATCAAAAAATGCGATATCGACGCTGTGTTTTTTAATAAAGATTATACGCCATACGCAGTGGAACGCGATAATTCAACTGCCAAATTCTGCGGTAAACATCATATTGAATGTAAATCGTATTCGGATTATTATTTATTTGAACCCGGAACAATAACAACGGGTAGTAAAACAGCTTTTAAAAAATATACGCCGTTTTATGAACATGTTATTCAAAAAAAAGTAGAGAACCCAAATATGAGTCCAATTCCAAATATGTCTGAAATTACCGTTTCGTTGGAGAACCGAATTCCACTTAGCGAGGCAAGACGATTATTTACAAAAGAAAACCCGTATTTATTGGTACATGGTGGGCGTAAGCACGGTATACATAGATTGAAACAATCATTGTTGGAACAGAGGGATTATGAAAAGAAGCGTGATTTTCTCAGTTATAATACGAGTTTTTTATCGGCCTATATAAAATTCGGGTGTGTTTCGATACGTGAAGTATATTATGCGTATAAAGAAAAATATAGTGTCGGACACGGGTTAATAAGAGAACTCATATGGCGAGAATTTTTTGCGCATGTTCTCTATGCTTTTCCAGAAGTTGTTGGTAAATCATATCAACCTAAATTTCAAAAAATAAAATGGCGAAATTCAAGTGTGGATTTTCAACGATGGTGTGATGGTGCTACTGGATTTCCAGCGGTAGATGCGGGTATGCGACAATTGAATGCGACGGGATATATGCACAACCGATTGCGTATGTTGACCGCGAGTTTTTTAATCAAAGTATTGTTAATTGATTGGCGTGAAGGAGAAAAATATTTTGCGAAGAATTTAACTGATTATGATATTGCTTCCAATAATGGAAATTGGCAAGGAATTAGTGGAACGGGGGTAGATATGAAACCATATTTCAGAGATATGAATCCGTGGATACAATCCGCGAAATTTGATAAAGATGCGGAATTCATTAAAAAATGGGTGCCTGAATTAGCCGAAGTAAATGCGAAAGATATACATAAATGGTATGTTGCTCACGCCGACCCCAAATATAAATCCATTCAATATTCCAAACCAATGGTGGATTACACAGAACAAAAAGAAAAAATGATGGATATGTATCACGACGCGCTGAACTAAAAACAAATAGTAAATGAAAAGGATATAGAAAATATTTTGTCTAGAGAATATATACCATGCAAATATTTATCAAGACACTAACAGGCAAAACCATTACTTTAGAAGTAGAACCAAGTGATTCGATTGATAATGTAAAGACCAAGATTCAAGATAAAGAGGGTATTCCTCCAGACCAACAACGACTTATCTTTGCTGGCAAACAGCTCGAAGATGGTCGCACATTAGCTGACTATAATATACAGAAAGAAAGCACTCTGCATCTTGTTCTCCGGCTTCGTGGAGGGTGTTTTTAGAGTGTAATTTACTCTCTTTAAATATTATATAAAACAATTTAAAGACTTTTTATATAATATAACAATGATGAATTGTACTAAGTGTAAAAAAGAAAAAGATACACAGCAATTTATTTCTAATAATAGAGAGTTTAAAAATTGTTTTGATTGCAGAGAGCAATGTAGAAAATGGAGGGAAACCAATAAAGATGTTGTATCACTTTATAATAAAACATATAATGAAAATAAATCAGAAAAAATAGAACAAACTTTTGTCTATGCAAAAAAAAATAATACAGAAGAGGAATGGATTAAGTTTTCTTCACAATTAGATGCGGCTAAACAACTTGGATTACATGCTGCAAATATCAATAAAGTGATAAATGGTTCATTAAAAACTACAGGTGGATATATATTCAAGATTGAGAATGAAGAATGTAAAACTGAAAAGAAGGATTGGACTGAAGTGAAAGAAGAAAATAATATTATTGATAAATGTAAAGGACAACCATCAAACCATAGAACATTACATGAAACTATTGATGGAATAGTAGGTAAAAAATGTTGTAAATGTAAACATTGGAAATCATTAATTGATTATAATCAAAGTAGCACGCATTGGGATAATTTACGTGTTGATTGTAAAGATTGTTTGATTCAATGGAGAAAAGATAATAGAGATAAAATAACTAAAAAAATTATTCAATATGAAAAAAATAGAAAATTAACAGACCCTGAATTTAAAATAATGAAGACATTACGAAGTAGAGTCGGAACCGCTTTAACCCGGCAAAATAGCAACAAAAACAATACAACTATTGATTTATTGGGTTGTTCGGTAGCATTTCTGAAAGGTTATTTACAAGCCAAATTCAAAGAAGGTATGTCTTGGGAGAACCACGGAGAGTGGCACATAGACCATATAAAACCGTGTGCTTCATTTAATCTTTTAGACGAAGAAGAACAGAAAAAATGTTTCCATTACACAAATTTACAGCCATTATGGGCAGCTGAAAATTTAAGCAAAGGCTATAAATATAATGAACAAGCGTAAACGCACATTTTTGTTTCATTTGGTACTCCGACTTCGTGGAGGATAAAATTGAATAAAACCCACATACAAATATAATTATAAAACCCTTTTATAATTATACGAACAAGATGATACATCGTTTGCTTTGTTTCCTCATATTTACAACGAATTTGAAACCGAATTATAAAGAATTACAAAGTCCATATATAACGCCCACGGATAATATACTAACGAAGGTTCATACGATGTATTTTAATGAATATTTTCATAGTATTATCGAAGAAGAACACGAAAAAATAGTCATGGTTTCCGCAGTAGCATATGATGCGTGTAATAAATATGCGGGAAAAAAAAATAATCAAACCAGTGAATTTTTCAAACATACCATGGATAACGTAGAAACGTATTTATCAAAAATGATATCATCAAAACACGATACTACAAATATAACCACAACATACGAACCACCCTTATATAATATTGTCGAATTTTACAAAGGTTCATCCATACCCAATGAATTAACCGTATTTAAATCTTACAATTTTGATAAATGTATGGTGTATAATTACAATTATGATAAATGTAATATAGTTGTGTAATCAAACCATAAAAATAAAATAGCGCTATAATGTATATAATGTATTTTTTATTTGTATGTTTGATACTTTTTTTACAAAGTATACGTGCTTATAACTTAGATGAAGCGACTATCGCAGTATTTTTAAGCGGGGCCGCCTATTGCGGGAAAGAAAATTACAGCAATATGACTTTACGTCCACCTGCGAATGAATTGGAAGTAAAGCGAATTATATATGATGTGAAATCGGATTTACAAGGTTATATAGGTGTAATTCCGAGTCGCAAAAATATATATGTGGTGTTTCGCGGTTCATCTTCGGGATTGAATTGGGTAAAAGATTTGGAAATCAAAAAAATCCCCTATGATACATTTTCAGATTGTAATTGTAATATTCATAAGGGGTTTTATGAATCCACTTTAGCCGTAAAAGATGAAGTTATCAAAGAAGTGAAGTTATTATTATCAACACGACAATATAATTCAGTCATTGTGTCTGGTCATTCATATGGAGCAGCTGTATCGCAAATCATGGCGATGGAATTAATTAAAGAAAACATAGGGGGAGTTCAAGTATATAATTTCGGTCAACCTCGCATAGGGGATACAACATATGCGAATTATGTGAATAAAAAAATCTCGAATTATTGGCGGTTTACACATAACAAAGATATCGTTCCACACGTTCCCACCATCAAATGTATAGATTATTATCATTCTTGTGGTGAGATTTTTGAAAATGAATCGGGTCAATTACGCACATGTAGTATGACCGAATGTGAAGATAAAACATGCGCGGACCAGTATGATTTGAAAGAGACAAATGGTGATGACCACAAAGTATATTTACAACATCCACTTACATGTGAAAGTAGTACTATATGAAATAACTGGGATCATATCGAAAGAGAATAGGTTGATATAGAGCGGTTAATGCGTGTTTACGATGAATTCCTTCGTGCGATTTCATATATGATTTTACTTCTTCAATCGCCGAATCGCAAAACAATCTACATTCTCTTTTACTCCACCATAAATCGTTCCGTATATCTTGATTCATTTCGCGAAACGATGGTATAAGAACAGTGTATATAGTTTCGTCAAATTTTATATGTTTGGTCTTTTTTTGTATTTTTTTATTCATATCATTATACTAAAGATATATTTATTCTATTGTGAACAATAAATATAATGATATATATATAGCTAATGTTAGAGTGATGATCCAACTATTATTTTTGGTAGCGATTTCCATACTATTTAGCAACGCATATAGTCAAGAATTCTATAAAAATATCACATCTACATCATGTATATGTAGCACAGTCCCTTGTCCAACCAGTGGTTATAATTATTTAACTACAGGCGGTGGCGCGGTTGGTAAATATTATTATTCATATCACAATGGTTATCCAGTGATTACATCCGCATCAATTACGATTACATCATCTAATTTAGATACCGGAACTGATACTACATCATGCACCCAAGATTATTCTAGAATGTTAGATGATGATGGTATACAAAATTGCGATGCCGGTCATATTCTTGCGAATAGATTAGGTGGACCAGGTAATCAGCCTATAAATATTTTCCCTCAAGACTCATCAATCAATCGAGGCGTGTGGGCACAATTTGAAGGAAATATTTATGATTGTATAAAAGGAGGAGCATCATCCGCTTCATTATCATGGAAATTTTATTATGAAACAACCGAACATACTAAGCCCTATAAAGCAACTTATTCAGCGACATATATAGGGGGGTCATGCGTAAAAGTATCCGAAACATTTAACAATTGATACTATGAAAGGTGTATAACAAAATATATAATATAATTTGTTATATGTAAATTTTATGGAATTAGATATCTAATGAAACAGTGTTCTTATCGGAACGTTGCTTTCTACGACTACGCTTAGGCATGTTATTATTTTGCATATCTTTTAATGAACTGATAGAAATCATCGAATCATCGTCATTATTCACAGATTGTTCATGAATATTTACACTGCGTGTTTTTAATCCAGACAAAATATTATCTATATCGCTGCTTTGTGGGCCACGCATCTCAGGTCTAGCGGGTGGTCTCATTGTGCGTTCTTGTTGAGACATATCTTGATATTGACTATTTACATCAACACCTGATTCTCTAAACATCGCACCACGAGCCGCATTTATATCTTGTCTGTTTCCAGGTGCTTCCGTATATATCATTCCTGGTCTAGTAGGAGGAGCTTGATTTTTGGTTTCTACTGCGGCCGGAGGAGGAGGTCCACGAGGTTTATTGGATTGCTCTTGCATCAAATTACTGGCGAAGGCAAATCCAGGGGATTGTTGAGACATACTATTTACAGTTGCGTTCGTAAATGCTTTCATTAAATCAGGGTTTTGTCGGATTACATCATTGAAACCAGGAGTAGCGGTAGATAATGCTTTATTGGTGAAATTTACTACCGCCGCACTAAAACCCAAACGTAATAATAAAGATAATTCGGGCGCCATTTTTCCACCTTTATATTTATCGTGTAATTCCGAAAAAATCTCTTCATAACTATCAATATCTTCACTTACCTGTTCTCCCCAACCATCTAAATTAATATCAAAAGGATTGAAAGCGGCATTTGCGTATTCTACTGAATTTACAAAAGTCATAAACCACCATCCTTGTAATTTGATACTATCCTTTTTGCGTTTATCTTCTAATGCGGTTTCGTATTCATCTTCAACTTCTTCGTAGCTAGAATCTAAAGTGAAATGTGAATTGTGTTTAATAAAACCTTTTTCATGCCATTCTTCTAATTTTTTAATCATCATACGTTTTTTTCTTCTACGGTCTCTTTCGCTTAGATTCATACCTCCGGTGCCTTTATCACCCCCAATAGGTATTTCATTCATTTTTACAAAACCATCCCAGGTCTTGGTATTACCGACGCCTTCTACGGTAGATTGACCTAATTTTGAATCACTAAATTCGTTTTCTAAATTGATACTTTTAGAACTAGCGGTAGGTTCGGCACTCGTGCTAAATCCACCAAACAAATTGGAAGCAAACCCACCAAAGGAACGGGTTTCATTGTTAGAGTTATTGTTTGCGGAATTACCTAGTTCATTTAATTCATTTTCTAAATTATCTAATTCACCAAGTTCAATATTAATATTGTTGTTGGATGATGATTTCTTTTTATCATTCATTAATAATTCTATACCAGGTCCAAAATTGACGGAGGAACTAGGTTTTGAGGAATTATCAAAATCAATAGAAATAGGTTCTAAATCATTAAATCCAATATCAATGACTTCCATTTTATCTTATGATAAATATACAATTTTTATTTTTAAGTTCTCCGCAATGAATAATATATTCCGGGGAACCTACGGTTCCCCCGGACGCCCCTCCCTTTTGTTTTGTGAAACAATATGTGATTTTTGCTAAATGGTGGTTGGTTGAAGGTTATTGTAGATATTTATTGATATACCACATTCCTTGTAAAAAGCAATCCGCTAAATCATCCTTTTTCTTTGTTTCTAAAACATATTTCCATTTTTTAAATTCTATATTTTGGTCCAATAAAAGAGAACATTTTTCAACACCGTCCTTTTTGTGCTGTTTGTAATTTACATTCTGAATTACAGGTTTTTTGGTAGGTTCTCTAAATGTATTTTCTAAATGGGTTTCTCTTTGTTTGTTATCTATTTCAATATTCATTGTTTCATTATTTTTATCTTCCCCCAAAGGCAGGGAGGGGGCGTTCGGGGGAACCGTAGGTTCCCCGGAGGATACTTTCAATTTATTCACAGAGGAAACAAACTCTATATGAATATCTGTATTATTCATAATAAAATATTGGGCCAACATTCCCTGTATTGTTTTCATGCGGTTTGCAATAGGAGAAATCTGGTTCTCAATAACAACATGCGTCATATCGCGTATTCCTGTGATTTCATTCATCAAAATTTTCATATTTTTTCCAATGATTATCAAATCAGTATCATTCGCCGACTTTTTCTTTTTCATTTGTATTGGTAAAAAACATTTTGCTTCATAATAATCAATAATTTTATTTAATAAAACAGGTTTTGTAAAGTTCTCTCCTTCATTAATTAAATGAAATTGAAGACAAGTATTGACTAAATCATTTACTTTCATTTTTTTAAAATAAGCGGGTGCGTTTTGCTTAGAAGGTATAATATATTCATCGCTAGTTTTGGCGTGTTTATCACAATAATAATGAGAACCTTTCATATATTTGGCCGTTTTTCCACATATTTTAGCAGGTGTTTTCTTATTTTTAGCTTTTAGATAACAATCACAATAAGATTTAGGGGCTTCTTCTTCCATTAAATTTAATATATTCCAATCTAAAATAGAAGGAGGAGAACCAGGATTTAGTCGAAAAATACAATAAGCCATGTTTTTGATGCCGATATCGAAACTGATTAAATTCATAAAAGTTATATAATTTAATAAACAAAAATTATATTTATATATGTTAGATGAATAAACACATAAACAAATATACGATTTTTATTTGTTTTGTTTTCATATTGTTTTTAATTTTCCCACAAAGTATTATACATAATTCTACTACTACGGTAGCAACAATTGTTGAAATTATTATATTAATTCTTTTTGCCTCTCATAATAAATATTATGCTTTGGTAATTTGTTTATTGGTGATTTTTGTGAGAAGTTTACATTCAGTTGTAGAAGGTATAACATGGACCACATATGATAAAACTGTAGTAAACAATCTGGTTGGTGAGTTCTTACAGGACTCTACTAAGTATACAGGAACTATTCCACAAAAAATTGCTGATGCTATAAAAAGTAAATTACCAGCTGGCCCTACTGGACCAAAAGGAGATACAGGCCCTATTGGCCGCACAGGAAATACTGGACCGGCAGGACTTTCAGGTCCTACCGGACCTGCTGGACCTCAAGGAATACCCGGTTCTGCTTCGGCGAAAGGAGACAAGGGTGATAAAGGAGATACCGGACCTATTGGAAGAACAGGTGTTCAAGGAATACAAGGAGTTACTGGACCTACCGGACCTACCGGATCTATTGGAAGAACAGGTGTTCAAGGAATACAAGGAGTTACTGGTCCTACTGGAAAAATGGGTGTGCAAGGAGTACAGGGACCTACTGGACCTATTGGAAGAACAGGTGTTCAAGGAATACAAGGAGTTACTGGTCCTACGGGCGCACAAGGAATACAAGGTCCTACGGGTGCTCAAGGAATACAAGGTCCTATAGGTATACAAGGAATACAAGGTCCTATTGGTGTTCAAGGACCTACCGGGTATACTGGACCTATTGGTGCTCCTGGACCTAGAGGGCAAAGTGTACAATATACAGATTTTTCACCTTATTAAAATATTTAATTTTTACTCATAAATATTTTATAGTTCTATTATAATGAAAGGTTTGGTTAACAAATTTAGTATTATATTTTTCATAATCATTGTATTGTATGTATTATTTCCAAATATATTTTCTAACAACGCAAATACAATAGTTCGTCGTATGATAGAAATAATATTTATAATTACCTATACGAAATTTAATATATATTATGGTTTAGCAATGTGTTTATTAATTATTTTTATAAATTTCCGTCATTCTTATATTGAAACGTTTGGTATAGATAATGACTTTATTAAAGATGAAATTGCTAGACAATTAAAAGATAAAGTTGGGCCAACGGGACCGCGAGGTCCAACTGGCGAGACTGGTCGGGAAGGTAAACAAGGGCCAGAAGGTAGACAAGGTGCCCGCGGTGAACCCGGACTCGACTTAACCGACCAACCTCGTTAAAAAATGATAATTACAATACAATCATTGTAATTATTAGCGGTTCATAATTTATTTCATTTTACGTAAAAGGTCTTCTTGTGTAATAACTGGTGAAATTTTACGAGCATCCAACTGTTCTCTAGATAAATATAACATCTTCAAATCACTGGAAGCATGACCGAATGGTTTGTTATTATCCATGATTGAATTAAACAAATAAGGGGTTGCTGCGTATTGAAGAGAATCCATTGTATTGATAGGAGCATCCGAATGGCGTTTAAAATATCCAGCATCATTTGATGCTTCACGGAAATTCCATTCCATAATCTCTTTGGAGTTTTCAGTTAGATATTTTCTATATTGCCAATTGGTTTGAATACCATTTCTATGAAGAAGTTCATTATTAATGACTGCTTCAGGTTGATGAGATGATACAATAGAACGCCCATCACTCATAAGTGGAGGAAATTCAGGGTATTTATTATTTGTATTATATCCTAAAGAAGATTTTGGTATAGTTTCTTTAATTATTGGGTAAGCAATATCAACATTGGAAAAAGATAACATTCTAGTATATATAATATATAATAAAATATATTACATATAATTTACATTTGAAATGTTCATCTATTTATAGTTCACTTTCTAACAATTTCAATAAATCATTCTTCTTCATTTTACTGGTATCACTTGATAAACCTTTTGTGATAACAAGGGTTTTTAATGCCTGTAAACTCATTTTGCGATATACTTCTTTATTATTTTCAGTAGTAGATAACTGTTCAGTAGATTCGGTTGTTCCTAAATTTTCAGATGAATCTACTTTTTCAACCACAATCGTTTCATTATTAACAAAATCTTCAATATGGTTCTCTTCTTCTAAATTATCGGTTTCATCATCTATATCAGAACCATTGTTCATAGAATCATCAATATTATTTAATTCAATATTAATAACTTTAATTTCGTTTGAAGATTCTTCACGAGTTTCATGTATATCTATATTTTCAATGATGATTTCTTTTTTTTCATCTTCAACTTCATCGTCTGAATCAGAGTCATTCTCATTATCTGATTCATCATCGCTATCTGTTTCACTTTGTCCGCTTGTATAACTTGTATCGTCATCGTCATCAGAATCCGAAATAACAATTTTACTTTCAACATTTATTTTTTGAGGAACAGATTGAACCGAAGTATTAATTATTTCATTTTCACGATGTAGAGAACTTTGAATAAAGGCTGATTTTAATGCCGTTAATTCTTTTACAATATTATTAATAATTTCAAACATAGTATCATTTTTATGTTCTAAACTAATAATCTGTTGTTTAAAATGAAATACCAACAACAAAATTAAAATAAAAGTAATTCCTAAACTTATAAAAAAGAACGTATCGATGTAATTAAATAATCCCATTTACAAAGTATCTATAAAATAATAAAAATAAATGAACGAACATAATTTACTCAGAAAAATATAATATCAGATATTATATAATATGGATAACACACCAAAAATTGCTAGTCCAATAGGTCCATACCCTGAAAGTATGTTTAGTAATAAAAATTATATTATTATAACCTTATTAATTTTGCTGATTTTATCCTTTTTAGGAATAAATATGTTAACCATATTTGGAAATTTTATTCAAACCTTAGTAAATATATTTGGTCCATTAGTTACACAAGTCTTATCTGTATTTGGTTATACCGCAGGAACATTAATTGATAAATCCGCTGATATAGTCACTGATACAGCTAAAACAGGTATTGATATTGCCGGAGGAACTGTATCATCCATTGGTGATTTATTAAAAGACGCAAGTCGTCCAAACGTAGATGCGCGAGCGAAACAACAATTAGACCAATCAATCAATTTATCATCTCAACCACCAAAACAACCAGCACCTGATACTGCTACCAACCCTATCCAAAAACCAATCGCATCTGGTAAATCCGGATGGTGTTTAGTCGGTGAATATGAAGGTCGCCGTGGTTGTATTGAAGTAGGCGAAGCCGACAAATGTTTATCTGGGCAAATATTCCCCAATCAAAAAATGTGTTTGAACCCTACTTTAACACCAAACGTATAAAACCATAAATGAATAAACTATATAAATAATTCATTATATAGAACCATAATGAATTATTTATCATACCGTATAGGATTACATACCTTAGACAATATAGAATGGATGAAAAATATATTGTTAGACGCCAATTTCATGAAACAACCGGTTCTTTTAGAAACCAACATGATATATAATGAAGTTATTGATACATTCAAAATGGTAACCAATCGTTATTTTCAAATAAAAGATGAAATATATTATACCAATGTGGAATTATTATTTAATCCAGAAAAATTATTGGATAGACCCATTTTGAAAAGATGGAAGCCAAATTTTTGGTTTACTCAATATAATGAAGCCATTGAATTACTCAACGTATTTGAATATATGATATATGTAATAAATAATCATACCGAGAATGAAAATTTCGCAAAAAAAAAACTAATATAATGAAAATCCAGTATTTGGTTGAATTGATGGATTCGTATTTATTTTACAATTTGTTTGTGTTTTACTAATAGAAGTAGCATTACACAAAACACCACTCTGAATATTTGTAAAATAACTAGTATATATACCGTTGTTAGGAGCACTATAATTCATATTACATTGTAATTTCACAGTATATACATAGCCTGGTTGTGTAAACAAATAAATATTTGATATATTTAACATACCAATATATATTTCACCCGAATAACTTGTATATGTAGGATTATTTCCAGCTGTTTTATTTAATGAAATATCATATGATGCGGTATTCGATATAGGAATTGTTATCATAGGCATATACGGCAATAACACTTTAGTATCATTATAATAAATATTCAAAGATATATTGAATAAAGACAATGAAATATTTGTAAAAGAAATATCGTATGCGGGCGAAGAATTGCTAACATCACTTTGAAAATACAGCGATAGAGGAGTATTAAAATTAAAGGTTCGTGCGAATTCATCATTATTATTCACAATGTATAAGGAGAATAAAGTATTTTCAATACCATCTTTGAATACAATATCATTCATGGTTGAATATTTAGTATCTCGTGTATCTTCTTCATTTTGTATACCATAATTATTATTGCGAGTAGCGTAGTTATATAAAGGTATACTATTATCCTTGATTAAATTAATAACAGGTCCAGGAACATCACTCGACGAAGTAGGCGTAGGTATAGCATCAATATCACATACAGGAATCGTTCGTTTGACTACTGTATTCGTAATATTTCCGTTAACATCACTCGTTGTAATATATGTATCAGGATATTTGATAACTGTCTCTGTAACTACTGGTATTTTACTATATTTTGAATCGTCAATTGAAGGTTCGTATGTGATGTTTTTCACAATAATATCATTATAAGGGTTCGTTTGAACATAACCATTTACCATTTGCGCCCATTTTTCGGCTTTTGTAAAATTATTCGTTTTTGTATTTGATTTAGATGCAGTGTATTGTAATATTTCGGCTTTTCTTCGCATATCGAATTGCATTTTACTTGTATTCGGGTATTGTACATAGGGAGAAACCGGATTATACCTATTTACCGGAGTATTGAATAACATTTGTAACTTGCGTTGTTGAACAATTGTGCAATATGAAATATCAACCGTAGACATAAATAATATACATTTATAGCGTATATTATTTATGAAATTACATTTTGGAAGAATACCACATGTTGGATAAATATGAGTATCCTCCTTTGGATGTTTGACTCGCATATAAACTTGAAGTAGAAGTATTTGGACCACTCATAATAATGGTATTAATTTCAAAAATATTCAAAGCGCGACTAAAATATCTTAAATCCGCTAATTTTCCAGCAAATCCACCATTTTGATTCACATAAATATCATTATAATTTTGTTTTGGAACATTTTTTAATACAATACGTTTTGTAACTGTTCCGTTAATGTATACATCTAGATAAATATTTTGTAAACGAATCATTACATTCACCCATTTTCGAATAGGAATATTATCGATTTTGATATTCTCGTTTATATTATCTGGTGAAACAGTATTCATAACAACTAAAATTTCGTTTTTCTTAGGTGATAAATACAACCCGGGCGCATTGTTTACAGTAGACATATTCTTGTCGTCAAATATTCCATCGCCTTTACTAAAAATATGTTTATATTTCTCGTCAGTTCCTAAATCATTTAAATATATCCAAGTAGACCAAGTGAATTCTGCGCCGCTGCTTTGGTTGTTCGATTTCAAGATAGGAACAGATGAACTATTGTTAGGGTCTTGTGAAATTCTTATTGGAAAATTACCATCAATCATACCTTTTACAACATATGGGTCGTTTGAAGGTAAAGTTAAATAACTAACTAGTGAAATGCCTAAACTTAATAAAAACATGAATAAAATAACAATTAAAATTAAAAATGCGAACTTTGCGATGATTGAATTCGAAGATGTGAATTGAGGAGTAGCCCCAGGTTCTTGTGAAAAAGAATTTAAACCACTTGATACATTATTTTTCATATTCGAAAAAAAATTACCAATACCTTGGATACTATTATTTGCGGTATTTGATATATTGTTTGAAACATTACTCATACTATTTTGGTCCATTTCTAAAATACTTATATATTATATAATAAGAACATATAAGTATTAGTTTGTTTAAAATAATTTAACATTTGAATATTGAATATTATCTTTCAAAACAGCTAAATTTGCGCTAAAATTGCCGATACTGAATAGACCAGTGCTTCCATTTCCTGATAAATAATTATCCCAAGCAGTTTGTGGGTCTACAGGCTTTGTAAATCTGGTGAATTTTGCTAAAACCGCGTCCCATATCGTTCCGGCACCAATTTTAATAGGTGAAACGGTAGCAGAACCAGGTTGTTTCGCATCACTCGTGATCTTACTTGATTTTACTAATTTACCGTTAATATAACAATCGACAATTGTGCCGTTTCCACTTCCAGCATCTACACTAACAATAATGTATACCCATTTTTGTAAAGGGAAATTTTCAGTAATTATAATACTTTGATTTGTTGTTGGTGTTCCAGCATTTACGCTATTTAACGAAATATCACATTTCAATATTGGTCTATTTGTGTCTAAGTAAAGGGAAATATTATTACTTCTGCTAAATATTCCTTTTGATTTATTTTGGTCCCATGAATTTATGTATACCCAAGCACCATATCCATAACTAACATTTTCTGCTTTGTCTACAAGTGTTATATCAGGATTTGCGGAGTTTAAATCCACTGATTTTAATATAGTTTTACTAGCACTGATATAATTTATGTATAAATAATAGACTAAAAACACGATAATTATTCCTAAAACAATAATAGTATAATTCATTATATTATATTATAATAATTTTTTTCATAAGTAATTATTCATTCAATGGCGGATTACTAAACATTAATAAATTATACGTATTCACAATTTCTGATTTCAATAATGCTCTATTATAATACATAATATTACAAATCGCACCGTCTAACCCGTCGTTCGCACCTAAAACTACTTTTCCAGATGTTATGTATTGTGGTGGCGCGGTTAAATGGAATGTTCTCTCTAAATTGCCGTCAATAAATATATCCACCGTGGTAGAAGTATAATTAATTACGACATTGGTCCATCTTTGCCCCTTATTCTTAATTACGAGCTTGTCCTCCCCAAAATAGATGCCCAATTTATCTTTTTCATCATCATTGCTCATGTTATTTATGTAAACCAATTGTGGTTTTTTATCATCTAAGTTAAATATATTTGTCTCTTTGGAATAGGCGTTATAACTATTTGATTGTGGGTCTATATATATCCACATAGATACTGCGAAATTTTGTCTATAATTGGTAGGGTCATCTGTTTTTGCTTTGGGTAATTTCATAATCTCATTGCTTGTTAATACATACTCTTTATTTAAAAAACGACTATCCGGCAATAGCGCTATACCATTTTGTTTCAAAACTTTTGATACTAATTTGGGAACATAAATATAAGTTAACACGAGCAAAATTTCTAAAATGAATAAAATATAGATGAGATTTGCGGTAGATTTGATTTCACCTTTAATATATTGAACTAAATCAATCAACAAACAAGGGATGTAAAATATGAAATGAACAAAAAATCCTAACCATCCTTTCGATTGTTTTAAATACATTGAGAACATTAAAAATATGATTGCTAAACCGACAATTACCATTAATGCGAATAAAAATATGGCTACATAACCAGCCATAAGTAAATCTCGATATGATAATTTGGTGCTAATATAGGTAATTGCTAATGCGAATATAGTTAATCCTACACAAATCATCATTATGTTTTTTTCATTACCTGGTGCTCCTTCACCTAATTTTGAAGCGTAAGGGGATACATAATAATACAATAAACATAATGGAATGATTATCGAAAATGTAAACAAAAAGGTTTCCATAGAGAATTTCATTCTATGGCGTGAATAATGAAAAAACAATACAGTAAATATAATTAATATAGCAAATGCGATTAAATAAATAAAAAAATTATACCTTTCAACAGAACTATTCTTTAAAAATTGTATAAACTCCGATTCTTTTATAGTTTGGGCAATATAATTCATATTTTTACCTATTTCTTCGCCTATAGATTTTAAAATATCCAATACCGACATAATATCTTATATTTACAAGATATTATTTTTTTTATTTATAAATTTTCAATTGTTGTTTTTTTCCCATGACATTCTCTACACAAAGCGACTAAATTATTTACCTCATTCGATCCTCCGTATTCTAATCTAACTTTGTGATCTACTTCAAACCAAGCAGTCAATTGATTTCCACAATCACCACATTTCCAATTTTGTCCAGAGGCCACGAATTTTTTCTTTGTTTCACTAACCGAACGTTTGGTGCCTTTCTTTCCAGAATTCATCATTCTCGCTTCAGCCGCTTGTTGTTTCATAGGCACAATAGGATAATTATATCCTCCGCCGTGCTGATGATTGCTACCCCAATATTGGTCGTTCAATATGTTTTGTTTTGTGGTAAAATCTAATATAGGCGATAAAATACTGGATGTATCTTTATCTACAGGCAAATATTTAATATATTCATTGGATGCGGAAAGCATATTGCGAGCTTGTAATGGATTTTTTTTTATTAACCAATAAATCATTAATGCTCCGATAGCAACCCCAGCCATTTGATAATATTTTTTCCACGACAAAGCCATTTTTAAATATTTTCCATCACTGTGTATATTCGCTATGATAAATCCGGTTATAATAAATAATATGATTTCGATTCTCATTTTGTACTATATTTATAATATCCATAGATATTTTTGTCGGCATATATCATTCATAATAGACATATATTAAAAAAACGCATATTAAAATGAGAGCAATATGAATATAATGTTTACGCATATTTATTATATTACTTAAATACACTGGTTTGGGATTATATTCCGCTTCATATTTATCTAAACCCGTTTGTAAAGAATATTCTTCTTTACCTAATGAAAAATTATATTTATTGTGTATAAAATGAACCCATCGAACAAACGAATCTCGGTTGTCTAAATAAGGCGATACAGGATATTTATCTAACATATCACTAAATTTATTTCCCATTTCTTCATTTGGAATAAATAAAGGCATATTTTGTATTAAATCATAATATTTACGCTGAGTAACTTTGGTAGGATGTTTGGGATAAGACCTAGCAACTGTATGTAAAAAGAACCAATAATGAGGTCCCCAGACAGATGGTTCAAATAGCATACTTATATAATTATATAAAGAATTGGGAATATAATATTATAATACGACCGTAAATTGAATAATAGAATGAATGATAATTATTGTAATAACTGTGGAAAACAAGGGCATTTATATCACCAATGTAAGATGCCTATTACGAGTATTGGAATCATCGTATTTCGATATAATAAAAATGTAACTGATGCTGCTGAAAAAATAGAATATTTAATGATTTGCCGTAAAGATACTTTAGGCTTTATTGATTTTATGAGAGGTAAATATTCCATCTACAATAAAGAATATATTGCGAATATGTTTAAACAAATGACTACGGTTGAAAAACAACGAATTATAGATTTAGAATTTGATGAATTATGGAAAGACATTTGGAAAAACGAAATGATTTCGAATCAATATAAAGTAGAAGAAATATTGTCTAGAGAAAAATATAATACTTTAAAAAAAGGAATCACCAATAAAGACGAATTTTATTCATTACAAACCATTATTGATGAAACGAACCATATTGAAATATGGGAAGAACCGGAGTGGGGATTTCCAAAAGGACGTAGAAATTATCTAGAAAAAGATTATGAATGTGCTATACGTGAATTTGGTGAAGAAACTGGTTTAGATATTAGTAAATTGAAAAATATACATAACATATTACCATTTGAAGAAATATTTACTGGTTCGAATTACAAATCATATAAACATAAATATTTTGTTTCTTTCATACCATATGAGGATAGTATGAAAATAGATAATTTCGAAACATCGGAAGTTAGTAAAATGGAGTGGCATAATTTTTCTGAATGTCTAGAATTGATAAGACCATATAATTTAGAAAAAAAACGATTGATTACAAATGTAAATAACGCTTTAACAAAATATAGACTGTTTTTTCTATAATGATTTTGTTATTTATGGCGCAATAAATATATACATATATTTTAAATAAGTATATATTATTATGGAACAACAAATAGAAACTAAGAAATATTGCCCTGATGGAACTCGCCGTAATAATAAAACGGGTAAGTGTGAACCTAAAAAAGAAAAACGTGCTACGAAAAAAAAGAAGGAAGTACTTTCTGAAACAACTCCGAAGTTTTTATCAGACACAACAAAAGCGGTGAAAGATACATTGAATAACTTAGTGGATATTGTTTCAACTGAAGCAGTAGAACCAAAAAACAGAAAATATTGCCCTCCTGGAACTCGCCGAAATAAAGAAACCGGAAATTGTGAACCAAAGAAAGCAAAACGTGTTACAAAAAAAAACATTGTGAATACTATATTAGAAAATCCTGTGGTCCAAAATTTAACGACATTTAAGCCATTGGACATTAATGAAAATACACCAAACCCTTTATTAGATGCTTTGAAAGAACCTTTTATGGAAACAAATGAAGAAGTGAATGCGCCAGTAGTTGAATCTATTTCGATACCAGTAATAAATATTGAACCTCAATCCGAACCAACTACTAAACGAACCATTTCTATATCTAGAAATAATGATTTAATTCGAATGGATTTTGAAGAATTAAAACAGGTATTACTTTCTCTTTTACCATCGGGAGAACCTTTAAAAGATGAATTCAATAATCCTATCAAAATACGAAAAGAAATTGTGCGATTACGTAAATTAAAAACACCTCTTCCTCCACCAGTAGAAACTCCTATTGAAACAACTCTTCCTCCACCAGTAGATATTCTAACTGAAACAATACCTACTGAAATACCTATTGAAGCGTTACCTTCGCAGATTGAAGCAAAAGAAGAAGAGTTTGAACCCATCATATCGACGAGTGATTTAAATAATAAAGAATTATTTGAGAAAGAAAAAGAAGAACATGAATTGAATCGTGAAAATAAAGAATATGATTTTTTATATCCACACATCAATGACCCTAATTTCAACGAAAAAATAGCCAAACGAAAAGAATTCAATGATACGAAATACGATGGTAAAATCAGAGATGTAAAGACTTACGCCAACCAAGTATGTAAATCCCATTTCGAATTATTACCTCATCAATTATTTGTAAAGAATTTTCTCTCGTTAAATACCCCATACAATAGTTTATTATTATACCACGGATTAGGAACCGGAAAAACTTGTAGTGCGATTGGTATTGCTGAAGAAATGCGTTCCTATATGAAAGAAGTCGGTATTAAACAAAAAATTTTGGTCATTGCTTCTCCAAACGTTCAAAGTAATTTTAGATTACAATTATTTGACGAAAATAAATTACAATCCGATAATGGTTTATGGTCATTGAATACTTGTATAGGTAATTCTTTATTGAAAGAAATCAATCCAACCAATTTAACAGACGTTCCAAGAGAACGTATTGTAAGTCAAATCAATACCATCATCAATACCTATTATGAATTTGTAGGATATATTGAATTTGCGAACTATATTCAAAAATATACGACGGTTCAAGAGAACAGTGGAATGTCTGAAGACGAAATTAAAAAAACGGAGATAAAAAATATCAAACGTGTATTCAATAATCGTTTGTTAATCATTGATGAAGTTCATAATATTCGTAAATCAGATGATAATAAAAATAAACGTATCGGAGAACTTCTTATGAATGTCGCCAAACATACGATTAACATGCGGTTGTTATTATTATCGGCTACACCTATGTATAACAATTATAAAGAAATCATATGGTTAACTAACTTGATGAATATGAATGATAAACGTTCAACCATTACAGAAGACCAAGTGTTTGATAAAAACGGAAATTTTATTCCTCAACAAAATAGAAATGGAGAAATCATAGAAGGAGGAAGAGAACTTTTGGAAAGAAAATTAACAGGGTATGTATCGTATGTTCGTGGAGAAAACCCTTATACATTTCCTTATCGTATTTATCCCGCAGATTTTTCACCAGAAAATTCTCTTCAAAGTATTACATATCCAGCGAATCAAATGAATGGTAAACCAGTAGATAAACCTTTACAATTTATACCTATATATACTTCTCAAATCGGTGAATATCAATCCAAAGTATATGATTTTATTATGATCAATTTACGTAATAAATCCATGTCGCGCCGAGATAAGTTTGGAAAAGAAATTATTATGCCTGATTTTGAAAATATGGAGAGTTTTGGTTATACTTTATTACAAACACCCTTGGAAGCATTGAATATTGTATATCCAACTCCTATGTTTGATGCTATCAATCTAAATGCTGAAATCCCTACCGATAATCAAGAAATCGTTGAAAATATGATAGGCAGTAAAGGTTTGGCGAATATTATGAATTATACAACAGTAACCGTTCCTAATCCTATCAAAAATAATTATGAATATAAACCAGAGGTCATTCAAAAATATGGTCGGATATTCCACAGCGAACATATTGGTAAATACAGTAATAAAATCGCTAGTTTATGTGAATGTATTCGTAATTCAACCGGTATCGTTATGGTATATTCCCAATATATAGATGGCGGTGCGGTTCCTATCGCATTAGCCCTAGAAGAAATGGGTTTCGGTAGATATGGAAGCGCGAAATACACCACTTCATTATTCAAAAAACCATTGAGTGAACCTATCGATGCGCGAACGATGAAACCTAAAAGTCAAGTCGCGGAAAATTTCAAACAAGCCAAATACTTGATGATTACAGGTGATAAATTCTTCTCGCCAAATAATTCTATGGATATAAAATATGCTACAAAATCAGAAAATAAATATGGAGAACTGGTGAAAGTCATCATTATTTCCAAAGCGGGGTCGGAAGGTTTAGATTTCAAAAATATACGTCAAAGTCATATATTAGAGCCATGGTATAATACGAATCGTATCGAACAAATCATTGGTCGTGCGGTTCGTAATTTAAGCCATTGCCCATTACCATTTGAAGAACGAAATGTAGAAATATATCTACACGCGACATTACCTAGAAATAATGAAGAACCCACAGATTTATATATTTACCGTTTAGCAGAGAAGAAAGCATTACAAATTGGTAATGTAACAAGAGTAATCAAAGAAAATGCGGTGGATTGTTTATTAAATATTGGTCAAACGAATTTTACAGTAGAAAAATTAAATTCTTTGGTAGAAAATCAAAACATAGAAATCGCCTTATCGAGTGGTAGACAAATCAATTTCAAGATAGGCGATAAACCATTTACTGAATTATGTGATTATATGGATAATTGTAATTTCACTTGTTCTTCCAAAGCAGAAATACGCGAAGAAGATATTGTGAAAGATACATATAATAATGATTATATCAAAACGAATTTCCAAATGATTTTAAAACGTATTCGTCAATTGTTTAAAGAACAATCCTTTTATAAGAAAGATTTTTTAATAAATTCAATCAATATTTCAAAACCATATCCTATCGAACAAATATATTATACTTTATCGCAGTTTATTGATAATAAAAACGAATTTTTAGTAGACAAGTATGGTAGAATTGGAACATTGGTGAATAAAGGAGAGTATTACGCATTTCAACCTATTGAAATCACTGATGAAAACGCTTCTATATTTGAACGTTCTACACCTATTGATTATAAACCCGAAAATATGGCGTTAGAATTACAAAAAAGGGCAAAAGAGAAAGATGAACCAGAAGAAGAGAAAGAGAATGAAGAGGACAAAATAAATGTATCCTATGATGATTTGATGAACGAAATCAGGCAATTAATAGATGGAACATTAAGAAGTAATGATATAGAAATTGAACCAGGAGAAGTAGATTGGTATAAACACGCAAATAAAGTGCTGACGAATTTAACAATGATGCATAATATATCACAGGACAAGTTGTATAAATATGTATTATTTCATTATTTAGATAACTTAACAATTCGACGTAAATTTATATTCATCAAAAAAATATATTCTGGAGAATATGATGAAAGCAATTTATTAAATAAATTGGTGAAAGAATATTTTGATGATAAAATGGTAGAAATCAATCAGCAAAGAGCAATTGTTCTCGAAAATAAGGAACAAGTAAAGACTTATATTCAATCCAAAGAATTGAATACTTTGTGGAGTGAAGCAACCAAACTAAGCGAAAAACAATTATTTGAACAAGCGATAATGGATAAAATAATTATATCGAATATCGGAACAAAAATAAATCATCATATTGGTTTTATGCAGTTTTTTAAGGGTAGAGAATTAACGTTTAAAATTAAAGATATGACTCAAACGCGTAATAACAAAGGTTCTCGCTGTGATAGAATGGGAAAGACCGAAATCATTAAATTTTTAAATCAAGTATTAGGAGAAAAGGAGGAAAAAATGTATACGAATGATAATACTGAAACCATTTTAAAAATAGGTTTATGCGTTATTTTGGAAATTATTTTACGACACTTTAATGATATGAAAAAGGATAATAAAGTTTGGTTTTTAGACCCCGAAAGAACACTAAAAAATAATATTGTGAATTGTAAAATGGGACGCACCGGTATTATAGAATGTGCTGAACTTTAGACCTTTGAAAAAATTGAAATAATCAAATGATATAAATAATAATTTATATCATTATATTAGTTATAAAATGACCGATACGTTAAAAATCGAAGGAAAGGACGACCAACAAAAAATTTATGGTGTATATATCAAATCTATGTTGACGATGAAAGTAAGTTTATCTATTACAGAAGTGGGTAAAAATATTAAACAAAATTTAGAAAAATCAATATCCAAAAAAACAGAAGGAAAATGTATTGCGGAAGGATTTATTCGTCCAAATTCGGTCAAAGTATTGACGTATTCAAGCGGTAATGTAAATGGCGATTTAATCGAGTTTCATACGGTATATGAATGTATGGTGTGTCATCCAGTAGAAGGAATGTTAATTGAATGTCAAACAAAAACAATTACAAAAGCGGGTATTCACGCGGAAGTTGTTGATAATGACGGCACCGTTCCTGTAACGGTATTTATTGCTCGCGACCATCATTTCACCGACAAATACTTTAGTACAATTAAAGATAATATGAAAATAAAAGTTCAAGTCATCGGTGCACGTTTTGAATTAAATGACCCATACATATGCGTCATTGGTAAATTAATGTTTGAAAAAATGGATAAAAATGTGGAAAAGTCTAAAAAACCAGCGATACAAATTTTGGGCGGAGATGCGGATTTAGATTTTACAGATAGTGATGATGAATAATTTAACAAAAACAATTTTTTTATATTTATAATATATATAAATATGGCTCAAACCAGATTTAGAAGAAAATCCCACAGCAAGAAAAACAAAACCGCACGTCGTCAAAAAAGACAGTCAAAAAGAGTGAGAGGAGGAATGCCTATAGATAAGTCAGAATTAAGAAGATGGGCTAACCAACATCCAGATTGTGCTATTACAGTATCAGCACCAGGTCTTGATGTTGCACCAAAAACATTCTACGGTAAAAATATACAGGGTAAAGATTTCCACACTGTAAAATCAATGGTTAAAGGTATGGAGCACGTACAACCATACGAAATTGCGTTTGACTCTCCATGTCCTACTAACTAAATAATTTACAGTATATTTTTCCTCATCCAACTCGTATCGTCTCATTAAAAATAGGAAATAAATCTTTATCGTGTGTAATAATAATAATACATTTTTTATATTTTTTGAAATCCGCAATTAATTGAATGACTTCTTTTTTCAAAGCCATATCTAACGCATTTGTCGGCTCATCTAAAATGACTATTTGAGAAGGCATCACTAAACCGCCAATTAAATTTACGACTTGGCGTTGACCGCCAGATAGGTTCTCCCCAAACAATCCCGCCTTTTTATTATGAATATCAACATTTTTATATAATTCTTTTATTTTCGGGTATTTCATGATTATATGTAAATATTTATTACATATATCCAAATCATAGCAACCATACAATAGGTTCTCTATAATTTTACGGTCAAATAGTTTCGAGTTTTGATTTACATAAGTAATATGATTTCGTATATAATTTCCATCAACATTCGTAATATTTTCATCATCTATATAAATCGCTCCAGTTTCTGCTTTATACATTTTAATAATTAATTTTGCGATGGTTGATTTTCCATTTCCAGACAAACCAACAATCCCAATAATTTTATCATTCAATTCAAGAGTTTTATTAAATTTTTTCAAGACATAAGAGAACCCTTGTTTATATTTGAAATCCACGTTCTCAAACCTTATTTTATTAAACTTCAATGGTTTTTCAATATAATTGGTTTTCATAAATTGAGTATAATCCTCCGCCATATTTTGAAAATGTTTCACTACCGAATCTGACCGACCTAAAAATTCAATAAAATCGGGGATTTGTTGAATCATCGTAAGCGACTTTTCACGGTATAATAATAAAATTGTGAAGAAAGTAATAAAGGTAGTAATGGTAATTTGTTTCGAAATCGTCATTTTAATTAAATACCATAAACAAAGAATAATAATGATAAACACCATCATATTCATAATGGTAGCGTGAAAATTCGTATTCGAATAAAATTTAAACGCGGTATCAATACTTTTATCGGTTTTACCAGAGAAAATATCAATCTCGTTAGTGGTTTGACCACGATATATAATCTTATCAATATTATTTAATATTTCCACCAAATAGGCTTCATTATCCGAAACGAATTTTTCATATTCTTCATTGTGAGACAACATATTGTTCCAATTTAAAAACAAATAGAGAACCAAGAATATATTTCCAATAATAAAGATACTTCCGAAGATTAGATTATTATATAAAAAATAAATCGCAATCATCAATAAAAACGTTATGTTGGGTAATAAATAGGTAATTATATCATTGAAAACCATAAAACACACGGACGAAATGCGATTGATGGGGGAATTCAATTTCGAAAAATTAATTTCACTGAAGTTCTCGTTGTTTACTAACAATAACATTTTGACTAGTTGATGGCGCATCCATTGTCGTAATTTGGTAAGCAATTTATTTTGAAAGAATTTATAAAGATAAAATAGGAAAACAAAGAGGATTGAAATATAAATAAAATATTTGAAAAATTGGTGAACGTTGTCGTATTGTTTTCTTTGTATAGAATCAATGATAGTAGCAGTGATAAACGATATTCCATTTGTTTGAAATAAATTAATAACAAAACTGGCGAGAACCATTAAAAATGTATTTAATTGTTCTTCTTGAAAAAATTGTTTTAATAAAAAATATACTATATTCATCTGTATACTATAGTATATTTTAATTTTTCTCTAAAAAATAATACGGTGAATGCTTTGTGAAGTAGAATTGTAATTACAATTCTATATATTTTCAAATACAAATTTAAATATTGATCGTTTCATCAAACAAAGGATATACATCGCGGTCATGAGTAATAATAATAATAGATTGTTTGTATTTTTTGAAATCGTTGATTAATTGAATGACTTCTTGTTTCAATTCAATATCTAACGCATTGGTAGGTTCATCTAAAATTAATATTTTACATGGGTTAATTAAACCACTCACAATATTCACGATTTGGCGTTGACCTCCTGATAAGTTCTCTCCAGCCAATCCCGCATTTTTATTATGAATATCTATTTTCTTGAATAAATCTTGGATTTTTTTGTATTTTTGTATTTCAGACAAATGATTTTTACAAACGGCGATATCATTACAACCATACAAAATGTTCTCAATAATCTTTTTATCGAATAATTTGGAATTTTGATTTATATAGGTAATATTTTTGCGTATGTAATCACTGTCTAAGGTTTGAATATCTTTTCCATCTATCGTTATTGTACCTTTTTCGCATTTATAGAATTTCAATATCATTTTGGTGAAAGTTGATTTGCCTTTTCCCGAATAACCGACAATACCAATCGTATTTTTATTGGTATTTAATTTTAAATTTAGGTTCTCAAATATATACGAATCCGTTCCATCGTATTTATAAGATACATTTTCAAAAGTAATTCGTTTGAACTCTAATTCTTCATTGTTATATGTTTTATCATATTCAGCAGGATTATAATCTCCGATTAATTTCTGGAATTTTTGTATAACAAAATCAATACGTCCAATAAATTCCAAATAATCGGGCAAATCTTGCGCTGTTCCTATAATGCGGTCTCTATATAATAACAAAATAGTAAAGAATGTAATAAACATCGTAGGTGTGATTTTTTTAGTGATACAAAGTTTAATCAAATAGAAAACCGATAAGAGAATGATTACATAAATGATAAATGTAATGACGAACAAATGTTTGGTAACTAAATAGTAAAAATCATTGGTTTTTTTAATTCCTTCTTCTGTTAATTTTGAAAAAACATCACTTTCATCGCTCGTTTTACCGCGAAGAATAATTTTATCCATATTGTTAAATAAATCAATCATATATTTTTCATTAGAATTCACTTTTTTTTCGTAATTCATGCGATTTTCCATTAATTCATTCCAGTAATAAGCAATATAACCAATGATGAATATATTTGAAACAAAAAACAACATTCCAAATAATGGATTTGTATACATAAAATAAAGGGAAATCATTAATAAAAACGCAAGGTTAGGAATCATATCAGTTAAAATATTATAAAACAATAGATAAGACCCATTGGAAATACGATTGATAGGAGTAATAAATTCGGTAAAATTGATACCACTGAAGTTCTCATTGTTGGTTTTAAAAATGATATCTATGATTTCTTTTTTAATCCATAATGATAATTTGATGATTAAATAATTTTGTAGTACTTTATACACGTAGTAAATAATAATAAAAGCAATAGAAGCAAATATAAAATAGTTAAAATACGTATTTACTAAATTATAATTTTTATTTTGCATAAAGGTTATGATGTTCGCGGTTATATAAGAAATACCATTGATTTGAAAAAGATTGATTAACAAACTCAACAGCAATATTCCTATAGTTTTTATTTTTTCTTGTTGTATAAATTGTAATAATAATGTGTATATGACATTCATTTTTATATACTCTATATATTTTATTACATACAAAAATACTATTTGTAATTACAAATTTACAGATAATATCAAAACAATACAATCTAAAACAATATAAAATGTTTGTACTAAGATAAAATAATAATATGCAAAATATTGAAAAATTAGAAAACATAAAATCTTTTATAGAAAATATGAGCAAATATCATCAAATAGAAATATTAAAAATTCTTTCTAAAAACCTGTGTAAAATAAATGAAAATAAATCGGGCGTATATGTAAATTTATCTTTTTTACCGAATGAAACCATTGATGAAATGGAAGAATATATTATGTATACAAAAGAACAAGAAGAAAATCTAAAGACATTAGAATATCAGAAAGAAGAATTTAAAAACGCATTTTTCAATAGTGAAAAACAAGATAAAGACAATAATACATATATGTATAATACGAAATAATATAAGAATGTTATCATATTTTAACAGTTTAATATATAAAACAAACACTATCAAACACCCAAATGAAATACATAAATTTCAACATTTCATGATGACTATTGATAATAAAGAAAAAATTATCAATGAAAGTGTCTTTGCTATGCGTAAAAATGAAGAAAAAGCACCTGAAAAATTAATAGATATAAAAATGGAAACCCCAGTTGAAAGTAGTATTGAAGATATAGACCAAGAAGAATGTGTTATTCAACCACGTGAACAACGTTCATTAATTACACCAAGACAACCAGATACATTATTTTGGTGTTTATATATCATTCGTTATGGATACAATGACTATGTTCAAATTGACCGTAATTATGGTGTAAAAGAATTAGAAGAAAAACAAAAAATATTAGAATTTGTAAAGGAAAACAAAGTAAATATGAAAAATACCAATTATAAAATTACAAATGTTGCTATACAAGAAATTATGTCTGAATTAATGACCCAACAAAAACAAACCAGTTTTTTATGTTTAACAGCGATTTCTGTATATTATAATATTAATTTACTAATTATTAATGAAAAAACCAAATGTATGCTGGAATTTTGGGTGAATAAGGAACGAGTTTCCGATGCTTTTCATGACGATAATACATTCACCTATCTATTATATAAAGATGAATTTGGAAAATACAGTGTTCAAATAGAATATATACCTTCATCCAAAATTATCGAACTGCGTGAAAAATATATTGTTTTAGAACAATATAATAAATATTTGAAGGCTTTATCAAACTATCGGTTAGAAGATTTGGAAAATCTCGCTAAAAAATTAAATGTATATGATTCTACAGTGAAATATAAAAAAGGTGATTTATATGAGATAGTCGGAAATGCGTTAGGAATATAATCGGTTTACTACAACGACTAAATAAAATTGAAATAATATTTAAAAAGTATATAATATTTAATATACATATTATATAATAGAATGGATACTGAAACAAAACAACAAAATGAAACAATCGATAAATCTCATTCACCTTCAATACAGATACCAGATGATCAATCGCAAACAAAGCATCTTATCGAACAGTTTGAAAAGGTGATTGCGAATTATTTAGCAAGTAATCCAATTATGAAAAAAGACAAAAAAACGAATGAATTGGAAATCCGTTTTGGTTCGAATACCAAATTATCCAAACCGATATCCAAAATCGATTATGATAATGTGGTGAAACAATTGCGTTCTTGTGGATTTACTTGTAAAAATGAAGACGGGGTTCAAATGTTGCGTATTAATAGTGAATATATTGATAATCGAACAGGCGCTACAAAAATATCAAATATTCGTGCGGAAATAACAGGAAGTGATTTAATACAAGAATATTGTCGCACAAATAGTATTCAAAAATTAATCGATATGCCTTCGAATTTAACAAATAAATTAAAATTCACTCAAAAGAAACCCGCGGTAGCAGAAAATGGACAATCCATTCGACCAGTTGATATTAAAGATTTTAATATTCGTGTATCTTATCAATTAGAAGAGGATTTTCATATTAATTCGAATATTTCACGCACGATTATTAATAAGTGGAACGATAGTAAAAAAATATTCCGTTCTATGAATCGTGTTCGGTTTCAACATCCAGATTATCCAATCTTTGTAGATTTAAGTATTGTAAAATCTTCCAAAAAGTCAAATTATGTGCCTATTCCACAATATACCATACAAGACGCAGGTGTATTTTCCAATGTAGAAGTGTATGAGATTGAATTGGAGGTAGATAATCAATCGGTAGGTCTAGGAACAAAATATAATACGGTATCGACTTTAATGGGCGCTTTACGAAAAGCGATTCGTGTTATCATGAGTGGTTTACAAGGAAGTAAATATCCAATTACCTATTCAGAACGTGATAATATTTTACAAGAATATATGAAATTAATCCACGGTGAAGAATATACACCACGTAAGGTGATGCCTAAGAATTTCATTGGTCCTTCTTCCTATACTTTACAAATGGAAAATATACAACCGTTGGATGAAAAATCTACATTAACTGTTGGAAATATTCGCAATCATTATACAGTCACAGATAAAGCAGATGGAGACCGTAAATTATTATTTATAGCTAAGAATGGACATATTTATATGATTGATACGAATATGAATGTAGTCTTTACCGGCACATATACCGCAAATAAAGAACTACATAACACATTAATTGATGGCGAACATATTAAATATGATAAAACACGTAAATATATTAATTTATATGCGGCATTCGATATTTATTATATGAATAAAAAATCCGTTCGCGAGCATGCGTTTTATCAATCAGCCAATCTTGAAGAAAAAGAAGTTGAGGCAATAACCAAAAAAGATGAAAAAGAAATCAAATACCGTTTAGAATTATTAAATGAAGTCATGAATGATTTACGACCTATCTCTATTTTAGATAAAACGACGGAACAAAAAAAATCAACCGATTTTAGAATCAAATGTAAAAACTTTTATATGAATAGCAAAGATGTAAGTATATTTGAATGTTGTTCTACTATCTTATCTGAAATTGACGATGGTCTATTTGAATATAATACCGATGGTTTAATATTTACTCCTGCGGATACAGGTGTTGGAAGTAACAAGGTAGGTGTCGCCGGTCCATTACAAAAACATACGTGGGATTTGTCGTTTAAATGGAAACCTGCTGAATATAATACCATTGATTTCTTAGTCAATATTAAAAGGAAGGAAAATAGCGATATAGATGAAGTTCATTATATATTTGAAGATGGTAAAAATATGGCTGGCGTTCAAGATGTAAAACAATACAAAACATTAATATTACATTGTGGATATGATGAAAAGAAACATGGTTATTTGAACCCATTTCAAACGATTGTAGATGATGCGATTCCTGAATCTAATAATTTAGATGACGAAGATAATTATAAACCTGTTCCATTTCAACCTACTAGCCCATATGACCCCAATGCTTGTTTCTGTAATATCATGATGACTCAAGACGGAAATAATTTATATATGATGACTGAAGAAAAAGAATATTTCGAATCAAATATGATTGTCGAATTCAAATATGAAATGAATAACAAAGACGGGTGGAAATGGGTTCCATTACGCGTTCGTTATGATAAAACAAATGAATTGAAAAATAATTGGTTGAAAAACAACAAAAATTATGGAAATGCGTATCATGTCGCCAATAATAACTGGCATTCTATTCACCATCCAATTACTAAAGAAATGATTTCTACAGGCGAAGGTATTCCCGAAAATGTTATCAATGAAGATGTATATTACAATCGTTCGGATAATAAAATATCTATACAATCACCTACTCAATCATTACGAGATTTTCATAATGTTATTAAACATATGTTAATTATGGGTGTTTCTCAACGCAATGATACATTGATTGATTATGCGGTAGGAAAAGCAGGCGATTTACCAAAATGGATACGTTCACAATTATCCTTTGTATATGGTATTGATAAATCAGGGGTAAATATCCACCATTCTATTGATGGTGCGTGCGCAAGATATATAACATCTAGAAAAGAAAATAAAAATGTTCCAGACGCACTGTTTATGAAGGGAAATAGTGGCGTAAATATCAGAAATGGTTCGGCATTTGCTACAGAAAAAGAAAAGCAGATTAATAGAGCGATATTTGGAACAGGCCCCAAAGACGTAGGTTTGTTGGGAAAAGCAGTGTATAAACATTATGGAACCGCACAAGATGGTTTTCAAATTAGTTCATGCCAATTCGCATTACACTATTTCTTTGAAAACAAATCAACACTCCACGAATTCTTAAGAAATATTGCGGAATGTACCAAAACCCACGGTTATTTCATAGGAACATGTTATGATGGTCAAAGTGTATTTAATTTATTGAAAAAAATAAAAAAAGAAGAGTCAATAACTATTATGAAAGATGAACATAAGATATTTGAAATAACCAAATTATATGATGAAACTGGATTTCCTGAAGATGATATGTCGGTTGGTTATCCAATCAATGTATATCAAGAAAGTATCAATAATGTATTCAAAGAATATTTGGTCAATTTCAATTATTTAAAACGCATTATGGAAGATTATGGATTTGTATTAATCAGTAGAACGGAAGCCGAACATATGAATTTACCAAATGGAACTGGATTATTCAACGACTTATTCTATTGGATGGAAAACGAAATTAAACGACACCCTAATGAAAAATATAATTATAAAAAAGCATTGTATATGAGTGGCGATGAAAAACGTATTTCATTTTTAAATCGTTATTTCATTTTCAAGAAAGTTAGAAATGTAAATACGGATAAAATCGGTAAAATTATTTCCAAACAAAATGATATTGTGGATAAAATAGAAGAGGAAGTCATGGAAGACTTATCCGAACAAGTAGAAAAGAAAAAACAAACAATCACTGTTCGTAAAACTAAGAAAAAGGTGGTTTTACAAGTCAAAGAAGAAGAAAATAAGAAAAAATAATAATTGATATAAACACTATTGTATAAATTATGTATCATTCAATAATACATAATTTTTTCATGACTTATTATTTATTGCCGCGAACTTCATTTTTAATACATAAATATATTGATTGTATTTCCGAACCGACTCTGCCTGAAATAAAATATTCAAATTCCTTATCTTCCTATTTATATTATATCAAAGAACAATTGGATTATCACGAAAGAGACTGGGATATATTTAAAAAATATACGAATCCATATGAATATATACATAGTATTGTTCCTACAAAAAAGAAAAGTATTGCTAGATGCAAACCATTATCGCGGTCATATTTCAAAATGATTGAAATATTAAATGTCTTTAATATTCATTTTTCGAATGAACCAATACGCACATTTCATTTGGCTGAAGGTCCGGGCGGCTTTATAGAAGCATTAACACATAAACGTAATAATCCAAATGATAGATACGTAGGTATGACGTTAATAGATAATGGGGATGACCCCAATGTTCCTGCCTGGAAAAAAAGTAGTGATTTTTTAATGAAAAACCCAAATGTGTTTATTGAAAAAGGTCTAGATAACACAGGTAATATACTATCATTGGATAATTTCGAATATTGTAAGAGCAAATATGGTTCAAGTATGGATGTTATCACTGGCGATGGTGGTTTCGATTTTTCTTTTGATTTTAATAATCAAGAAATATCCATATCAAAATTATTATTTGCGCAAATTTGTTATGCGATTATTATGCAAAAAAAAGATGGGTTATTTATTTTAAAATTATTCGATTGTTTTATGGAACATACGGTGGATTTACTTTATATATTATCCTCTTTTTATGATAAAGTATATTTAATCAAACCGCAGACAAGTCGTTATGCGAATTCTGAAAAATATGTAGTATGTAGAGGGTTTCTATTTGATACGAATGAACATTTTTATCCATTTATTCATAATGCATTTAAAAAAATGGCTTCCACAAGCAATTATATTCATCGATACTTGAATGTACCATTGTATTACTATTATATATCAAAAATAGAAGAATATAATGCGATTTTTGGGCAACAACAAATAGAAAATATACATTATACGATTTCATTAATTGAACATAAATATAAACAAGATAAAATCGAAAATTTAATCAAGATGAACTTGCAAAAATGTATTCAATGGTGTGTAAAACATAATATTGAATATAACAATAATATGAATTTAACGAATATATATTCGATAGATACAGTGGATATTCCTAGCAATTATATTTACGAGGATGATGTTCCACCCCAAATATATGAACCATTTATAGATGATTTACCTATTCCGCCTAGCACAATTCCTACTTCTAATTGCGAAATATAATATATATCACAGTTGCTCTATATCATATTTGAAATTTTAGTAGTGGTACATGTACGCATAGTATCGGAATATTTCGAAAATACTGGTGTCTTTTTCAATGGATATCCGAGTTTATCTTTGTATGTATAACCTCCTTCCGGAACACCGTATGCTAAAGCATTTGCGACAGATAATCCATATGCTTGTTGATATTTAATAGTATTATTGGTAATTGAATTATATCGTGAACGTGAAGTATGAGAACTAGCTGATACAGCGCCTTGTTGAGCAAATTGTGGGTTATTTGGTTTATAATAAATTGGAATATATAATGAAATCAAACCTGGTTTGTAGCTGGATGAAAATGTTAAATTACCAGTATAACCTTGTGACATCTGATCACCAATACCAGTTATACCTATTATATTTGAAGGATAGTTTCCAGCGGCGAAACCAATCGCGGCGGAAAATAAATTCGCTGTAATTTTAAATCCTGGCCAATTTGTTATATCTGATTCTTGAGATGTATCTTTTAAAAAATCTTTCCATGTAGTAACTTCAATATTTATATTATTTAATGGTAAAGAATAACGAGTCGAATTAAAAATATTATAATTTGTTTCTACAGATTGTAATTCGACGAGTTGCGTAGTATTGTTATAGGCAATTGCTAATAAAAACACTTTGGTATTCGTAGACCTCTCTATAAAATAATGAAAATTATTCGTCATTACTTGTTGGAATATCGCATTTACTTCTTCCACAGTATAGTATCCGGCTGGAATGTTTACGGGATAATAAGTACCATATTGGTTTACACCATCTGGATTATAATAATTAGGAATATCAAACCATTGATATTCGAATGATGTAGCACTAGGAATATAATACTTAGAACAGTGATTAATACCGTTTGCGGAATAGACATTTTGTTTAGATAAAGCATCGCCTGGTTTTACATTCGCGTTTCCTTGTTTAATATAATTGTATTGATTTTGTTGAAATGTTCTATTACGACTTACTAAATATTGATTGGTAGAAGTGTGATATGTATCATTATTTTTGGTTATATCAAACTGGCGTTTAATCATTCCACCACTTCTAACACGGCGTCTAGCGTTGTCTGCTTGTGAAAAACATACGGTAGATGTTCCTGGACGTTCATATTTATTTTCGGTTAAATTTATATCTAAAGTGTTTGTTAATCCATTTAATGAGGATGCTTTACTATTTACAATAGTTCCTCCAGGCATATCAAAGTCTCTTATCAAACTAGATGTTTTTAAATTACAATTGTTAGAATTACCCACAACGACTTCTCTTCTATATATTTTTAATGGTCTAGGTATAAAATAACTGTTTTTGGAAAAATTTGTATTAATGGTAGTATTGTTTTTCTTTAATAAAGAAGTAATTTCCGTAAATGTTTTATCTTTCCAAGAAAATTCCCTTATTTTTTTCATATTTAATCTAGCAGACATTATATATTATATAATATATATTATATAATGAAATTTCCTTTTAATAAATTTACTAATAATTTAGTATTCTTCCTAATTTTATGTTTCATAATTATTATATTTTATTTTTTCTTTTTCCGTTATAAAGAAGGTGCTTGGGGTCGTAGTAGTTCGCGTACAAGACGTGCTCAATCTACCAGTAGTGGACAAACTCAATCTACCAGTAGACAAAGTCAACCTACTACCAGTAGACAAACTCAACCTACTACCAGTAGACAAACTCAATATACTACCCGTAGACAAACTCAATCTACCAGTAGAAGTTCTTCTTCTACCGCGACAACAACACCAACTACCACACCTATACCTACTTATTCTGTAATTAGTTTTTCTTCAACTCCTACTATTATTCCTCCTAATTGTAATGTAATGACGAATGAACAATGTTCCCAGAATTATGGTTCTTGCATATGGGATAATATAACAACTGAATGTTTGAATAAATTAGATTGCACGAATTTAAATCAAAGTACGTGTTCTAAACAAAATTATTGTGTATGGGATTCTTCCATAAATAAATGTAGTATTAAAACCTAATAAACATAATAAGATATTCTATGTATCTTATTATTTATGAATATAGTTTTCGATATATCATCCTTTCAATTAATAAATCTAATATTTTTAGAAAGTAAGCGTAATATTATTATGGATGGAACATTCACTAAAATTATTTATTCAAATCAATCATTGTCCTTGAATAGTATTTATTTTTATTTACCTATTGAATTACAATCGATTGATAAAATTGCGAATAAATATTTTTTGAAATTTTATCCATCAAGTGTTATCAATATGCCGATTGTTCAAGAATTATCTAAAATAGAATACAAAATCATTGAATATTACAAACAAATTAATAACATTCAAAAAAAAACTACTTGTTTATTAACCAAACAATTATATAGTGGAAATTTGAAAATTTATAGAGATTACAATGATTATAATTCAAAACTAAATAAAAATATACAATATATTATTAAAATATCGGGTATTTGGGAAACGTATAATGAAATAGGCATTACATATAAAGTCTTCGAATGTTATGAATAATTTATAGTCGCATTCCCATTCTAGGTACGCGTTTTTTATTCATTATTACTGGAAATGGTATAGAACCATTTCTTAGATCATGCATTTTATTTTGTTGGGTATTTGCTACAATACCTGTATTAAAATTATTTACATTCACGAAACCATTTACTTCATCGATAATATATTCTAAATCAACAATTGAATGATAACCTTCAGGTGTATTACTCAAATACCTATCAAATTCTCCTTTATTTACTAAACGAGCTAGACCATCTTTCATTTGGAACATATTTTTATCCATCAACGCATAAAATTGGTCTCTGTCTATAGTTAATCCTGCTTTCAATACGCGAATATTTAATAAATTATCTTCATATCCCCACGCCCAAAAATTTGGAAATCCTGCGGTTTTTTCAAAATCTCCTGCGGTAATAGATACAATTCCACCAAGGGCGAATTTAACTCCGTAAAAATGTTTTACTATACCTGTTTTTGTATAATAATCTATGAAATTTTTTGAATAAGGCATCGTGTCTACATCATTGAAAACCAATGTAATATTTTTATAATGTTCTGGATATTTGTTCTTTACCATTAAAAAACCAATATTCTTCATTGCTCCACGGTTAAAATCTCGTTTATCATTTTGATGAATATAATATATTTTATATTTGTTCTCTGGAATATCTTCTAGTATTACTTTCATTTGTTGTGAAAAGAATTTTTGTTGTTGTTCTCTGTCCCTATATGGAACAATGAATATTAAATCCGGGGAACCTACGGTTCCACCGGACGTCACCTCCCTATCAGGTGTTAGTTCCACAACTGGTGTTTCTACTACTGGTTCTGGAGCTGTTTCCACTGGTGTTTCTACTACTGGTTCTGGAGCTGTTTCCACTGGTGTTTCTACTACTGGTTCTGGAGCTGTCTCCACTGGTGTTTCTACTACTGGTTCTGGAGCTGTTTCCACTGGTGTTTCTACTACTGGTTCTGGAGCTGTCTCCACTGGTGTTTCTACCACTGGTTCTTCCGTTATTTCTGGTTTGACTGCTCCAGGGCATAAAGGACCATGTTCTACCGTAGGGTCAGTCATATCACAATTACATACATGTTCTTCACATGGTTCTTGTGTTTCAATCGTTATATTTACTGTTTCAACATTTTCAATTTCTATCGTAATATTTTCGCATGGTTGTTCTTCCATTATATTTTATATAATATACTCATGTAAAATATAATTCATTATAACACATAAAAAAATTCCTAAAATCAACGGTTTACATATATTTGTCTAAAATACATTGTGGGATTAATTGTTCGCGTATACTTTCCAATTTTTTAAAACATTTATTAATGGTTACTTCACTTACTCCACATACTGCTTTTATATCTAATTTGGTAACATGTAAATTACAATTGTGCGCAATAAAATATACTATACCTGCGGCAATCGCATGCGGAATATTATCAGTAATAATATTATTTTTTTCGATTTTATTCGTAACAAATTTCGATAACATAATCAATTCTTGATTAAATCCTAATTTACTACAATATCTTTCAATAAATGAACTAGGCATTGTTACACATAAATCACTTTGTTGTGATGTTTCTACATTACGTTCTATGTTGTGTAATATATTCACAGCCATAGAACATCCATTTGTCGCACTTGTTTTGTCCAATTTAAATATCTCCGCAATTTCGTGCGGTGTTCTTGGACAACCATTCAACCGACAAGATATATAAATCGATGCGGCTTTGATACCATCGCGGTTCATACCCCTAAACATTTTCTGTTCCGAAATATCTTTATGTATCGACATCGCATCATCGATAAATATTCTTGGAATGCCTGCGTTTTGCGCCATCACCGTAATAAATTGAAATTCATCATACAATGATTTTTCTTTATGCGGCATAGATTGCCATTCCGCCCATTTACGTATTTTTTTCATTTCATATGAAGAATTCGATGAGCATAATACTTTACAACCAAAGGACGATTCTACCAACAAAGGATTAATAGGATTTCCACAACGGGTGGGGTCATTCGCGTTTTTATCTTCATTACCATAAAACCTCCATTCGGGTGAATAGTCTAAAGTATCTCTACAAATGATACCGCATGTTTTATTGATACAAGTGGGAAATCCATCCTCCATAATGACTAAAGGAGAATTACATTCATTACATAAATCCAATTCTTTCGTAGAATATATGCATTCAATATTCGCGTCTTCTTCATGTTGTAATGTTTTTATATCACTATCAAAAATATCCCATAATTTAGATTTATCTATCGTTGATAAATTTGATTTCTTTTTTTTTGTTTTATTTTCTGATTTCTTTTCCAGTTTCACATCGTCAACCGGTTGAAGTTGAATATTCATCTGTTCAGTTCCTACACTTACATTTGACTTATTTTTATTTATTTTAACGCGTATAGTAATTTTTTTTTCAGGCGAAATCATTTTTATAACTGAAACAATATGCGAACTATTATTTCAATTTTATACCAGCGGAGATTTACACCTTTTTACATTTCAAACGCCGGTTTTGCTAGATAAAAATAAAAAGGTAATAAAAATTTGATTAGTAAGCATCGTGTAATGCCTTCTTTTTGGTCGGTGTAACCGTTTAATAATCTATATTTTGCATATATTTACTCAAAGTATATAATACAGGCAAGCTTGCTAACATTCCAGTAACAATTAATCCGCCAGTCAAAATATTTTTATTCAATTCAGTAATTTCTTCATATACAACTTCCATTTTAGGTTCTACAGACCAAATATTACTTTTGCCGTCTTGATCTTTCGACCTTCCTAAACGGAAAATTTTATTGGATGATTTACTTGTAGTATCTATTTCTAAATCATTATTATCCAATTCATTATTATCATTAGCTTGTAATAAATGATTGTGTTTTTTATGAAACAAAGAAGGGCTAAATGGTATGTAAAAAGCATCATTATGGTAATAATGTAATAAACAAAGCAACAATACAAATTTATTTTGAATCATTTTCTGGTCGGTATAGTAATATATATGTATATATATGTTTATCAAGTCTAAACGAAAACAACACGTCTAAGTATTGTTAATAAGGTGTAATCGGCGTTTTAATTCCTCCAAGGGTTTATACGAAAGAGACTTTCTTTTCTATTTTCTCAAACATTTCATTGTTATATACTAAATTGCCGGTTGGTTTGTATTGTCCAATAGGAGTATACTGTTTTTGCTCTTTTTGATTCGCATTCTGTTTTTCATTCAACAATTTTGTATCATCTGTTTTATCTTCTGGTCTAGATATAATATTCCCCTTTTCATCAATCGTGCAACCAGTTTGTTTTCTAAATTCACTTCTAACATATGATGGAACCCAATTCATCCATGAAACAAATAGAGCATTTGGATGGACATATTTTACAAAAAAACCATTCTCTTCTAATTTCGCTACTAAATAACCTAAACAATCCCCTTGGTCATAAATAGGTTCTCCGAATATATACTCAGGAACGATAAACCATATATGTTTATCATTCGGTTTATTTTTACCAGTTATGGTAATGCGTTTATGAATACGATTTAATAATTTATTGAAAATAGATAACTGCTTTAACTCTTTTTGCTGTTTTTTTTCATACAATTCATCAATATTTATTTTGCGTTGTGCTTCTTCATCATTTACGTATAAAAAAGACGACATTATATTAATTCATAGAAAAAATATAAATATAAATTACTCATTTTATAAAATGATAGAGAACATTGAAACTGAACAACAAGATACATATATTCCGAATATAAAACATATTGTAATATCAGGCGGTGGCGTGGTTGGATTTTCATTTTATGGATTGTTGCGTGATACACATAAAACTGGATTATGGAATATAAATAATATACAAACCATATACGGAACATCGGTGGGTTCTTTAATCGCCGTATTCATTGCGTTAAAATATGAATGGGATACGATGGATGATTACATTATAAAACGGCCATGGCAAAATGTATACAAATTCTCTATGGAATCTATTATATATGCTTTTCAAAATAAAGGAATTTTGGAAAGGAAAATTATGGAAGACACGTTCTCTCCTCTATTCAAAGGAAAAGATATTTCAATAAATGTATCTTTAAAAGAATTATATGAAATTACAAATATTGAATTACATATTATGTCGACTGATATCAATACGTTCAATCTAATTGATTTTTCATACAAAACACATCCCGATTGGTGTGTGATAGATGCGGTATATAGTTCGTGTAGTTTACCTATCTTATTTCAACCCATTATTAAAGATAATATTTGTTATTGCGATGGCGGATTTGTAGCCAATTATCCTATCAAATATTGTGTTGAAAACGGTGCTATCCCTGAAGAAATATTTGGTATGTGTAGAAATTCGATATTTGATAGTACCAGTGATATTACTGAATCATCCACGTTAATTGATTATATATTGAATTTATTATATAAAACGATTGACCGAGTATTGAATGTTAAAAAAGAATACAAAATAGGGAAAGAAGTATTTGTTGCGTGTCCACCTCTTTCTATTTATGATATTTATGAAACCGCATCTTCGATGGAAAAACGCATAGAACTTATTCGTATAGGTTCAGAATTTGCTAAATAAGTTGAATAATAATAGGGGGTATGATTATTTCCGGAAAATTGTATTTCACTTTTTTCTTGTAATGTATGAGTTTTTTCTATCTCTTCTATGCTGTATGGAAATTGAACATCTCCTTCTATTATTTCGTCTACAATTGTTATGTGAAGAATACTACAATATTTCCAAAACAATGAATATATTTCACATCCACCGATGATGCATACACGTTCGTATGTGCGTATAGTTGATAATATAGTAAATATATCGGCAATATTTCCATATATCACGTTCTCCGATGCTAAACCAGCATATTTTTCGGGTGTATTTGTTATCACTATATTGGTTCGATTTTTCAATGGTTTATTTGGTAAACTATCATACGTTTTTCTTCCCATGATTACTTTTGTTCCTTGCGTTATTTTTTTGAATCGTTGTAGGTCTTCAGGAATATACCAAGGTATTTCATTCTTGTTTCCAATGATTCCATTCTTGGATATTGCAACTATCAATTCAAGAGGCATTATGTAAATATTATCAGCAATATTTATATAATTTGAATCGTATACAACAAATCAATATATTAGCATATCTATCTCAACTTATACAACCTAGTAAGGGAAGGGGCGTCCGGGGGTAGAATCCCTACCCATAGGTTTCCCGGAGTTTATACCATCGTATTTACAAATTGTTCTAAAGTATATTCGGTTATCTTAGAATCAAATTCGATTGTTTGATTATCCTTTACCATTTTAATAGTTGGATATGAATCAATATTGAAACGATTAATTATCTTAGTTACATCCGCATTTTCGTCGGTGCAGTTAAAATTCACACATTTTATTACATATTCTCCCTTTTCTTTACCATCATATGTTCTGGTGAACTTTTCCCATTCTGGTTTTGCGGTTTTACAATGAGGACACCAATCTACGTTAAAAAAATATATAACAACCTCTTTCGAACGTTTCTCTGCGTTTGCTACATCTGTATATTTTTTATCATCAGCTAATACTTTCTTAATATAATATTTCTTAAAAATATAATAAGCGGCAATGGAAAAGACAATTACCAATAACGTAATCATGATGTAAGTGGAATAAGGTCGGAAAACACGTTTTACTACTTCTAATACAGGGGCCATTATAATATATAGATATATATTCTATATTACAATTTTTACTAATATAATAATATAAATAGTTGTTTATATTATTATAATAATGTCTAAACCTAAATTATATTACATTACTATTGCTACGAAACCTAATGAAAACTTAGACTTATTTATTAAAAAACGGTTGACCAGACAAGGCGAAAAAATAACAATATTAGGAGAAAAAGAGAACCGTGATATTGGTTGGTCAGCAACTGCAAATTTCGGTTTAAAAATCAAAGAAGTGTATTATTATATATGGGGTGCTAAACTACAGGAAAACGATATTGTATTATTTACAGATGCGTATGATGTAGTATACTGTGGTAATCAAGAACAATTGATTGACCGTTATTTAGAATTTGGCAAACCGATTGTTTTCGGTGCGGAGAAATATTGTAATCCTGACCCTCAAAGAGCCTCAGAATACGCCTTCAAAAATTTAGAATTTCCATACTTAAATAGTGGATTATATATTGGTAGAGTATGGGCGTTGCGTGAATGCCTGTTGGGATATCAATATAATGATTCTGATGATGACCAACGTTATTGGACTAGTAAATTTTTATCTCGTCCTGACCTAATTACATTAGATTATTATAATTCAATCTTTTTAAATACAGCGGGTATTCCTATCAATACCATTAAATGGGATGGTCATCGTGCGTTCTATAATAAATATAATCCATTATTCGTTCATGTAAATGGTCCTGATAAAACCGATTTACAATATTTTTTGTAGAATTTATTTTATTCAATAAATACGCATTGTATATTTGGATAATTTTATTTTATTTTAGTAATATATAATGAAGAAAACGCGTAAAAATAGAAATACACATAATAAAACAAAAAAAAATTATACATTTACAAAAAAAGATTATAATGCAGGAGACGGAATGTTAACAACCGTTTTTGGACCACCAATGTGGCATTTTCTACATATAATGAGCTTTAATTATCCGGTTGAACCAACCGCTCAAAATAAAAAATATTACAAGGATTTTGTATATAATTTAAGAAATGTTTTACCTTGCAAACACTGTAGAATAAATTTAACGAATAATTTAAAAAAGAAACCTCTTTTGATGTGTCATATGGAAAATCGAGCAACATTTTCAAAATATATCTATGAATTGCACGAATTAGTCAATAAAATGCTTGGAAAGAATTCTAATCTATCTTATTGTGATGTTAGGGAGAGATATGAACATTTTAGGGCAAGATGTACACATGAAAAACCAAAAATATTCACATTCAAACCAACATCTACAAAAAAGAAAAAAGAAAAAGGTTGTACAGAACCGCTTTATGGAAAAAAATCAAAATGTGTAATTAATATAGTTCCACAGGAAGATAAAATTGCTACATTTCAAATGGATGAAAAATGTATTAAAACAAGAGAGTAAATGGAAGAAAGCTTATTAGAGCATTACGTAAAACCATGAAAAAACGTAAAGAAAACAAAGAAAAAGGCTGTACTGAACCTCTATATGGCGAAAAATCAAAATGTGTATTACGAGTTATTCCACAAACGGAAAAATGCGAAAGTTTAGAAGTAGATAGTAAATGTATAAAAACGAGAGGTTCTCCCGCATAAAATTCTGATTTCAATTGTCCACGGAATTTTAGACAACTTATATTATATTTAGTAATTATATAATATAAATTATACAACTATATATAAATGGAATACAACAAACCTAGTAGTCAAATAATTCAACATATAAATACTGACCATAATAAAAATGAAGAAACTGTATCAATACAAAGTACTCCGGCTGAAATTTTACCATTACCAGTAAAACCTGCAGCTTGTACAAAAACCGCTTTTTGGGGAGAGAACCCCAACATTTTATTTGATAAGGAATATATTTTCGAGTTTTTCCCTATTGATACGATGAATTATAATCAAAAATTAAACGCAATTACCAGAGTGGTTATTATTTTAACGATTATCGGTTTTGCTTTCACTAGAAATATTCGTCTACTCTTTATTAGCGCAATCACATTTTTCGCAATCTTTTTATTTCATTATTATCACGAAAAAGAAAAACAAAAGAATGAAAAGAAAAAACCTAATTTAGACAAAGTAGAGAACTTTGATAATCCAGCCATGGCTTATTTAAAAGAAAATAACATTTCTATTTCCCCTGATGTATTCGATGAGCCTACGGCAAGCAATCCATTTAGTAATGTTATGATGACTGATTATGATTATAATCCAAATAAAAAACCCGCTCCTCCTGCTTTTAATGATAATATCAACAATAAAATTTTGACACAAGCCAAACAATTAGTAAGCGATGCGAATCCTGACCAACCGGATATTGCCGATAAATTATTTAAAGATTTAGGAGAACAATTTGTGTTTGAACAATCTTTACGTCCTTTCCATAGTAATCCAAATACAACTATCCCAAATGACCAAGGCGCTTTTGCCGAATTTTGCTATGGTAGTATGATTTCTTGTAAAGAAGGCAATAAATTTGCTTGCGCTAGAAACTTATCAAGACATACCAATTAAACCCGACCTACCCCCTTATTTAGTGAAATAAAAATGAATTATATTTCCTTTTACAGAGAAAAAACTCTTATTATATTATAATATATTATAATAAGATGTCGTCATATACTTTCAATAATATGGGTCGCATTGGTTTAGACGCAACTGACCAAACTCAACGTAATCTACATAATACTCGTTTCGCAAATTATATGTTATCTGAATTCTTTAGCGATAAAACTACAGATAGTCAAGTGAAATTTGCTACACAACAACCTACTATGATGGTAAGCGGCACTGGAATTGCTGGTTCAGTGATTGATGTTAATTCTATGTTAACATTGAAAACCGAACAAGAAAGACCTTTAGAGAAACTAATGCTATTTCCTCGTCCATTTGTTACTGTTCCTTATTTAGGAAAAGGTAGTTGTGATCCTGCTTTAGAAAGTCAACTACAACAAGGAGAACTTGTGAGTGATAAGAAAAGTGTTTCCACTATTATGGAAAAATCATTTAGCAATTATTCATTATACCCTACCGATACTCATATGGAAGAACGTGTAAATAACCCTGCTTTTGTTGTTCAAGAAGCGGCGTTAGATGGTTGGGTTAGAGGGGGTCAATCTACTCGCAATTTTACAAATTAATTTAGGATTTTTATATTATATTATGTTCATATAATATATAAGAAATATGTTTAACGGCGGAGCAGATCAAGTAGTTATAGATAGAATCGCAGAAATAGTTGCAGATAAAATTTTGCCTGATGTAGAAAAAGCTGTAGCAGATAAAATTGTAGAAAAAATGAGTAATGAAGAAACACCTATGAATGTTGATGAAGAAGTACCTATGGATGTTGATGAAGAAGCTCCTGTTGAAGAGGAAATCGTAGAAGCCCCTGTTGAGGAGGAAGTACCTATGGATGTTGAAGAGGAAGCACCTGTTGAAGAGGAAATCGTAGAAGCCCCTGTTGAGGAGGAAGTACCTATGGATGTTGAAGAGGAAGCACCTGTTGAAGAGGAAATCGTAGAAGCCCCTGTTGAGGAGGAAGTAGAAGCCCCTATGGAAGTAGAAACCCCTTTTGAAGAAGCGCCAATTGTAGAAAATCCAGAAGTAAATACCATTGAAGAAGAAGTAAAAACTGGCGGAAGAAGACGTGCTCGTTCAATGAGACGCAAAAATAAGAAAACCAAACGTCAACAAAAAGGTGGTCGTCGCACTCGCAGAAGAAATCGCAAAACAAGACGCACTGGAGGAAGTCGTAGAAAATGAGGAGGAAATTTCGAAAGTATCGTAAATAATGAATAAACCTACTCACTAATATTTCGGAATGATTTTTTATTATATCCTCATAATAAAAATGATACGATATCATAATATTTATACAAATAATATAAATATTATGCTTTATACACAATAATGAATATTCAATACAATTTTAACGATGAAATACATTACACCAATAATTTCACTTATCGCAATACTATTCGCAAATTATTCACCATGATTTGTCCTCCGAACCCTGAATTAGACCATATGGATGAAGAAAGTCGCGATGAATTAACCTATAATGAAGATGATATGTCGACTTCTTTATCGCAATTATATGAATACACAAAAGATAACGAATTATTTCAACAATTATATGATTTAGCCGCCGCCCGCATGTTTTCTACTGAACGCGAAATAGGCCAATGTGTATTATTTTCTTATGATTATTTGATGTTTTTTCATTATTGTTTAGCCAGTTTTCATCGTGGTGATTTTAACAAAGACAATGAGTATTATTTATTATTGATTCAAAAACTAACATAAAATATTTTATAGATATATATAAAATGGCTTCTACTAGAAATAAAAATACTCCTGGTGATTATACCGCAGAACTAAGGTCTATCGAACAACATATCAATTATAATACTTATCATTCTTATGGTGTTCCACAAAGCACATATTTACCAGGTGATGGTTTATTACAAGGACGTGTCGCACCTGACCAATTATCGCATAATTCGAGCGATATTGAATCTTTCTTATGGGGAATTGGTTCTACCAATTTGGTAAACCCTTTACCTCCTACTAATCCTGAGATTAAACAATTAAAATCATTAGCGGTCATGGATAAAATTCCAGTCATTGTTCCTGGGGATTTACAAGTTCAACCTAATCAACGCTATTATCGCGGTATGTAATTATCGGTGCTTGGCTGTTGTATTACGTATCGTCTTTTTTTTGAATGATAGATTTAATTTCGGTTTTTTGTTTGGTTTTATTTCATTGGATAAAACGAAATATTCTGATTGTGGAGGTTCTTCTTCTGGTTCGGATTGTTCTTCCTCTATTTTAGGTTGGTCGTCTATTTTTTGCGGTACACATTGTTCTTCCTCTATTTTAGGTTGGGTTTCTATTTTTTTAAATTTAATCATCCCATCAGAGTCTGTGTTCATATTTATTTTATTACTGGTAAATAATGAATTTAAATTTTGTAAAACACCATTATAATCGGTTTGTTTGTCTGGTAATTCATAACAAGGCGTAAATTCTATATGAATATAATCTTTTAATGGTTCAAATTGATTATTCTCTTTTATTTCAATCGGTATTTTAATATTCGCATACGCATATTTTTTCATCAGTAGTTAAATATTATTTGAATATATTATTTAACTTATTTTGTTGCTATAACTTTATTTTGTTTTGGGTCAAAACATAAAGCAGTATCTTCTACTTGACCAAGTTTTATCGTGCTTGGGTCTGAACAATTTACTTCTTTTTCTTGTGTATCTGTTGCTATTTCTGTTACTGTTTCTGTTTGTTTTGCTTCGGTCGATTGAATAGATTTTTCTTCGATGGGTGTCTTTCCAGCATTTCGGTCTAAAATAATTGCTATTTTTTGTTTAAAGCTATCAATCATATATTGTGGAATTTTTATTCCTTTTTCAGCACAATATTTAATAAAAGCCAATGGATAACCAATGGTTAATCTAAATATATCATTTGTAGCAGGTATGGATAAATTTCCATTGGAGGTTGACCCTTTCGGTATATTAGTTAATCTTGTTTTCATAGCATTTATATCTATTCCTTTAAATACATTTTTGAATACAGTTCCTGTTTTTGTTAATCCGGAAAGAATATTATGTATCATGCTTGGTTTTTTATCAACTAACGCATTTCCGATAGCAGCCGCTAAAAATGTTCCTATGTCTGAATTTTTTTTAATCATTGAATTATAATAGGTAGATGCGGCGATAGGTGGAGCGGTTGGCGGTGTAATTATTTGTTGAACACCTGGTTCAACACTTGGTTCAACACTTGGTTCAACACTTGGCTCAACACTTGGCTCAACACTTGGTTCAACACTTGGCTCAACACTTGGTTCAACTACTTGACCACTTGGAGTTTGAGAGATTGTATTTGAAATTTCTTCCAATATTTTGGTGGATATATCAACTAACTGTTCAACATTATTTGTAGTAATATCTTGTGGTTTTAATACTTCGATAAATTCAATCGCTTTCTTTATTTCATCACGAGCTATATTATCTTCAACGATACCTAATATAGATGAATACAATTCTAACGCCAAATCCGCAATGATAGGAATTTTTTCAGATGATATAGGTATTTTATTGTCTTCAACTGGTTTGACTATATCATCACCATTCAATATCGCATTCGCTATTTGAGGAAATAATTCTTCATTCTTTTCTTTCTTATTTAAAACATCTAATAAAACACTTAATGATGTTTCTACTAAAGTTTTTACATTATCATTTTTATTCTTTTTTTCTCTTAACAAATCTAAAATCTTTTCTATTTTTCGTAATACGATATCAGTCATCGGCGTTTTTTCTTCTATGATAATTGGCGTATCGTTTTCTTTATCGAAGTCTTCTTCGTTAGGCTGTTTATTCGGCTGTTCTTCTTTGACCACATCTTTTTTTTGTTTCAATAATTCTAATAAGTGATTTGTTTTTTTATTTATTATATCTTGTATATCAATAGCCATCTTATATATGATAAATATATTTATTTTACAATTTATTTATCATATTTTTTTGTTTCTACGGGTTCTCTTCTTCAATAATTTTTTATTCATCCTTTTTGTATATTTCTTTTTACCGCCAACCGAACTATTCCATGTTTGAGGTTGTTTTTCATATAATGGTTCCATAACATTTGTCTTTTCAAAGTTTTCTAATAAATATGGTTGTAAATATTTTTCGTCATTTGCTACACATGTATTTTTAATTGTATTGAATTTAGTTATTTGGTCTATAAATTCAAGGGTGCCTATCGCAGATACCGCATTATTATTATCTATCATATCAATCAATTCTTTCACATAAGTTTTATATGAGGTGTTATAGGTTTGTTGTACTTTGTTTATATTTGAAGGGTTTTTCATATATGTTATTACTGTTACAAATAAATTATATATTGTATTGTTTGACTTTGAATTGATGGTTTGTAAATCCGCGACTTTATCTTTAAAGGTTTCTGATATCATTTTAATGATACGTTCTCCTTGATCTATAAATTCTTTTTGATTTTTTTCAAACCCATTTCCTGAAAACATATTTTCAAAATAATAAATGGATTTAAATTTATTGATATCCAAATAGGGGGTAGGTGGTGGATTATTCGCTCCGCGTGATATATTGAATACGCAAAAAATACTGATGATTATATTTTTATACATTTCTCGTGGGGTTTTATAACCTTTTTGCGGTTGTAATTCTTTATATATTTCATCAAATATGACTGAACCGGTTGTATTTGGTGTTTGCTGGTTTCCAAATGTATCAAAACTAAAACAGTTCATTCTGTGTGGGCAATAATTTTTAAAACATATATCTATAAAATTGGGCGTAATATTGATTGATTCTTTATTCTTTTCAAATAATATCTTCTTGATCACTTCTCTTACTTTTGTTAATGAATTATTGATAAAATAACCTTCTTCTCTACGATTTTCGCATATTACATTGGAATTTCCTGTTCTACAAGAAGTTTCTATTTCAAGGTCTTTTATTAATTCTAATAAATTTGGAAAACTTCCATGTGGTTTAAATATATTTGTTTTTAAATTATTAAATTCAACCAGTGGAAGATTATATATATTTAAAATAGCATTCAACTTATCTACACTTTTATACAAGTTATCTATTCTTTTTATTATATCATCTATCAATGGTTGATATGCGTTATAAAATGGCCCGTCCATTTGTCCATGAAATGCTGAATCAATAAATGGTAAATTTTGTATAGGAGAAATATGTCCTATGATTTTATTTATACCTTCAGTTAACTCTTTGATAATATTTTTATTATAATTCGTATTTGCGCTGGTTGTTTTATCACTCGCACGAATCCTCTTATTTTTATTAGCTGTATCTATAGAACGCAATAACGTATAAAATTTATTTCTAATAATTGTTATAAAATCATTAGGTTGTTTATTCGCCGATTTTTTATTTTTCGTTGGTTGATCATTCGAACTTTGTTTCATCTCATTTATATTTGAATATAATTGTAATTCATTTCTCAATTGTTCTGCTTTACCCATATATTTTTCATTCATATCATTTCCATTATATCCTAATTTTAAATATTTTAATAGAATATCAAACGCCATTTTTAGATTTTTACTATCATTCATCGTATAATAATTCTTTAATTCTGGAGATAAACCCCACGAATCACGATATACTGGAGTTTCAATATTGTAGATAGGGTCTTTTGATTCTATTTTTGATATACATTGTTCTGGTATTTTCGCACCTGCCGCTTGTCTATTCGAGTCCACTGGTTTTATATCAGTTTCTATAACACCCAATGGGTCAGGGTTCCCTTTATATGCTTCTGTGCTATAATATGGAATACCTTTTCCGTCATCACGCTTTACATTTAAAAACGCATTTATCGTATTTGGATTTTCACACGCAAATGTATTTTCAACACCCGCAAAATCACCTATAATTATATTTCCTGATTTCTCTTTTTGTTCTTCATCTTTTCCGATTAATTTTACAAATACTAATGTATGACTACGAGAACTATTTGGATTGTTTGTAGTTGCCTTTACAAATCTATCTGTATCTATCAAATGTATGATAACTTCACCAATGAGTGTTCCTGCTTGAAACACCGTTTCTTTTTCAATTCCATTCCTCTCCTTATTTATCATACGGTATTGATGATGTGTGGTATGTTTATACTCTTCACTTAATACAAAGTTTCCGTTTTCGAACTTGAATTTTACACTACCATTATCGGCTGGAACATTTACTATCATGGGTGCTTCTACCGTATTCACATCCGTAGTATGATAAAATTCTTTACATTTCAATTCAATATCAGTATATCCTTCAGTCGCGCCTAGTTGATTACATAAATTAATTAATATACCATTTTCTTTATTTCGTTTGAAATAAATTAAAGACGATGTCTTACCCGCACCACTCGCTCCATAACCAATCATGAATACTGGTTTATTCTCTTTTATTTTCTCTTTTATAATATCCATTTTTTGAGCAATTTCTTCGTTTGATAAATTAGGTGTGAAAATATTTGAGAATTCTCCAAATAAATATTTATATGTATATTTGGCTATATCCACTGTTCCTAATGCTTCATTCTTATCATAATTTTGATTTTCAGACATAGATTTGATTTCATCGCTTAATTCATAACCACCGTCTTGTGTTTTTTTATAATATGGGAAATTATCATCCATATATTCTATCATTACCTTATTGGGTTCTGTATTCTGTTGTTTATTCATTTTTATATTAAATCGGTCATTATATATACCAGTTTTATCTTCATCATTACGTATTTTCAAATATGTTATAATATTTTCATCATTCGCTTCTTTGATATATTTATCTATTGAATTACGGAAATCAACGTTATCTCTTAATTCAAATAGCGGTATATATTTGTTCACAATCTTTTCTAATATCTCATATTGTGATATGATATAGGTTAATAAAATTTCATATATTTTGTATTTTTTATTTAAATTATCACCATGCTCGATCGATTTATTTTCTAATAAATGTGATAATAGTTTAATAAATTCTGATATATAAACAATTAACTTTTGTTCAGGTTTTATATTTTTTAAACTATAATAATTTGATTTATATAATTTATATTTTTCTTGTTCTACTAGTTGACCATATCTATAACCTGTATTATTTTCTATAAAAAAATTGGTGGATAATTCATCTGAATTAAAAATAGACATATCTACATACATAAAAGCTAACAATACTGAATATAATTCAGTTAAGGATTTTGAATCTAATTTATTTTTAGTATCACCTGATAAAGTTCCATCATATATATTTTGATTAAATATTATTTTAAATTTATCACAGGTCAATGATGTTAACTTATAAAAAATGGGAGTATATATAATAAATTCAACAATTCCGATATATAATTTTATAAATTCTTTCATATTTTCTTCTGGTCCTCCTCCTTGATGTTCTTTATTTTTAAATTCTTTATTATGTAATGTCGTTTTTAATATTTTAAATTTATTCATATTTGTATTTAATTTTTGTTGTAAATCTTGGCTTAACGCACCTTGCACACCACTCGTCACAGTCATAATATTATTTGTTTTTACATTTGTAAATTGTATATTCACATTTTTATCGTTGGGTGTAGATATTTCGTTATTCGTAGATTGAATAAGTTGTTGCTTTTCAATTATATTTTTCGCGTCTAGTGATATTGGCGGTTCTGGTTGTGGCTGTATTTGATTTCCTTTTACTTCCGTTTCAACTTTATTTATTTCATTATTTAATGTATGCGTGGTTTCTGATACTGCGTTTGCTATAACTACAGGGTCAGTGGTTCCCGATACAGTTTCTACAATAGTTTTTGGAACATCTGTAATTTTCTGTTTAACTTCTGCTATTTTTTTTATAATAGTTGGGTCAGTAATATTCATATTCTCTGCTTCTCTATTTATTTGTTCTATTTTTGCTAATAAAACATTTGTAATAGCATTTTTCACATCTATTTTTAATTGGTCCTCCGCCAATTTTTGTTGTGCGGCTAGATGTGCGTCTGTTCCTTTTTCTGTAGTACTTCCATCCGAATTATCTGGACTATCTAATTGAACAAGCGCATCATCTATTCTTTGTATTGCTGTATTTTTTTCTTCATCAGATATTTTTGGATTTGTCGCAACCACATCTTTTTTATCTTCTAACAATAAAATTTGGTCTGCTATGTCTTGCTGAGTCTTTACTACTGAAATTGAAGGGTGAACACTATCGGTTTCTAACGATTTTATCGCAATCACATCTTCTACTAATTTTGTTTGTTTAAAAACATCATCTATGTTAGATATTTTATTTACTAGAGATAATATACCGTTTTCATAGTTAACTTTATCGCCATAATATACGTTATCGGCATTCCCGTATAAAACATAGGTTTCATCTATATCCAATGTTTCGTTGCTCATATCTTCTTGAATATCATGAATTTTTTCATTCAATAAACAATCTATGTCTACACATTCATCTTGAAGTGTTTTATATCCTTGTATTCCTGTAATTTGCTGGTCATTGAATTGTAGTTCTCCTTCATACAAAAATATTTTGTCTATGACGGGATAATTATTCTCCTTAAATTTTATACCAAACAAATAATTAGACATTTATTATACAGATTATAAACTAAATTGAGATATTTATATCGAGATATACGACGATATATCTTGATATTGTCCTAAATTTTATTATCTTCTTCTATTTCTCCTAGACATAAATCGCACTCTTTTTGATTTATTTTTCTTTCCTGCTTTCCTCCTTTTTGTTTTACCTCCGGTTCGTATTGCTATTTGTTGAGAATTATTTTCTGGGGGCACTCGTATATTAGTTGGTAATTCGGATTTATTTTCTTGTAGGTTATTCGGGAATGAAAAGACTGACGAAACGATTGGTTTTGAATTTTCAATTGCTGGTGTTTTAGTATTTACAGGTTTATTAGTTGGTTCATTATTTTCTGATACTCTTGATTCAGAATTTTCAACATTATAATTATTTAATTTACTATATGCTTCATTTATTATTTTGAATTTAGATTCATTCGATTTACACTCCTCCTGCGGTAGATTATTTTGTAGACATTTGTCTGGATGATATTTACGAGCTAAAACTTTATATTTTGTTTTGTAAGTAGGGTCAGTATTTTGTTTTTCACATCCTGACTCTAGTTCTAAATCTTTACATGCTTGGTCTAGAGGGTTCGCATTATTGGGGTTGTTTTCTTCGTTATTCGGTGTTTCTGCTTCCTGGGTTGTTAAATCGCCAGATTCTTTCCAAGTACCTGTTGTATCCACATTCTCTGTCTGAGTAATTGAAATCACTTCATTATTACTGGGTTCCTTTGTATCAGATGGTTCTATAGATGTTCTCGTATATTTACCATCGGCGCCAATACTCAATAATGGTTCTGAATATTTTGTAATATCTAATGCCTTTCCATCATCTGTTATACTGTCCAATTTGATATTATTACCATCTTTTTTAAAATTCATTTGTATACTCATTCTTATAAACTATATAATATCCATAGATAAGATTTTACATAATATTATTTTTTATATCAATACCATCCATCGGCACACGAACCAATACTGGTTCTCTATCCATTCGCGAAATCCAAAACAAATAATCATTTTTCTCTATCGTAAATCCTATACAAAATTCTATACCTAAATGTTGAAAATAAAATAATTCCGAATATTTCACTGGTTCAAATGTATCCTTTGATAAAACAACCAACATATGATAATATCTTCTCGGTGCGGTATCTTCGCTAAAATGAACCACCCCCACTAAACCTTCCTCTTTTTCTACAAATGTAGTAGAACCACGTATTTTATGAAACCACGGCGATTTGATTTCATACTTCTTCACTATTTCTAATACGTTAGTATCGCCATTTATTTTCCCTATTTCCATCGGAAACCATTTATATATAAAATATTCCTCTCCATTTTTCACTAAAGGTATCCAATTCTTTTCGCAAACCGTATCATATGATGGAAATATCACTTTCGCATTTTTATATTCATAATTCTGTATATCATATTCTCCAATGACCATACGATTATACCCTGTCGGCGAATAATTGATATTCGTCGCTATGAATTTTAATATATTCCCTACTATATACATACGTATATCTTCCAATCCACAAAAACGGGTTTCATTGATAGAAGGTAAGCCAATTGTTCCCTCATTCATCATATTATAATTGTTTGGTTTCATCGTATCTTCATCCAATGACGACATTATATTTATACTTCTAATTACGCCGTGCTCATCCTGTATAGAATAACATCCATTATCCATACACCAATAATTTACATAACGAGTATTTAAAATGTGTTGTCCATTGTAATATACGTAGGATGCCGAACCCGGTTCATATTTAGCTATTTCTGGATACATATAATGGGTTTTATGTAATCTGCCGGTCGTCGATAAATTCATACAACAAATATTGGCCGGAATATCTAATATACGGTCATTATGATCGGCAGAATACCACGTAGGTCGCCATCCCGTTTTTAACTCCAACCACGCCCAAAAATTCACTTCCCATACTAATTTTTTATGGGTTTTAATAAATTCGGCAAAATGAGTTTTATATAATTCAAACAATTGTGAAATAGAGGCAATATCACCTAATATAAATCCACCGCAAAACCGCCAATGTATATGGTTGATAATATGAATTTCATTCTCTTCTTGTAATTTATCCCAACAACCAGGAATCACCAAAAAACTGGATTGAAGATGCCGTTGCGCCAATATTTTCAAATGTTCCAAGGTTCTCTCTTTGTCTTTGAAAATATAGGAAATACTGAAATCTATCCAGGCAAAATGGGTAGATTTCCATGGGTTCTTCTCAATCGCTCTTTGTAAATATTCTGCCTTGGAATTCATCAACCACATATATTCTGCCGTATCTTTTTCTTCATTACGATGATAGGGAAGAGTATATTCTAGGGTTTCACATGTTTTATATATCCAAGTTTCGTTTAAATCTAGAGTGTCCCAATATACGTTTTTTTCCCAATCTGTATTCCCTTCTTCGCTCCCTACATCAAAATCCTTATCAATTCTACCCTCAGTATTCCCTCCGTCAATTCCCTCCCCTGAAAAGGAGGGGGCGTCCGGGGGAACCTTGGTTCCCCGGAATATATACATCTGAATTCCTAATTCCGCTAATTCACGAAACCGTTCATATCGCCATCTTATATTTCGATTGTTGGAATTGTTCTCATATATATCAACAAATGATGTTACAAAAGTAATATTCGTTTTCATTTGTATAATTATACATAACTATTTATATTTTTTCCGTCAAAAAGTAGATAAAAAAATATCGATATAAATTATAAAAATGACTTATTATATTCAGCCACATCATGCGTGTATTATAATCGCATCACATATTTCCAACCCGAAACGTATTGGTCATTTAATGGAATGTTTAACATCATTGATTCAACAAACAGTTGTTATCCCCATTTATCTATCTATTTCTTTCGAAACGCCCGAATTACAAACGGAATATGCGAATATATTTTCCGAACACTCCCATTTACATCGAGAAGAACTACATATTATCATCAAAGAGGAAAAAACACCTCAAATGAGACATATAGAACAATTAATGCCTATCATTAATGGTACACATACATGGGTTATGTTTTGCGATGATGATGATACGTATGAAAAAAATAGAGTGATTTCCTTTTTATCCACCATACAAAAATGCTTTAATGAGATCGGTGATATTCACGATAAATATTTCGTCGGTTTATATGAAAGTCATACACAACAACCACATCAATCAAAACGCCAAGAATATTGGTGTTATTGTATACACGTAGCTCTTTTAGAGAAATTTTATGAATTGTTAGAACCTTATCCAGATGTAGTAGACAATAAATGTTGTGATATATTGCTTGGCGAATATTTACGTCGCATGTCTCCCAACTATGTTTTTGCGATGATTGGTGAAACACTCTACAATTATCGTGTAGATAACAATGTGGATAGTATTACGGGTGTTATACGAACGCAAAGTCATAATATACGAAAACCTAGAGAAATTACACGAGAAAATATGGAAGAATGCGCCAAAGAATTAGATACCTATTTAGATAAAGAATTACAAATATATATTCACGATACATTTTTGAGAACAATCGTCGGAAATAATTTTGATGATATATTACGTCATGAATTTTTATCCGAATATGTTATTTTAGGAATGGTCAAAAAAGAACATATACAAGCGATGTATAATTATCATATGAGACTATTACACATTGCGAATTCAATGTATCACATCAAGATTGGCGATATCGAACGTGAACAACATGAATAATAGGTAGGGTCACAAGAATGTATAAAGTAACATGTATAGAGACATTTTACTGTTATATAGTATATTATTATGAATGAAAAATATCTCATTGCGATTCCTATGATTGTATTTACTTTATTCAGCTCATTTGGTATTGTACAGAAATATAATAAAATTACTATGAATATGGCGACTACTTGTGCCTCCTGCCCTGATAATTTACCTCAATGTTCCCAATCTGACCATCCAGTTCTAGGAGGTCTCGATATCATACCTTATTTTTATAACGACTCTTATAAAGGAACACGTGGAAATGATAATATAGTTAGTACATACAATGGGTTCAACTATTTATTTACAACTAACGAACACAAAATTATATTTGATGCTAATCCTGAACAGTATCTACCGCAATATGGTGGATATTGTGCTTGGGGAGTCGCAGGTGAATATTGCCCTGAATATCCGTGGTCAGTAGACTGTTTAGGTCCATCTGGTAATTGGAACCACGGAACGGTTCTTTCGCAAAAACTCTATTTTTTCTTATATGAAGAAGCTAAGGACAAATTCGTGGCGAACGTGGATGATAATATTGAAGCGGGTGATGAACGATGGTTATCGTGGTTCTCTACTACAGATGAACATATGAATACGGACTGCTTTGTTTCTGAGTCAGATACGTAATTTGTTGATTATTTCCGCGAAATAACTACTTCTTTCAATACATTTTTCATAATTTTACTAACAAATTTGTCTTCTTCTTCGTCGGTTCGACTTCCCAATGCGGATAATGAATATTTTATCAAATTTTCATTTTCTGGTGTATTTATATTTACATAGGCTGGATTCTTTTCTTGCCATTTCGGTAATTGGTTTAAATTCATTTGTGCGACTGTTTTTATTACTTTCTTGAATTTATTCTTATCTACATCCTCTTTTGACCACGTATCTTCGTCTTTTATATATACCGTTTCTCGTTTCACATCTGTACAATGCATCGGCCGTTTTTCAATTTCTATGTTTTTCATTCCATTTATGATAATGCGCGAAATACCCTCTACATATCCTAATTTTCCAGTCGCTTCGAAATCTTCCACTTGTAATTGTAATGAATTCACAAAATCCATGATGTTGATGGCGTCTTTACATGTTTCGTTCAAAAATACTTGTAAATTGAAATTATTATTATTCATTGTATTGTTGTTTACGACCGTTTGCGATTTCGCCATTTCTAATAATTTGGCTTGTAATTCTTTATTTTGTTCTATGAGAACATTTTGTATTTCTTTACTCTGTTTGATTACTTCTAAAATTAGGTCGCTGGATATTGTTTCTTTATTAGTTGTTAGTTGAACATCTTCACGTAAATTATTTGAATGTGTTATGCAGTTATATTTATTTTTATGTTTCCATAAACTATTATAACTATTAAACACTCGATTACACGTATCACAAGTATTCTGCTGCGACTTTTTTTGCTGTAAATTATTATTAATATTGACTATATGTTTTTGGGTTAAATTGTGTTTATTAAAATCATAAAGATTGCTTGTATTATAATCACATTTTTCACAAACATAATTCTTGCGTTTTCCTTCGACGTTTTTTATTGATTTTATCGCAAGCATTTCATGTTTTCGTGTTAAAATATGTTTATTATAATCACCTGGTTTGCTTGTATTATAATCACATATTTCGCAACAATATTTTTGTTCGCGAATTACGATTTTTTCGTTGATATCCATATATTATGGATCAATATTTTATCGCCTAAACAATTACGCAATAAATTTTTATGTGCAAACAGTTTTTTTACAAAAAAATCGTAATTTACTGCATTTCCCTGCAAAAACAAAAAATACGTTTTTTCTGAAAAAAAGTTATTGCCTACTTTTCAAAAATGGACAAAAATAAATGTCCATTTTTCAAAAACCTCTACTACTTTATTTTTCGGTTTTTTATGGGGGTCTATTTTTATGATTGAAATTATAAAAATAGAAAGATTATTTTGAATCCTTTCGGTGTATGATGTTAACTATATCCAATAATTTATTTTGTAAATCTTTATTTTGTTCAATGAGGAAATTTTGTATTTCTTTACTTTGTTTTATGAATTCTAATATCAAATCATTAGATATGGTATTTTTGGGTTCAATTACTTCGTTATTATCAATGCCTTTACACGTTTTTTTATGTCTATGTAAATTTTGCCTGTGGTTAAATATTTTATTACAACTACACGTATAAGAAGGAAGACTAGCTTCTTCATTTTTCTGTAATTCTTTTTCATTATTCCTATGTTTAATACTTGATAAATGTTTATTATAATGACTTTTATGATTCGTATTATAATTACAATTTATACAAGAAAAACAATTCATATCATTTTGATATTTATCTGTGTTGTTATCAGATGTTTGTTCTGAAACATTATTTTGTTTTTTTATATGTTTTTTACTTTGATTATGTATGTCCATACATTTTGAATTTTGAAATTTTACTTTACATATTTCACAATAATATTCGTTTTTCTCACTTAATTGACCGCCATTTGCTATTTTTGGTTTCGGTTTCGGCATTGGTTCAATACTATTTAATGTTGCGCGTAATAACTCAAAGTATTCTTGCTCTTTTTTTCTTGCTTCATAATGGTCATTACAATTGAAAAACCCAACTATTTCCATAAACCAGTTATTCCATCCACCGTTATTACGAATTACCTCATATAATTTACAATCATAATTAGATGATTTATTATTTGTACAACTCTGTTTATGTGCGTGTTTTCGTTGCACAAAATTTGTTGTATGACCAACATATACATCTTTTACAGTAGGGTCTTTACAAGTAATTTTGTAAATGATAGTATTTGAATAATCTATTTCCGTTTTTGGCATACCAATAAAAATATATAATAATATATGTTTATATAGTTTCCGCAATAATCTTAAAAATGTTTTAAAATTATCTTAAAATCGTATTATAATCGGTATTTTCATTTTCTTCCACTCGATTCATCCATTTCATCTTCTAATCTATCTTCTTCATCCGCTATTCTATGAGCTTCATACATTTCTTCCATGGTAATATGCGGTTGATAACCAATAATTTCTGAGGTGCTAATCCACGCATCTTCTCTACAATCGGCATACATTTCATTACGACCACCAAATACTACATATTTCGCACAAATATAGGGGGTCAGTTTTTGATAACGAACCAATGTTCTCAATGATAAACACGAATGTTTGATGTTCCATTCAATTATTTTTGTATCATACATATATGGATGATTACGAATATCTTTATCCGTCAATTTCGGGATATCGTTTGTTTCCTTTGTTTCGGACATATATATTTTACAACATAATAAAATATATATTTCATCGCATTAATATTTGATAATCCACCAAACACCATAGTTATATGGCCGAGTTTCATTTGGATCAACGCTAATTGAGCTGTTCGCGATTGTAGTAGCAACTGTAATACCTGTTGTGCTGGTATTTAAGTTGTCCCATACTTTTGAACCAGCACTATCATACGCAGGAAAACTAGGGGTTGAACCAGGATAGACATTACCTCCAGTATTATTAAAATCGTCATTTATACTATTTTGTGTATGTTTATGTCCAGGGTCAGTGACTACTGAAGACGCTGTATGTGCGTGTGTTTGTGTAGCATGCGATTGTGATGCGTTCAACGCAGGACCTGTGTATGAATTGTTTGTTCCTGTTCCTCTCAAAAACGCACCCTGATAATTAGGAACATTGAAACTAGTATCATTTCCACCAAATGTAATACCAATTACCGCAAATAACGCTGCGTATTGTGTTTTACCATATGAAAACCCATTGCACAATAACCAACCATCAGGTGAAGCAGCGACAGTAAACGCCATGATACTGCCCACAGGTGGAGCGATAGAAATATAATTAATCGTATATTTTTGTGATGTATTTACACATCCACTAACATCTAAATTACTAAGAGGAGGTGTAATCATATTTATTGCTACATTTCCAATATTTTTGTTATATATATCATTGGTTTTTTTGGACATCCATAGGTTTTCTTCTTCTAATTCAGGAACAGTACCATTATGCGGCGATAAATGATAATTTAGTTTATTTGTATAATATAGATTTGTGTTTAAAGTAGCCTTTTTGCGTCTATTTGCGAACATTATATATATTGTCCTATATTTTTTTTTGTAAATTCAATGAACCCGTAAAATTGAATTACCTAGCCCTACTAATATTAAATATAAACTAGCAAAAATGGAAAAGAAACACCGAATACTCATATTTGATACCGAAACTACGGATAAAATTCCCAAAGTGAAATCTGGGGAAACTGTATATATACACCAATATCCGTATATTCTACAATTAAGTTTTATTGTCTATAATACATTTACGAAAGAGGTTGAAAAAAAACACGATTATTATATTAAAATACCATCCAACATAATAATAACCCCCTTTATCACTGAATTGACCGGCATAACAAATGAAATATGTGAAACAAAAGGTATTGATATCGTAGAAGCTATCAATATCTTTTATGATGAATATATGAAATGCGGTTGTATCATCGCTCATAACATTCAATTCGATATTCAAATGATAAATATAGAATTACAACGAAATAAAGAAATCATATTACAAAAATATCCATACTGTATTAATATATTCAATTTAATATTTGAGCAATTGAATGGAATCACCCATTATTGTACATTACGACACGGTATAAACGTATGTAAAATACAAGTGATGAGCAAAGAAAATAAACCATATAATAAATGGCCCAAATTATGTGAACTGTATAAACATTTATTCAATCAAGACCTACACGGCTTTCATAATTCATTATTCGACGTATCCGCATGTTTACGATGTTATTTAAAAATGCGATTAAATATAGTAATGACTGACGACGAGTTCAATCATATTCATCAATAAAAATTAGGACGAGCACATTTCACATATTTCATCTTCTTCATAAAATTGTGAACTTTTATTATCCTTTTTTTCTGGTTCAATGGTGAATTGTTGGGCGTGATGACGACCTCTACGGCGTAAATAATAAATTCCGGTTTTTAATCCTTTCGACCAAGAATAAAAATGCATGGAAGTCAACATAGAATAGTTAGGGTCTTCTAACCATAAATTCAAGCTTTGACTTTGACATATATAAGCACCTCGGTCAGCAGCCATATCAATTAAATGGCGCATCGGAATTTCCCATACTGTTTTATATTTATCACGAATATGTTGAGGAATGATTTCAATATGTTGAATACTACCGTGGTTCGCAATAATATTATTCTTGATTTTTTCATTCCATAAATCCAATTCGATTAAATCGTTCATTAAATATTTATTGGCTAATATAAATTCACCGGCTAACGTGCGGCGATTATATATATTACTCGTAATAGGTTCAATACATTCATTAAAACCTAATATTTGTGAAGTAGACGCAGTAGGCATAGGAGCAACTAATAGCGAATTACGCAAACCAAACATTTTAATTTTCTCCTTTAAACCATACCAATCATAACGTTGCTCTTGTTCATTTGGGTTTACGCCCCACAAATCAAATTGTAATATTCCTTGACTTGCGGGGGAACCATCAAATGTTTCATATGGACCTTCTTTGCGAGATAATTCACACGATTTTTCCAATGCTCCGTGATAAATCGTTTCGAATATTTGGCGATTGATTTGTTTAGCTTCTTCACTATGGAAAGGAATATTCATCATCATAAATACATCGGCTAAACCTTGAACTCCAATACCAATAGGACGATGTCTGAAATTACTACGTTCCGTTTTAGGAGTAGGATAAAAATTAATATCAATAATACGGTTTAAATTTTCAGTAACGACACGAGTAATCTCGTGTAATTTGTGATAATCAAACACAATGGTTTCGCTAGAATTATCTACGAATGAAGGTAGAGCAATACTCGCCAAATTACATACAGCGGTTTCTTTATCATCGGAATATTCGATGATTTCGGTACATAAATTTGACGATTTTATAATTCCTACGTTTTTTTGATTGGATTTTCTATTACAAGCATCTTTATACAATAAATAAGGTGTGCCTGTTTCCATTTGAGCATCTAACACTTGAAACCATAATTCACGGGCTTTCACTGTTCTACGTCCTTTTCCTTGAGTTTCGTATTTGGTGTATAAAGCATTGAATTCATCGCCATACACATCAGATAATCCAGGACATTCATCAGGACACATTAATGTCCATGTTCCATCAGTCTTGATACGTTCCATAAACAAATCAGGAATCCATAATGCGTAGAAGAGGTCGCGCGCTTTTAATTCTTCATCTCCGTGATTTTTGCGCATTTGTAAAAACATTTCAATATCAGCGTGCCATGGTTCTAAGTAAATTGCGAAACTACCATTGCGTTTTCCGCCACCTTGGTCAACATATTTTGCAGTGTTATTAAATACTTTTAACATAGGGACAATACCATTTGATAAACCGTTTGTTCCACGAATATGACTACCTGACGCACGCACATTGTGAATATGTAAACCGATACCACCAGCCCATTTTGAAATCATCGCACAATCCTTTAATGTATTATATATTCCTTCTATACTATCATTTTCCATCGAGATTAAATAACATGACGATAATTGAGGATGTGGAGTTCCCGCATTAAACAATGTAGGAGTTGCGTGGGTGAAATATTTTTGCGACATCAATTCATATGTTTCTTTTACTTTTTCAATATTATCGCCATGAATACCAATCGCAACACGCAACCACATATGTTGAGGGCGTTCCACGATGACTTTATTTATTTTCATCAAATACGCACGCTCCAATGTTTTAAAACCAAAATAATCAATTAAGTAATCCCGAGAATGGTCGCATATATCATCATATTGTGAGTTATTATTTACAATCAAATACAATTCTCGAGAAATTAATGGAGATGATTTATTGTGTTTATCGTGATATTCATATAAATTACTAACTACTTCAGAAAACAATGGATTTGTATTTTTGTGATGATTTGAAACAATGATTCTTCCAGCCAATGTATTATAATCTGGATGTATAGAAGCCATTGACGCACATTGTTCAGCGGTTAATTCGTCTATTTTCGTAGTGGAAATACCGTCAAATAATTGGTCAATGACTTTCATGACCAGTGAAGTATAATTTATTTTAATTCCCACTTCCATTCCGCATTTTTTTATACGTTGTAAAATCTTATCAAAAGAAACAACTTCTCGTTCGCCGTTGCGTTTTACTACATACATTTCTTCTTCCTGTGAAAGGAATGATGATTTACTCGGCGACGACATTCCTAGGTATTGATAATATAATTAGTAAAAACCATTTATATTATTTATTGTAATAATTATTATTCAAAACGATTCCCTTTTATAAACACTAATTCATATAACGTCCATGACCGGTTTATATGGTCAGGGAACATGAAGTCCCCATCATTATTAATGGGTTGAAATATGTGTTTATAATGTTCTACCGGTTTTGTGCGAAATGTAAAATCCACATCTTTATAATATTGATGTAAACACCCGATGTTCCAACCATTATCAACGATAAGGCGCGACATTCTAACTTCTTTATGTAAAATAGCGTCTTCAAATTTGTTAACATAATGTTCTAATGAAAAAATTCCTTTGAATATTAAAAATTCGAGAGTTTCCCTATTCATACTGAATATATATGATTGAACATGTGGATATACAGTAGGTAGATTTACCGTATTTATTGTGCTACCGAATAATTTTACGGTATCGGTCAATCCCTGTAAATAGACATCTGTCCATTTTCCTTTATAATATGATGGTAAATAAGGTCCAATAATGGAAGAATTCGCGAAAATAAATTGGTCATAGTTTTTATAATAATCATCTGTTAAAATTCCTTCTGACCAACCGCCAAAATCATAACCAATATTGTCGCGACGCACTACTTTAACATAATCATATACTGGAAAATAAACGGTTTTACTATTACATATGATTAAAAAATCGATATCTGGGTCTTTGAATATACAATTATGAAAAAACATTTGGACGCGTGAGTTATATTCGTGAAATACGTATGCAACCAATGTTTTCATGATAATATGATAAATATAAACAAATCTTTATATTTATCTACGATAATTTAACAATCGCAGTTTGTGTTGATTGTGGTAAATTTTTTATAATATGAGACGAAGTATTTATAAAAGTATTTTCGAGCTGTTTTTCAACTATTATTTCTGTTTTTATCTTTTTTTTTGCGGCTCGGTGTTCATACCCATCAACCCGTTCTTTTAAAACAATATCCCATAATTCTTTTATTTTTGGAATAGCGGTTTGAAACCATTGTTTATTACGTTTAATTAATGTACAACAACATTGGTCCACATACCAATAAATTTTATTAAATAATATTATATCGCTATTTTGTTCTTTTGTTTGTTGAATCCATGTATCTATTTCTGTTTTATTATTAGATTGCGAAATAGATAACGGCATATATTTATAAATGGGAGTATTTAATTCATTCAACGATACATTTTCTTGTAATGAATTATTCACAGTTCGATGAATAAAATGTAAAATAACGCCTTTGTATTCATGTGAAGTATTTGTATAAAATGCTTCTTCATTTTCATACTCTTTGATTCGTGTTTCGAATAAATCACATTCATCCAAATTACAAGTCTCCATTTGAATTTGCGTTTGTATCCAATATTCTTCTTTGGGAATTCCTGTAATTTCACGATTAAATATATTCTTGATTTCTACCATACGTCCATAAACTTCAAGATTTGAGGGATCAATATTTATACCATCTGGAGAAGCGCCAACGAATGGATAGGTGGAATGCGGAATACATCCAAAATCTTCTATTTTTGTATGAAATTTATCTTCATAAATCATTAAAGAAACTGGTTCATATTTTACTCCCCAATGTAACGTAGATTGGGTATTTACATAATCATATGAAATCGTAGAGAATGGTTTACATTTATCATAGATTAACGCATTTTTTTGCGATTCAGTTCCAAACGCTTTCCAGCAATTACTCGCAGTAATTAAATTATAACGTGTTTTATACCATTCTACTGTTTTTTGTTTTGCTTGGGGAATGGATTTTAAATATTCTAATTGTTGAGTTATAAAACTTGATTTTGTCTCGGGTGTAATTTTCGCGATATATTGAACGTTTTGTAATCGTAATTCACAAATATCAAAATATATATTTGATAACTCCCCTACGATTTCTTCTATTTCATCATAATCATCTTCATCACATATTTCACATTCTAACCAATATTGGAAACAAACTGTTGTTATATCGGATACGAATTTTTTAAAGAAATTTGCGGAAGATATATGTATCATTTCGGTTTCCATATATTCTTCCATCAAATCATACATTTGTTCTTCTATGTCCGCCATATCATGAATGGTTAATTTTGGATAATTCAAAGAGATTTGATTTGAATTCCAATCTACGCTAGATGATATAGTTGTGTCTGAATCATCTACCGAGGTAGTTTCAACATATTCTGATGTGGTCGATTCATTTTCATCCGACGTTGTTTCTTCTTTCATTTACTATTATATATATGTTTATTTGTTTATATATATTGTAGTATAGATATAATCAATTTTGTAGTAAAAAATTGAACGATTTTATTTTGGTAATAATAAAAATAATTACCAAAAACAATAAATGGAAACACAAACCACCAAAATCGATTTCTCAAAACTGTATATAACCAGGAATAAACAAATTATAAATGAAGTAACCGTAGAGGAAGATGAAGAAATAATCGTTCCAATAATATTATGGTTTGACCCTTATGAAAAATTAACAAAACGTTATTGTTATATGTTATACGATGAAACAAACAATAATGAATTTATGAAAAGCAGAGGGTATGAATTTACAGTTGTGAATTTCAAACTAAATAAAGAATTAGAATGGGTTCAAACAGACAACGATTCGATATTTAATTTTATAGGTCCTAGTGGAAAATCATTATTAGAAAAACTAAATGAAATATCATTTTCAAAAAATAGAAAAAAGGGGTTATGTCTTCGCAGTTTATTTAACAAACGGTTAGCCAGTATATTTTGGTAATTATGTATCCGTTGTATTTTCCAAAATAGTAGGGGTACTACGCTTAGGAGTTAATGATTTTAATGTAGATACTCGTTTTGCGTCTAAAATTTTCAATGTGAAATTGCGATTCGCTACGTTAAAAAATAAAGAAGGGATACTCACTATTTCCCTTTTTTCCTTATCATAATTCACATCCTTTGTTTTTTGTAATTTGTTTTTTTCCAAACAATCAATAAAGAATGCTTTGAGTGATTTCATATCTTTCACCGACATATTGTTTTCTTTTCCATATTTTTCGGCAAATACATGAAGTTTTTGGATTTTAACCGTTTTATCTAATTTATTCCAAGTTTCAGTTTTATTATGCTGTTTTTCTTTTTCTAATAAACTATCAATGGTTGAATAATTCATCTCATTCGTTTCGATACTACCCGGAAATAAATTAATAATGTTTTTATATTTATTTTGTTTTAATTCATCTCCATTATCTTCTACGGGTGCTTGCTTTTCAATCGAATTATTATTTTGTGTAAACATTTATAATACTACTTGTCTTTAATATATTATATATTAAATATTGTTTATCTTCTTTTACTTATATAATAAATTGTGCGTGAAGAGAGAAAAAATATTAAGTATTCCAATATATATGGAGGACAATCAAATCAAAAAAATAATCGTATCATTTGAACCTGTAAAACCGAAAAAAGAAAGCAAGGAAAAGACAGTCAAAACCGAAAAAGAAAAACAAAAACGTCAAATAACCACTACCAAAAAATGGACATTTGATGAAACAACATTAACGCCCGAATATCAATGGAATTTAATCAATGAAATACACAAAAATAATATAATAAATAGAGAACATTGCGATTTTGTAATGAGAGAAATACAAAAAAAAATATATGGTTATCGGTCTCAAGATATTGAGAAAAAACTATTATGCGAAGAAAAATTAGTCAATATTATAAATGTTCTCAATTTAATGATGGATTGTAAAAACAAATGTTATTATTGTAAAGAAAATGTAAATGTTCTTTACGAAATAGTTCGAGAACCTAAACAATGGACTTTAGAACGATTAGATAATAGTTTTGGTCATAACAATGATAATGTGGTTATCGCGTGCTTGAATTGTAATGTTCGACGCAGAACCATGTATCATGAACGATACGTATTTACCAAACAGTTGAATATAGTGAAAAAAGATGGTGTATAATATTTTCGTTAAAAATAGTATAAATGTTTCACTTATTAGTATACAAGGTTCTCTTCTTATGTTAAAAAATATTCATGAAAATATTTATAATAAACTAGATTATTTTTATAGTCAACAGAAAATCCCACATATTATTTTTCACGGTTCTTCAGGAAGTGGAAAGAGAACTATCGTTGATAATTTTTTAAAGAAAATATATCAAAATGACCATAAAAAAATAAAATCCAATGTAATGTTTGTGAATTGTGCGCACGGCAAAGGCATTAAATTCATCCGCGAAGAATTGAAATTTTTTGCGAAAACGAATATTCAGTCAAATTCAGGTGTTATTTTCAAAAGTATCGTTTTATTGAATGCGGATAATTTAACGATTGACGCACAAAGCGCACTGAGGCGATGTATTGAATTATTTAGTTCAAATACTCGTTTTTTTATTATTGTAGAGAACAAGCATAAATTATTAAATCCAATTTTATCCAGGTTTTGTGAAATATACGTACCTGAATATATTGAAGATGGAAAAGTCATTAATTTACATAAATTAAATATGAAATATGAGAACCAGTCGGTATTTGCGAATGACGAGTGGATACATACCAAAATGACGAAATTTATAAATGAAAATATTGACCATTCACAAATGGTAGATTTAGCAGTGGAGTTTTATGAAAATGGTATGTCGTGTTTAAATCTTATCAAATGGGTAGAAAGGACGAATGTTATAGACGGTTTTATTAAAACAGAAATATTGATGAAATTTGATAAAATAAAATCGGAATACAGATGTGAAAAATTATTATTATTATATTTATTTGATTCGTTTAGGCAAATATTAAAAAATATGTGAAAAATATATTATGGACGATTTTGTTATATCCAATTTAAATGAATCACGTAATGAATGGTCTGCTAGATTGGTAAGTATATTTACTCCATTGGTGATTGAAGGTATACGTTCCATCTTTAATGAATCGTGGAAATTATGTTTAGATAATGATGAAGCCAATAAATATTTAATGACTTTCCAGAATTTATTAGCTCGAGTTCCAAAATGGAATTCAGTCATCATAGAAGAAGAACGCAAACGTATTATTGAACGCAGTGGATGCACTTATTTAGAAGATTTAATAACTTGTGTTCATATAATACAATTGAAAGTATTAACATGTATTCGTGTAGGTAATAAACAAAAAAAGATAGATATTTCCGTTCCCAAATTAGACCATTTTATTCATAAGGTCTATATCAATACCGCTAGAAAAGTATATACAAATGTCTATTTATTCGAAAAACATATTTCACCATTACAATTACAAAGGAATAATCGTGAATTAGAAACCATTGTTCAAGAATGTGTATTAATGGCTATTCGTGAAAGTATTCCAACTGAATCAATTATTCGGGCTTATATGGATGAATCCGTTGAACAAGAAGAGGAAGTGACTATCGAAAAAATAGAAGAGCCTGAACCGGCTGTGATTGAAACAAAATCTGTAGATGAATCTTCAGCAGAAGTAACCGAAGAGGATATAATACGTAAAGAAGAAGATATCCCATCAGTTGTTCCAGCAATCAAAAATATTAACAATGATGAAGTAGTTACTCGTTTAACATTTAATGATATTGATAGTGTATTAAACGAAAACGATGTCGTTGAAAAAATACAGGCGCCAAAAACAATTGAAAGATTGGAAGAAATAAGTACGGCAAGAGCATTACAACGTAGGTTAGAAGAAGAGGAAGACGATGACGATGATAGAATACGTATTCATACCGATACTATAGATTTATCAGGGTTTGATGTATTAGATGAAGATAAATCGAATTATGTATCTCATGATATAGTTTTAGATGGTGTTGAAGAATTATAATCGCCGAATAATTCGTTAGAGTCATTATTAAAATCTTTATTGAAATTGTATAGATGGAGAAAATATTTATTATTTCCACAATCATCACTTTTTTGTTTTGTTTAGTGAAATTCATAGAAATGAAATATTTAGATAAAGAATTTAAACCATTGAAATTCTTAGTAAGAGATGCGGTAATGGTATTTGTATGTTCCATAACCGCTTCATTCTTCGTGTTTAATATGGATGGGTCTATCACCGATTTTTTCAATGTATTAACGGATACCAAAACATTAAATACAGCGACTACACAAATATTTACAGATGAACCTGGTTTTTAGAAAATAATAAATTCATATACTATATAGAATTATATGAATTTAGAAAATGAAAAAATAAAAAGTCCTCCCAAGAAACAAATCAATATAACTGAATTGGCGAATATGATGAATAAATTATCGACCATTATGAGTAAGAATGGAGAACCAATGAAATCCCGCGCATATCAAAACGCAGAAGATACATTATTAGGAATCACTGAACCTATCACTGATATAGAACAATTAAAAGGTAAACCGGGTATTGGTAGTACAATGATAGAAAAAATGAAGGAATTTGTGGAAACAGGTACATTGAAATTATTAGAAAAAGAAAAAGAGAACCCAATCAATGTATTGACTGATGTGTATGGTATTGGGCCGAAAAAAGCCAAAGAATTGGTTGAAAAGGGTATTACGACCATTGAAAAATTACGTGAACAACAAAACGAGGTTCTCAATGATATTCAGAAAGTTGGGTTAAAATATTATGATGATATATTGGAAAGAATTCCTCGAAGTGAAATCGATGAATATAATGAAGTATTTGAACGGGTATTTAAAAAAGTAGCAGAAGAAGATTCGCGTTATGAGATTGTAGGTAGTTATCGTAGAGGAGCGAAAACATCAGGCGATATAGATGTAATTATAACATCGAAAAATGATAGTGTATTTAAACAATTCGTAGATGAATTACTAGCAGAAAAAGTTATCATTGAGGTTCTCTCTCGTGGAAAAACAAAATGTTTGGTGATAACAAAACTAGGTTCTAAACACGCTAGACGTGTTGATTTTTTGTATACAATCCCGGAAGAATATCCATTTGCTGTATTATATTTTACAGGCAGTAAAGCATTTAATACTGTGATGCGTGGTCATGCGTTGAAAATGGGTTATACATTAAATGAACATCGTATTAAAAAAAATATAGCTTCCTTAGAAACATCACCAGGAAAATCACCTACGAAATCACCGATAAAAGATATCAAAGAGGAGAAGGATATTTTTGATTTATTGAAATTAGAATTTAAAAACCCCGTCGAAAGAATGGATGGAAGAGCGGTGATACCATTAGGACCAATTCAAATTGTTGATAGACTAAAGAAGGAAAAAACGATTAAAAAGAGAGAACCTAAAGAACCCAAACCACCAAAAGAACCAAAAGAAAAGACTCGTAAAAAGAGAGAACCTAAAGTGAAAAAAACAGAAGAAGCGAAGGAAGATACGAAAGAAGAACCGCTTGTGATTGAACCAGCAAAAATAGACGAAATGAAAATAGAAGAAGCTATTGTAATACCAGAAAAAGCCAAAAAAACGAGAAAGAAGAGAGAACCTAAGGAACCCAAACCTCCTAAGGAAGCTAAAGAAAAGACTCGCAAAAAAAGAGAACCCAACAAGCCAATATCACCCAAAGAAGAAATAAAAATAGAAAAAGAACCTAAAAATAATGATATAATAATACCAGATATGCCTTCATCCAAAGAAAAACGTCAATCGCCTAAAGGAACTGAAGGTCTTTTGGAAGAATTTAAAATAAAAGGTTTCGCTTTCATAGAAACATTATCTGAAAAACAATTATCGGATATGGTGAAAGTCGCGAATGATTATTATTATAATACAAAAACCGCTCTATTAACAGATAATGAATACGATATTATCAAAGAATATTTGGAAAGAAAATACCCCAAAAACGCGGTATTAGAAGAGGTTGGCGCACCAATAACAAAAAACAAAGTGAAATTACCATATGAAATGGCGTCAATGGATAAAATCAAACCAGATTCAAACGCATTACCTGGATGGTTGAAGAAATATAATGGACCTTATGTAATATCGTGTAAATTAGACGGGGTAAGTGGTTTATATACAACGGAAGGAGATACTCCTAAGTTATACACAAGAGGTAATGGAACAATCGGGCAGGATATATCACATTTGTTATCTGTATTACATTTACCAAAAGAATCAGGAATTGTAGTAAGAGGCGAGTTTATCATACCTAAAAAAGTATTTGATGAAAAATATAAAAATGAATTTGCGAATCCTCGCAATTTAGTATCGGGAATTATTAATTCAAAAACAGTGGACAGTAAAGCGAAGGATTTACATTTTGTTACTTATGAAGTTATCAAACCGGTATTAAAACCTAGTGAACAAATGGATAAATTAAAAGAATTAAAGCATGAAGTCGTTAGAAATAAAACGATTACCGAATTATCGAATGATATTTTATCTGAGATATTGATAGAATGGCGTAAATCATATGAATACGAAATCGATGGAATTATTATTTGTAATGATGAAATATATGAACGAAAATCGGGTAATCCGGACCACGCATTTGCATTTAAAATGGTTTTATCAGAACAAATGGCGGAGGCCAAAGTCGTAGATGTTATATGGTCCGCAAGTAAAGATGGATATTTAAAACCAAGAGTTCGTATAGAACCTATCCGTTTGGCCGGTGTAACCATTGAATACGCAACTGGTTTTAATGGAAAATTTATAGAAGATAATAAAATTGGTGTGGGCGCTCTTATTCAAATCATTCGCAGTGGAGATGTTATACCACATATTAAATCAGTGACCACACCAGCGGAACACGCGAAAATGCCGTTAGTTCCATATACGTGGACTGCTACTAAAGTAGATATCGTATTGGAAAATGCGGGAGAAGATATAACTGTTCGCGAGAAAAATATAACTGCGTTTTTCGTATCCTTAGAAGTAGATGGTTTATCTAGCGGAAATGTGAAACGTATTATGACTGCCGGGTTTGATACGATAGCTAAGATATTGAAAATGACCAAAGAAGATTTCAAAAAAGTAGAAGGTTTCAAAGAAAAAATGATTGAAAAAGTATTCAATGGTATTCATGAAAAAGTAGGAAAAGCGAGTATACTAGATATTATGGTCGCGTCTAATTTATTGGGACGTGGGTTGGGAGAGCGAAAAATAAAACCTATCATTGAGAAATATCCAAATATATTAACGACCAATGAAACAAATGAAGAGAAAATCAAAATGTTGAGGGGAATAGAAGGTATTGGACCAGAAAACGCCAAGAGTTTTGTGAATAATATTCCCGTATTTATGGATTTCTTAAAAGAATGTAGTTTAGAAGGAAAATTGTCGGAAGCACCCAAACGTGTAGAAATTACAAGTGTAGAATCTAACATCGATAAATCTGGGCCATTATATCAGAAAAAAATAGTGATGACCAAAGTAAGAGATAAGGAAATCATAGATTATTTGGTAAAAGTGGGAGCATCATTAGAAGACAATATAAAGAAAGATACATTCGTATTAATTGTGAAAACCCACGATGATGTATCAAACAAAACAAAATATGCTACGGAAAACAATATCCCTATTATGACCCCACAAGAATTCAGAGACAAATATATGAATTAAATTATTGGAAGAACTTAAAGTTATTTATCTGTATTATATAAGTAAAGATAAATGTATTATCAAAAGCAAGACTACAATAACACATCAAAATCACCTACGATTAAAGAACAAAAATCATTTTTGTATAGAAATCGACATATCCTATTTGTATGTTCATTATTGGGCTCATTAGGATTATTTACCTATAGTGTAAATTATTTAAGTGATACCCCTATGAATACTGGATTATATGAATTCATAACACCCAATAAATACTCTCTATTGAATGAAAATGATATGCTGGGATTATTCAAAGAATTTAAAACAAATTTTTCAAGGTCATATGAAACAGATGATGAAGAAACCATGCGATATACCAATTTCAAGAATTTTTTAATGATTGTTGATAAACGAAATGAAGACGAATTCAAATATGGAAGTGGAAAATCACTCCATGGAATTACAAAATTCGCAGATTTGACGGAAGATGAATTTAAAAAAGGTTTTTTAGGATATAGACCAACCTATAATACGAATGCTATAGTGAAAGATGTGGACGAATATACAGGTAATCGAACAGTAGTAAATTGGGCGAATATATATACGACCGCGGTGAAAGACCAAGGATACTGTGGTTCGTGCTGGGCATTTTCGGCGACAGAACAAATTGAAAGTGATAGTATTCGCACGGGTTTGTTGACGATTGATGACGCATTATCTCCCGAACAAATTGTTCAATGTGATAATGTAGATTATGGTTGTGAAGGAGGAAATACCGATACGGCTTTCGAATATGTTATGAAGGCGGGTGGTATTGAAAGTGATAGTGATTATCCATATACTTCGTATTATGATGTTACTGGTGAATGTAGTTCGGATTCATTCAAATATGTAGTAACTGTGAATGAATATTATTCATTGAAAGACGAAGATGATATGATAGCATATACATTGTCTACTGGGCCGTTATCTGTATGTGTAGCCGCATCCACGTGGTCATCTTATGTATCCGGTATTATAACGTCATGTGATACCGATGTCGATCATTGTGTGCAAGCGGTTGGCGTAAATATAGATGAGGGATATTGGATTGTGCGCAACAGTTGGGGAACAGATTGGGGATTAGAAGGATATATATGGTTAGAAACGGGGGTAGATATGTGTATGATATCATATGACCCAAAATACGTATCCACGAGTTTGGTGTAAAAAAATATAATTGGTGTAAATAACTAATTATATTTTTATTTGTTTGTTATTTCTTATGTTTACGTAGAGTTTTATTGTGTTTGCGACTATTGCGCTTGGCTGTTTTTTGTTTTCGGTTGGATTTTTTTCCTCCTTTTCGTATATTTCTAAATTGACTAGAACTTTCTATTTTTATAGTAGTACCATCAGCATATACCAGATAACCATTAGATGGTTCATTCATTGACCATTGTCCTACAAAAATACTATTTAGTGGTCCTGTTGGTTGTAAGCCTGTCCAATTGTACTTTTCTATACCAATACCTTGACGTCTAGACCCATATTGGTCTTTCTGCCCAATAAAATAATCATCTCTATCACTTAGATATTCATCAGTAAGCTGTCCATTATTATACATATTATTCAACATATCTATTGTATTATTTATATCATTGTAATTAATATCTGGATGACGATTTATTCTCGATGATACTTCACTCAAAATATCATTAAATTTATTTTCCGGCAATTTTGTTTCTTTAATGTCGGGTGCCTTTATTTTTCTTCCAACTGGGTTTGGTCGACGACTCTTGATGGGTTTACTCATCTTATATATTATCTAAATATATTTATTTCCCGATAAGGGTTTGTTCTGCAAGTTTCTGGTAAAATAATCCCCCTTTATCCGTTGGGACGGCAGTTTCAGGTGGTCGTAAATATTCCGCAGTCAATATATCATAATATTTTGCTAATACTTTTTGTAAATTTTCGAATTTATAATTATGTTCTCGTATACTTGCCGCTTCCAATGCGTTACACGGCCCACCATATTCAGCAAATCGTCGTTTATCAATTTCTTCGGCTTGTAATATTTTGTCTTTTGTAATTTTATCTTCGGGAGTCATTTGTACTTGACCTTTTAACCAATATTTTCCATCTGAATATTTCTCGATTGTATTACCGATATATAATGCGACGCATTTTTTTTCATCCACGTTAAAATAATCGCGGTTGGAATTCATAAAATCACGTAATTCATACAAAGATGGTTCTGGAATATTCATTTATGCTGTTGTATAGTCTGGTAATATATCTATGTCCATTAATTTTATATCAGTTTCAATTTTATCACTGACCTCAAACTGAGCGAATAAAGGAAATTGTAATTGCTCTTGTGGAGTATGATTATGAACAGTTCTAGCAATCATTTTATATAATTTAAAATCAGGATAACGTTCTTCGCCGTTTTTCTTATAGAGAACATTTTTACCATTATCGTCCAAACACCAACGGTCAATTGTTTTTTGGAATTCATCATATTCCGAAGGGTCTTCTTCATCATCAATAATGAAATCATAAATGGAACAACCTAGACGACATAAATCGAAACTATAATTAGGGTCGATACGTGGTTTATTCTCATTCATATATGGTTCACAATTATATTGAGTATGTCCATCGCCGCCCGCTGCAAAACTATCACTACAATATGATTTTCCTTGGAATTTATAAATACCTCTACCAAAATCGATGATTTTATATATTTTACCATACGTAGGTACTTTGTATAATTTGGAGTTGTATTTATAATATACAAATTCTTCGGTTGTGTTTACATACATAATATTGTTGGTATGAAGGTCATTGTGAGTGAAATGGAATGTATTTTGATAAGTAATGAGAGTCATTACAATTTGAAATAAAACACTCGCACCAATGTCTTCTGTAATTTGGTTTTTCACAAATAATTCGTCTAATGTACCATCGCATTTTTCAAGACATATCAATTGTACAGGGAATTTATCAATATATACGAATAATTCTTCGCCTTCACTATTTTCACTAGAATATTCTTCTGAATTTTCATTAGATTCTTCAGAATTGCTATTAGAATTTTCTGATTCGTCTGAATCTTCATCATCGTTATCTTCATCATCTTCTTCGTTTTCTTCTTCACTACTATAATTTATTTCACTATTATTAGATGAGGAAGAACTATTGGACACACTGCTTACTGTAGAAGCAGTATCTGCCTTTTCATATACAATCTCTTCATTTTCATTTAAAATAGTATCTGATTCGACTAACTCATCAAGTTCTAATTCAACTACTGAAATTTTAGATGCGTTCGATGTCTCCGATATATTTAATTTGTGTTTATTTCCGCGAGAACCAAAATTCGTATAACTAGTTGTATTGTTTAAAAGAGAACAATGGAAATGACGTCCAATATTTTCATTAAAGAAATTGGATGTTTTTAAATAATCAACATCGTCAATAATATTCATTTTATATTTGTCTTGTATTCCTAGAAAAGAACCATAGAAATCTAAACCATGAAGAAAATTATGATGTTCTCCTAATTTACTAGTTAAAAAACTGAAGAAACCGTCTATGTATGCGGTATTATTTTTATCCAATATTTTAGGTAGAGTATTTTCGGCAGTAGATTGTAAGGATGGTAAAGTGCGTATTTTATCATCTTGAATATTATATTTTCCAATCATATAGCGGATGGGGTCAAGAAGAGGACCACTTTTTATAAATACTGGTTTATTAACCATGGTATTGGTTTCTACATCAATAACAGTATTTAAATTATAAAAATGATATTTGTTATTCAAGGCAATTTTATTATAATTGTTCTCTGTTAATTCAAAAAAATCTTTGTAAATAGGATTATAATTTTGTAATTGGTCGATATTGAAAACATTATAATTATTATCATAATCTTCTAAAGAATGTTGAAAAGATTCAACTAAAGGTTTTAATTCTAAAATGTTGATTTTAGAATAGTGAATTTTGAATTTAGAAACTTGTTCGGGCATGAAGTCTGTATATTGTAATTTCAACATTAAAATATGGAAATTTAAACTTATTCGTTATTCTATGTGAAAAAAAATATACAGATGTTATAAACATGACTTTAGAGTTAAAAAAATTCGATATGAAAAGTATTACATTTAAACCCGATGAAAATAAGGGTCCAGTTATTGTAATGATTGGACGTCGTGATACTGGTAAATCTTTTTTAGTGCGCGATTTATTATTTTATCATCAAGATGTTCCTATTGGGACAGTTATATCTGGAACTGAAGCCGGAAACGGATTTTATGCCGCTCACGTTCCTAAACTATTTATTCATGAAGAATACAATTCTGTTTTAATTGAGAACATTTTAAGACGACAAAAAGCCGTATTAAAACAAGTAAATAAAGAAATCGAAACCTTTAGAAGAACTACAATTGACCCTCGCGCATTTGTTATTTTAGATGATTGTTTATATGACCAAACATGGACTAAAGATAAGTTGATGCGTTTACTCTTTATGAATGGTAGACATTGGAAGATAATGTTGATCATTACTATGCAGTACCCTTTAGGTATTCCACCCAATCTCCGTACCAATATAGATTATGTTTTTATATTACGAGAACCAACATTTGGTAATAGAAAGCGTATTTGGGAGAATTATGCGAGTATGTTTCCGACATTGGAGTCATTTTGTTCAGTAATGGACCAAACCACTGAAAATTATGAGTGCTTAGTTATTAATAATAATGCGAAATCCAATAAATTACACGACCAAATTTTCTGGTATAAAGCAGAAGGACATCCTGACTTCAGATTAGGTTCAAAAGAATTCTGGGAAATATCAAAAAGTATGGGTTCAGACGATGAAGACGACGCATATGACCCTAGTAAATCGAAAAAGAAGTCTGCTCAACCTATTAATGTAAAGAAATCAAAATGGTAAATTATAGTACAATATACGATTGTTATATTATGTAAAGGTAGTAAAATTATTCTACACTCCCTATAATAATTTTATATTTGACTAATTAGCATTCCATCACTATAATAATATTGTGGTATTCGTTTTCTAGGACAAACTGTAATGTAAATATATATTTCATTCAATAATTTGAATAAATCAAAATCTTTTTCGTAAGGATTAAATCTAATAAAATTACATCTTAGATTCATAAATATGTTTGATTGTCTTATTCTATCTGCTTCTATATTATTTTTACGTAAATGATGTTGCTCATCACATTCAATTGCTAATTTATATTCCGGAAAAAATAAATCTATTCTATAATTATCAACTTTATATTGAGGTATCATAACATGTCCATCAAATGTTTTTAATATACATGATATTATATCGGTTTCTATTGATAAACAATATTTTGATATAATATCTAAATTTATATATTTCGCAAATTCCATACAACTGTTTTTTCTGCTTTTAGTTAGTAATTTCAATAACGATTTATATGGTATATATGTAATCTTTTGAATACCACCCTTAGTCTTCTTATTTATATATTTTTTTTCCAAATTTCTAGTTATGCTTCTAATACTAGGAATATTCAATATTTTACCAATATCATTCGCACAATATAATGTGTAGGGTGGTTCATTATTTATAATTATATCACACTCATACTTATCTTTAATTTTATTAGCAAGGGTAATTTCTTCTTGGTAAACATTATTGTTTTCCATTATATTTATATGTATATTTTCTTTTTTATATAGTTATTTTAATTAACTATATAATTCCTAAATCATTCCATTATTATTTTCTAATTCCTTAAGTTTCTTTTTTTCTATTTTGTTTAAATATGCTGTTCTAGCATATTCTTTCTTTTTTTCACTTGATAATGTTGCGTAATAATTAACTTTTTCCTTATATGCCTTGACTCTTAGTTTATGTTGTTCTTTATTTTCTTCGTAATATGTTTTGTTTCTTAAAGGCGCTGTATATTTTTTCAAATGTTCTTTTGTATCTATTAATTCATTTTTTAATTTATCATTTTCTTCTTTTAACAGTTTATTCTCTTTAATAATTTCTTCGATGTTCATTAGTATATTATATACATTATTTTTTATATAATTTATATAATTCAATCTTCCCATCCACTTATTCGGAATCTAATCTTTCGTTAGAATCCACTGTATGAATACCAATAATTGTTTGTATAGGACGAAACACATCAATATCTATATTATTAATTTGGTCAATAATATCTTGTTCTTTCTCTTCACTTTCATATGTATCATTGCTATCATCACTCTCATTTGTATTCTCATCTGTCGTATTTTCATCAATATTATCATAAATTACTATTAAATTTTCATTCCTTGGATTATTTTCGCGTATGTCTTCAATGTCTTCGTCATCATCGTCATCTTCCGTATTTTCATTATCATCATCATCATCATCACTAAACTCTTCATCATCCACATAAGAATGATTATTCATAAAATCATTTTCATCATCATTTTTATATCCAATGAATTCTGTATTAAATTTAGTAATATATTCTTTGGTAAAATTTAAATTGGTCCTCACTACCATTTTTTTTCTACCGAAATTTCTATTAAATTCAACAAATCTTTTTAACTTTGTATCTAATGAACGAGTATAAGCATGTTTTTTATTTGTTTCAGTTGTATATTGTGAATGTAAATATAAATTTAAATAAGGTTTCATTGTTCTTACTAGAATATCAGTGGGGAAATCTTTATGTATTTTCATATTTTTAGTGCATCTGTTCATCTTCAACATTGTAATACAATTCATCCGCAATTTTTCTTTTGTGGATACATCTAAATGTTTTTTAATAGCATATTCTCGAATATTATCTTCATTTTCCAATTTATATTTGGTCAAATTAAAATTTGTTAAAAAATAATTGCGAAACATTGTAGGAATAATAATGTGTTTGGATAACATAAAAAAATAAATATTATATAAATCAGCTTTGTTGAAAGGAATATTATTATACGGATTTTTACAAACTTTTGGTTCAGCGAAAAAATAATGTGTATTTCCTAAGGCTTCATTGAATAAATTCACCAAATCGCTTATGGTAAATAAATATTTTTTATTGTTTTGAAATATAATCATCACATTTTTATCTGTTTCATTGATAGGGTTCAAACAAATATCGTGTTTCACATGTATTTCCGCCTTTCTAAATTTATAATTTCTAAATAATCGTGTTATTACATAGTAATGTCGTTGAATTTTTCCAAAAATATCTAAAAATTCCGCTTTATTTTCATCTGATAAAAAAATATTTTTATAAACACTTGCTAAATAAGAAAATTTAGTTTTATGATTAAAATCTTCCTTACTGGTTATTAAATTCGAAAATAAATTCTTTATGGTATTGCTATGTATACTTTCACTATTTAACTGTTTGTAATATTCTATACAATGATGAATATTTACGAAATCGTCATATATTGGGGATGTGAATTTCAATACAAATTGTATAATTAATTTAAATACATTCATTAAATATATAAACATTTATAATTTTATATATTTTTATATAATTATATTTTGATTTTTACTTATTTTACTTATAATGCTTGTGATGATTCTTGTTCTTCTTGACCTTTTTCTTGTTGTTCACGCTCTAGTGCGGTTTTAAGTAGTAATTCATTATGTAATTTCATACTTTCTGGCTCAGCAACTTCACGCTCTTCGAAATTAATTGTATCTTTTACACCGATCAAGTTGCCTTCTTCATCCATTGTTTGGGTTAATACATTGCCTGATTTTTCGGCAATTTTAATATTTTCTTCAATTGCCTTTTTCTTGGTCTCCTTAATACGTTTTTCGAACTCCTGTTTGGCTTTTTCTTCGTTCTTCAACTTTTCTTGATGTAATTGGTTTAATTCTTCTTCCATAAATTCAACCCGGCCTGTTTTATAAGCATCAGGGTCCCAAGGCATCCACATTCCAACAGGTCCTACTAATATATCATGATTAGGGTCGAACTCGCGTAGTTTTTTACATCTCAATTCGGCTTCTTCTTGGGTTGGGAAGACGCCACGAACTTTTAAACCACGTACAGAGGTTTGGAATGAGTGTTCGCGATTGAAACGTTCATTCAACTTGTCTTCCTGTTTATCTAGGAAAGTTTTATAGTCATCAATGGTTGAATTTTCTTTTAAACTGGCTTCTTCCTCTTTCGAGAAATCATTTAGGTCATTTAATACTGCTTCAATATTCAAACTATATTTATATGAAATAAAATGAAGAAAATCATTGAATTTAGTCATAGATTTAGTAAAATCCCATTGTCTAACAAATTCATCAAATAAATAAACTTCGCGCTTTTTCAATATCTTTTCTGGAGAAATAAAAGACATACAAACAAATTTTTGGCCAGCGATTGGTTGGTCTTCATCACATAAATCAATATATTTAGGATTAGGTTGACCGTTTTCTAGCATTTTTCTTTCGAATCCCGACATATTTATATAAATAGAACAAATTTAACGTTTAAGTGTTTTCAACAATATATTATTTTATTTAGGATAATTTTTTTGTTTTTCTATTATATAAACGTTTCAATGAACGGCTTACTAGACTTTTCAGAGATTGTAAAGAGAATCATCAAATACTTGGTATTAGGTTTATGCATTGCTATTGTCGCAATTGTTATCCCAAAAAAATCTTTAAATGTTGAAGAAATCCTTATTTTAGCACTTTCCGCAGCTGCTACATTCAGTATTTTAGATACATTTTTACCATCCGTAGGAGATAGTGCTAAAATGGGTATTGGTCTATCCGTAGGCAGTGCTTTAGGCGGAGGTATCCGAACTCTAGCAATGTAATCCAGGGAACCTACGGTTCCCTCGGACGCTCCCTCCCTTGTTAGCGTATCCCTTACTTCCTACATGTAGTATTACAAAACATAATTAATTTATATATAATATATAAATGAATAAAACTAAATCGAAACATCATCATAAACGGCAAACAAAACGAAAAAAAAATAAAGGAGGAATTCCACCATATAACGTATCAACTATACAACAGCCATTCATAGCCAATACCGAAATCATTTCTTTTTATATTAAACTATTAAATGAACCTTCTTTTATGGAAAATATTATCATGAAACATCAAACATTTATAAATAGCTTAACGCCTACAAATATAGAATCAAAAATGAATTATATGGATAGAACCAATAGAGATTGTATACATTTTATAAAAGCTACTATACATTGGATATTTTTTCAAAATAGTGAGAGAGTATTTGAAAAATTAATGAATATACTTATTCAATGTTATAAACATACGGATTTCACACAAAATTCATTTCCTATATTCATGGATAAATTTAATAAAGAAATCGTAGAATTACAAAATAGAAATGAAAACACTACATTTTTAGAAATAATTTATAAATTATGTAAAACTACGCCAAATATAGATACTCTTTTTTCGGAAAATATCAAGTCAAATATTGAATCTAATACGCGAACCATATGTTTATTACAAGGGTTAAAAACAAATAGCAATAACGGAAACGTTAGTTATAAAATAGTAAATTTTGGTTTTAATTATGCTATGTACGGAGAAATTGGTATTTTTGGATATATATTTGGTTTAGCTAATTTTTTTCATTGCGCAGCACATGGATAGGACTGGGTCCTAGGGGTAGAATCCTACTCTTGGTTTCGGGAAACTACGTTTCCCTAGACGGATGGAAAAAATACCCAATCCAAATCCTTACATACCTTCTTCCAAATCATATCTTGTTCTAATTGTTTTTCACGGTCTTTCATCATAGGAATATACGGTAAATATTGTGTTTGGTCTAATAATACACACAATTGATGTAGAGTATATGTATAATTGAAAAAGTTGGTGCGGTTGGCTGGACAATGAGTCGCCCACGGTTTCTGTATTTCAATAAATAATACACACAGAGTTTCGTGTAATTCTTCATTCATAATAGGCGGTTTAATACCAAAAATAGAATTAATATATTGAATATGTTCAAAATATTTATTAAATCCCAATTTTCGTAAAATATCACGCATTTTATCGTAATTGATAGTAGACATATCTTTGATGCGCTCTTTCTTGATTCGCGCACGAATCGCCTCAATGACTTCGTCTGGAATTTGTGTTGTTTCTTTCGCTTGAAATTGCGACAAGATTTCTTTGAAATGATTGAGACGAATATAGGCGGTATACGATACTTCATTCGGTGGTTCTTTATTGGTTGGTTTGGAACTATCAATAATATACGTAATAAATTTACCACATTCCCCATTATTACATATTAAAATCCCCTCTTCATCTTGTGGTATAAGTTCTCCTCGATTACATTCCAAACATATATCGGAAGAAACCACATAATCTTGAATATTAATAATTTCGTTATTTACATTCCGCCAATAATTTTGGTATGTTTTCTTGGCTTGATTATACTTGCTACTATTTAGATTGGAACTGTCTTCGGAATTCGCTTTGATTTTAAAAAATGAATTCAAAATTTTCACGTTTTGATTATTATCCCCCGAAGAAATCTTTTTCTTTTCCTCAAAATAATTGAAAATATATTTTGAATTATCTAACAAATAATTTTTCTTCTCTTGTTTCAATTCTTTGATTTGTCTTTTTATCAGAAGAATCTTGTCTCGAATTTCCATATAAGCATCGATTTCGTGGTCTTGTAAAGTAGGTATTACCGATTTTAATTTGTCTTTTTCAAGTTTCAAATTGGGTATGATGTCTGTTTCTATTTCGTGAAAATAATTTAACATTTCGGTATGTTTTTCATCAATCGTAGCAGATTGTTTAGGTGGAGGTTTTTTTGAAATAATTTGATTCATTTAATAGTTATAAATATTAATTTTTATATATTATTTTTGAAGAATATATAAAACTTGTAAATAAATTGTACTAATCTCTTTTTTTGGAGATACTTTTATTTTGTCGGTGGTGTTTTCTTTTTTTATATGTCGAATATTTTGTATTCTTTTTTAATGTTCGTTTACCACCCTTTTGTTGTCGTTTCAATGTAGCTGCTCTAATTTGTTCTTTTTTCTTTAATTCTGCCTCTTTTCTTTTTCTTTCTTCTTCAGCTGCCTCTTCCTGCGCTTTTCTTTTTTTCTCTTCCATAATTTGTAGTCTTGAACTTTTAAATACAGGAACAACGCTTGTTAAAGTCTCTTTCACTTCATCGATCGCCATATCGTTTACAGTTTCATCAACAATTTCTTTATTTTTACCAATTTTTTTTGCCTTTTCGAGTGGAATTACAGGAAGTGTTTCTTCTGTATCTAATACTTTTAATATTTCATTCGCTTCTGCTGCTTTTATATTAATAAAAATGGTTTCTGTTTGTTTTTTTGTTTCGGGGTTTTTATCTTGAGTATCCGCTTTTAATTCTTCAATCTCTGCTATGATAGTTGGTTTATCCATTTTAATATTTGTTTCAAAACATTTTGAAAAATAATCATTTATCGCCTTACCAAATGTTTGTGTATCTTCTATTTTATTTTTAATTTTTATTAAATATTCTTCTTTTAATATTTCTATTTTATCACTTAATTCTGAATAAAATTGAGGCTGCATACCTAATTCTAAATTTAATTTGGAGGAAATATTTTTTTTATTATTTATTAATGTTGACCGTATATTAATTAAAGTCTCACGTAACGTTTTCGATTCAGTTTTTCCTGCGACTGATTCAGCCATATCTAATAGTGAATCTTTATCAATCGAACTAATATTTTTTTGTATTTCTTTATATTTATCATTTAAACCACTTAAATTTGTATGTAGCGGAGTCCCCTTTGACCTAGAGTTTTCTCTTCTATTTTCGATTACAATATCATTTAATATTTGTTCTTCATTTATGGTCATAATAAAGTCTAAAGATTTAATCATATCATTTATATTTTCTTTCACTAATTTAACAATTTTAACATAATGCTTGACGAAATACCAAGTTTTTATAAAATGGTCTATTAAACTGTTATATTCTTTCATTGATGCGTAATCATAATCATCTTTTAAAAATAATCTATCAATATTATTTGGAACGCATTCAATCATTGTTAATAATGATTTGTCCCCCACATTTGTAGTATATATTTTTTGTATTTTTTCAATGATTTTTTTATTAATTTCTTCTTCTTTATTTTGAATACTTTTTGACGTTTTCGCTTTCGAAACATTGATTATATCTTTTTTAAATGGTTGTAATTCATTCACAAATGCTTCCCCTTCTGTTATCAAATTAACAATTGTTTTTTTAAGTGTTTTAAACTCTTCTACTGATATTTCATTTACGATAGGTGTTTTATTTAAATTTGGGTTTATATATTCAGATATGTACAAATCGCCTATTGTTGAAATTCTTCTATTAAATAATGTTTCATACTTTTCTTTATTATCTTTCATTGGAAAATAACCAGCAATAAATAGAGGGCCTTTATGTTCTTCATTGTCTTCATCTTCATTTTCGTCTTCGTCTTCAGCATCACCTTTACCCCCGTAATACTTACATATAGTAGGTATTTCTTCCGCAATACTGTATACATAAGCCAAATTATCACCGGATATAAAAACGGTCGGTTTATTAAGTAATGTATTTAGAATTTTCACTGTTCTTGCTTGTCCGTGGTCTCCTGATGATTTGAATCTTAATAATAATTTATAATATTCATTTTTAAAGAATTCATTCGAAGATTCTTTACGTTTTTTTCCACTATCTATAAAGTATATATTCAATGTATCTAGTAAAGTTTTTAATTCTGTTCTTAGTTGGTATGTTTTGGTACCTTTTGTATAAGTAATGGCTCGGGTTTCTATATAATGCATACCCATAGCCAGTTCATTTACACCAAAGCCACTATGAATGAATATTACATTTTTAAATACATCATCTACATATATACAAACGGCTACTGAACACTTGTTTACTGTATTTTTTTTTTCAACAACTTGTTCTACCGCTGTTCGTATTTTTATTTTTATTCCATAAAATGTAGTCATTATATCACGATTTATTAGTTCATCATATATTAAATCATAATACGATTCTCCCTTACCATCTTTCCAATCATATATTTTTATTCCTTTTGGTATAGAATTATCTGTAGGGCGTTCAGCAAGTTCAACGAAAAAACTATTTGTTGAATCTTTATTATTAGATATTATATTTTCACCAAGTTCTTCTAACGTTGGATTTGCTGAAGTAGCAGGGTCCCACATATTCGCCAATGTGCGAAATTTAATAGGGAGCATTCCTTTTGTAACATAACTATACATACACGCATCAAATACCCAGTATTCTATATTATGAGTAGAAACGTCTTCAAATAATTTATCTATTTCATTTACATCCGTCGTTTCAAAAAATTTTTTGCGTTTTTCAACCCATGTAGATGAAACACTATCTTTTCCTCCTGTGAAATAATATGAAATATCATCTAACTTTCCTACTAATTCTCCTAAAAAATAATCTATTTTTATATCTTCTTCAAAAACACCAGGAGAACTTTCAAAATAATCATTTAACCAGCGCGATTCCCCTATTTTTGTGTTTTTTGCGTTCGATACAATCTTAGAAATTTTGTCTATAATCAGTGAATTATTATAAGCTGTTGGTATTTTTGATGATTTTGTAATATTTTCAGGAAATACATTATTTCTAGTATCAGATGCTTTAAAATCGTGTTGTGAATCTCCTTCCTTTATATTTAGTTCATTTACGATTTCATTGTTTTTTTTCATATTTGCGTGTCCACCTTTCTTGGAGTCATTCGAATCTAGATAATCCAATAACGCAAATTTTACATCAAATATATATTGTACTTCTGTATCAACCATTTTTTTTATTAAATTTGCTACTTTTAAACTTCTTAATGTATAATTCGCAAACATATTTTCGTCATACTGTCTAACATCATTTCGTGTTTGTGTTTTCGCATCATATTCTATTCTAGTAGATTTATCAAAAAATTTTTTAGATAGATTTTTTATCATAGGGTCCAGGTTCCAAATGGGTCCATCAGGTTCACTATCTGTTGTAGTATATTCACTTTTTTCTTCTGATGGTTCAAATTCTTCATCTTTTACAAACAACGTTCCCTTTGTTTCTTGTGGTTTTTCTCTTGCTTGAATTATAAGAGGTTTAAAAGTATTCTCCGAAGGTTTATTTGTAGTAGTAGTTTGAGTAGTTGTAGGATTACGTTGTTTCATTATAATATATTACGAATATACTAAATACAGATAAAATAAAATCGTACAAATCGTTAATTTCGTATATAAAACTATTATATACGAAAAATGTCCAATGAAATGATTACAGCCAAAATACCTTTAGAAAATATGAAAAATATTCAAATGAACAGAAAACAGTTTCAAAAAATGATGTTTATTACAAATGCTCTAGAGGAAGGATGGAGTGTAAAAAAACGAAACGACAAATATATTTTTACCAAGAAACACGAGAACCAACGCAAAATTTTTCAAGAGACTTATCTAGAAGAATTTATTATTCAACATTCACAACAACCGGCTACTTGTACAGTCAATCATTAATAAAATAAATAAGGATTTGTATAACTGTTTACACCATAATAAGAACCAGGGGTTTGAATATATGTATTATATACATTCGTTGGCCGTTGATTTTGTAAAATGCTTTGATAATATAAAGCATTGTTTCTGATAGACAAATCATTTAACTCCGCATATTCATTCAATAGTCCGCTGATACGATAATTACTATTGATGATAGGCACGCTCAAATAAGGAAAACCATATCCTCCATAATATCCACCATAGCCATAACGTCCATATCCATTATAACCATTATAATAACCGCGTGATAACATTATACTATATATTATATTTATATTATATAGAATACTAAAAAAATCAAGTGTAATTACACTTTCCTTATTCGTAAATTGAATACCAAAAAAAATATATAAAATTTATAATGAATAATAATTATGTTCTCAGGATTGTTTCAAACATCCTATAAAAAAATAAATTTTGAAGATTTACAACATGCTATTAAAAATACAAACCAATATATCATTATAAATACATTACCCTCGAATGAACAAGATTGTTTAATTAAATCTACGACGCCCTATGAAGAGGAAGAACGTGCTATTAACGAATTATTAAATAATTATGATTATAACAATAAAAAAATAATTATTTATGGTAAAAATTCGAATGATGAAACGGCCGAAAAGAAATATTCGCAAATGAGAACCTTAGGATTTAGTGAAATATATTTATATACAGGCGGCCTGTTTGAATGGATGCTTTTACAAGATATTTATGGAAATACCGAATTTCCAACCACGAAAAAAGTATTGGATTTATTGAAATATAAGGCAAATAGAAAAATATAATAAATATATATATTGTAAGAGTAATACATGGAACTAGTTTCACAAATCATAGATTATATACAAAAAAATAAAACAGAAATTATTATTGTCTTCGCTGTGCTGATCTTTTTTTTTATCATGTATAAATTTCGAAATGTAATTGAAAAATTACAAAATAAAAATACTGTTGAAATTGTCGTTTCTAGATATAATGAAGAATTGAAATGGTTAAATGAAGAGCCTTTTTCAAAATATCCAGTCATTTGTTATAACAAAGGAGTCAATGAAAATTATAAAATCAAAAATATGAAAAAATCGGTGAAATTAGCAAATGTCGGTCGTGAATCCCATACCTATTTATATCATATTATTAACAATTATGATAACTTGGCTGATATAACAATCTTCTTACCTGGTTCGGCGGATTCTAAAGAATACAATAAACAAATACGCGCTATATTATTAGCAAAAGAGTGTGAAAACGCAAATACATCTGTTATTATTGGTGTAAAACACAATAGTGTAAAAAAAGAATTGTATAATTTTGCGATGAATAATTATAAATCAACCACCCCTGAAAATCGTAAAATAAATTCGGAAACAATTTTGGATTTATGTAAAATACGGCCTTATGGTAAATGGTTTGATAATAAATTTCCCGATGTTGATATTGAATATATTCCTTATTCGGGCATTATAGCTATTTCCAGAGAACATATTTTACAACATCCAAAAAGTTATTATGAACGATTGATGGATGAATTATCTTATTCATCCAATCCAGAAGTAGGTCATTATTTTGAAAGAAGTTGGGTTGCGGTATTCCACCCACTAACAAACGCTAGATTTATAGATGCGACTACTTTATTTTAGCTGTATATTTTATGTTGAATGATATTTTTGGAACGATTATGAATGAATTCCACGTGTTCTGAATGAATATACGAATCATTATTTGTATGATATATGAAAAATGGATATTTATACGTATAAGTTATGAATTCTTTATATAAATATATATCCGCATTATGTGATATATTTACATCTAATTTATATTTATTTTCTATAAATATATGTTTCACGAATTTTTTTGCGGCGTTTTTATGTATAATATATGCGCCGGTCGAATGAAATTTCTCTTTGTTCAACGTATATGTTTCATCGGGAATCTTATCTTTAATAATATAACATAATTGAATAATTTCCCAATCTTTTGGAGCATTTTGAATAATGTTCTCTATCGTAGTATTCCATTTGGGTTTATATTCTAACGTCATATCATCTTCTAATACCAGAGCAATATCATAATTACTTTCTGAAAATTTGCGAATCGTATGTAGATGCGATAATAAACATGCGTATTCCAAATAGTTGGATGACGTATTTGTTTGATTGATATCATTTTTGATAATGCGTTTTATATCTTGGTCTTTACCATCTACTGCGTTGACCCGTTGAATATTACAATTGTTGAAAATCGTATCGGTAAACATTTTCTCCATTTTGGTTTTACGTTCTCTTGCTCTATCTAAATTAATCCAATATACTACATCTATACCTTTCAAATAATTCGGGGATTTCTTACTATAGAAATAATAGAATATACATATAAGAACAATAACAATAAAAATATAGAATAATAACATAATGTATGTTTCGATATAAAAAATTGAATCTATACTCTTTTATAATTTTACCAGCAATTATTAATAAATATGTCTTTTCCTAAAATCATTTCTATTGAAGGCAATATTGGAGCTGGTAAAACAACTATTCTTAAAAATTTAGAAACGTATTATAGTGATAATCCAAATGTAGTATTTCTTCGTGAACCTGTAGATGTATGGGAAACAATTACCGATAAAAATGGCGAAAATATATTAGCAAAATTTTACGCAGACCCTGCGAAATATTCCTTTTCATTTCAAGTGATGGCTTTTGTAACACGATTATCTATGTTACGAAAAGTAATTAATACAAATCCTCAATGTGAATTAATTATATGTGAACGTTCACTCGAAGCCGACCGACATATATTTGCGAAAATGTTATATGACGATGGATTAATTGACGAAATAAATTATAAAATATATTTACATTTCTATAATGAATATCATAATGATTTTGTGTTAAATGGAATTATTTATATACAAACTAATCCTACTATTTGCGATGAACGTATTAAAATGCGCAGTCGTAATGGTGAATCGGGTATACAATTAGATTATTTGAAAAAATGTCGTCAATATCATGAAGATTGGTTGATGGAAATAGACAATATATTAATCATTAATGCCGACGAAAATGTAAAATACGACAAGGAAGATAATAATGATAAGGGAAATAAATGGATAGATATGATAATAGAATATATAGATGATTTGATAAATAACGATGATGATACAATTGTTAGATACAGCGATGACGAAGACGATAGTGAATTTAATTGGCTAGGAATATTAATGAAAACTATATATAAAAAAATAAGTAGTTTTACTTCTTCATCTTAAATTATAATGTGATAATATCTCATTATAATTTTTCTTTGTAATATACCGATGCTTTAATTAAATTTGACTATAATTTTAACATCTTCTTTCTTAATACATTTACAAGCGGAGATAGATAATTCTTCTCTTTTTTTACGTGTTTTTGAATTGTCCACTTCGGGTTGGTTATCTGGAGATTGTTTCTTTTTAGATGTGCTATTTCGATGGTTCATATCATTTTCTATAGATTGATAATTCGTTTCAATATATTGAACGATATTATTTTCAATTGCCCATTTGAAAAAATTCAATTGCCCAATCGTAGTTTCCATATATTTTTCATTATCATATGGTATAGAAATACGTTCCCATCGACAAAATGGGTCGAAACGTCTCTTACTATATGCTTTTAATTTCAATTTATAATCATTATACACTTTAAATCTCATCGATTCGTCATGTTTTGTTTTTAATTCATACACTGTATAATATTTTTTGGCGAAATTTGTGACAAACCAATCCACTAACCGGAGTGATATATTTGATTCACCATTTATAATAGACATCATTTTAAGAAGGTTCTCTCTTTCATTATAAAAATCCATTAAATTCTTCATTAATAAATCATTCTGAGTATGTAAATTTGATGCGCAATATAAAGACATTTTATATGATTCGTAAGAGAACTTACTATCATTTTTTTATACTGTTTTTTCATAAAATACATGATAAAATTGATTTTATTATTTTTCAAATATACTAAGATTATCCAAACAAACTACTACAATTGAAAATGGAATTTCTTTCAACAAACATATTACCGAATAATGTAGATAATGTATATAGTATTCGTTCTACCACTTTCACTCGTTATTTACATTTGTTATTAGATAAATGTGAAAAGGAAAAATTAGAACAAGGATTAACCAATTTTTGCGAAAAATATAAAATAGAAAACAAATCAGACATATCTACCTTAATGACTATCATAAAAAGCATTGATGAACATCATAGACGTTTTAATCTTCCAAATGGTGAAATCATCGGCAATTTATTATTCTTTATTATTTATTATATGAAACAAGATAACACATTATTTGCCTATATGAATAAAAATTTATTATTAATGAAAATAGCGTGTAATCTATCTAGTCATATTGATAATGGTCATCCAATTGATACTCAAGTAGATAATATTATGAAAAATTTTGATAGAATTGGCGCTTTAATGAATTTAAATAAACATATAGAAAATGTAACCAAAACAATGGACGACCAAACGGTTTATAGTTTAAAAGCAAATATCATTGATAAACATGATTATGATTACTTAGAATTCAAACTTATACAATAAAAATATAAAAAGGGAAAGATAGTCGGTTGAAAACATCAGCTATTTTTTTCCTATTTACAATTTTGGAATTTATAATTACAACTACATATATGGTGTAATTACAGATATATTATTTAGTATTTGCGAATATGTAGTTGAATTATATAATGGCGAACCCTCGTTTCAACGAATTTGGAAAAAACCATCATATTGAATTTTATGCGGATTTACAAAAGATACAGGTTCAAATGAGTGGAAATGTTCGAATGAGTTTATTTTCAAATGCAGAGGGTACTGTCTATGCAAATGATACAGCAGGCAACCCTATCATTAATCGTTTATTGAAATATACTATGTATACGAACCCTTATTTTCATAAATTTGATGGGAATATTCCGGGTGCTCTTACTATACATTTTTTGGATGGAACTATGTATAAAAAGATGGATACAGAAGACCCCGTAAATCCTGTTTGTTGGTATTCTTTTTTGGATTTAGTTCCACTCGCAGTGAAACCTTTAACTTGAAGCCCCTACATTATGTATTTGCGAAAGTATAATAAAAACATCTTGATTAATTTTATATAATGAGAATAAAATTAAGCGAAAAATATCAAACGGAAAGAGAAGATATTTGTAATAAGATATTAAATATACTAGAATTAAATAACGGTACATTTTTACTTCATGACTTAGATAACGATATTGAAAAACAAAATAAATTATTGGATATGAAAGAAGAAATACAAAAATATTTTGCTTGTTCTACTATATCATCATTCAAACCAAATTTTGATTGTAAACGACCTTATTTAAATATTGTTAGGAGTATTTTAAGGCAACAAAATTATACTTTTATAGGAAATGATTTTACAATTAAAATAGAAAATGTCCCTAAAAAAACGATTAAATATGTAATATTTAGGAATAATTAAATAATTGCGGTAAATTATTTAAATATAATATCCTTATATAATATATAAAAATGACGAATTGTTTGGCTATAGATAGGAAGTCAAATCAATGTAGGAATTATGGTTGTAATGAAAGCAGATTTTGTAAATTCCATCAATATATGAATGATTATACGGATGAAATGTTGGGGAACTTGACCATTTGTAGCGGTTGTAAGAAATCCTATTATTTGGAAAATGGTAGAAAAATATGTAATGGATGTAAAGAACGCAGTAAATCAAATGTCGAAAAAAGAAAAGAAACAATTGTTTTATGCGGTAAAGATAGTTGTAAATTCAAACGGTCGGAGGCAAATAAATATTGTAATAAACATCAAATTTGTATATTGGAAGATGAAACAAAAGCAATGAATAAGAAACTATGTGTTAACTATATTCGAGGTTGCCGAACTCAATTAGATTTGGATTATACATTTACTAGATGTTCGGATTGTTTAGAAAAGGACAGGAAAAAAGATAATGAACGCCGTCAAAATGCGAAATCACTGAATGCGACGACCATTGTAGAAAATGCTCAATCTAAATATTGTAATACTTGTTGTAAAGAATATTTGCTTGAATTTTTTATCGGTGAAAAAGGGAATGAAACCAAAACATGTAAAGCGTGTAGGGATGATAATAAAATTCAAGACTTACGCCGTGATAAAGAACACCGGAATGAATTGGCTAGAACAAATATTTATGAAAAATACAATAGATATATAAAGTCGTGTAATGAAAGATGTTTAGATTTTAGAATAACATACGATGAATTCATAAACATAGTAAATAACGAATGTTGTTATTGTGGTTATGTAAATTCTGATTTTGTAAATGGTATTGACCGAAAAAATTCGTCAATCGGTTATATATTAGATAATTGTATAGCGTGTTGTAAAATGTGTAATTATATGAAAGGTTCATTAAGCATTGATGTGTTTATCAAACGCGCGGAACATATATTATCATATCAAAATAGAATAAATGGAAATTTATATCCCGAATGTTTCTCTAATCATAAATGTATGCCTTATTATAGATATAAATCTCGTGCGGTAGAAAAACAAATAGATTTTTCAATTACACAAGAAGATTACGAGAATATTATTCAAAATGACTGTTTTTTATGTGGAAAACAAAGTGATGAAAACAATATAAATGGTATAGATCGGATGGATAGCAAAAAGGGATATGTGTTGGATAACATAAATGCTTGTTGTGGTGAATGTAATTATATGAAAAATATATGGGATTATGATGAATTCATAAATAAATTAGTAGCAATATATGAAAAAAATAAAGATAGAATAAATAATGAAGAAAATAAAGATTTTGAATTAGTAAATAATATTATTCCAAGAAATAAACCAAAAAAATCAATAGAAGAAATTAAGGAAGCAAATAGAATTTATAAACAACGGCAACGTGAAAAACTTAAAGAAAAATACGGTGAAGAAGAATATAAAAAAATTCGTGCGAAAGAAATAGCTTCATATAGAGCATGAATTTTTATTTCTAGTTCTTAATTGATATGTATATGAATTATACAAATCAATGATTTTTTATAAATTATAGGTTAGAATTAGTATTTTAAAAATGTTGGTCAGATTAATTACTATAAGCGATTCCCGCCATTCCCGACATCACTCTTAATACATTATAATTGACGGCGTACACTCTTACCTTAGCAGTAGCAGTGCCGGCAACAGCACCAGATGATAAAACAAGTTGTAAAACTGCGTTATCAATTCTGGAGAAGTTGCATGAGCCTGATGGTTGATGGTCTTCTGGGCGAAGAGCGAATGAGTATACGTTGATACCAGCATCAGGAGCACGGGTGTGGTGTTGGAATGGTTGAACAACATCGAAGTATGAGCCTTCACGTTCAGAGAAACGATCTTGGCCGTTAAGTTGTAACTTAGCAGTTACAACTGGGTTCTCACCCCAGCAGTGCATGTCCAAAGCAGTCTCTGCTAGAACGAATGTACCAGCATCGGATAATCCTGAAGCAGAAACAGCTGATCCAACTTGGTCTTGGAATGGTTGGTAGTTGGTTCCACTTGCCCAATCACCGGTTGCTGTTAGACCACCAACATCAGTTGCACCAGGCATTTGGAATAAGCCGGAAGCATTGATGAAAGCAGTTGAACCAGAGGTTTCTGCTGGTCCACCGAAAGCATGGATAGCATTTGGTAGAGCATCGATAGCATCAGTGTAGTTGAATGGTTGAGCACCTAATGTCTTGAATAAGACGTTTCCGCCTTCAAGGGATGCGCAGTAATCAACGTTGGAATCAGGTTGAACAACCCAAACTAGCTCCTTACATGGATGGTTGAAGTTCAACTTAATCTTGTTGGAGGATGAACCAACAGATTCATCACCAGTGAATTGAAGTTGTTCAATCAAGTACTCGTGTGGGTTTTGTGCCATCTTTCTGCGTTCATCAGTATCAAGGAAGATATAGTCAACGTATAGGGAAGCAGCAACCAATGATTGTTGGTAAGCAGCAGATACGGAGTTTGTTCCGGATGTAGCAGTTAGACTCTTAACAGCCCATAAGCACTCACCAATTGGACGGAAGTCAATGTTGATCTTAACTTCGTGGTATTGAAGAGCAATTAATGGTAAAGCTAATCCAGGGTTGCGGCAGAACCAGAATTGTAGAGGAATGTACAAAGTGGTTTCTGGAAGAGCATTGCGAGGAGCACACACTTGGGATGGGCCACCAGCAGATGCGCATGGGCCAGCAACAGCGGCGAATGCTGGGTCAGTGATGTATGTTAATTGGGTGGTGTTACCAATCATCTTGAAGTAACCTCTTTGTTGCTCAGATGAAAGGGTAAGTTGGTTCCAGATGTGCATCCAATCACCGTATTGACGGTCGATTCTTTGGCCACCAATTTCAACTTCGACTTGGGCAACTAATTGCTCACCAATGTAGTCCAACCAACGGGCATAGACACCATCAGTTCCGGTGGTCTTCATGTCTTGGTTGATTTCAGGTAAAGTGACTTGTAAGTATGTTCTGTATGCTAGATCACCGTTTCTGGAGATTGTGCATGTAACACGACGACCAAAGTCAGCTTGGCCTGAGAAGGTTTGTTCAATGGACTCCATTGCGAAGTTTGTATGGCGTCTGTATGACACCTTCCAGAAAGTGATTTCTGGTGTTCCAGTAAGGAAAACGTCTTGTGCGCCGTAGGCGACTAATTGCATCAAAGCTCCACCCATTTTTTATATATACTTCTCAAAGAAAATAATTTCTGTTGAAATTGCTAAATAAATTTTATTACTATTTTTTTCATTGAAATACCTACATAAAATAATTTTAATTTTTATTAAATTTATTTTACTATACTAAATTGTGTATAAAAATAATTCAAAATAAATTCACATTTTATTGGTGTATGTAGAGAGAAAATTCTCCATATTTTCAAATACGTAATTATTTAGGAAAACCGGGGGATTTTAGAATACACATCATTTTTTATTAAAAAATTCACGTTTCACACCATTTACTGTGTGGTTTACAATATGTATACAAATATTTACAGTAAAAGATACAGTTTTACCTATAATATATCCTATTACCCACTCTATATCCGAGCAATATTGTTCATTATCTTTTATTTTTTTGTTCATATTCTACAAATATATAAAATAACATTATAATAATTTACACAAATAAAATACACGCAAATAAAAAATTGAATGTAAATAAAGAATAAATAATATAATCAATACATAATACAATGGACTTAACACAAAGCAAATTATCACGTGAAGAATGGGAAAGTATTGAAACCCCTATTTCGAATGACGAGAAAAAAATATTGAAAATGATTATTGATGGATTTGAAGACGTTAATATTCGTTCCAATGACCATTTAACAATGTTCTCGTTTGTTAAAATCGAAATAACACCTGAAACTGAATTATTCTTATTTCAAAAATATTTCAGTGAAGATATCAAAAATATTGTTCAGAAATATACAGAACCGAATACTCTTCCATTATTCAAATCGAATGGTGTTCAAATCAAAAAATTAAAAAGTGCGGATAATATCCGTATTCAAAATCTCGAAAATAATATTACACAAAACAAACAAAATATATTCGAATTCTTACTTATCGATTTATGTAAAGAACTATTAAAATGTTTCAAAAAACAACAAAGTAATTATGCGTTCTATTTATACACTCTTTTACAATTAAAAAAAACCAATATTCGTAATATCAATAAATATGTAATTGAATTTGTGAATCAAGCCATTGAGTTCACCTCTAAACAAACCAAAATTAGCAATATCATACAAAACGCATATGAATTTATTGAAAAAAATAATTATTTATTCTCTTATGAAGATTTGACTTTATTTCCTCACCAAAAACAATTGTTCACTACTTGTAAACAATCCCCTGAAATTCCTAAATTAATCTTATATACCGCACCTACAGGAACTGGAAAAACACTTTCGCCCATTGGCTTATCGAATCAATATCGCATTATATTTGTATGCGTAGCAAGACATATTGGTCTAGCGCTAGCGAAATCCGCAATTTCAATGGAAAAGAAAGTAGCCTTTGCCTTTGGATGTGAAACAGCGAGTGATATTCGTTTACATTATTTTGCGGCCGTAAATTATGTGAAGCATAATCGTTCCGGAGCGATTGCGAAAGTAGACAATAGTGAAGGTTCCAAAGTCGAAATCATGATTTGTGATGTTCAGTCTTATTTGACCGCTATGTATTATATGTTAGCATTTAATCAGGCAGACAATATCATAACCTATTGGGATGAACCAACGATTACCATGGATTATGAAAAACATACATTACACGAAACCATCCATCGTAATTGGTGTGAAAATAAAATACCAAAGATGGTGTTATCTTGTGCTACATTACCCAAAGAAGACGAAATCATGGATGTTATTGCGGATTTCCGTTGTCGTTTTAATGACGCAGAAATTCATACGATAAATAGTTATGACTGTAAAAAATCAATTCCAATATTAAATAAAGATGGTTATTGTGTATTACCTCATATGTTATATGCGGAATATTCCAAACTAATAGAATGCGTTGATTATTGTATGAAGAATAAAACGTTATTAAGATATTTCGACCTAAGTGAAATCATTCGTTTTATCAATTATATAAATGAAACTGGAAATATTCCAGAAAAATATTCGATGGACCTGTATTTTACAGGAATTAGTGATATAACGATGGATTCATTGAAAAATTATTATTTATTACTATTGAAACAAATTCAGGAAGATAAATGGAACAACATATATTTGTATATAACGACCACTCAAAAACGAAAATATAAAGAAAAGTCAAATATAAAAAAATCAACGAGTGTGGACGCGAATAAAAAAGCATCGACCACCGTATTAACCAGAACATTAAGCACCGCCAATGAATTAACAACCAAATCATCCGCAACCAGTGGTATTTTATTGACGACTGCGGACGCACATACATTAACCGATGGACCAACTATATTCTTAACGGAAGATGTGAAAAAGATTGGTAATTTCTATATACAACAATCCAATATATCATCGACTGTATTTCAGACCATTATTGCGAAAATAAGTAAAAATAATGAAATCGCCGAAAAAATAGAAAATCTAGAGAGTTTTATACGTGAAGAACAAAGTAAAACGTTTAGTTCAGATAGTAAAACACATAAATCAAGTGGATTGATTGATAAATCGAATTCAAATAAAGATACAAACGCGGGTACATCAGAAAGTGATAGATTAACAAATAATACCCAAAAAATGATGGAGGAAATCAACCGTTTACGTAGAGAAATACGTACAATAACACTAGATCCTATCTATGTTCCAAATTCTAAACCTCATCAAGAAATATGGACACCTACTGGAGAAGTATATGAAAATGCGTTTTTGGCGAATATTGATGATGATACAACGAAAATGATAATGTCGTTAGATATAGACAATAATTTAAAAGTATTATTGTTATTGGGCATAGGTATATTTATGGAAAAACCGAATATTCATTATATGGAAATTATGAAACGTTTGGCCGATGCCCAACGATTATTTATTATTATTGCGTCAAGTGATTATATCTATGGAACGAATTATCAATTCAGCCACGGGTTTATAGGCAAAGATTTAATGAATATGACCCAACAAAAAACATTACAAGCAATGGGACGAATTGGTAGAAATAAAATTCAACAAGATTATACTGTTCGTTTCAGAGATGACGATATGATAATGAAACTATTCAAAGAACCTGAACATAATATAGAAGCAATCAATATGTCGGCGTTATTTTCATCATAAACATATTGTATTTACAATCTGTATTTTTTATTTATAATTTGTACGTTGCTCGAGATACGCTTTAAACCGTTTAGTATTTTCTAACCAATAATTTATATGTTGAGACAATTATGTTTATATATATTACAATTTTTTTATAACGAAAATTCAATTCCAGATATAAAATCTATTATACAAATTCAAACGGAAACCACATTATGTGAATTATGTAATGAACGGGAACAATTGTCTGAATTACCTTGTAAACATAAAATTTGTAAAGGTTGTTTGGAGACGCAAAAATTATATACTATAAATTCCTGTTTTATTTGTGAAAACAAAAATTGGTCCGAATTGCCTTCCACATTTTTCTAAGTAAATAGTATATGAAAAAACCTAGTTGTTTTCAACCCTCGTTTTACGCTCATATATTGAATGGAATATTATTGTTCGTTGTTATTTTCATGATAATATTTAATAGTTCAATCCTTCGAAGGTTAGATTTTTATCAGGTATTAATACTGTTATTATTAATTACAGTAGCAATCGGAATACACGGATTATCACATATGGGATTAGAAATATTTTATGGTTATCATTATCCATTTTTTAAACCTAATAAGTAAATACTAAAATTGTGTTATTTTACGTTTTTAATTATTGTTAGCATATATCGTAATAAAATTTTGTTCGTTTTTTCTAATAATTTTTCAGTGTAAAAGTCAAAAAATAAAGTAGTGGAGGTTTTCCGAAAATGGACATTTTAAAAATGTCCAATTTTGAAAAAGGGCCGATCACTTTTTTCAGAAAAAATGTGAAATTTTGTTTTTGCAGTAAAATGCAGTAAAATGCGTTTTTTGAAGACATTGTTGTTTGCATAATTTTTTTATATAAAATTTGTCGGGGTTAAATTTAGGAGATTTATATAATTCCATAATATAAGGAAAAACACGAAAATGGAAATTGAAAATACAAATAAAAACCCAATAAAATATGAATGTAAAAATTGTGATTTTATAACGAGTCATAAAGGAGATTATAAGAAACATTTATTGACTCGTAAACATAAAAAAACCCAAGAATTGAGGATTTTGGAATTAAATGGAAAAGAAAAATACAATAATCTCACCCCTCAAACAATTTATAAGCATATATGTAGTTGTTGTAATTATTATACAAATAATTTACGTGATATGAATAAGCATAATAGTACATTGAAACATATACAAAACACAAATAATATACATAACGAAATCAAACGTAATATATGTAATAGTTGTAATAAAGAATTCAATACGCAGAGTGGTTTATGGAAACACCGAAAAAAATGCGTTATAGAAGAAAATAACGCATTAGATGAAGATAATAAAGTAAGCATTACGAATAATATTCCAATGAGTTTGATTTTAGAAGTTATCAAACAAAGTAAAGAAATTCAAAATGTTCTCATTGAACAAACGAAAGAATTACAACATAAATTATTAGAGAAAGAGGACCAATTGTTAGAAAAAGAAAATAAATTATTACAACAAAATAAACAAATATTAGAACAAAATGCCGAGCATCATAAGCAAATCATAGAATTGGCTAAGAAGCCCAGTATGGTAAATTCAAACAATACTCAATTCAATTTGAATTTTTTCCTGAATGAAACTTGTAAAAACGCCATGAATATACAAGATTTTATTAGTTCTATCAAATTAACTACTCAAGACTTCGAAACGACAGGACGTTTAGGTTTCGTCGATGGTATTTCTCGTATATTTATCAATGAATTGAAACGTTTAGAAGTAGAGCGCCGCCCTCTTCATTGTACTGATGTAAAACGTGAAACAGTTTATGTAAAAGACAATGATACATGGGAGAAAGAGAACCTAGAAAAGAAAAAATTAAAATGGGCGATTAATAGTATAGCACAATTGAATTTAAATCAAGTACAACAATGGCAACAAGAATATCCTGAATGTGCGGAGAACAATACCACCGCAAACACTAAATTCAACCAAATGGCGATGATAGCACTCGGTGGATTTGGAGATGAAGAAGAAACGAAATTCCGTGATAAAATCATGAAAAATGTGCTTAGAGAAATTGTATTAGCAAAAGACGTGTGTTGAATCTCGCATTTACATAATTTTATGTTTATACATGAAATTATATATTTACAATGCTTTTCTATAATCAACTACATAAGGATTACTTTTTAAAGCATCTAATATATCACTATTACTTCTATCCATTTGGATATTTTGATATAATTGATTTTGTCCTTGTAATCTGCCCATATTGGCGACATCAGCGGATTGATAAGGCATGGTTCCAGCAGCAGCACGTGTATTTTTCAAATAATCATCACGAGTTACTTGACGCATATTGATATTTCCATTCATCAAACTCATATTTCCAGGAACCATTCGGCCGGCGATAGTAGAACTTTTAATATCATTATTACGTTGATTATATTCGGCTTCATATGATTTCATTTGGCGAGTTCTATCACCCGCACCCGCACCACCAGCATAGTAAAAATCACCAGTTGTTTGACGATTATTATCAATTGGTTGATGTGCGCTTACTTCATAAGCACCACCGCGTTGATTACGGTCAACATTCATATGAAATTTAGAATTTTCAGTAGTTTCACGAATTGTTGGTGCTGGTCTATCAGCTGGATTGAATATATATGATTCAGGTACGGCTGAGCCAGGATTTTGATATGGACGCAATGTTCCAATTACATTTGATTTTCTAGAAGGGCGTAATACATCTAATAAAGGAGCAACCGCCGCACCTAGACTTCCACTTACTAAACCAAAATAACTGTCTTGATGATTAGAACTACGATTGTTAGGATAAGCACGTTTAGCTTTCATATCATAATCATTATCGTGAGCATAATTGCGGCCATTGGCGTTTGCGCCAGCTATTGGAACTTCGCCTAATTGTTGATTATGAGAAGGCATATATTCGCCAGGAATATATTCAGCAGGATTTTGATATCCCGCACCACCAGTATAATCAGTAGTACAGTGTTGACGAGCCGTATCTTTGTAAAATGTACTAGGAATGCCTTGTAAAGTTTCTCCTTTTACCGCACCAGTAGTCGTAAATAAACGGTCTTGACCCATTTCAAATGCGCGTTCAGGTCTATTTTTTTCAAGACGACCCATTTGTTCAGCCGTCGCCATATTTTTGATAAAACTATTCGCAGGTCCTTCGTGACCAACCATCATTAAACCACCTGCTTTTGGTTTATTATCCACACGTAGTTCATCTGCGGTTTTAGGCAACCACGCATCACGCATCATCATTCCCGAATTGAAACCTTGAGAACCTTCAGTAGTATAACCCAAACCCAAACCAGGAGCTACTTTCTCATCCGCAAAAGGTTTTACATTGGCCATACGCATACTAGGGTTTACGCGTGATTGATAAAAATCAGTCATATTTGGAGCACCGTGAGCCCATTGTTGATTTTCGGAAGGAGCAAATAAAGGAGCTACTTCTTTTTTAACAATTGTTTGAGAACCAGAACCGACATAATTGTCTAAAACACTTTCATATGAATTATTTTCAACATGACGAGAACGAATATTACTACCGAAGAAGGGAACCATGTTGTTGTGTTCAAAATAATTGCGGTCAACCTTCTCTCCTGTTAATGAATAATAGTTTGATTGTGTAGTGGTAGGATTGAATGAATTTACAATATTTGATACACTGTTCGGATTGAAATATTTATCAGTGTATACGCCCGTATTATCGAAACGATTTACAGTAGATAATTGACTTGTTTGGTCGGTTTCAGAGGAAACAACCGGGTATTCTGATGGATAATTTCGATTCGGCACATCAGTATTAGGTAATTCATTCTGCTTATTTGTAAAATTTTCATTCTTTTTATTTTGATTAGAGACTACATATAATAATCCAAGAGCAACTCCGGGAATAGCAAGTTCCATTTTATATTATATAATTATATTACATTTATATAATATTTTTGTACATCTATTCTAAATTACCGAATTCTATTTTGATAAAGTGTTCCTGGACAAACTTTGTCTTTTCCCCCAATACAAATAGAACCCCCTGTTAAATAATAATCCGTATGTTCATTCGCAACAACCATAGGTATTTTGGGAGTAAACAAATCTTTTTCTAAAATACGGGTTTGTATATTTTCGTGAAAACCTTTTTCTAAACCATTCAATGGATTTAAAAATGGATTTTCCCAACGGGTATGGTCCATATCTTTATACATCCAAGCAGGATGACTGGCTCTACTTTCTTGAACAAATGGTTCAGCGGAAGTATATGAAGGTTGAGAACTAGAAGCAGAATGTATTTTGTAATCGTTAATATCTACTAAATCTCTATTTAAAGGACGAGTTAATCCTAGTAAATCACTCTCTAAATTCACTGTATTTGTTCTAAAATTCGCGCCCCATCCTTGAAGTCTTAATTGCGGGTCTTCTAGAAAAGGCAAATCTAAACCAGGGCCTGGCGTATCTAGTCTATAACGTCCAGTGAAGGTGCTTTCTTCTACTTGTTTTTTGATTCTTGCTGTATCATCATGAAATCTTGTAAAAGCCATTATAAATATATCGTTTATATATATATGGAAAAATAATTTTGCTGAAAAACTATTAAACATTATAATAGATAAAATATACAAATCATTATGCCTAAAATATGTTTGAATATGATAGTAAAAAATGAAAGCAAAATCATATTGCGATTATTAGAATCTGTATTACCAATGATAGATACCTATTGTATTTGTGATACAGGTAGTACCGATAATACCAAAGAATTGATTGAAGAATATTTCAATGAACAGAATATTACAGGTAAAATCATAGAAGAACCATTTAAAGATTTTGGTTATAATCGAACATTTGCTTTACAGGCGTGTTTGGGAATGCCGAATGCGGATTATATACTATTGTTGGATGCGGATATGATATTAGAAATATCACCATCCTTGTCTATATCAAAATTTAAAGAAGAATTGAACTGTGAATTATATCATTTATTTCAAGGTTCTCCTTCCTTTTTATATAAAAATGTTAGATTGGTAAGAAATGTTCCAGGAATTTCATATTGGGGAGTGACCCACGAATATGTAAATCCTCCGCCTCATTTTAGATACCATACCATTCCAAGCACCGATATATTTATCAATGATATAGGAGATGGTGGTTCAAAAGAAGAAAAATTTATTAGAGATATTCGTTTATTATTAAAAGGTCTGGAAGAGAACCCGAACAATGACCGTTATACATATTATTTGGCGAATAGTTATAAAGATGCGGGTCAATTGAAAAATGCGATAGAAACATATAAAAAACGAATAAAAATAGGTGGATGGAAAGAAGAAGTATGGTATTCTTATTATTCGATGGGGAAATGCTATAAAGAATTAGGTAATATATCCAAAGCAATACATAGTTGGATGGAAGGTTATCATTATTTTCCAGAAAGAATAGAGAACCTGTATGAAATCATTATGTATCACCGATTAAAAGGACAATATAATACTGCCTATATGTATTATTGTTTGGCGAATTATGAGAAATCTCGTAAAACGGATTATGACCATTTATTTTTACAAAAAGATATATATGATTATAAATTGGATTATGAATTATCAATCATTGGTTATTATTGTAATTGGAATAACTACAATATGAATGAAATAAATATGAAAATAATGGCGTGTCCCACAATTGAAGACGCTATATTAAAAAATGTATTTACAAATTATAAATTTTACACGCCCAAATTAGTGGATAAAAAATCAGGGGATGAAAGTATCAACATTTCAACTGTGATACCTTCCGAATTTGGTTCTAGCACTCCGTCATTATGTTGGAAAACGGATGGAAAAGAATTGTTAGTAAATACCCGTTATGTTAACTATCATATAGGAGAAAAGGGTGAATATATAAATGGTGAAGAAATACATACGATAAATGTTATTTCAGTAATGGATACAAGTTCTCGTCCATGGAATAAAACAAAAGAATTTATATTTCATTATAAAACACAATATGACGATTTATACATTGGTGTAGAAGATATACGATTATTGTATCATAATGATGCGGTATATTATTCAGGTAATCGGTGTATAGCAATGGGTAATATACAGGTCGAATATGGATGTATAGATTTGAACGAAGAAACGAAGGTGAATTCTACTTTATTGAAAACGAAATATCAACAAGGAGTAGAAAAGAATTGGGTTTTATTTATCGACAAAGAGAACCAAATGAAAATGGTATATAAATGGTATCCGTTAACTATAGGTGAAGTGATTACAAAACAGGACGCCGAATTATTTTCATCGGTATCATTATTAAATATTACAAATGAACATAAAACCCCCGAATTTTTTAAATACATGAGAGGGTCAACGAATGGAATCGTGATAGGAGAAGAAATATGGTTTATAACACATATTGTAAGTTATGAAAGCCGACGTTATTATTATCATTGTTTTGTCGTATTGGATAGAAATACATTACAAGTAAAAAAATATTCTACATTATTTACATTTGAAAAACAACCAGTTGAATATACATTAGGTTTTGTGTATAATACAGAAATCAATGAATTTTTAATAGGATATAGTGTAATGGATAAAGAAACGAAATATATAAATATTGGTAGGAATGAAATAGACAAATTATTCTAGATATACGTATCAATAATATTCAATACATCACCTGGTAAAATAGTTAAGGATACTGAATCAACGGTTAGAATATCTTCTAGAGTTTCTACACGAGTAATCCAGGCGACAGGAACACTTAATATGGTACTGTTTGCCCGTTCAGTTTCTGATGCGTTTACTATTAAGGTTTCCCCAAGAATAGCTATAAAATTTGCTCGAAAACTTATTTCATTTTCGTGATAGGGGGCTTGTTCATAAAATAAATAGCGTTGTCCTTTTCTTAGATTGATGTTTGGATTCATTTTTCATTTATTATATAGAAAACTATATAATAAAAAATTCAATTTTGTTTGTAGAAATTTCGTTTAATGAAATAAAAAAGAATATAGTAGTGTTATATAATGGATTCCGCTAACAATATACCTGCGCAAATTAAACATATATTTGATAACAATGTGATAAGTGATTTACAAAGATTTATAAAAAAACGTCAATGTCTAAACGAGACAAATATGGTTTTAGTATATTTATTTCATATAGTTCAAACCGCAGGAATTCTAACTACCACAATCGCCGCAGGAAACAATGCGAAAACATACATATGGTTAGGTATAGGTTTGAACCTATTAGCATCACTTGTAAATATATTTGAACAAACGAATAATAATATTTCCAAGAAACTGATGAAAGATATACAATTGATAAAAGACGGTAAGTATTTAGATGATGGTATCGTGGTTGAAATTGAAGAAAAAAATCCAATACAAAAACAACCCGAAAGAGAGACCGATAAAACAAATTTAGAACAACCTTTATTATAAATCATTGATTTCCGCATTTTTACAAGCATTACCAAATGTTCTTCTATGCCATTTCGTAATTCCATGAGTATGAATTCCTTCCAAATGTTTTTTGGTTCCATACCCAACATTTGAATCTAGCGCATATCGCTCAATTAATTCTGGATGAGCAATACACAATTCATTGATATATTCATCTCGAGCAACCTTGGCTAAAATACTAGCTGCGGCGATACCCATATGTTTAGCATCGCCTTGTTCTATCGTAACCGAAGGTAATTCGCAAATGCTTTCGGTTTTTTCATTAAAATAGCAATATGGTGTAAAATAATTGCCGTCAATAATCGCCATACATTCATTTTGGTATTCACTTTCTAATGGTACATCTTTTCCAACGAATCCTTTTTCTTTTAATTTTGATATAACATTACGAATACATTCGTGCATACCGCGCATAACCGCTTGTAAAATATTTATTTCGTCAATTAAGTTATTTTCAACAAATTCAACGTGCCAAACCAAAGCATTTTGTTTAATATATTCAGATACTTCCTTTATTTTTTTTTTAGATGAGAATTTTTTACTGTCCTTGATATCTTTTCCGTCAAATGATGTATCTTTAGGTAAAATAACACAAGCAATGTATGCTCTTCCGAATAAACAACCGCGGCCGACTTCATCAATACATAGTTCAAATTTATTAGTAGAATTATAACATCGGTCTAAAATTGGTGGAGGATTACGAGGTTTAGTAGTTTTAGACATGGTGGTTGATAAAATGTATATTCATGAATATAATAAAATCAATTTTTTATTATTTTACCATATATTTTCCTAGTATATTTTATACTTTTATAAATAATGTCTTTTAAAATATCACCATTAATATTATTTTTGATATTGTTGATAGTTTTAGTCGTATCTGTGATATTTGGTAAACTGTTGAATTTGGAAGGTTTTGTTAGTTTTGCACAATCAAAAAATTCATCTGAAACAATAAAAATTCCACAATATTCGTCCACTACCAATGTGTATAAATTATATGATAATATATTTGTCGATAATAACAACGCAAACTTGATTGAAGTAGATTCGACCACCTATGGTAATTCGACATCGGGAAATACTGACCTGAGTGGAACAAGTATAACAAATGTCTATGTAACTTCAAGAGACGCAGATACCAAAAGTTATGCTTCGGTAGTGACAAACGGCGTAGTGTCGGCGGTTAATACAGATAAAAGTTTACTAGCCACAAAAACAAATTCATATAATTCATTTTCATATCAAACACAATCCGCAAATACAGATAAGTATAGTGTATTGTATATTCCATGGGATACAAATACTTATATTCACGTAATTGATAACACAACAAATACAAATAAAGGAACATTTTTATTTGGAAGTGGTTCAGTAATGGACCAAATATTATACACAAATTCAGTAATTAGTATAACAAATAGTGTCGCGGATACTGACCCAGATATCAATAAATTAGTAAAGGATACTGTATATGATTCAACTAGAAACTTATATAAATTAAGTGCGAATGTGAAATATGATATAAGTAATTCAAACTTGGTAATACAACAATCAGAAAGTTCAAGAATTATATATGATAGGTCAAACCGTTCTCATACAATAAGTTCAGGAAACATAAGTGAAGCCGCAAAAAGTACGATTGCAGCAAACACAGTTACGAATGTCGGATATAATTCTTGGGTGGTATTTGATTCTGTTGGTCAAAAAATGGTTTTATATTGTAGTTCTACTACAAATACAATCGTCGCGATTGTTAATTATAATTCTACAACCAAACAATATTATTTAGGAAATGTTGCTAGATTTAATTCCACCAATTTAGTGAATGGAAATTCGAATTATGTAATACCTGTAGCAACTGGTTCATGCTCCGGTTCTGGTGCGAGTTCAAATACAGTTTCAACTGACGCAAATATGCCTTCATTACCAGGTCAAGGTTCAGATAGTTATATGTCTGAATATTTTAAATGGTATTGGTTCTGGAAAAATAGTTCAGGTTCTTCATCAGTCAATCCAAATGACCAATTTTCAGAAGATTATATTCTTAAAACACAAATCGTCCCCCCTGTATGTCCATCATGCCCATCATGCCCATCATGTTCAACCGGCACATCGGGAAGTGTTTGTTCGAATTGTGGAGGAAATGGAGGTTCAGGGACATTAACAACCAATGGAAATACAGTGGTATCTGATACACCAAAAGATAAAAATATAGTACGTAGTGCGGTGGGTGGTGCTGTAGACTTGGGAAAAGATGCGGTAGGGGGTGCTGTAGACTTGGGAAAAGATGCGGTAGGTGGTGCTGTAGGATTAACCAAGGATACAGTAAAAGGTGCGGTTGGGTTAACAAAAGAAACAGTGGGCGGAGCAGTTGGGTTAACGAAAGAAACAGTAGGAGGAGCAGTTGGATTAGCCAAAGATACAGTAGGAGGAGCAGTTGGATTAGTGAAAGATACAGTAGGAGGAGCGGTTGGCTTAGCCAAAGATGTATTAACCCCTAATCCGATGTATATTGGTCAAACAACAAATAGCAATGGCGCACAAGTAAGTCAACCAAGTTATGGAACTCAAACTACAAATGCGGATATTTATTCATATTATGGCGCTCTACCTTCAAAGTCGAGTAATTTTATGCCTATCACAGCCGATTTCAGTTCATTTGGAAGATAAATTATTTTATATAATGCGTTTAAATATATAAAATAAAAAATGATGTAAATATAGTAAGTATAAATAACCATATGCAGAATATAAATATAAATAATATTTTTGATAGGGATAAAATAGCGAATGAAATAAAGTCATTATTATCATCATTTGACGAAAATTGTAAAAATATAAAATTCAAGAAAGGTATATATGTCTATGGTTCTCCTGGTTCGGGTAAAACAGAATTTGTAATGAAATTATTGAAAGATTTAAATTATGATGTAATAAAATACGATGCGGGTGATGTGCGAAATAAATCATTAATCGATACAATAACGAGTAATAATATATCGAATCGTAATGTTCTCCAAATGATGACCAAACAAGTTAAAAAAATTGCGATCGTGATGGATGAAATCGATGGTATGAATAATGGAGATAAAGGAGGTATAACCGCATTGATAAAACTAATAAGGCAAAAGAAAACGAAAAAACAAAGATTAGAAAATATGACGATGAACCCGATAATATGTATTGGAAATTATTATATGGATAAAAAGATGAGAGAATTGATGAAAGTATGTAATACATTTGAATTACAAACACCGACCAAAACCCAAATCAATAAATTAATAACAACGATAATGCCTAATATACAGACAAATAAATCCAAATTGAAAGAGAACATGGTAAATTATATTCAAGGAGATTTGCGAAAGTTGATGTTTATTCATGATATCTATCATAAAAAACCCGATATATTGAATAACGAATTATTTGAAAATATATTACAAACGAAATCGTATAACGAAGATTCCAAAAAAATAACGCAAACATTATTGGAAACGCCGATGAAAATGGAAGAACATAATAAATTTATGAACGAAACGGATAGAACGATTGTCGCATTATTGTGGCATGAGAATATTGTAGATGTATTAAACGATACAATTCCTGAAAAATCATATCCATTTTACTTGAAAATATTGGATAATATATGTTATGCCGATTATATTGACCGAATTACATTTCAAAATCAGATATGGCAATTCAACGAAATGTCTTCCTTGATGAAGACATTTTATAATAATAAATTGTATCACGACAATTTTCCAAAAACGAAACAAATAACCGATATTCGATTTACTAAGGTTCTCACTAAATATTCAACCGAGTACAATAACATTTTATTTATATATAATTTGTCGCAGGAATTAGATATGGATAAAAAAGATTTAATGGCGTTTTTTCAGGAATTAAGATTACATTATGGGGAGAATTTTTGTAATCAGGTGGATAAAATGACTGATTTATTGAAATTATTTGAAAATTACAATATCAGTAAATTGGATATTAAGCGAATATACCGATATTTAGATAAAAATGTTAAAAAAGATATATTAACCATAATAGATGAAGATTTAGATGAAGATTTAGAAGACGACTAACATAAAAGGTTCTCAAACCGCTCTGTATTATCACTATAACTAGGTCTTTGTATTCCACATCTAGTGGAAAAACAATACCAATTCGAAGAAGGTTGTAATTGTTTCCAACATTGGTCATTCGCATAATTCCAATGTTCTCTTGTATTTTGTAAAAGAGGAATCGCCCATTCATATAATTCAATCATTTTATCATAGAACTGATTATGTATGATATATCCAGAAGCAGTTTGCGCTTCGAGAATTTTGTATAAAAATGGATAAGGGGTTCTTTCATAAATTTGTATATTATACGAAATCATACATATATCATACTGTATATGGTTATTAAAAAACTCAGTTAGAAGGTTCTCGAATTCTGATTTCGAAATGATAAATTGAAAATCATCTTCTAATATGAGAACATTTTCATAATTACGTTCTTTGGCTAATTGAATCGCTTTTAGATGAGATATGGTACAGCCTAAAATTCCTTGTCCTTCGGTACATATAGCGGAAATACGTTCTGAATTTTCTAGTAAATTATAATTCAATAGTTCCGTTTCAATTTCACTTTTTCTATCAGTTCTTTTATCGAGATTGATATAAAAAATTTTGTTTATATTATGAGACATTATAATATAAATAACATATTTTTTGTAAATAGTATTATACGCATGATTCGGTCAATACGTATATTTCATTATGTTTGATTTTTCTATAAAAGTATAACCATTGTTTAATCAGCTTCTACTGTAAGTAATGGAACGGATTTTGGTAATTCATTTGAGTCTTGGGGGGCAATATTAATTATGTCATTGCCGTCTTTTACTAATATTTCACTAGGTGCTGGTGTTGGCGAATTCGTTTGTTTATTTCTATTAATGATTTGAGTTTGTAATTGTAGAACCATATTTTCTAAATCTTTGATACGTTTATCTTTCTCCGCGTGCTGTTTTTGTAATTCACCGATGTATTGTTGTTGCTGTTGCATAATATTTACAGCATCTTGTGCGGTTAATACTTGAGGTGGTTCGCCATCTTTTTGTAATATAATTTGGTTTCCACCCATAGCGCGTTGTTGTTCTTCCATTTTATGTATCATTTCGGCACGTTCTGCTTCAATCTTTTTAATTTGTTCTAACACATCTGGTTTCATCTTTGGTAAACCAGGTTCATACTCTTCTAATAATTTATCGATTTTATTCATGAAAAAATCTTTAATACTTTCTTCATTTTTGTTTTTGATAAAATCATTTACCGTTTTTGGTGAATCTTTCAAAAAATCAGGATGAGGATTTTCTAACATTTTACGTTTATCAAATGTATTATGCTCATGAGAAAATACTAAAATGGATTTCATCGGGTCTAATTGTACAAATGGAATTGTATAATCTTTTAAAAAAGCGCGTTCTTCTGCTAGTGCGGCATGGTCTTCGTACTGTGTTTGTTTCAATAATTCGGCGCGAAAAGCAAATGTCCCGGCGGTAGCGTGTTTAGGACCATAAGGACCACACTGAACCATACGGTTTAACGTCTTGAAGTAAATATAAATTTCACTAGAACCCGCACATAATGCGTCTTTATTACTTTCTAACCTTTCTACCGCATGAGAAATGCGGTCAGGTGGATAATAATCATCATCATCCATATAAACAATAATTGCTCCTTTTGTATGTTTATGCATAAAATTTCGTTTCGTTCCTAAAGGAACTTTTTCAGGTAAAGTAAAATATTTGATTTGAGGGATTTTCGATTTAGCGATTAAATCGGCGATTTTATCTGTTCCATCATCTACAATAATCCATTCAATACGGTCTTTTGGGTAATTCTGATTACGAAAGCATTGAAACATATTTTCAATAAATGGACGACGATTAAATGTAGGAGTGCATACACTTACAAATGGATAATATTTTTTTGATTTTCCCATTTATTTATAAAATACATATTTATTTTTATGTAGTTTATTACGAATTTAATTATTCCATTTTGATTTAATCTCTTTTACTTTATTTACGTCTTCTTGTGTAATGCCCGGTGGTAAACTACTCGCTGATTGGCTTGCACCAGATACGCCATCTACACCAGGCATTCCAGCTGCTCCAGGTCCAGCAGGTCCTCCGGGCACACCGGGCATACCAGGCATTTCATTCAATAATGGTTTTATAACATCCTCTGCTAACTCCTTAATAAATTGCATTAAATATTCAAAGAATCCCATATCTTCTTTTTCTTTTTCTTCTTTTATTGGTTCTGGCTGTTCTGGTGTTTTTAAATCACTAAATACTCCTAGTGTACCAACGAAAAACATAACGATTAATACAACTGTAATACAATTTAATGAAATTTTTAAATTATAACTTTGTAAATTTTTGTTATAATCAATTAGCGCAAATATAAACATAATAATAAAGACTAAATTCAAAATATATTTATACAAATAATAGTCAAATACCAAGTTAAATGCTTTTTTAAATACATTATCATCGTGTTTACTATTATTGTTTTTTATGTAATCATTAATCTTACTAAATGAGTTATGCTCTTTACCTAAGAAATACCCATAAGGTTCTAGATAATCCACGTTTGCTATTATACCGCAAAAAGATTGGTATAAAATATACAATACACACAAAACACCTCCGATAGGAACACTAATTAACATAAGCATAATGAAACGCATAAGTCCAGTTATAAAAGTAACTGGTATACCTAACGCATAATCAGCATAACTATGAAATGTAAAACCAGGAGTTTTTTCAATAAAACCAAAATTATATGTTCCAAAGAAATAAGCAATGATTAACGCAAAATACATGATTCCGACCAATATATTACTTGTTTTACCGCTTAAAATCGCTGTAAAAAAATTATATACCATTTTAGTAGCATATTGATTAAATACAATTAATAATAAAAATACAATAACAAAACATCCTTTTAAATTAAATATTCGTCTAGAAATCTGTGGAAATTTATCTAATAAAATATTTTGTAATTGTTCTACAAACATGATAGAATAAATAAAAAAATAATCTATAATTTTGTAGAATATAGCTATAGGATTTTTTCTGTCGACGGAAGCGTTTTGTATCCAATATGTATCTATTCTATTACTGAATACGCGGTATCCTTCTTTATCTTTTTTAAAAGCTTCTTTTGCTGATTCGGGTGCTGTTGCTATTGGCGCGTCCTCATTATTATATCTATAATACATGAGAAAGAACCAGTTATAACAAGCAAAATAACTGATTAAAATAGTTTCAAACCAAGCAATATATTTTTTAATAATGTTCACATCGTTTTGAGGTGGGTTTTTTGAACCAGAAAATGCGATGGCTACTAATTTTGCTTTTTCATAATTAAATTTATCTATTTTTTTAAAGATTCTATCTACACCAGCTTTGAGTTGCTTACGCGGGTCATCGCGAATACCTTTATCTGGTTTATCTACACCATCATAATTCTTATCAGATAAACCCAAAAAGTCAGGGTCGCTGACTGATACATCACCTTTATTTTTAGCTCCTTCAATAATAGGTTCATTCGTCAGAATAGTATCAAATGTTTCTATTTGTTTATAGTTTTCTACTTTTGGTTTTTTTGATTTTTTAATTTTTTTGATTTTATAAATCATATTCATGGTTTGAAAATTATCATCATCTATATTTTTTTCTGGTTGTTTATTACTAAATAATTCTTTATTCCATATAGTTTGTTCATTCATTATATATTATATTATACGTATAATATAATATAGTATAAATTTTCGCACATCTTACCCAAAATTTATCGAGCATACATCATTCCACAATTTCCACCAATAAAGGATAAAATATTATATCGTTCTTCAAATAAAGTCATATTGTAGTTATATTGATAAAGTTTCCAATTTGATTTACGAACACCAATAGCGTTTCCACTAGTATCGCAAATAATATCAAAACTGGAATTCACTGTATCAATTGGAGGAACATATGTTGCGATTTCCAATTCTATATTTTTAAATTTACTCATGTTAATAGCACCAGATGGTTGATATTCGAATGGACTTGTATTTAAACAAAAATTATAACAAAACAATCCTTCGGAAGCGCTACCTGCGGTTCGAGTATATTTCTCGATATATTCATAAACACCTCTTGTTAAGATATTTTCGCGATACTCACCGTTAAATAAAATACCCATTGTTTCTAAAATATGACGGTAATTATCAGTTTTAAAATCACCTGTTAAATAGATACCTGTTCTGATTTTATCGTTAGGGTCCATACCAGGACCATATTCAATATTATATTTAGGGTCAATAGCTATCGTAGCGCTTTCTAATCCTGCAGGAAGTGCTCTATATGGCCAATTTGTATAATTACTCCATTCATTACGCATATTTACGTCATTACGTTGTAAATAAAACATCCAATTCGCAACCATACCATTTGAATTTAATTTTACTTTTTTAGTTCCAGTTATGTTTTCAAAATTATATTGAAATACATCTTTCACTAAATATACCTGGTCTTGTGAAGCGAATACTTGTGTTTCATCTTTCGATAGAAAACAATACGTAGCCATTAAATGAACATCAGCGTTCCAGGTTGATATTTTATTGGTATAATTTTCGGGTGATATAATAACAGAAGGAGGACTTTGTAAAAATCGATACATTTGAAAACGACTTTCATTAAAATCGGGTTGAATATAAGGGTATCTATATTGGATATCATACACATCTCTAACTTGAAATAGTTCTTGTATAGGGCGTAGAGTTACGTTGATAACTAATTCGTTATATTGTAATGCGATAAGAGGAAAAGCACATCGGCTATCTAATGTAAACCAAGTATTAATAGGAATATATAAATTTCGGCCACGTATAGATGGTTCACTTCCTGCTGTATTATTGGTATAATAGGCAGAAGGATAGGTGTTCGACCGACCAAAATTATTTGCGGGGTCATTTAATTCCGCTACATTTCCAGACATTTTGTTGAATAAATCTTTTTTTTCTGCCGAAAAATCACGTTCAACCATAGCAGCCAAATATTCTCCTGAATATTTTTGAAGAGTTAGTGAACCACAAGTAATAGTAATTTCTTTTATCATATGTGTTCCTAAATTCTTTATCCAGCGAAAATCATAAGCAACCCAACGGTCATCGGTTTCCACCGTGGGGTGTTGTAAAGGACTCCATATATCAGGTATGGTCACTACCAAATAGGTATCCATTAATAATTCTGCGTATCGTGGAATTTTAAAAGTAAAGGTAGATGGTTCTGTTAAACGTAAATCTCTTAAACCATCATAATCAATACGAAATTTTTGTAACCCAAAATTACTATATTTAGAATAAGTAACTTTAAAAAAAGTTTTACTTGGATTTCCAGTTAAAATGATATTATTATTACCTACTGAAATTATATTTAGTAATCCTCCAGCCATTATAAATGATTATATATTATATATATTTTATATATTATTATCGTTATATATTTTATTATGGAAAATTATAAAAAAATATTAATAGTAATTACAATTTTTATTTTTATTTATATAATTTATCGATTTTTGAAAGAAAAAAAACATATACAAGAATTATTCACAAAAGAAGGATTGGAAAATCCGACATTATCAAATGAAGAATTAGAATTCAATTCTCTCAAATCTGAAGAACCAGTAATTATTCAATCCATTTATCAAACTGATGTTATGTTACCGTTAAAAGAATTTGTAATGAAAGCTTCATATAATAGCGCATTTACGGGAGAATATATGAATTTAGATATGATAAAATATGTATTATCTAGAGGTTGCCGTTTTTTAGACTTCGAAGTATTTAAAATTGATAATAAACCACAAGTCGCATATTCAACCGACAGTACATTTAAAAGTATAAATAGTAAGAATTCGTTATTATTTGATGACGTATTAACTACGACTATTACGAATGCCTTTAGTGATACTTCTCCTAATCGTTTAGACCCCATATTTATTCATTTACGAGTCAAATCTACCACAAATGATATTTATAAATTAGTTGCCAAATCACTGTATGTGATCAAAGATAGTATTTATAATAAATCAATCAATATAGGAACTAGAATACAAGATATTATGGGAAAAGTAATTATTATTATGGATAGCAGTGTGAATTATGATTATAAAAATTATACGACATGTAGTAAGACTGAATCAAATTGTTATGATTTAATTAAATTAATTAATATTGAAAGTGGTAAAGAACAAATAAGCATACAACGTTATAGTGATATATTAAATGAACAAATAATATCCCCCCGTATCATAAATGATAATTATACAGACGCACAATTTATAAAGTTAGCATTACCTGATTATGACGTAAAACAAATAGAAAACCCGTCAATTATACCATTAGTCAATGACCATGGTGTTCAAATTATTACTTACAGATACTATAAGAAGGATTCAAATTTAAATGAATACGAAAATGTATTTAACGAAAATAAAGCAGGTATGGTCCCTATGGCTACCATATTGAAATATTTAGATAAAAAGAAGCAAGAAGCAGAAAGTACCTAATTATTATATTTATATATTGTATAATGAAATATAATAATTATAGAAAATCAAAAAGTAAAAGTAAATCACATAAAATGAAAAGTGAATTATGTAATGATACTATGAATTTTCAAGAATGTGAAAAAGCAATATTGAGAAACGCGATTGATAAAACAGAAGAACTAGTTGGGTTTGAATTAGCTAATAATGCTGAAGTTAAAAAAATTATTAGTATACTTGAACAATTTTTAAGAAAAAAGAAATTAGTATGTTATGGCGGAACAGCAATTAATAATATATTACCAAAAGAAGACCAATTTTATAATACAGATATTGAAATTCCTGATTATGATTTTTATAGTAATAATGCGTTGGAAGATGCGAAACAATTAGCCGATATTTATTATGAAAATGGTTATATTGAAATAGAAGCCAAAGCAGGTGTTCACTTAGGCACATATAAAGTATTTGTAAATTTTTTACCTATTGCTGATATTACACAAATGCATAAATCCATATTTAAAACATTACAAAAAGATAGTATAAAAATAAAAGGAATACATTATGCTCCGCCTAATTTTTTAAGAATGAATATGTATTTAGAATTATCAAGACCACGTGGAGATGTTTCACGATGGGAAAAAGTATATGAACGACTAAGTTTGTTGAATAAGCATTATCCGTTATTAGTAAATAATGAAAAATGTGGTCGAATTGATTTTGAAAGAATAAAATCAGATAAAGATGATTATGATGAACGTTTATATTTAGATGTTAGAGATATATTGATTGATATAGGAGCAGTGTTTTTTGGAGGTTATGCGGTTAGTTTGTATTCGAAATATGATGCTAATCCGGATAAGCAACCACATCAATTAGCAGATTTTGATGTATTAATGGACAATATAGACAAGGCAGCCGAGGATATCAAAACGCAATTAAAATATAAATCCGAATATTCGAAAGAATATAAACATATAAAAATTATAAAACACGACGGTGTTCACGAAATTATTCCAGACTCGATAGAAATTATTGTAAATAATAAAAGTGTAGCAAATATTTATTCAACATTAGCTTGTCATAATTATAATACCATAACTATTCATAAACAAAAAATAAAAATTGCTACTATTTATACAATTATGAATCTGTATTTTGCTTTTATATACACAAACGAGAAACGCCATAATAAAGATAAATTATTATGTATGGCGAAATATTTATTTGATATTGAAAAAACACATAAATTAGAGAATGATGGAATATTAAATAAATTTAATGTAGATTGTGTGGGAGAACAACTAACTCTCGCTGATATACGTGCGGAAAAAGCGGAAAAATATAATGAATTGACTAGAGATACATTGGAATATGAAAAATGGTTTTTAAAATATATGCCTGGTAGAAATAAAATTACACATTCTAAAAATTATACTCGAAAAAATTCTAAAACCATTAAAACTAAGTCAGCATCGGCAAGTATTGAACCCGTGAAAAAAGATTGGGGTTTCTTATTTTAATATGTATGCGTATACGTATATATATTATACCATTGAATTCTTTGCCTGTCTAAATTTCGCTAATAAATGTGGTTAGTTTTTGAACACTATAATACAATAAACCAAATAATATACTTTTGAATACCAATCCATTGAAATTAAAATTTCCATCCGCATTATGTAAACTTAGAAAAGAGAACCTTTTAAAAATGAGAGTATTAATAATAGGTAATTGAAATAAGAAAAACAAGATACAAATGAATATAGGGGTTTGAAATTCAGTCAATAATTGGTCTATCTTACTTTCGCGATATTTTTTTTCTTCATGTTGGCGAATATGTTTTTCAGTAGTTTGTTCGTAATCACGAATGTAATCATTATTCATATTCGCCTTTGGAATATAGTTTGGTTGAACTTGTTCATCGTTTGAATATGTAATTGTATCGATAGGAATATCACGCGATTGTAATCGTTGTTGCTGCATATTTTGGAGTTCTATTTGTTGCTGTTCATTAATGTATTGTTTAGGTTTTTGAACAGTTATTTGTTCAAATTGGTTCATAGAATTGGTATGTTGTGTAATGGGTTGTTGTGGTGGAGGCATGATAGGGTTTTGCACTGAAATACCATATGGATTTGGATGAACATTGATAGGTGTATAATTGGTAGGAGATTCAAATAATTGGTTTTGTGGTGGAGCCGATTGATTAATGTTTGGATTATATGACGGCATTTGAACAGTTATATTTTCCGGTAAATCGGCGATTCTGGTTGTTTTTTCCATTTAATAACTATACAATAGTAAATTATCTAAAGATTGTATAGTTAACGAATTTGATATTAAACACTTTGTTTGTGTTCGGGAGAACCTATATCAATGACCCGTTTTGTACTATCACATTTATCAGGGGTCGTGGTATATTTATAGCATTTATCGCCGTGTTTATATGTTTTTCCTTCAATATCAGTGATAATCGGACCATTAAATACTAAACAATTTTTATCAGTACATGCTTTTCTAAATAAACTTGCTAAACCTAGACCCAATAGTATTGATAATATGATTTTTCCTAAGGATGAGGCAATTAATCTTTTTAAATTCATTATATTATGTATCTATATAATATAAGAATAATAATAAATTTACAAATAAAGAATTTATGATTGTGCTGGAACAACACTTATATCCGCACTATTTTTTGGGCAAGGCACTTCGGTTTGTTTAAATGAGAAACACGTATTGGCTTTATCTTTATATTGTAAGATACTAACATTTTCTGGTGTAGGATAGACGTAAATCTTCCTAGTATCCGGCATCGTTAAATATACCGCAATAAATCCAATAATTAAACTTAATATGAATGCCGGCATATGAATATATTTTGTAAAAAATCCCATCTTCTATAATATACTAAATGAAAAGAAAAAATAGGAAAAACTTATTTCTTGCCCTTCTTCTTCTTTTTCTTTTTATCTTTTCCCTCTTTGGCTGCTTTCTCATCGTTTTCCATATCTGCTAATAAATCTGGATGAATGTATGTTTTTTCTTGTGTGGCTTCACCATCTAATCTAAATACTAAATTATTCGTTTGTTGATTTTGTTGTAAACTATATGCGACGGGTGGTGCGGTTTGGGCGCGCATTTGGTTTTCTAACGCGGCAGCTTGTTTTCTAGCTTCTAATTTTTTCAACATACGCTCTCTAGTCGCTTGATGCTTCGTCATACGGTCTAATGCGTTTGTATCCATTCGCATATTTTTACCCATCCCACCCATACTTTTGGTTAGATTTTTAAACATTTCGGTGAATTGCTCAGTTCCACCCATATCTTTCATCTTACCAAATAATTCACTGGCTTCCTTCATAATTTCATCTCGTGAGATTTCGCCACTTTTCATTTTATTATCTAATTTACCACTCACTTTTTTCATTAAATCCATAATTTTTTTAGGGTCTTTCATTAATTTTTTTACTACATCAGATGTATCTTTGATATCTTCAGAATCATCTCCCAAAATATCTTTAAATTCACCCGAAATTTCTTCAGCCATATCCTTAGCTAATTTGCCGATTTTACCATCAAACAAACTCTTTAAATGGTCTTGCATATTTTCCATATTGGGTAATCCTTCCATTTTATCGAATGTTTTTTTGAATTCTTCTCCGCCGGGCATATTTTCAAATACTTTACTCATATCAGGCATTTCAAATGGTTGTTCGCCATTATTTTCACTCGTTGAATTATCGCCAGTTTCACCGGTTATATTGGAAAAAAAATCACTAATACCACTGATGGTTTCTTTTAATTTATCGTTCAGTTCCGTTTCATCAATGCCTTCAAACATATTCATTGTATCGCCAAATGTGGTTTTATCTTTCACACCACCAACCACCGTAAATAATAATAATTGTAAATATTTCCACATAGTTTTTTTGGTATTTTCGGATAAACCTTCACAATTGAACAACAATTTAAAATCTACATTTGGTAAAAAAATTGTATTGGTATTGCTATCTGGTTTGAAAATATCTTCGTTCTGATATAATATATCAAAAAATCTCTCCGGAAAAACACCCATACAATGTTCAAATACGGTTTTTACTTCTTCTTCTGTAAAATCATTAGACGTAGACCATTTTGACCATAAACTAGAATATTCGGGGAAAGTAATAGATAAATCTTTTGTAAAATCAGTTATCACTGAACGAAAATTATCGGGTATTTTAGTTTTTTCAGTATCCATGAATTATATTAAATAGTTGTGTATGTATTTATTATCTTTTTTTGTAAATATAATATTTATGATTTATAAGAACATAAAATAGAAATTGTATATAGTATAATGAAAATTATATACGGATTCGTAGATAAACTAATTGATGTTACAGAAATATGTTTTTCAAAATTACGAAAGGAAAATATAATAACTATACCACATAATGATATTGTTAGAGCAAATATTTTTACAGACCCAGCGAATCATATTTTAAAAAAAATATATATTTTTGACGATAATCGTATAACCGAATATGATGATAGTGTAATTATAGAGATAGATGTATCAAATAATAGTGTAAATACTATAAATAAAGATGTACAATTAAATAATGCGTTTTATACTTCAAAAATAATTCATACTAATTTACTAATAAAATATGGAACTATGAATGATGAATTACCAGAACAACTAATGGCTATAATATATTTAACTGGTAAAGAGAAGATATTGGAAATAGGTGGAAACATCGGTCGTAATTCATTAACAATTGCTCATATTTTAAAGAAGCAAAATAATAAAAATCTTGTAGTATTAGAAAGTGATACGGATATTTCAAATCAATTACGTGAAAATAGGGATATAAATCATTTTGATTTTCATATAGAAAATTCTGCGTTATCAAAAAGAAAATTAATTCAAAAAGATTGGATTACTATGGAAAGCGATGTATTATTAGAGGGTTATAAAACGATAAATACAATTACGTTGGAGCAATTAAATAATAAATATAATATAGTATTTGATACATTGATTTTAGATTGTGAAGGTGCTTTTTACTTTATTCTTATGGATATGCCCGAAATATTGAATAATATAAAGCTAATAATAATGGAAAATGATTATACTGATATTTCACATAAAGAATATATTGATACTATTTTGAAACAAAATAATTTTTATGTAGATTTTTCATTAAGTGGTGGTTGGGGGCCATGTTTCAATAATTTTTTCGAAGTTTGGAAAAAAAATACATAATAATTTCCATAAAAAATGACCTATTGGTCATTTTTTATTAGGAGTTTTACAATTCACTTACTTGCGACATAGTATTAAGTGAACTAGGTGTAGCATAACAACTAGTTGTATTATTTGATATTCTATATTTATCTATATCACAATCGTCATCCAATTTTTCAGAAATATTTTTCACTGAATTAAATAGTATATTTTCATTTTCATTCGAATTACCGAAATAGCCACGAATTAAACTGGGCGGTGAAATCATATTGTTTGTATTATAAATCTCATCTGTTTCGCTAATAGCATGAGTGCTAATTAAAATAGGAGGTGAAATAATATTACTATTAATAATCGAACCATCAATTTTTCCTATAGCACGACTACGTGTTAATTTTGCCGGGGTAAGTTTCATAGTTAATAATTGGTCATCAAAATTATTACCATCATTATTCATATTATCTTCTTCTCTATTCTTTTTACAAGTAGGCGTGGATATATAGGTATATTGTCTTCCTTGTGAAGTTTGTCGAGCAGTAGTATACATCATACCTAATTGTGTGCCGATTGAATTATACATAATACTTATATCATCGCATAAATTTATTAGAAATTTATCGGAAGATAAATTTTTCGTCTTCATATACATTCGCATTGTTTTGAAAAATATTTTTAATTCGTCTTTAAACAATTTTTCTTGGGGTTTATCCACGATTGATTTTGCTTCGAATAATAATTCTAAAGTTTTTTGTCGAAACATATATTTCGTTAAATCGTCATTTACTTTATTCGTAGTTACGTTGATCAAAGCTGGTATAATCGATACACTTTCTAAATGTTCTAACTCTCCCGATAACATATTATAATCATTCGGGTCGCTAACTTCCGCAGTAGAGCATACAATACCATATAATTCAGCACATACTGCGGTTGGACGAGTTGTTTTGATATGATATATTTTTTCAATTTCGCCGACGATGATGGGTTCTACTAAACGTTCAACCCATGTATTTGTTTTCCAATCATATATGAAACCATTGTCTAATACGATTTCTACATTTTTTAATGCGGGATATATATATCGATGAAGCGTTTCTCCATAAACCAATGACGATTTTTCCATATTATCTACAAACAAATAATCACAATTTTCATAATCACTTAATTTTTTTAATAGTAAAACATTGTGAGTAGAACCAAAGCCAATAAATACATTGGGGAAATTATTGTTTACCATATTTGCTAGTTTACTAGGATTACATTCACCTGCGGTAGGGTCACCATCAGTCATAAATATATGACTAACTTGTAAATTTGGTTCTTTTTCTAATATACTTGTAATTGTATCATTCGCATAATTTAATGCTTTTTCAATATTCGTAGAATTATCGGCTTCTAATGATTGAATAATAGATAATATATTTTCTTCGTTTTCTTTGTTTACAATCATATTATCAATCACTACTTCTACTTCTTCGTTAAACGCGTGAACCCGTAAACGAATATTCGTAGTGTCTAATGATACCATATAACGAACCATACTTTTGAAAGTTTGTTTTACAACATCGAGTTTAGATACATTATGATAAGCGGGTTCATTCATCGACCCTGTAATATCAACAGTAAAGAGAAGTAAAGTAGGAAATTCGGTTTTTTTGGTTTTCTTCATTTTAATACTCAATATTCCAAATGTTTCGTTTTCATTTATAATATTTAACTCGGGTAATTCATGGGTTGAAAGTAAAGAAATCATAGTATTTTCAATGAGATTATCTTCTGAAATGACTGTCTTATAATCGGTGTTAGACATTTTGAATTATGAATATATATGGCGATAATTGTTTAAATCGGTTGGGGTAAAATAACTGTTTAACGGTTTAATATAAATATTACATATACTAATCAATTCAATTTTTTATATTTCACCAATCACGATTCGCAGTTGGTAAATTGGTAATATCTGATGTTTTTTCATTATGAGTAGCGAGTTCATCTTTATGAAATCGTATTTTTGTTAAAATATATTCTTGGTCGCGCAGCATTTTTTTCCTTTTTTCTAAATCACTCATTTTATTTTTACTACAATAATATAATGTAATGCCTACAATGGTGATAAATATAATAAAAATACCAATATTGAATACATAATAATAAATGGTCGTGCGGTTATTGTGGCATTGTTTTAATGTTTGAAATAAATAATTTTTGGCGGAATTTTCTATGAGTTTCGGATATTCCATCTTATAATTATAACTGGTATAATTATAAAATAAAAACAGCATATTAAAATAGATTACTATTGACTTTGGTAGGTAATCCATGACCAAATAATATCATATATAACAATACAAGAGAACCTACGAAAATACTTCTATCTACGGCTACACTTTTTGATTGTTTTAGTATCAAGAATAAAATAACGAAAATAACTAGCGCAATAATGAGCGAATGAACGACCATCAACAACCCCTTTTCCATTTTATAATCTATCTACAGAAAAAACGATTAAAAATTCATTAAATAGTATAAAACGGCTAAATAGGATAAGATGGCTAAAATAATGGATATTACCCAAATAGGAATGACTGTTTTATTTTTATATCCTACCCCAAATGGCCTAAATCCCCCTTCATTATTGTATAGAAAAGCGGGCTTTATGAAATGTATGATAGAGAACAATATCAAAAAAATAAAAATTGCGACATTTAATTTATGATATCTAACAAAACCTTTGATATTCGGCATTTTCAAATTATATTCTATTATATAATTTGAAATTATTTTTCGGATTTTACTACTAAAATTCGTCGTCTTCGTTATAATAATCACCATCATCATAATCTTCGCCTAATTCCGTAATATCATAACCCTCTGCGTCCGCTTCTTCATTATGTTCTTCATCTGCTTCTTGTTCTAATTCATTCACATTTTCGCCTACTACATTTCGTGATATTTCGTTCATAGGATTTTTTTTAAGCCAGTATAGATCTCCCATTAATTCGGTCATTACATTTCCACCTTCGTCAATATCTTGATTCAAAAATTCAACGGCTTCATCTATTTCACGTTCATTTGTCTTTTTATTATATTTCACTAAGCTTTTTTGTTGTCCTACATTCCATCGTCCGATTCTATAGTTTTTCATTAAATCTTCTACTTTACGTTCTTCTTCACTCATACTTCCGAAAAATTTAACGATTTTATCTTTTTCTTTCTTTTTGTCGCGACCTACATAATGCATAATATTATCATATGAAAAATTAATTGCCTTTTTATTTTTATCCTCCATTTGTAAAAAGATCGTTAATAATTTACACACTCTCTCACTTAAATCTGTTATATCTAATCTTTCCAAAGTCATTTCTTGTATTTCGTCATTATATTCTATGAAACTTTCATCTGTTATATTTTCAACGGCGCTATTTACGACATCGTATTTTTCTTCTCGAATATTTTCTCGGCGGGTTTGTTTATTACGTTCATTATCCGCAACCAACAACAAGTTATCTTTACTTAGATTGATGTACTCGTTGATGGCTACATAAAAACAATGAATAAATAAAGAAATAGTAGTATATTTATCAAACAGCGAATAATATTCTATATTGTCTTTTTCTAATGGACTAATGATGGGTATATTCTTGGCGAAAAGTTGTAAGTTCTCTAAGTTAGAAGAAATTTTTAATAATAACCGGTTCAATACTTCATCATTATGTAAGGATCCCATTTTTGAATAATATGAATGTTGCATGCTTAGTATGTTTTCCATATCGTTTTTTGAAAACCCCCAATGACGTGGGATTGCGTGACTTGCTATACTGTGTTTATTCAAAATCATTGTTGGATATACGGTAGTCAATGAGTATATAACATTTTTAATATATTGACTGAAGGAATATATTTCTTCATCTGTATATGTTTTAATTTCTTTACTATTTAACCAGGAGTGTATGGTTGAAATATAATTCAAAATCTTCTCTAAATCAATCGTTTTCAACGTTTTTGAACCGTATTTTTTTAAAAATTGTAGAATTGTTTCTCGTAATAGATTGTTTTGTTCATATAAATGGTCTTTCAAATTATTTAATTCGGCGGTAGCTTCATGTACCATTTTCGCAGGGTCATGGGCAGATAATACATCGCGTAAAAGTTCTCTCATGGTTAAATCAATAATGTGCGTATTTTGTAAATCCAAGTTTTGTAATACGTCTTTCAATATATCCACTTTGGTAAATACAATTGGTTTGCTTGTATGAACTACATTTTGTTCGGCAATGATAGTCATCAATTGATGTAAATTTTCAACCGTATATCGCTTTCCATTTTTCTTTAAAAATTCGGTCTTCTCTTGTATTGTCCAGGTGGATTGATATCCGGGTGGTTTTTCACTACATAAAGATTTTAATTTTTCTGGAACAGGCAAATTGCGGTCATAATTACAATAATGGATGAAAGCCGCATATATATTTTCTTCCAAATGTCCTAGCGGAATAGCCGGATATTTTATTCCTGTAAATCCTTCATGGTAGAACATAAAAGGACGAGAAATATCCTTTACATTTTTGATAACCAATCCTAATTTTGAAGCGACGGTTAAATATACATTAATGTTCTCATTGTCCTTCGCAAAATAACGGATAGGATTTACCATATTACTTTCATTACAACAAGCATTTTCCATAAATGGTTTTAATCCTGAAGTCATCAATAATTCATCCTTCGATTTCACTATTTTATTTATACTTTCAATAATAGCATATCCATATTGAGCCGATTTACTTTTTATAATATTGTAATTTTGGTGCTGGATGATTTTACCCTCTTGTAATAAATTCACAAATTCTTTATGGAAATCGGCGGATACGTTATTTGTCGTTTTCACAATGGAATAATCAACAACGGGCGGTAAGAAATGAACCCATTTTTGAATACTATGTGCGTCATTCAATACAATATCTGGATTTAATACCAAATATTCTTTCTTTTTCAAATATAATTCTATAATATCACTTCGTTTCAAGATAGATTTTTCTAATATAACCTTCATTCTCTCTACAATTGTATTCGGGTTCAATTGTTTCATAGATTTCCAAGGTATTGTATTTGATTTACTACCATCGAGAACACACGCAATATATTTTAAAGAAGTCATATCTTCTATACCGGCTAATGGATAACCATTGAACGAACGAACACAACCAGGAAATGTTTTACGATTTTGAAACGAAGGAATAGCCGTTTGAATACCAACCAATATGACCGCACCTGTAATAACAATGATCATTTTATTATAATATTCAGTAAATGGCTCCAATGGTTTTCCGGTGTTTTTCTCTTTCAATTCGGATTCTTCGCGATATTTTTCTTCTGTTTTAATGGCTTTATTCATAATTTCACTCGTTTTGGATAGGACGAATTCTTCTAATACATTCATATCAATATCTATATTCATACATACCGTTTTGTAAATATTATAAATCATTTCGGTTTTTTCATTTTCAAATACTTTGTCTTGTTTTCTGGTTAATTGTTCAATAATCATAGCACCCAAATCTTTTTCCATGATATCGTGTGTCTTTACGCGGAAACCGGCTTCGTCATAACCTTCTTCGGTGCTATAATCTATTTTACGGATAGAAAAACCACTATGTTTATCATAGATAGAATCACCATCGTCATCTCCGCCGATTTCTTTACATAATTCTATTTGCGCCAATGCATAATCCCCACCAGTTATAAATGTAAATGCTAATTTATATAAGAAACTAGGCATTAATTTAGTGTTGGTTTCTATACAATATTTCCAGTAAGGGCTTTCACTCAAATGGTCAATCATTGGGTCGCGACAGAATTTATCTACGAAACGCACAATATCGTATTGTTTTTTAGTAAAATCTTCTTGTGATAGGATTAAATCGCGTAATTTTAAGTAGGGGGAAGTGATAATTTCTTCGGTATTCGATAATTTTCCCAATTCAAACGCCAAATTATTTGCTTTATGACGTTGTATATCATTTAATATTTGTAATTTTAATAATCGTTTACGATAAAATTCTATATCGTGTTCTAACGACTTTTCCAATTCTTCTACGGATATAACATAACGTTTATCAAATTCACCGACTAATTTTTCACGACTTAGTTTCTTTAAACGGTCTTCGGTTTGATTTAAGGTTTCACAAATGTTATTTTTCGTATTTTTATAACAAGATGAACTAATATTACAGAATAAAGTATTAGTATCAATAAATGCTTCTTCGGATATTTCTTTATCGTGTGTCCATACATTTTTAATGCGACGATAATATTCTATTTTTTTGCGAAGGTCGGCTTCATTTTCAATTTCTTCTTGTTCTTTTTTAGATAATGTTGAAATATCTACACCTGCGGGTAAAACAGGTCTAATTTCTAAGATAGCATAATCACCGTCATTCACTTCTTTTTTTCCATGAATTAATGTTCTTGCCAAATCTTTTGATAATGCGGGTGGACAATCATGTTTTTGAACAAGGTTCTCAGCCAAGTATTCAATGAATTCATCCGCCAACATTTTCTTTTGTTCCTCCTTGTATTTTTTCAATATATCATAGGGTGTATCATCCAATTCTTTATCATAATATACATCATCATTATTATTGTCTTTTTGTAATTCTTTTAAACTACTATATTGTTTCGACAAATAACGGCGCACACAATCACCCGGCTTGATTTTTTCAACATCACTCATTTCATCCACGTTTGGTTTCGATAATAGATTCATTAAATTATCAGGGGTGACCAAATCAATCAATAAAGATTTTATCAAATAACTGTAAAAATTACCATTATCAAGTTGGTTCATATAAGATAATACTTCTGTTTCGGAAATGTTTGTTTTCTCTTTATTTTTCGTTAACAATTTATAGTTTTCATAGAAAGCATCGATAAATTCTTTTTTCGCATCAATCAAATTGAAAATAGGGTTTATCGCGGTTGGAACATCGTATTTGGCGTTTCGCAATGCGCTCATTTTATAGGCTTTTTCCGCAAATTGCTTTTTAATATCAAAAATCTTGTTTTTAATAAAATAGCGTATTTCCATATACTGTTTATAACTAATATCGTTCGTATATACCATAAAAGGTTCTAATGCCTGAACAACATCAATAAACGAAATTTTGTTCTTGATATACTTTTGAAATACTTTTATCAATAATTTGGTTCTAGGAACAATAACGTTCAACATATTTTGAAATTTATCCTCATCGTCGCCTATTTCATCGGATAACAAATATTCTTCGATTTTGGATAAAAATTTGATATTGGAATCCGCTTCTATTTTTTCATAATTGATTTCATTTTCGAAATTTTCAATGGTATGAGGAATAATATCCGTTTTTGAGTGTAAAGCACGGAATAACATAAAAAAATCATTATGTAAGTTGGAACGTTCTAACATACTGGTCATTGGTAAATTAATTTTTGAGAATTGAATGACGGAGGAAGGCAACATAATAAGAGATTTCAATGATAGTTTATCATTTGGTATCATAGATTCTCGAACATATACTTTTTTCCCATTCTTCATTACTTTTTCGCCCATTTTCGTCAAGCCCAAATTATATCGTTGAACTACAAATTGGGTAATACGTTTTTCGTACGCAAAGCCCCGCCGCATGCTATTGACTGGTTTTATAGTTTCCGATTTATAATTTCCCAAATTATCAATGATTGTATCAATATCCGCGAGAACCTGTTTATTAGTAATAAATTTGTTAGGGTCGTTTACGTCATTAAATGGTTTTAGGGCATTACTATATTCATTATGTAAAGTGGAGTAGGTAGAAAATTGGGTGGTCTTTTTGTTTTTATAATAATCCATTTGTGTTTCATACATATCTATAATGGCGCGCTTATCAAATATACCAGCACCTCCATCAAATAGACCAGGTTTAACATTGGAAACAACAGGTAAAACCCATTTTAATTTAAAATCCAAATTGTATAATTTATCAACGAGTGGTTTGTATAATGGTCCAACTTTCTTGAAATCACTAATATTTTTGTTGTTATCGAATTTTGAAAAAAGTTCTCTTAATTGTTTGAAACGTTCGATTAATAAATGTATATCATCCATAACAACTTTGGTTCTCTGACTGTTTGGAATGGTGGATAATAATTCATCCATTAAATCATTCACTTGGACTTCAATACTATATCTCTGTTGTCCTTCGGGAATTTCGACAATATCTGTAATGTCTTCCAACATTTCACCGAAAACAATCGCATCACCTTCGATAAACTCTTGTTCGAGTATATTATTGATATTCACATCCTTTTCGGCATCTTTCGGTATATCTATAATACTTTCTCCCATTTCAGTAAATTCAATAGTCGCTTTGTTGTCTAGTAAACTATCTTGTAAAATATTATCTATTTCGCCTTCTTCTACCTTTTCTTTTAAAGAGGCAAGAGAACTTTGTTTATTCATACTGGTGGGTGGTTTGCGAATTACAATTTTTTCAATAGGAATATGTTCAGGAATACCTTTGTATTCGAAATCAATGTACATTACAACTAAATCTGGAAAAGTGGTAATTTCAATCATATCTTCTTCTAAATTAGTAATTTGGCCGGTAATAACCGCGGGAGCTTCACCACCAAAATGAACATCAATCCAAGTATTTGGGAGTAAATTATTCATTCTACAATAACCTTTTTCTTTACTACTGCTTAATATTTCAATGGCTGTAATACTTTCATCACTAATATATCCATTGGGCAATATATTCAATTGATATCGTTTAAAATTACTAATATTGATGAGTATCATTTTATTATCGTTGATATATGTTATCAAATAACTCATTTCATGAATATCAGGATTAGACGGCGCTAATATATGAATAATATCGCCTAATTCAAATGATAAAGATTTTTCATAGATAATATGTTTTTCTGTATCTGTATCTTCCATTTATTATATAGTGTTAAATTTTTTATGTGAATAAAGAACTAAATTATATTTACACAAAATATAAAAAATAGAAAGTAATTAAAGATAAAATCGGTATTACACTATAATATGTCTAGTAAAGTAGAAAATATGAATGAAACCGTGTGTTATACAGTGGATGTTGAAAACTTTTCCAAAGATATTATTACTATGAAAACTTATCTTAAAAATGATACGCAATATGGTATTTTAAAATATGATAAAAACAAATTAACAGTAGAAAATGTTGAAAATACCTATTATCGTTCTATTATTACTACCGCAGCACCTGAACATCGTATTTTATCATTTTCTCCTCCAAAGGCATTAACAAATAATAATTTTTATGAAAAATATTCGGAAATCAATGATGATATATTGGTAAATGAAATCGTAGAAGGGACAATGATAAATTTGTTTTTTGATGACCGAATTCAAAAATGGGAAATCGCGTCCAAAGGCGCGGTGGGTTGTTCTTATTTTTATTATCGAAATCAATACGATGTAGATTCGGATAAAACAAAACAATTAACCTTTTATCAAATGTTTATGGACGCGATGTGTAGTAAAGAAGGTCAGGAATTAAATGATTTGGCTATTTTGGAATATTTACCCAAAACTTATTCATATAGTTTTGTATTACAACATCCCGAGAATCACATTGTGTTAACGATTCCATCACCAAAATTATATTTAGTAGCGGTATATGAAAAAGTAGGAGATAATACAGTAAAATATATTCCACCAACAGTATTTGGAACTTGGGAAGTATTTGCGAATAGTAATATTCAACTACCTAAGCAATACAAAGTCGCGTCGTATGATGAAGCGAAAGAAACCTATTGTTCTATACAGAATGATTTTACGAGTATAGGGGTAATGTGCGTACATTTGAAAACAGGAGATAGAACTTGTATCAAGAACGCTTCTTATGAAGAAATCAAATTATTACGTGGAAATAATCCTAATTTACAATACCAGTATTTATGCGTTCGCCGTATGAATAAAGTGAAAGACTTTTTATATTATTTCCCACAATATCGTGGTTTGTTTTATCGTTTTTACCAGGATTTTGAAAATTTCATCAATAATGTTCATATATCGTATTTATCTTATTATATTCAAAAACAAGAAATCGTAATCTCAAAAAAATATGCTCCACACGTCTTTAAAATCCATCATGAAGTATATTTACCATCATTACAAACTGAAGAGCCAATCATTGTGAAACGCAGAGTAGTGAAAGAATATTTTGAAAAGATGGAACCACGTGAATTAATCTATCATTTGAATTATGATAGACGAATGTATATGAAAAGTTTTTTGAACGAGACAAATAAATAAATATACAAAATTATATATGATGCGGTATCATATATAATTATAATGGTTTATAATCCTGAATACACTTCAGACAATCTACTCAAGTTTTGTAAGTATTTCATAGTATGCGCTTTATTTGTATCACTCATATCTTTCACAGGTTGTCGCAATGTATCTATAATTTGCATAATCGATTGTGAATTCGCCAAATGTCCTACATCATCATTATAGTCCTTTTCATAAAAGAATTCTATTTCGCCTCTATTAATAATTTCAAAATATGGTAGATATATAAATTTATACCAAGCTTTAATAATTGCGGTTGGATTGGCTCGTTTAATCATATCAAATGAGTGTTTGGATACAGGTAAATCTTTATTTTCTGGAAAAATATTAATAATATCGTCTAAAAAATCGAAAAAATGGGTATTGAATGCTTTTAATATATTACTTTTTTCAGACATTGAAATCACTTATAAAATTATTATGAGAAACCCTTTATATTATTTTTCCGCATTTTTTATATAATTCTAGGCGGTTGGTTCAGTTGTCCCATTTCTTCTGTTCGCTGTTTCTGTAATGTATCTATGGTAATACTATTGGATAATTTATTTGGACGATATGTATCAGGAGGTGTATTAATCGCAAAAGTATCATCTTTTGCCGATACATAATTATACATTTGCCGCATACCACCATTGCCTTTACAACTGAGTTCATCCGGAGACATATTGTAAAAGGTAAATTGTTCAGATACAATATTACAATTATTGCTACTGTTTAATATATATCCCATAGGTTCTCCTTGTTGAGCAGTAGCTTTGTTCGTCATGGATGTAATATGTTGTTGATATTGCTGAACTATATCATCTCCTCCGTATATGACTTGATAATTTTTTTTTACTAATAACAATGCGGGAACACTATGTATGTTGGGAGGCAAGACAACTTTACCACCATTTTCTAATTGAATATAGATTTGATTGTTTTTAGGGTCTCTAACACGTTTATCAATACAAATAAAACTGATTTTATCAACCACTGATGTTTTTGCTAGAGTTTGTAAAACTTTTTGTGAATGTTTACAAAAATTGCTATAATATAAAATATCCATTTTCTTATATTATAGTAAAAAAGCATTTTATATTTACAAACGAAATTTACATTTTACCGCTACACATGGAATATAATAATCTATTTTGGAAATAGAAAATAGTATAACCTAGGACAATGGAAAGCATTTTAATATAAAAATTCACACCTTTACCCTTTGTAATTCCAATATATAAGGAAGAAAGGAGAACAACAACCATAAATATAAATCCTAAAATGGATAAATAGTAAAAATAGATGCAATAATCTTTACTTAGAGAACCAAACAACGTATCCATAATATCATTCATTTCTATAGTTTAACTGTAGAAATAAATTGCTAAATTATTTAAGTGAATTTACACACATCGTGTAAATCACACGAGTTTGCATGTACATAACAGCGTTCACAAATACGCCCAATAAAATGGCGAAAATGGTAGTGAAACTGAACTTCTTAATCTTGAAGATAGCAACAAGAGCTGCTGCGATAGAGCCAAGTAAACCAATGAAGGCGACGATAATCATGATAAAACTGATTAAACACCAATCTTTACCCACTGTGCCGAAAAACAAATCAACGAGTTTATTCATTATAATTTAACTTAAGAAATTTTTTACTAAAGCGCCTAAATATATTTTATAATTATTAAAACTTTACTTACAAAAAAATTCTACTAAAATAAAAAACAGTATAAACAAATTTTATGTAATAAAATATATTGTGTAATTTATATACGAATGGATAATTCTACTATATGGAAAATAATCGATAAATATTTCACAGACAATCCACAATCTTTAGTAAGACATCACGTAGAATCCTATAACGATTTTTTCAAAAACGGAATTTTCAAACTTTTTAAGGAGAAGAATCCAATCGCAATACAAACGAATTTCGATAAAACAATCAATGATTATAGAAACAAATGTTTCATGTATTTGGGTGGTAAAGATGGAAGTAAAATATATTTCGGCAAACCAACCATATATGATGATAAAAATAGTCATTATATGTTTCCAAACGAAGCCCGTTTGCGAAATATGACGTATGGAATGACGATACACTATGACGTTGAAATTGAATTTATAGATATTTTAGGCTCAACTGAACAACCTAAATTGATGGGTATAGAAGATATTGAAATGTTTGGGGGCGATAGCGATAGTGAAGATGAAAACGCAAACAATCGTTTGTTAGAAATTGAACAATATGGAAATGGTAAATTGACGGATGAACGTTTAAATGAAATAAAACAACACAAACGCGAAAAGGCCGAGCGAGAACTACTAGAAGGAGGAGCGAAAGTGAAAATAACAAAAAAGAAAGAAGTAAAATTGGACGAATTAACTCCTGCGCAAAGTGAAGTTATTAGAGAAGCGACCGAAAAATCTATGGTAGGAAATACACAAACATACAACACCGTTCTGGAAAAAATATATTTGGGTAAATTTCCTATTATGGTTCAATCTGATTTTTGTGTATTGAGTGGATTACCAAAAGAAGTACGCCATACGATGGGTGAATGCTCAAATGATATGGGTGGTTATTTTATTATTGATGGAAAAGAAAAAACGGTCATTACTCAAGAAAAATTCGCCGATAATATGTTGTATATTCGTGATGTGAATGATGAAGAAGTCATGTATTCGGCCGAAATACGTTCGGTTTCTGAAAACGTATCAAAACCTATCCGAACATTATCCGTAAAAATGTTGACCCCTACCAAAAGTTATACGAATAAAAATATTGTAGTAAACATACCAAATATACGTAAGCCCGTTCCATTGTTTATTGTATTTCGTGCGTTAGGCATTATCAGTGATAAAGAAATCATCACCATGTGTTTATTAGATTTGAATAAATACGATTCGATGATTGATTTATTTATACCATCTGTTCACGATGCGTCGATTATTATGACGCAGAGAACTGCTCTTCAATATCTTTCTTTATTAACCAAAGGAAAAACAATTGCGAGTGTTTTACATATTCTTTCCGATTACTTTTTACCACACATTGGTGAAACCAATTTTTTGAACAAGGCATATTATCTTGGTTATATTGTATTCCGATTATTGTGTGTTCAAACTGGATTAGAACCACCAACCGACCGTGATAATTTCAAATATAAGAGATTAGAATTAGTAGGTTCTCTTATTCACGATTTATTTCGCGAATATTATACAAAACAACAAAAACATATTAGTTTAGAATTCGATAAAAGAATTAATTTAAAAGAATCGATTTATGGAAATAATTTACAAAAATTGGTGAAAGATTTTTACAAAGAAATATTCAATAAACGTATCGTAGAAACTGGGTTTAAAAAGGCATTCAAAGGTAATTGGGGTGCGGAAACACATACCAAACGTATAGGTATTGTTCAAGATTTGAACCGTTTGTCGTTTAATTCGATGATGTCGCATCTACGTAAAACGAATTTACCGTTAGATTCTAGTGTAAAATTGGTTGGACCACGTGTATTACATAGTACGCAATGGGGGTTATTTGACCCAATCGATACACCCGATGGTGCGAATATTGGTATTCATAAACATTTGGCCATATCAGCGTATGTATCACAAGGAATACCAAGAGAACAAATGTTAGGATGGTTAAGAGAAAAGATTAGTATGAAAAAAATCGAAGATTGTTCTCCCATGATGTTATCAAGAATGACCAAAATTATATTAAATGGTTTGTGGGCGGGTTCTATTGGAACAGACCCGGTAGAAGCGGTTCGCAAAATTAAATTATTCCGTCGTAATGGATTGTTGCCTATTTATATTAGTGCTACGTTCAATATAAAACAACAGACCATTTATATTTATACTGATAGTGGGCGTATTTGTAGACCTATTTTTTATAAAGATGAAGAAACTGGTAAAATGTGGTTTGAAAACAAAACATTATTGAAAAAAATAATAGACAATGATTTTTCATGGGATGAATTAACCACTGGTTTTAATAAAAAGAAATTGGAAGATTTTAAACCAAATAATTATAATATATATGAATTAAATGAATTATATGAAGGTATTGAAAGTGAAGTCAATCCTGAAAAATTACAACGATTTATGGAGAAAAAAGCAATCATTGAATATGTAGATAGCAATGAAAGCGAAGATGCGTTAATTGCGATGAATATGGAAGAATTAGTGAAGAACAATAGACATACTCATTTGGAAATACACGAGTCTTTTATTTTTGGTATGATGTGTAATTTAATTAATTTCCCCGAGAACAATCCAGCGACACGTAATTCATTCTCTTGCGGACAAAGTAAACAAGCTTGTTCAGTATATCATACCAATCATCAAGTTCGTATGGATAAGACCGCTGTTGTATTATGTTCGGGCCAAATTCCATTGATTAAATCGCGATATTTGGAACATATCAACAATGAAGAGAACCCATATGGTGAAAACGCAATTGTAGCAATTATGTGTTACACTGGTTATAATGTGGAAGATGCTATTTTGATTAATGAAGGAGCATTGAAGCGTGGTTTATTTAGAACTACTTATTATAGCACATATGAAGCACACGAAGAAAAAACGATTGAAGGCGATAGTGTAATGAGTGAACAATTATTTACCAATATTGAAGATGAAGAAAGAGTAGATAAGAAAAAACCTGGACACGATTATAGTAAATTGGATAAATTTGGTATTATTAAAGAGAACTCTTTTGTAGATGATAAAACGATATTAATTGGATTATCAGCAAGTGATAGCACAAATAAAGGAATCCGTCGGGATATGTCTATCACCCCTAAAAAGGGTCAATTAGGCGTGGTCGATAAAACATTTATTACGGAAAGTGAAGAAGGTCAGCGTATAGCGAAAGTAAGAGTGCGCGAAGAAAGAATACCAAATATAGGTGATAAAATGGCTTCTCGTGCGGGTCAAAAAGGAACAATCGGTTTAGTGATTCCAGAAGAAGATATGCCTTTCACCAAAGATGGTATTCGTCCAGATATGATCGTGAACCCACACGCAATTCCTTCACGTATGACGATTGGTCATTTGGTAGAATGTATTATTGGAAAAGCGTGTGCGTTTTATGGTGGATTTGGTGATTGTACAGCGTTTAATAATAAAGGTTCTAAAATCGGTGTATTTGGTGAAATGCTACCAAAAGCCGGATTTCATTCATCGGGTAATGAAATATTATATAATGGTATGACTGGAGAACAAATCGAAACAGAAATTTTCATAGGTCCAAATTATTATATGCGATTAAAACATATGGTAAAAGATAAAATCAATTACCGTCCATTGGGTCCACGAACCGCATTAACTAGGCAACCTGTTGCCGGAAGAGCAAATGACGGTGGTTTACGTATTGGTGAAATGGAACGTGATTCAGTGATATCACACGGAACCGCAGATTTCTTACGTGAATCTATGATGGAACGAGGTGATAAATATTATATGGCTGTCTGTAATAAAACTGGTTTAATTGCGATATATAATCCAGCGAAGCATTTGTTTATTAGTCCTATGGCCGATGGTCCTATTAAATTTACTGGTTCATTAACTGATAAAGATATGAATATCAATAATGTAACGAAATATGGACGTGATTTCAGTGTTGTATGTATTCCATATACTTTAAAACTATTGATACAAGAATTACAAACGATAAATGTTCAAATGCGTATTATAACGGAAGATAATATTCAACAATTAGAGAACTTGACATATTCCAATAATGTCGATAAATTGTTGTCTACGAATCATATTGAACCACAAAAAATAGTGGATGATATTAAAGTTGCTTTACGAAAAGAAAAACCAAAATTCGAGATGAAATCATTATCGCCTGATTCTTCTCCTGATAGTGTGAAATCGCCAGATTCGCCACCATATGCTCCAACAGATGATTATTCACCACCATTTGCTCCTGGTTCACCTGTGAAATTATTATATGAAGATGATGTATTTGACGAGAGTGGTTCCCCTGGTTTTAATCCAAATTCTTCTCCCAAATATAAATTTGCGGAGCATGAAGAACGTATGTTAGATATTTTTGATAATTTGGATAAACCATCCACCCCATCTTTATCTCCACCATATAGTTCAGAAACAGGAACAGAAGCATTAGAAAGTAAATTTGTGAAAGGAGAAGTGGTTCATTTCCGTGGTGATTTTTTACCAAATAGAATATGGAAAATAAGAAATGTAGGAGACCGATTTATTACAATTGAGACCGATAATTTAGAAGGAATGGATGATAAAGATAGCATTAAAGTAGTAACGAAAATGGATATATATCGACCAGGTGATTTTACCTATAATGAACACGTATCTGTGAATAATAATACGACTCCTGCACAACCAAATCCATCTAATATTAAATATGGCGGAGTACACGAACAAACACCTGCTATTAATTTCGCCCCCGTATTTAAAATAATGAATGGTGGAAATGATTTTTCATCGGGCGAACCAAATGCTACAGCAGAAGATAGCAATATAGTTCCAAATGTTATTCAAAGTGGCGGAGAAAAATTAAGCACATTAACTGATTTAGCTGTATCCGCAAAACCAAAAGTAGATGCGCCGGTTAGTTCAGGAGGAGACGCACCACAAGCGAAAACAATTGATTTTAATAACTTGGTTATAAAAAAAGTGTAAAAAATTGATTAAAAGATAAATAATATATAAAGATATATATTATTTATATAGGAATGTCTACAACAAGTAACCGTGTTTTAAGTATCTACAAGTCTAGAAAAACCATTTTAGAAATTTTGGAATACCAAAATTATGAAATTGAAGAATACAATGGGTTCACCATTAATGAAATTGACGCAATGTATAAAAATAAACAATTAGATATGTTGCTAACGCATGAATCTAATAATACAAAAATATATGTAAAATATTGTTTAGATACCAAACAATTAAAGCAACAACTAGATAATTTTATTGAAGATTTATACACGATTGAAAATATATTAACCAAAAAAGACACATTAATTATTATTATGGATGATGATATCAATGATACGACGCAAACCCGTTTGAAATATCTATTTGACCATGATGGATTATTTATTGTTCTTCATAATATAAAACGATTACAATTTAACATATTAAATCATACATTAGTTCCTGCTTGCACTGTATTAAATGAAGAAGAATTAAAAGAATTAAAAGAAAAATATAGCATTAAACAATTATCTCAATTACCAGAAATTTCTAGATTTGACCCACAAGCTTTAGCTATGTGCTTACGTCCTGGTCAAGTGTGTAAATTTGAAAGGGATAGTATGACTGCCTTGAAATATAATTATTATCGGGTTTGTGTATAGAAAAATAATAGAATATATATATAAATGACTGATTATACAAATGTGTTAGTAGGATATAGCGCAAATGATTTTTTTTATGTAAAAGCAGAAAATAATAATGAAATGCCTTCAGCAATGAGATGTAATGTTTTAAAACCATATGATACAAAATGGGATACTAGTTGTAATATAACGAATTACAGTTCATCAAATGATAATATATTAGACTGTAATCATAAAGAATTATGTAAAAACAAGGATAAAGCACTCGCATTAACTCAAATACAACATAATCATATTGGTTCTGATCAAAATTATTTAGATACAAAAAATGAATATAATACTGCTATTGTAAAAACCGTTAATTTAGGAATAGGTATAATTGTATTAATAGGATTGATTTATACAAATAGAAATATATAATTAGTATATAATATGAATACACTACCTATCATAGAAGGATTGACTACAAATTCTAGATTAAATACAATAAATGGTAATACTGTTATTAATGATGTGAACAATTTTAATAAAGAATACAATATATATATTAAAAATGGGTATAATGATTTTTCGGTTCAATTTACAAAAGTAACTGATTCATATACAAAGGTAATAGAAAATTCAAATTTAAAAAATAATGTGGTGGTTGACGGTTCTCATAATTATATAATGAATAATTACCGAGACAACATACAGCAACGACAAGAATTAGATGATAAATTGAAAGAAGTATATAAAACAAAGGATTCGTTATATAATAGCGAATATAAAACAGTATATGATGCTACTATGTTGTCTGGTGTTTTATTAACTATTTTAGCATCTTCTTTATTATATTATTCGTTTTCACAATTATAATATCATAATATTTTAGTATATATTATGAATTCAATACAAGTTATTCCTCCTCCAGATAGATTTACTAATAATATATTATATGTAAATGACTTGAATGATGCAAATAAATCATTTCAAAATGGTATGTATTTGGCGACTTCATCATCATACAGTGATAATAGTCACAATACGTTTCATGCGTTTGATGGAAGTACCAATACATTTTGGCGTTCCGGAGATATTAGTGGAAATTTAAATATCGAAAGAAAAACATATACGAGAGCTGCGTTTAATGGATTGATTCCTTCCTCTTTTGTGGGTGGAAGTGATACGCTATATTGGTCTACCTTAGTTGGTAATGAACATTATTATGGCGAATGGATACAAATACAAATCCCATATTCAGTTTATTTAGCGGAATATAGTATTCGGTCTAGTAATTTCCCTCGTAAATTCGCATTATTGGGTTCAATTGATGGACTTATATGGGTACTATTAGATAAACAATCATTAACAAGTTCTCCTACTACGAATAGTAATATAAGATATGTAGCAAAATCTATTATTAAATATTCATATTTCCGTTTAGTCATCTCACAATTATTTCAAGGAACTACTGCTACGATTACAGAATTAAATATAAAAGGTAATAATAATTTATTATTGAATATAAAACCTACTGAAAGTTTTTCTAATATGAATTTTCAAATCTATAATGAGAACAAAATAAGTTCTACAGAATATATATCTAGCGTTAAAATGCCGTGTGGTTCTTGTGGTGGATATAAACCATATTCTAGCTATGAAGTATTATCGGTGAATAAATTAGTTGAAAATTTTGATAGTCGTGGTTTTGTTGAGGGTAATGTAGGTAATACACAAATTATGCAAATACAGCCATTGAATGAAATAATAAATGATACAACAGAATTGAATAAAACAGTCAATCTAAATTCAAATAAATTAACAAACGATTTGATCGGCTATTATTTTGTAAAATCAGCATTATTGAGTTCAAATTATGATTATAGTGGTAATACTTTGTTATATTTGAATGATGAAAAACCAAAAACAGTGGATGCTTTACAAAGCGATGTAAATGAATATGCGATACAAGAAAAAAATGTATTTATCATTGGTTCTATTAGTATGGCTATATTAATTTTAGGAAGTATTATGTTTTTACGAAATTAAATATTATATTATATTATAATAGTTTTATAATATAAATGAGTACTGAATCAGATATTTCAACAAATTTGGGACAATTATATAAAAATTTGAATAATCAGGTAATAAACACAAACGACGTAATATTAAAACAGCAAGATGTGATAAATATAGTTGATGCTGAGAAACAACGATTATTATTAAAGAAACAAACAGTGGATGATTCATTACAACAACAGAAAAGATTAATTCAATTGAATAATAGTTATCGTTTAAGATATACAGATTACATTAAGATTATGTTATTTATAACATTTGTAATAGTATTGTTTGTAGGGATTGTATTAGCTCAACGATATTTACCTTTTATTCCGTCAATTGTATTTGAAGTTATGTTGATTTTATTAATACCCATTTCAATCATTATAATGTATTATAGATTTCGTAATTTGATGGTACATAATAATATGAACTATGAAGAAATTGATTATAAACCACCAACCATATTATCTGCTGAAGAAAAATTAGCGGCACAAGTAAAAGCGCGCGAAACACAACAATCAAGTGGTGATTTGTTGGGTGGATTAAGTGGATGTATAGGTAAAGATTGTTGTGGCGAAACAACTCAATGGGATAGTGGAAATTCAATGTGTGTTACTGCTACGAATGGTTTCACTACCATCGATTATGCGGTTATTAATGGAGATATGAATGTGAGTGGGTTAAAAATAGTAAATGACTCAATAAAACCTAATTCCCCCAATGAATTTAAGGATTATGCAAAATATTAAAATCTATATTATATATAAAGTATATAATATAGTATGAGTAGTTGTCCAAAACAAAGAGAAAGAGAAAGAGATAAAAAAGAAAAATGTGAGAAGGATTTAAAAAATTTAAATGCGAAATATAATGACGCGAATACGAAATATAAAGATATCAAGAAAAAATATGATACATTAGATAAAAGTTACGCAACGTTGAATACTAATTATGGTAAATGTGTAGGTGATTATAAAACATTACAAAATAATTACAAAACATTAAATACGAATTTCAATAATTTAAATGCTTCATACAATGTTCAAGCAAGTAATAATACAGGGCTTTTAGATAATTTAAGAGTAACCGAATCTTTTCAGGAAGGTGCGGAAGCTTTAACGGATGAACAACAAGAAATTATATATGATACTCTAATTAAAAACGATATTAAATATTATGATACAATTGCGGTTGAAAATAGTAAATTAGACACAGAAATCCAAAAATTAAAAAACAATTATTCTACCGATGGCCAAAAAGCAAATTATCAGAGTCAACAATTGTATGTGATAAATAATGCTATTTTTTATATGTCTATGTTTTATTTTACCTTACTTGCTATTTTGATATATTATTTATATTACAGCAAGACTTTATCTTTTTATATTAAATTGGCTATTATAGCGGGGGTTCTCATTTATCCATATATCATTTTACCATTTGAACGATTTTTATTATATCTAGGAAAGTATATTTTATCTTTTATAACTGGTAATCCAGCAGTTAGAGCCTCATAATATTATTGTAATATAGGTTTGTTTAGTATTTTTCGCCAAGTATCTATTCTATTCAATGCGTTGGTTTCCAATATATTTGACTGTTTTATTGAATAATGCGTAATCAATAAACCATCATCTCTATGTTTAAAAACCCTATTTTGAAATAAACGATAAGCATCAATATATGCGTGTTCTATATTTCCATTTAATTTATGAATATTATAAATCATACAACGGTCAAAATCATAGGCGTCTAATAAATCTGCTTCCCTAACAATATGATAAGCATGTTGATATAAACCTAATTTAGGAAACCCATTTTTTTTCACAGTTGAATACGACATGGTGCTTATTATTTGTTTTGTAATATCAATTTCATATTTTTCCATTTTATCTTCTAGAAATTCTTCAATCATGTATATTCCTTCAGTTTCATCCATGTATTTTTTATCACATAAATCGTGTAATACAGCGGAAACCATTATGATTTTTTCTTGGGATACCAAGAACGGATTGATTGTTACTTCATTTTCATATATATTGTGAGCATTATGTAATACATTCATACTATGACTCATACCATGGGATTCATCTATATTATATTTCGCAGTGATAAACAACACAAAGTTAAACAATTTAGTTAATAACGACATTTTATATATTACTTATAGAATATATAAAACAAAAAAAATATATTCAATTTTACAAATATATTTACACCGATGAGATTATAATTCATTCGCGTCTACACCATCATCTTCATCTAATTCGGGTATATCCAAATCATCACGTTCATAACGGATTTTAATACCGGTCCATAGTTGATTTTTCTGCTTGCCGAATTGTTTATCGATATAGTCGTGAACGTCTTTTGGACTTGGTCCGCCACGCCCATAGGTAGATTGATACCACATAGTGAATTCATTATTGAGCTCGGTCTTCTTGATTTTTCCATTAGGGTCCTTGACGATTTTGTCGCGAATGAATTCGGAAATGTAATCTTGGCTTTCGCGATAGATATTACTTTCAGCCATAACAATATCGCAATCTTTTACTAAACCGTCAGTTTCAAGAACACGTTTTACTAACATTGCTGCGAATACTTCTTTCCAGTCATCGAATCGTTCGATTATTTTTTTATCGATTTTGAATTGATATGGTTTTTCTGGGTCATCACTGACTGGGTTTTCAGTGAATAATGATTTGTAAGGAACGACTCGAATACGTCTCCATGTGCCGTGGTCATTACTTTTGATTTCCAACATTACGTTAGAGCAAACGACTAATTTGAATTGCGGAATGAAGGTAATCGCTTTTAACATATATGGGGCACGTGCTTGTAGAGGGTCAATACCACTCGTCATTTGCTTCATAATACCCTCATTGATTTTATCACCTTTCGTTGGTTCTTGCATGACCGCATAACGAACACCTTTTAATTGAACCATTTCTGGGGATAAACCACCTACACGTGTGCGACCTTCAGTCAATAAGGTTAACGGAACAATACCTACATATTCGCCTAAAATCTTTTCCATCAGGGTAATCAAAACCGATTTACCGTTCTGGCCAACACCGATATACATATTGAATGTTTGATTCGCAGAAACACCGATTAACGTGGATGCTAAATGGTCATACATATAATTGAATAAGTCTTGTTCCGGAAATAATTTATGTAAGAAATCTAAGCACAAATCCATAGTTGCTTTATCACGGGTTTCATCTAACACTCTATAATCTATATTGGTACACATCGATACATAATCTTCTGGACGGCCTTGACGAAACGCTTTTTCTTTGAAATCGAAGACCCCGTTATTGAAGCATAATAGGTATGGATTTGAATCTAATTTGGTAAAGAATGTACCATCATAAAATAAATCTTTGGCTTCTTTCATAATGTTGTCTTTCGCATTTCGATTGGATAGACGGTTATTACATATATCTAAGATGCGTTGTGTGCGAATTTTATTATAATTCGATTGTTCTTCATCCGTATTTTCGGTAGGTTGATTGTTACCGCCGCCGTGAATATTTGGAACAGAATTTGTGCGAGAAATACCATTCAATAGAGCGAAACTTTTTTTATTATAAATTTCGCGAAGTTCAATTGAAATCGCTTTACGCAATGTAGTTCCTTGGTCATCTTCTACCCAACGGTTATTTTTAAATTGATACCATATATTTCCTTTGATACTAACACATATAAATCGGTTTTTGAAACACTGATATAATACTCGCGCGAGGTCGAAATCACCGCAATGCTTATTCTTATCGGTACCATATCCATTTCCCATATTAATTGTAAATTCGACGAAATAATCAATACTATCTTCAAATACCTTATGGTACTTATCGGCAGCATCTTGCCTTGCCCAATACATCAGCGAACGTTTGGACAATCCTTGTGCTTTATTGCCGTCGAATTTTTTCCATTTATCGCATAAATCCGGAATATCGGTATACTTGAAATTCGTCCATTGGGAACTAAACGCAACCCATACAATTAATAGTTTATTGCTGATGTGTTTCAATACCCAACCGACACGAATCCATTTATTGTGTGAACCATCGCTATAATAACTTTCTGGTAAACACATTGTATAATCATACGCTTCTTTCAACTCGTAATCATCATAAGTAATCTTGTCTAGAAACATATTCAATAGAAATTGAAGTTCGGATGCGTTGGATACTTTCGCTACATAACTATTAATGTCCGCCATATCGAAATCTTCATTACCCGTGGGAGAAGGTGTATGACGAATCGTATTTGAGATTGCGGAACCGCCTTGAAAATTCTTATATTGATTATAGGTATCGATGAAGGAACTTTTCATAAAGAATGACGGATGACCGGCATAACGAACCGATAAGAATTTAATATTCTTAGCCATGTCGAAACTGCGAATCGCGACAGGAAGCATACTCATCTCGTCATCCGTATCGTCATATTTAATTTCATATATATACGTAATTTTGTAGGCATCGTGATTTGGTTTTCTTGAACCGATAAGTTGCCAGTTCGTATAACCGATACTGATACCCTCATCAAATACATCATCCCAACTATTTTTTAGTGGTAAGTCAGTCCAGTTTTCCGAAATGGTTTTCATTACGCGTTCGCGAAGAATTCGCTGGATAACATGGTCTGCTTGAATACTGATAATCATATGAATTCCATCCTTGACTAGTTTTTTATCGGCGATTATATTTACGCTAGGTTTTTCGAGCACAAATACATTGAATTTTACCGAACTATCAAATTGGAACATTGTTTTCAAAACATCTAAATAAGACATAACGAGGTCCTGAATATGTTCCTTGGTATGTTGTCTTTCTTTAATATCCATACCATATCTGAAGTCAAGGTCAACGACAATTGGTCCGTCGCCATTACGTTGCTTCTCAGTCAGATATTCAATACCGTTTTTATATAAGACATCACGGTAATATAGGTTTAAGAAGGTTTCGTATTCTTCATCCGGAATATGATATGACCCGCCATATATATTTGATTTTTTATCACCGATGCGAGTATTCGTCGGGTTTTTCTGTTCATCATTCTTTTCATCATTTTTTATCATATGCTTACGAAGAAATTCATCGAACGATATGTTTATATTTTTTTGGACGGGGGATGTTGTTGAATTTATTGAAGTGGTCATATTGGATTATATTATTGCGATATATTTATTTTCTTTTACAAATTCAATTTTTTATGAATTTTTATTAAAATAATTTAGGATGATACTACTATATTGTAGTGGTTGAAATATACAATGAATATGATATTATGTAGATATGTAGGGTTGATTTTCGTTTAGATTTTTATATATGATTATTATATAATGAAACATACTCATAGTAGTAAGAAGATACATAAGAAAAATAAATCAAGAAACAATAGTAAACGAAATACAACAAACAAGAAAAGAGGAGGTGGTGAATTTGATGAAATTATTACAATGCGATTACGTATTGTGAAGGAAAGCGACCCCCATTTTTATAAACCAAAAAGTGATAGTATTGGAGAAATAAAAACTTCATTAGCTAGTTTAGGCATAGATGTAGAGAATAAATCATTTATTGAAAAGTCTGAGTTTATAACATTTTTCAGTAATGCGTTAAACGAATATATCGAAGATAAACGCGAAATTTTTTTCGACCTACTAGATAAATTATTAAAGGATAACATAACCCATAAAAGCAAAGTTCATGATACTATTATTAAACCTACATTGTGTTGTATGTCCTTAATCGAAAAAATGAAAGCAATCGGCCGTATTGTTACGCATGAAATCAATCATTCATTTAATCCAAAAAATATTGATAAAAACTTTTTACAAACAGTTGAGAATGAAAAAAATACGAAAGATATATACAAATTGGAAATGTTTTTAGATAATCATAAAATATCACGCCCTACTGTTTCTGATACAGGAAAAAACAAACAAGAACGAGAAGAAGCAAAGACAAAATATATCAGTGATTTAATAAAAATATTTAATTCAATTGGACCGCATAAAAATGTAGATGAGTTACTCATTGAATCATTTAATAATAAAATAAAAGAAATAGAAGATAGTAAAAAGAGAGAGGAGGAAAGAAAGAAACAAGAAGAAACTCGTCGCCAAGAAGAAAAACGCAAACAAGAAGAAACGCGCACAAAGGCAAGAAAAATATTAGATGATATAATCGATGGAAAGAAAGAAACCTATGGTTTATTCACAGAAGTTCGTGGAACATTGAGTTATTTTACAGATGAAGAAAAGAAAAATATCATACAAAAGATGTCTCCTAGTATTGGTAAAATCTTACAAGAAACAAACGGCGAAGAATTAAATAAACTATTGATTGATATATTGAATAAAAATTACGAAGAAAGAGAGAAACGTAAAAAACAAACACCAATGAGTGTATTGGACAAAAATAGAAAAACGTGGTATATTGCTTATGATAATTCATTATGGGCAACTATGGAAAATAATAAAAAAATAGTTGGTAAAAAATTTTATTATGATGGTAAAGGTACTAGTGTATGGTCCATCTAATTGTGCGATGTAAAATAAAAATAATTATCATCTATTATAATATAATAATATGATATCAGACACATTAAATACATTAACTACGATATATGGGTGTATTTCAACCGCTGTAAGTGAATTCCAATGTATGAAAGATATAAATGAAATAACAAACAAAAAATTTCCTATTTATGAGCGCATATTATATTCCTTACAAGAATCTATTGAACGAATCATAAAAATATTTAAGAATAAAATACCTATTCGACATACCTTGAAGTTTGATTTTTTGGATATATTACAATTAAAATTAGATGGTATTACTGGATTGCTTGATATGTTCAAAAAGTGGGACAAAATAATGGGAGTGCGAAAATGTTGTAGTTTTGAACAATTTGTATTTTTGATTCGCAATCCTAGACCTTCGAATATATTACAACAATTAGAAATCGCCATCAATGATATTGAACCAGTTATGAAAGAACTAATCAAATTAGAATATGATATATTAGGAACCGCTATAGATATTGAACATCCGATATTACAAAAAGCGTGGGTAATGGTTGGCGCAAATCAATTGAATGAAACAGACATTCCTTTACATACATTGGTAGAACATTTGTTTTCAATGTATGAAACTGAAAATAATTATTTAGTAATAAATAAAGAATATATACTCAAGCGAATAACTGATTTTTTAATTATTTTTGATGGAATGGCGAGTTTGGTATCCGATGGTAGACTCAGCATCGTAGAACTGAACTATTGTAAACCCAGTAAATATAATTCATCTTCCGTGAAAGAAATGGTAAATATTACCGATAAAGAACAATATGATAACTTATTTCCATTTATTAAAGATATTCCGAACAAAAAGGATGATGAGCCCGAAGAAGATACTTTTACTTACACTCATTATGACGCAGACATACCAATTGATTTTAAGGGTCGTGTATGTGTTGATTATACTGGACATAGAACAATTAAAGAACCTCTATGTCTGGGTTATGGTGCGGATTTCAATAATTTGAAAGCGTGTGAATTTATTATATCTTCTGATTTACTTCCAAGTAATAAATATCAGTTGTATGGTGTGGAGGTCGAATGTAGTGCGACTGACCAAGGGTTTGGTGGAACAAATCAAAGTCATTTACGATATCAAATAAACGATGAAATCACAGTGAAAGCATTCCAAGTTGACCGCGAATTGTGCCGAGATAATATGTATCATTTTTCGATTCCTCCAGAAGATATAAAATTAGGTGATACAGTGAAATTATGGATTTTTTCGCCTGGTTGGAGTGGTTGGTGTATGTGGTTGAATAGTGTAAAAGCAAGTGCTAATTTTATACCCGCAAATATGTAGAATCCGCGTATATAATGATTACAAAATTGAATTACTTTTTCCTACAAAATAGAAATTACAATCAAAAACAAAAATAATGAATCATACCCATAGAAATGCCGATAGATATAAACCGTTAGTCAATAACGCATTAGCCAAATTAGAAATTACGGACATCAATGAATTACAAATCGGAGAACCATATTTAGAGCAACGCGTATTTTAAATGCCGACTTTAACTTTAAATCGTTTTTATAAATAATTCAAAATACGAGCGCTTCCTCCCATAGGGAGGATAAACTAAATTCTATATAATGGGTTTATCATATGCTTACTTTATGGTAGATAAGCAAATTCCCATCTAATGTTATTTCATTTACTACCTTAATGAAACAACTATTTATTTTTTATTGATTGTTTTCTTGGTTTCTTAACTTTTTCCTTCCCTTTAGGGATTACTTTTCTAATAAATTCTTCTGGTCTTGTTTGACTTTCTAAATAACATTTTCCAAGTAATAATATGTTCTTACAAGCATTAGTATCTCTATTCACGAATATACGACATTTGGTTTCCTCTTTTGGAGTTAGTATTTCGTGGAGTGATTTTTTATGTTTCTTTCTTCTAACAATAACATTTTCCATTTCTTTCAAAGTTTTATTATATAACTTACTGGTATTGAATTCATTTATTTCAACAATATCAAATCTGGATAATAATAATTTTTTCATACCAATATTTGGTGTAGAAATACAACCTTTCATTTGAGTTGTTCTACTATAATCTCCGTGTAAAATAACAATTTTTCTACCTTGTTTTATTTCTTCTTTTGTAAGATAGGTATTTTCAATCTCATTCAATAATTTTACCTCACTTTGTTTAGTTCTGATAAATCTGCGAAATGCTAATTTACGAAATAAAGGTTTTTGGTAAAATTCTTTAACTTCATTATTCAAAATGGTTTTATTTGTAATAAAATTCTTATATTCTTCTACTTTGGTTGTTCTTGATTTGAAGTTTGATAATTTAGTTTCTTTTTGAATTATACCATTCTTCTTCTTTTCTTGTAAAATAATATAACTACTTCGTTTTGTATATGTTTCAAATCTTCTTCTACAAGCAGTATATTTGAAGAATTTATTATTTTCATCAATCATTGTAATTGGTCTAATTTTACCAGGGTCTAATGAAACTAATTTGTATTTATCTGTTAAATATTCATTACATTTTTCTTTTGATAAATCTTCCACTTTTGTAAATTCAAAATCATTATTTACTTCTGGTAATTTATCTCCAAATACTTTATCCTTATATTTTTTCAAAATGAATAATAAAGAACAACTAAACCCATCAGTAATAATTTGATTATAGAAAACATATTCTTTCTGTTTGAAAATATCATTTTTTTCCAATTTTAATATTTTACTCCAAATATGTTTTTGGTGTTTCTTTGCGTGATGTAGTAATTCAGTTTTGTTATAAGAAAAAATACTCATTTCTTTATCATTTATTAAATCTACAATTGCTGGTGTATTCAATACAATATGCTTGGGAACAATATTATTTCTTTGTGGAATAACTTGGTAAGGTCTTTTACCTAATTCTTCTATTTTCTGATTGATATAAAAAGAATACTTAATGTATTTTTCTGGATTACATTTTACATCATAAGCAATCGATTTATTTAGTTTATTTGGAAATAAAAAACCTTTATTTTCTCTAATCCAACTATGATATTCTTCTTTGGAATCTTCTATTTTATTATTGATTAAATCGCTTTTCAAATCACGAATTTCTTGGTTGAGTTGTTTATAAAGTTCTTTACGCTTTTCTTTGTCTTTTTCTTTTTTAATTTCTAATGTTCTTGGTTCTTTGAATAAACAATTGATATATTTGAATAAATGTTTTACAAAATGAGTAGAAATATTAGTATTGATACAAGTAATCATTTCATTTGCGGTTTGTGCTAAAATAAAAGTCTTGTTTGAATAACATAGTTTTTTATCCACTAATTTACAAAATTCATCATTATAAAATCGTTTCATATCCACTTTATCTTTAATATTCTTGATATTTTCTTCTTTTGTTTTTTGATCACTATTAGAGTTTGGAGAACTAATTGTTTTTATTACATCTAATACAAACTGTTTGTTTATTTTAGGAAAGTCTTGATTATGATTGAATTTATTTAACAAATACATACGAATAAATTGATAAGACAAAATAACAATTTCATTCATATCCATAACAGCGTTTTCAATAATAGGCTGTAAAGTATCATACTTTTTCAAAACACATTTCAAAGGACACTTAATAATCCGATAAACTTGTTCGGAAGGGTCTGGCGGTTTTTCCTCTAATTCCATTCTATATATTATAAAAAGAAAATAATTTTAAGTTCTTTTTATACAAAAAACAATTATTCCTAAATATTTTCTATTTTTTCTTTTTCTAATTTTTCTTTTCTTTTTTGATATGCCCTTTTATTTCTTTCTTTAATAACTTCCTTTGGGACTACATAATTTGTCTTTTCTTTGTATTCCTTAACTTTCTGTTTAATCTCTTCTTTATGATTTTCATAGTATTTTTTCATATTAGAAGGTGCTGTATATTTTTTCAGATGAGTTTTGGTTTCATTTAATTCGTTTTCTAAATATAAAATTCGTTCTTCATAATTTTTAATTTTGTTTAATAATTCTTCGTTATTCATTTAGTATATATGATAATAAAATTTTAAATTATTTATAAAAATAAATTAGAAATAAAGTCGGCATTTAAAATACGCGTTGCTCTAATTGAAATTCGAATATGGGTATTTAATGAACCAACAAAAAAACTGAAAGGTAAATTTTTGAAAATATTTAAAGCTACTAATATCACGCATATGATATGTAGAAATAAAAACGGTCGGATTTTCTCTGCGGCATTACAAGAATCTCGCGTATATAAATCACCCGATTCTGTTTATGGTAATATTCTTCGTCAAAATGCGTTGATTCGCGGTATAAATATCATGTATCATCAAAGAAACGACAATAATGATAAACATTATAATATACAAGAAACTGTAGGTTATCATTTAGGCCGTGGTTGGATTCTTTCTGATAAACAAAATTGAATTCTTTTTCATACAAAATAGTAATTATAATCAAAACAAAAATGAACAACGAGTCAAACAATGAAAAATTACATTTATTGATAAAAAAATTAGAAAAAGAAGGTATGGAAAAAACAATGATAATTAATAAAAAATATGAAAGGTTATCGTTGAACCACGAAATACCAATGATAAATAATGATGTAGAAAAAGGAAGTCATATAATATTTACTTTACGAAAATATTATAATATTGTTTCTAATAAATTAATGAAACGATGGAATAAACAAAAAGAAATAGAAGAAAGATGTAAATATATGAATGAATTAGAACAGGTTATAAGTGATGGTTCAATAGAATTTGAAAAAGAAATGGGGAGGAAAATGACGTTTAAAGAAATACGGATGATTTATGGATAATTCCTCCCGGACACCCCCTCCCTTTTTTCATAAAGATTAAAAAATAAAAAAATATAAAATTTTCTAATGAATATATACAAAATGTTGCATTATTTTTATTTTGTAAATGGTATTGTTTTTGGCTCTATATATACAAATTTATGGACAAAAGAATATATGTACAAACATTACAAAATGATTCCTATCGCGGAAGAAACTCCAAATACAGAAGAGAAAAAAGAGAAGGAACGTCCGAGGGAACCATAGGTTTCCCCACAAAATTGAATTTATTATTATTTGAAATAAAATATATAATCATAAATTATACTATTCTATATAAATCATGAAATTCTGTGATAAATGCGATAATATGTATTATATTGGAATTGACCAATCTGATACGAATAATTTAATATATTATTGTCGTAATTGTGGTAATAAAGATGAAACAATTGCGGAAGAAGGAACTTGCGTTTTAAATATTCAATTAAAAAAAGGCGAACAAAAATTTAATCATATTATCAATGAATATACGAAATTAGACCCTACTTTACCACGGATTTATAGTATGAAATGCCCACATAAAGAATGTAAAACAAATACTGAAACTACGGATAAGCCCACTGAAATTATTTATATGAGATATGATGACGACAATTTAAAATATTTATATATTTGCGTAGAATGCGATACTACATGGACGACAGATAATATGTAATTTTATTGTGTATATCTTTTTTTATTCGTTTATAAAATTTTTGAGGGAAAAAATTGAATGTAAATTGTTATTATTATGCGATAACAATTTAGAAATATATATATATATTATTAACAAATGAACGATGATAAATATTCTGATGACGAATACGACCCAACAGAAGATGATGTAGATGAAGATGAAGATGTTCCTAAAACAAAAGGTAAAAAAATTGTAATAAAACAACCAAAAATCGATGATGAAATAGAAGAAGATGAAGACGATGACGAGAATGAAGACGATGAAAATGATGAAGAAGATGAAGACGAAGACGAAGACGAAAATGATAACATTGACGACATTATCGGAAAAACGGACAAAGATACTGTGATTAAACCACATTTTCCTGATATGGAAGATATGGATAATGACGAAGAAGATGAAGACGAAGATGAAAATTATTTACAAAAATTCGAAGAAAATTTACAAAAAAATATTATTTCGGAGTTTCACCCGGAATTACAATCCCATAATAGCGATGAAATTGATATTTTAACTCGCATTGTAAAAGATAAAAATGGAATTATCATTGACCCTTTACATAAAACCTTGCCGTTTATTACTCGTTATGAACGCGCAAGAATATTAGGCGAACGAGCCAAACAAATCAACGCTGGCGCGAAACCTTTAGTAGATGTTGATGAAAGTGTTATCGATGGCTATTTAATTGCTTTAAAAGAATTTGAACAGAAAAAAATACCTTTTATAGTAAAACGTCCTTTACCAAATGGTGGGTGTGAATATTGGAAATTTAAAGATTTGGAAATTTTGGCTTAAAAATTATTTACTATTGCGAATAAATAATTTTTTTATCATTTATTTATGATTACGGCGAGTTTTATTCTTTTTGGATTTATTCTTTTTTGATTTGTTTTTTTTTGATTTAGTTTTTTTGCCGCCACTACTTGGAATATTAGCTTTTACAAAATTAAGCATTGGTTTGTATGGTTTTAACAATTCTATTTTAATCAATTGAGGAATAAGATTATTTACATCATTTAATTCTGTGTTAGAATAACCATAAATTTTATATAACTGTTTATTGGGGTTATGTATTATATACATATTATTACCAGTATTAACTTTCATAAACACGTAATAACATATATCGTCTATTAGTTTTTCCGCGGCTGTATCATCAATAATTGTAATGTTACTGTCTGATTTTAATGTTGAAAACAGTTCTTTTGCCGCATCATCATACTTTTTATAATTTCTAATTGCCAAAGCTAATTGTGGTGTATATTCTAAATTTTGAGTACTACTACTAAAAAAAGACATATATATTTACTAAATATATTGTTTCTATGAATTCAAATTTTTTTCTTCAATGGTTTAATGTTTGCTCATTTTACCACAATCTAAACAAGTAACGAAAATAGTAGCAGGCTCATCCGCAGAACGAGTTTGCATTTCATAAAAGGTACTTCTTTTGGATTTACATTTTCTACAAGTATACATATCGGTAGATGCTTCTACATTTGAGTTAAATTTACAAGCATCACGTTTCATTTTTTTATCAATTAATTCTTTCCAATGTGCTGGATTCATTTCTTGGTGGGTCATAAAGGCAAGAGTTTGCGGCGCGATTTCTCCATTTTTTACTTGTTCTAAGAGTTCTTGATTTTTTAAATTAATATATATGGTGCGTAATCTATCTAAATATAATTGAGCGAAATACGTATTATCCCATTTTTTAACAATTTTACGCGAGTTCGCTTCTTTGATGGAATAATTATAAATACCTTTTTCTAAATTTATAGCATTATTGTTATCACCTAACACTGTTTCCAACTTTTTACAAACATTTTCACGAAATATCTCTGGACTTTGTATAGTGAATAGAGCAGCCATTATAAATAGTAATCGTAATTACTATTTATATTTTTTGTAATTGTTTTATTCAATTTTTCTTGCGGGAAACCTACGGGTAGGGATTCTACCCCGCACGCCCCTTCCTTGTAGGGAAACGTAGTTTCCCCTACGACCCCTTCCCTTTTACTTATGTTTGTTATGTTTTCGAGTAATATTTCGTTTGCTCCCTCCTTTCTTCTTCAATATTGATTTTGTAGCTTGCTTGCTTCTAGGTGATTTGGAAGGAGATTTTCGAACAGGTGAATCTTTATTAAATATTTTATAATCGTTTGTATCGTTAATGTTTATACGATTTATATGTGGTGATTTTTTATTTATCTCGTTCAATTCATTTGTAAAATGTTCGATATTAGCTTCATATGTTTTTTCTTTTCTAATATCTCTATTTGTTTTCACAGGTTTGCTTTTCATTTGTATTAAACGCGATTTCAACATTCTGATTTTTGTATCCAACAAATCAGCTTGGTCATAGTCCATTCTATATATTATTTATATATATTTTTCTTCCATGAGTTCATCTGAACATTCTAAATAATTGGTTGTTTCCGCTTCTTTCAAAATATTTTCAAATACCGTCTTTTTTTCTTTTTTAACCGTGGTTTTGATTTCTTTTGCTACTTCTTTCTTGGTTTGTTTTTTTGGTTTCTTTTTGACTTCTTCTTCACTACTTTCTGTATCATCAAATTCACTGTCTTCATCATCTACTACAAAACCATCCTTTACATACCCGTCTTTTGTACGAGGAACACCTTCATCGATACTGTCGTCTTCTTCATCGGAAGAATCTTCTGAACCAATATCTTCAAACCCTCCATATAAAAATTCATACGCGGTTTTCCATTGTGCTTTCGTTAAATTATCGGGTTCGCCATTTTTCTTCTTTACAATGACGCAAGAACCGAAAAATAGGGTTGTATCAATAGGTGGAGGAAATTCATATTTGTTTTCTTGACCAGCGCGACCAGTTGTTTTAGCATAGACTTCTAATGAGAATTTGCTTCCTTGTAAATCTGCGTTCCATACTGTTTGTAATTTGAAATCTTTCTCGGTTTTAAAACCCGCTTTCTTGTATAATTCACTTTCATTATATGCTTTTACTTCTAATTCTTTAATTGAACCAGACTTTTCGATAATTATTATGGTTACAGGCATCGTTAAAATATATATGGTTTTATTTTTAAGTTATTTAGGTAAATAATTTATCGCGAATAATAAAATGTGTAAATAATATATAATGGCGAAATCGAGAAAATATAGGAAAAATATAATGAAAAAAAAAGTAAGTCGGTCTACACGTAGTGGCGGTGACCCTTTATCAGGTATGGCTTCATCGGGACTATCTGGTCTATCCGCAGCTGGTTCTGATGGTTTATCCGCAATAACAAGCGCATTGTCTAACGCCAAAATGATGTGTGGTACGATGACTTTAATGGCGGCCAAAAAAGGTGCTACATCGGCAATCGGTATGCTGAATATTCCAAAAGATTTCGATACACCATTACAAAAAATATTAGGAACAAACGCAACACTGACTGATTTATTTACCGATTGTATTAACGCGCTTAAATGTGAAGATATTGATACTTTTGCTGAAATATTACCTAAAATATTCGTTATTGACAAAATTGGAAAATTACTACAAACGCAAAACTTATCAGGTATTACTGAAGCCGCTAAAGAAGGTCTTCCTTTATTCAAAGAAATGAAAGAAATCATTAGCACTGAAAAATTTAAAGAATTTATATGTAGAATATTAAATGAAATGGAATCTAAAAAACATATACAAAGCGCATATAAAGAAACATTTATAGCGTTTTATGTAGGACCGGAAAAAGCAAAAGAAATATGCGGAAGTAATAGTGCGAACGGTAGTATAGGTTCATCTATTACTGCTGGTGTAAGTTCTTTATTCGGAAACGCATCAGGTAGTGAAAGCGCACCTATATTAGACGCACGTTGTGGACCAGGTCAAGAAGTAGAAAAACCAATGTTGTGGGGGAATGATAGATGTGTGCTTTCAAAAACACCAGCACCACCAGCCACCGCACCAGCGGAAGGGGCACCAGCGGAAGGGGCACCAGCGGAAGGGGCACCAGCGGAAGGGGCACCAGCGGAAGGGGC